CGATGGATGCCAATGCCAAGAAAGTCATCTACACAGTCAACGCCACGGATAGCGCCGGTGTGGCTTACACGCAGCAGCCCACGGGCGGTAACGTGACGCAGTTCTACCTGGGTACGGTGGAAGGTGCCGGTGCGTTCTCTTCGGCCGGCTACCAGCAGGACTCGTTGGTCCTGAACAACACGCTGACCCAAGCAGAGAAGCTGTGGCTGTACAACGGCGGGGCAGGACGCACCTACGCGCAATTGTCGGCACGTGGTCTACCCTCGGCATTGGATGCCTATAAGCGAGCGGTCTTGGCTGAGAAGCCCGTGGCCTACTACCGCTTGAATGAAACCGGCGGGACGCAGATCACCGACAGCAGCGGCAATGGCTTCCACGGCACCTTCAGCACAGACGTCTCGGCGCTGGCAGGACCGGGGTTGATCACCACGGACACGGCGGCGGGTGCATTGGCCTTCGGGCTGAACAACTTCCTCGTGTCCAATGCGTCCAACAACTTCAACAACCAGGTGTTCGTCACTAACTTCGGTTTTGGGATTGTAGTTGCGCCGGTGGCTGGAGACTACCAGTCGACGATTGGTGCGGTGGTGCAGATGGGTGCCGGTGGTAACGGGGTGGCGGAAATTGACATCGTCGATCAAGGCGATAACAAGACCTTCCAGATCCGGATCATGCAGTCGGGCATCGCTCAGCTCATTGTCACGCGCTCGTTCGCCTACGGCGGGGCCTATCACGTGTTTCTGCAATACTCCACCACGGATGGAACCACCCAGCTCTATGTGGACGGGGAACTGATGGGTACCGCGGCCAGCTCGTTCAACTCGAATGGGTCGCCATGGAAGTTCGGTGCAGCCGATTTCGGCAGCAGCATCAGCAACTACCCGTTCATCGGACGGATGGCTGAGATTGCTGTTTACAATCATCCACTGCGGGTGGAGTCGATTCGACACCAGGCCGCGTTGGCCAAGCTGGCCTTCACCGCACAGCCTCGCTATTGGAAGGTGGTGATCACCAAGATCGATGGGGGCACGGAAGCGGCCTTGCAGGAAATCGAACTGCACTCGGTGGTCGGTGGGGCAAACATCTTAACGTCGAGTACACCGGTTTCGGTGAGCGACACGTTGGATGCCACGACCAACTACAAAGGTGCGAACTTGGTGGACGGTGATGTCACCTCGCAGACCAGTGGACTGTGGTTGACGGGTTCCGGGACGGTCTCGCCAACCAACACCAAGTGGGCGATGCTCGATTTGCAAAACACGCGCACCCCGGTGGCCGAGATCAAGCTGTGGCCGGAGAACTTTACACCGTTCGACAAGCAGCGTTCTCCGGTAGACTTCACGATCCAGTCCTCCACGGATGGCTTGAGCTGGGATATCCGTCGAACCCTCACCGGAGAGACGAACTGGTCCTCGGGCCATCCCCGCAGTTACACGATTCCACCGCTAGGCAGCTAAGTCAAACCTACCTATCCCTTCGGGGGTAGGTAGGTATTTTTTTACCTCATCCTGTGAGTATTTTCTCGTTTTATCCCCTGACGGAGCTTGCCATGAGTCTCACTTTCCAGCCGATGGCCTCGCTGAATTCGGTGCCGATGATCGGCGACAATGACAGCCTGGTCGTCATGACCACGGCCGGGCCGCGCCGCATTCTCAAAAGCGCGCTGACGGCGGGCTTGGCCCAGAACCTCCCCGCGATCACCGAGTTCAATGCCGCGGCCTCCGAAGTCGCGGCTGCCCCCACGCTGGGCGCCTACGGCTTTGCCTCCCTGGTCCCGACCACATTCAACTACTGGCGGGAAGCCGCGCTGGACTCGGTCGCCTTTTCGGCGGCCTACACCTACGATGGCGTGCAGGATACAACCCGCGACGCGGCCTTCCGTTTCAACGGTACGCTGCCCAAGACGGGTAAGTATTGGATGTCGGTCAACGCCGACATGACCGCGCTGACCAGTGCGAACAGCCAGCTTGCGCTGTATATCCTGAACGACATCGGTGATCTGGCTGTCAACGGCAGCAACGCCAAGACCTCGATCCTTATCAGCAAAACCATGGTCAGTTGGTTCGTGGAAGGATCGATGTCGAACCCCACGATCATCACCACCAGCGCCTCGCAGCTGAAAAGCCTCTTGATCGCGTTCAACTGCGATGCCAACACCGTCACGATCTACGGCCCGAGCGGTCAGCAGGCAATCCTAAACTTCGGCAGCGCCGGCCTGACCCTTGGCGGCCGTGCGTTGTGCGGCATCGTCTTCGTGGATTCGTCGGACTACGGCAAGACGCTGAAGATGACGTTCAACACCACGACCCCGGCAACCTCGCCGGTGGCGATCCCCAGCGGCTTCACCGGGCTGCAGCTCATCAATGCGGTGCTGCCCCCGTACGTGGTCCAAGGCATGGGCATCCGCTCGACTACGGCATCGAGCTACCGCGGACAGGCCATCAACGCCTACGACTCCTACCTGCTGGGTAGCGATCGCTTGTTGCTGTTGACGGACATCTACCGCACGCCACAGCTGAACAAGAACAATCTGTTCACCAAGCCGCAGACCTTGCAGCAGTACATCGTCGACTACGGTACGTTCTTCCCCGGCGGTCAGGGCGCGCCGATCGTCATTGCGCGAAATCAGGAAGCGATCCTGATCCAGGCGCAGACCGCCAACCAAGGCCTGCTGCAGACCATCTCCTTCGGCGCGTCCAACTTTGGTGGCGGTGGTTATGGGATTCAGTACAACACGGTGGTGGGTTTTGCTAACTACCAGCAGGCCGTCAGTGCGACCTACAACACGGGCTTTGGTCAGAACGTGTTCAACCGCGCGGTTAACGGCGTCAGCTACAACGTGGGCTTTGGTCAAGACGCTGGCTCTTTAGTCCGCAAAGCCACGTACAACACCGCCGTCGGCTACCAGGCACTGAAGTCGACCGGTTACAACATGGTCTCGACGGTGGCGGTGGGTCAGGGTGCGTTGTCGGGGTATGTGGATGCGGGCTACAACGGCACCAATGACACGGGCATCACCACCAAGACCGGCATGGTCGCGATCGGTTCGTATGCCATGGGATCGGATACCACCGCAGGTCTTGCTCTTCAGGACAATGCAGTCGCCATCGGTATTCGTGCAGGCTACAAGTCCAATGTCGGTCCAGCCGTGATGATCGGCTCGGATGCCGGTAACGGCGCCTCCAACGCCACAGGTACGGTGGCCATTGGTTCGTTTGCTTTTGGTAACGGCAGTGGTACGGCCGCTACCGGTCTTAGCAACGTGGCCATCGGCAGCAGTGCCATGAGTGGCGCGAAGCAGGCGTATTCCGTGGCGGTCGGTCAGAATGCGTTGATCAGTGCCGTAGATCCGACCGGAACCAACTCGGTCAACGTGGCCATCGGTTCGGGCGCACTCAACGCTTATACGGGCACGCAGTCCACCGGCGTGGGTGCTGGCACCCTGAACGGGGCACTCGCCTTCACGAACGCGACGGCCCTGGGTTACTCGGCTACGGTGACGGGCGATAACCAGGTACAGCTGGGTAACTCGGCGACCACGACGTACACCTACGGTGCGGTGCAGAACCGTTCGGACATTCGCGACAAGACCGACGTGCGCAATACCGAACTGGGTCTGGACTTCATCATGGCTTTGCGTCCGGTGGATTTCCGGTGGGACATGCGCGATGACTACATCGACTACGCCAGCATGCCGGTGGCCCCCGAGCCGATGCGTCCGGAACCGGTCATGGGCGAGGTCGAGCTGGAAGACGTCCAATACCAACCGATGCTCTTGGCTTACAAGGCCGATCATGCGGCGTGGGAAGAGGAGTTGAAAGTCTACACCCTGGCTCGGGATCAGTACGAAGCCGGGATGGTGGTCTGGGTCCGTGCCAACGACTTCAACCGCATGGTCCATGACGGCACGCACACCCGCAAGCGCTTCCATCACGGCTTCATTGCCCAGGAAGTCAAGCAGGTGGTCGATGACCAGAAGACCGACTTCGGCGGCTTCCAGGATCACCTGAAGGCCGACGGTAAGGATGTCAAGTCGCTGGGTTATGAGGAGTTCATCGCTCCAATGGTGCGTGCGATCCAGCAGATCAACGTCAAGACCGACAGCGAGATCTACATCGACCAGATCGCCCGCCGGGTGGTGGAAGTCATGAAGGAACAAGGCCTCGTGGCGGTAGCACAATAACGGCATAGCGAGACAGCAGGTAACCCCTGCTGTCTCGTCTTTTGCCACGGAGTTAGGATAACGCACACGGACGTCCTATGTTTACAGGAACAGGGCCATGTCACTGACATTCCAAAGCCTTGCCTCGCTGCCGGTGATTGCCAGCACCACCGGTCAAGCAGTTCTGCTAGTGCAGACCACGCAAGGTTTCAAAAACATTGAGGCTGATAGCCTTAAAGATTTCTTCACCGCCGATTTGGCCCAGGCGGTAGCCGACCTGGAAGCCAACTCAGGTCCGTCCATCTGGCCGACGCCACGCAAGATCGCACTCACCGGTGTCCTCAGTGGTGAAGTGTTGTTGGACGGCTCGATGGACGTCAGTTTGCCAACCGCGATTGCCGACGGTGCACTGACCACTGCCAAGGTGTTGGGACTGCCCGCGTCGCTGACAGCGATCAACACGGCTCTGACGGGTAAGCTGGGCTCCACGGCTAACGCGGTCAGTGCCAGCAAACTGTCTACGCTACGCAACATCAACCTCGCGGGGGATGCCACCGGGACGACCACTTTCGATGGTAGTGCCGATGCGTCCATGACGGTCACGGTGGCGGGACTGACCAACAAGGTGGATAAGACGGTCACCTTGGGCATTGGTGGCGTGGGCGTCGATTACGATACGATCCTGACTTCGGGATTCTATCGCGATGCCACCAGCAACAACACCAACCGACCGGCGTGGACCTACGGGCAGATGATCGTCTCCTCCGGGGCTGACACGGCGATTCAGTTATACGGCAGCTACTCGGGCAATCACTTGTTCTTCCGTGGCGCGAACTATCCGGGCGGTGTCACCACCTGGACGCCGTGGGTAGAAATGTGGCACAGCGGGAACTTCGACCCGACCACCAAACTGGATGCCGCTCAGCGTGGTACTGCCAATGGCGTAGCCACGCTGGATGGTAGTGGTAAGATCCCCAGTGCCCAGCTCCCGGCTTCGTTCGTCGGGCAGGTCGCCTACCAAGGTACTTGGGACGCATCGACCGGGAATGCACCCACTCTCGCGCCACAGCTCGGCTATTACTACATCGTCACCGTAGCAGGCGCCACGGCCCTGGACGGTATCAGCGATTGGAACGTCGGTGATTGGGCGATCTATGATACCCAATGGCACAAGGTCGACAACACCGATGCCATCTCCTCGTGGAATGGTCGTACGGGTGCGATCCTCCCCGCCGCGAACGATTACACCTTTGCCCAGATCGCGTCCAAACCCACCACACTGTTGGGCTATGGCATCACAGATGCGGTTACCACAAGCAACTATACCAGTGCTGACGTGGTTTCTAAGTTGGCTGGTCAGACCTTGGCGTTGAGTTCTCTTAGCATCGGCGCCGATAGCGACATTCTGTTCACCGAGTCGCCGACCAATGGGTTGAATCTGCGGGCCGGTCCGTCAACAGCTTACGTCAACTACGCCTTCGGTACTACCGGTCAGTTCAAGGCGCCGACGATCTCTACCGGCGGCGCCCTCGTCACTGGTCCGGGTTCTCCGAACTTCAACGTCAAATCGACCGATGCCGGTGCCACAGGTTGGTACATGGTTGGCGTGGGCATTTCGTGGGGTGGTAATGCTCCCGTAGGGGGCTTGGCTTTCTACGCCGACGCTGTCGGTACCGCAGCGTACTTTGATGCTGCCGGAACGATGACCTTCAACAAGGATGTCATCAGCGCAGGGCAGTTCACCGCCAAGGGTACCTCGCCCTACAAGTTCCGCATGGTCGGTGGTAACTACGGCGCCGTGTGGTATCAGGACGGCACGCAGATGTACTTGCTGCTGACCAACTCCGGCGATCAGATGGGCGCGTTCAATACGCTCCGTCCGTTCTACGTGAATGTGGCCACCGGCGGGGTCACGATGCAACAGGGCGCGAGCATTACCAACACGCTCACTGTGGACAAGGTTGTCTGTGGTTTCGATCCTGGCGTGTCAGGCTCCTTCGGTTGCAACAACTGGTTCCGTTCCTCCGGACAGTCGGGTATCTACTTTAACGACTACGGCGGTGGCGTGTACATGCAGGACACCACCTACGTCCGTGCCTACAACGGTAAGGCGATGGCGGCATCCGACTTCGTGATCTCCTCCGACGAACGCCTGAAGACTGGCATTCGTAAGTTGGAGTACAAGGGACGCTTACGACCAGTCAACTTCGTCTACCGTAAGGATGGCAAAGCGGACATCGGGTTCATTGCGCAGGACGTCGAAGCGCTCTACCCCGAGGCGGTGACCACGCGTGAGATTGACGGGATGAAGGAGTTGTCTATCCAGAAAATGACCGCCGTCGTCTCCCATCAGGTCAACGCGCTGGAAGACGAACATGCCAAGCTGGTCGCTGAAGTCGCTGAGCTTCGTGCCCTACTGACCCAACGCAAACCTCGCCTTCTGACTTTCTTTAAGAGGATCTTCTCATGAGTACCGGACAACCTATCGGTGGTAACGGCACGGATGTGGTGATCAATCCGAGCCCGACGGACAATGCTCGCTTTCAGGACGAAGGTGGCGGTACGGTGTCGGAGATGATGGCCCACCAGGTGCAGTTCTTCTACGACCCCACCACGATGCAGGCGCGTTCGATCTTCAACGGTAAGCCGTACCTGAACATCAGCAACGTGTACCGCGCACTGGATGAGTCCAACGACATCTTGCACGTGGACTTCTCCGACAAGCTCGCCAAGTGCTACGGACAGCACTTGGGTACGTTGACTGATCCGGCTACCGGCGTGGATCTGACCAACGTGTCGGTGGCGGGGGTGATGGCACTGATGAAAGCGGCGTATGACGAGGAGTTCAACCTGCGTGCGTTCGTGATCGCCTCGCAGATCGCTGCGGCGGAGGCGGCGGCTCGAGATGCAGCGGAGTCGGTCGTTACCGTCACCCAGTTGCCTGATCCACCGGCTGCGAGTTAAAGGAGAAGTCTCATGACTGTATCCAATCCGGCATCGCTCTCCTCAGCCACGGCTGAGTTCAGTGGCCCGGGCTCGTTAAGCGCGTTGGTGCGTGGCGGCTCGTACGTGGCCGCGGGTGCCTCGGCAAGCATCTCCACGGCGGTCGCGGGCTTGGCCCTCTCCCAGTTCAACGGGGTGACCAAGCCCGCCTCGGTGAGCTTCGCCAGCTTTCCGCGCAGCGTCTCCCATCAGGCAGTCACTGGTAAGCCCGGCGGCGCTTCGTTGATCCTAAATGCCAACGGGACATACGGCGGCACCAATTCCGGCACCTGGGTCAGTCCCGCAGGATCGTACGATGTCTTTGTCACCGCGAATAACGGTAACGGCTCAGGCACGCTCAACACCTGGGTCAACGTCGCTGGGCAGACCTGGTCGGTGTCAATCGGTGCAGGTAGCGGTGGTCAGTCTGTACAGTGCACCTTTACCTTCCAGATCCGGCAGACCGGAACATCCACGGTACTGGCGACCATCACCTGTTCGATTACCTCGTCCAACTAACACATCCTGTAGGCTGCATGTCTTGCAGGTGGAGGTCCCGTGCACACCGTTCCGTACGTCACTCGTCATGGCTACCATTACGAGTTAAGTCGCGAGCCCCGCAGTGAAGCTCCGCCCAGTGCGGAGTTTTGCTGGGATCTCACGGATCATTACTGGGTCAGAGACGAATACGCCATGTTGTTAGCCAAAGACTACATGCGTCAGCACCGGGACCAGCTGTTGCGCGATGCCTTGGATGTGTTGGACCGTCACGACAAGCAAGTCAAGTACGGAATCGCACCCAGCCTGTCGGAATGGGAAATCCGACAGGTGGCGGTTTACGCCCAAGACTTACGGGATGTACCGCAGCAGGTGGGGTTCCCCAGCACGATTCTATGGCCCACGCCTCCGAAAGGTCTCAACCGAGACAAGCACGAGGACCACCTTAAAATCGCAGTCTGAAAGGGCGAGTCTTTCATGAACATCACTTTGAGCATTCCGGCCGATACGCGGTTCGAGCGCTCGGGCCCGGAGCTGCTGATCGACATGATCAACAAGCAGTACGGCTCGACCTTTCGACCTGGCGAGTTGGTCTTCGATACGCCCAGCGTGCAGACCCCGGCCGATCCGGAACTGGCTGACGTTGTGCCCAACACCCAGGTGACACTGCGTCCGATCACGGCCACCAAAGCCCGTGGCAGCACACACGTCACCTACAGCCGGCTGAACCTGGAAGACTACCTGGGGCCTAACCGCTCTTACGTACTGACCGACGAGGTCATGACGATCCAGAATCTGCTGGACCATATTTCCGACACCTGGAACGTGGCCCTCTCGCCCGATGACGTCAACGTCACTGGCCTGGGTGACCCGGCCGATGAAACCGGCGCGGTGGTGGTCACGGTCACGCCCGTCGCAGGGCACCTGATCTGGAACGCTGGAGCGACCTTTGAGGTTGTTCCCGATAACCATCTGGGTATCGAGATCACCCAACACATCGCCGACGGCCTGACGGTCCCGGTCGTGGAAGGTGAGGAACCCACCACCCTCCAGAGGGCGGTCTTCCGACTGTTTTAAATTACCGCAGGAGAGGGGCGCTTCGGCGCTCCTCTCTATGCCGTCCAAGTATCTCTTTACTGGGCGCTTTATAGTGTGACCATTTCTATCCACTGCGCGGACAGGACCAACACATGCGCTCCATTACTCGTACGATCTTCGGCTCCCAATTGCAGGAGCAGTTGCTGCTGGGCCTGCCGTTCACCATGGTGGCTAACACCACGCTGAACGAGAAGTTCGGTATTGCCGCTGGCCGCGCACCGGATCCGGGCACCATGCCCCATGCCGGTTATTTCTGCATCGGTAACGGTGGCCACCAGAACCTGGTCGGCGCCGACGGCAAGCCGTACACCGCTGCGATCCAGCATTCCCCGGGCGATGCCGCGCTGTACTCGCACATGCCCTTCCTCATCCGTGACCCGGCCAACGACCTGGACGTGACCACGCGCCAGAAGTACGCCCTGCGTCAGCAGATCGTGGCCAACGGCAACAACTACATCGCCTACTGGCTGAAGCGTCTGGACTTCACCAACGTCGTTCCGCAGATGCAGCTGAACCACGTCGTCGATGGCACCACGACCTCGACCCCGTACGTGCCCACCGGTGCGAACCTGAACCCAACGCCGCCGGCGATTCCCAACCCCGGTTCGGGCGTGGTCACCACCACGGGCGACTACCTGTCGACCTCGGCAGTGCTGCGTCTGGACTTCACCGCCCAGGACGTGGCCGAGCTGGTCAACGTGGCCAAGGTGCTCTGGAACAACGAGCTCCTCGCGGTGATCTCGGAAGTGGGCTTGGTCTCAGGCGTCGACGCGATCGCCACCGGCATCGGTGCGGGCAACCAGCAGTTCAACTACCTGGAAGCCATCGCGGCGCAGATCGTCACGCATCTGAACGCGTACTACCCGGTCAGCTACATGAACCAGGGCTTCGACTTCGGTCTGGAACTGGGCTCGACCGAACCGCTGGTGGGGATCTCGGACGCCGTTACGGGCAGCTAACCCATGCTGACCCTACCCGATGGCGATGACCGATACCGCATCGTAGGGATCGACCCCGGCACCGATACCCTCGGTGCTGCGTGGTTGGAAGTGGACCTGGTACGTAAAGCGATCATCTTGATCGAGGCCCACACCTTCGACGGCACCCGGATGGCCAAACGGTACAGCTGGATCTCGCCACTGCACGGAGACCGCACGGCTCGATTGATGGCGCATGAGGAAAACCTCTACCTCTTCTTCGAGTACGTCAAGCCTCATGTGGTCGCGTCCGAAGCGCCGTACATGCGTAAGTTCCCCCAGGCCTTCCAGGCGTTGGTGGAATGCATGACGTTCATCCGGCGGGCGTTGTTCCGCTACGACGAATACATAGTCCTGGAACCGGTCGACCCTCCCACGGCAAAGATGGCGGTGGGGATGACGATCAAAAAGGGCTCCACCAAAGATGACGTGAAGCGTGCCGTCCTCGCCTTGAAGACTCTGGAGAACCCCATGGGGATCGACCTGGAGCAACTGGACGAGCACAGCATCGATGCGATCGCTGTGGGTTACTGGCGCGCTAAGCTCATCCTCGACCTCCTGTAACCCTTCCTTCAGGGGAATTCACGTGAAACTCGGCGACCTTTTGAGCGTCGCGGGCAACAGTCCGCTGGACCACACCTCCTACAACTGGTCCACTGCGGTCTTGGGGGCCATCAACAACGTGCTACCGGCCGACCATCGGCTGACCGAAACCAATACGGCTGCCGAAGCACTGGCAGCGATCAATTGCCTGTCGGTCGATGACCGGGTGGCAATGCTGACTATTCGTGTAGATACGCTGACCGGGACGCTCAAAGCGGACGAGCCAGCGGTGCACGTGGATGACGCAGCCACTGCCCCGGTCGCGGTGGTTCCCGCACGTGATCCCCGCCAGCTGATGGCGTTGGGCGTGGGTGCGGTGGTCGTGGTGATTGCTTTGATGATGGCAACGGTCTCGGCGGTGAACACGGCCAAGACGGGTCAACCGGCCGACACCCAGTCGATGACCCAGCTGTTCTCCATCCTCATGGATCTGTTCAAAGCGCTTGCTGCCCCTGCGCCTAGCAACTAACGGCATAGCCCCTCTCCTGTCTTTTCTGACAGGAGAGGGAGCTTTTATGCGCTGACTTATTTACCGCCCCACTTGGCAAAGGCTGCCGCGAGCTTGGTGTCGTACTTGTTCTCGGCGTAAGCTGGGCCGTTGTAGTGTTCGGCGAAGCTGGCCCAGTTCTTCGACTGGATCGCTGAGAGCAGGTTCTTGTCACCCTTGACGAAGGACACGAACGCATCCAGCTGGTCGCCTTCGGAGGCCGACATCGCACGGACGAAGGACTGCACGTCCTCGAAGCCACACGCCTTGTAGTTGAAACCCATGATCTGGAACAGACCATAGCTCGCACTCATGAGGCCGGCGGTGTCGCTGTAGGAACGTGCCAGGTTCAGACGTGCCCATTCGGTGTCGTTGGACTTGGTATAGCCGCCGCGCTGCGGGTTGCAGATCTCCGGATGGGTTTGGACCAGCAGGGCGCGGACACCCACCAACTCGGTGAGCGAGTCCGTCGGTTTGCGCGGGATAGCCAGGTACTTGTAGAACTGGTGACGCTCGTACAGGATGATCGGTCGACCATCGGCAGCAAAGCCCGAACCGCGGGCTTCGACTTCCGTCACAGAGCGGACGTGGGCTGGGGTAACTTTGAGCGTGGCTGCGGCACGAGCGAAGTCAGCATCGTTGACTTTCTTGGTCTGCAGGGTCAGGCCCAGCGCGCCGAAGGTGGCGGGACCGGCAATGCCGTCCGCGGCCAGGTTGTGAGCCTTCTGAAAATGGATCACGGCCTGCTGGGTATCGGCAGCGAACAGACCATCGATGGGCAGATTCAACGAGAGGGTTTCGTTGAGGGCGTATTGCAGCTGACGAACCGAATCGTTTCGGTCGTTGAGTTTGACGAGCGCCATAGCGTTCTCCTTGGAAAATAATTGAAACACATAACATCCGGGGTAGTTAACCACCCCACTCATTACAAGGATTTGCATGAACACCGCTCCGATCAATACAACCTCGACCTACCCGGATACGCACAAGGCGCCGGCGACGATTCACTTCGCCAATGCCGCGGATCCCAAGCTGCTGATCCAGACCCTCGACGCACGCCTGCGTGGTCGACTGGAAAGCCGCAACCTCACCGAGTACATGACGACCTCGGGCGAGTTTGACTTGCAGGTGGTCAGCACCACCCAGCACGGCTTCCAGATGCGCCTGGCCGTACTGCCCTTCCTGACTCCGGTCAAGGGTGGTCACGTTATCACCAGCATCGATGCTCGCTACGGCTTCACCAAGGATCCGACCGGCGGCATGCTGCAGCAGCTGTGGGACACGATCGTGGAAGCCGGTGGCGAATTCACCAGTGTCGAGACCACAGCCGACTACACGGCGATGCTCCTGCAGGGGCGTTTTGCGTATGCTCGTCAGGGTCATCCGGATAACCGCCGCTTCTCCATCGGCGTGGAGTTCAAGCACGTGCCGGCCCACGCTCGCTGGTAACAAAAAGTTACCAGGCAGGTTAATAGGTTAGGCTACCAACCAAAGGGCGGCAATGAACCAGCAGGATCTTTATCAGCGTATCCACAGTGAGCAGGGCATTGCTCCGGCGATCGAGGAGTTCTTGGCACGGATCCACGCTCAGTGCCCGATCACCTACGAACTGCTCCAGCGCGATCCGGACTCCACCACCCGTGCCATTCGGATCCAACCGGTCGAACAGGAACCGGGTCAGGTTGATCTGCAGCGGCTGATCTTCCGCTACGAGTCGCATTGGCTGGCCTTTGCGCCCAAGGGCCAGGAACTGGTGAAGTTCGAATACGACCCCAGTCACATGCGGGTCGCTCCAGGTGGCCTCAGGGACGCGTTCCAGGCTGCAGCGCCCGTGTGTGGCCGTCGACTGTTGGAGGCGCTTGTGGTGGCTCTGGAGGCCTCTGGGGGCTACTTCACCGGCGGATCCTGGTCACCGGACGAAGCCCCTCGTGAAGGGGCCCGTTTGGTTGGTAAGTTCATGCTGCACAATGCCCGGGAGCGCTATTGGCAGTTGCCGATCAGCTTCTTCTTGGAGATCGCTCGGACCCGTCGTAAGTCATAAGTGCCCGGGACTCTTCGGAGTCCCGTTATGCCGCATTCCACCATCACAAGGATTCCCATGACTGACTCATTGATCGATTTGAAAGACTACTCTCCCGAGGGCATTGCTATCACGGCGCTGGGTAAACTGGACGCCTTACTCCTGAAGCGCTGGGCTGGTGATCCGCGTAAGGTCCCCGAAGTATTCAAGCGTGGTGACGATGCGGGTGAATATGACGAGCGGTTCATCTTCGGCGACGTCACGATCAACCGCAACAGTAACGAGCGTGGCGATATCGCGGTGACCTTCTATACGGAACCCTTCGCGGCGGAAGAGCCGTACACGGGTCGTCTTACTTTGGCGGCGGGAATGTCTCGTTGGTTGGCGGCGGCCGATCACATGCGCGATCCCTGGGCCCGTCAGTTCCTCATCGCCATGGCACGCGAACTGGAAAACACAATGGGCTTCGTTGCCAACGAGTTCATTCTCCCCGCGGTATCGGAGGAAACCTCCAAGCTGATCACCGAGACTTGCAGTATCATTGGTTATTTCCCGATGGCCGATGGGAAGGTCATGGAAGTGCACCTAGATCGCAACCGCTATATCCCGAAGGTGTCGACCAAGCCCAAATACGTGCCACCGGGGCTGCGCCAAGGCAAACGTCATCGCCGCGGTTGACGGCAAAAAAGAAGAGGCTCACACCTCTTCTTTTTTTTTTGCATTAGGTTGGCTGCCACGCGTTCTGCAGCTCGTCCTTCTTCGGATCATCCGAGGGATTGACCCGATTGGTTACCGTGGCGAAGGTGCGCACTGCGATGTACATCACGTTACGCTTCCACGCCGGTACGCCCAGGACCGTCATGGCTTCTTTGAAGATGCTGTCCGCTTTGGCACGGGTGATCTGCTGGGCCTGACCGCCTTTGTGAACGATGAGGGTTTCGCAGAGGATGTCGTGCACCACCGCAGCCTGCCCGTACGCACCCCAGGGCGGCAGCAGGTTCCACAGCAGCTGAGGCACGGAGGCCCCGTCGGTCAGGTAACCTGCGGGCACATAGACCCAGCAGTCGTCCGCGATGTCGCCCACGTAGTACTTGAACGCCTTAGTCACCCGCCAGACATCGTAGCCCAGCGTCTTGGACGCTGCGGCATCGTACTGGGTGTTGAGCTCGGCGCTGAACTTGGTAAACGGGGTAGCTGCCGCGATCGCCGAAACGATTGCGCCACCCGCCTCGGGTGTCTCGGTAGACATGAAAGAATCCTTGAAATGGCAAAAAGAAAAGAGTGGTCCCGGTTAAAGGACCACTCTCTTGATACGACTTAGTTACCGGCCGCCGGCTTCAGGTTGTGGTGAAGAATGAACAACTTGCCATCCTTCGACGCCCAGAAGCAACGATCCTTCACGTACAGCTTTTGTACCCAACGCAGGCCGATGTCACGCACCTCGATCACCTGAGACCAGGAGTAAGGTGTGTCCACGGCATCGATGTCTTCCTTGCGTGCCACGGGGACGTACAGTCCACCGATCAACGGGGCGACGACGAAGCCCTGCTCCCGGGTGGGAATGGGGGCCGTCGTGGAGCATTCCAGCTCCGCGCCATGTTCGGTACGGATCAGCACGCAAGGCTGCAGTTCCGGCTCAGAGAGCAAGACTTCACCCACGGAGGAGTTGACCTGGCCATCCCAGTGGTACGGGTCGGTCACCCACAGGTCACGTGTGACCTGGAAGTTACCCGCTACGTCGCCGTCGTACATGAACGAGTCGATCGTGACGCAACCACCGCCACCGCCTCCACCGCCGCCTCCACCGGACCCGCCCAGGGGCGTCGGCCAGTTGGTTGGCCCCCAACGGATTTCGTTGTGAGCGAAGGTGACCGTGGCATTGACGGCGATGTTACCGTTATTGACGCTGCGGATGGTGACGCTCGCCGTGCCCTGGTTGTACCAGCTCAGGCCTTGGTTGTTGTCCTTGTAACTGGAGTTGCCCGACGTGCCTTGTGCTTGGAGGATGATGCCGATCGACACCACGCCGCCCAGACCGCGCACACCTGCACCGGCGATGCCGTTCTGCTGGATGCTGCTCGGACCCTTGAAGCCGCCCGGGTGATCGACACCCGGTGCGCCTACGGCCGAGACCGGGTAATCACGCCAGCCCGACACGAACGAGGTGATCGCCGCTTCGACCTGGTAACCGTTGCCGATGCCTGCGCCCGGGTTCGACGCCCAGTAGCCCGCCGCCAAGGTCCGACCGCCACTATAGTTGTAGATACCGTACTGGCCATAAGCCGGGACGTTATCCGTGACATAGTTGGTCGTGACCGAGGTGATAGACCAGGTGCCGTCCGGGTACAGGTTCAGGAAGATGTCGCTGTACAGTCGATCGCCCCAGGTCACCGACTCCGCGGCCGTGACCGCACTCTGTCCATAGGTCGGCGGGTTCTGCAGGTAGGCTACCGTGCCACGCCCAGCCCACATGTTGGTCACGTCACCGTAACCCAGCGAGCTGGTGTAGGCCACATCGGGGATCTTCCCGCCCAGACTCCGGGCAGCGTAGCGAATCACCGAACCGTCGTTGCGACGGTAGAAGTTATCGCCAATGCCGTTACCGCTGGTCTCAGGTTCGAACAGATCATCCCAGTCGCTTCCCGCAGGGTTGCGATAAAATGACGTCATGGGTTACCCCTTCTTCTTGAGCTTGGCGACTTCCCGCTCAAGGCGAGAGATCACTTCACTCTGGTCCTGGAAAGCCTTGAACAACACGTCGATTTCCGCACCCGCGGCCATGGCCATCTCGAAGCCCATGCCGGCCTTGTCCACGCCCAGCACGCCCTTGCGACCTTCGTAGTCAAACTTCTTGACGTACTCCGGTGCGACGACCTGGACTTCCTGAGCGATGACACCCGTTTCCAGGCGACCGTCGTCCTTCCAGTTCCAGCGCTTGTGTTCGACCTCACGCCACAGGGCGCGTGCCCGCTTGGAGCGGATGTGCTTCTTCAGGCGTTTGTCCGAGGGCTGGAAGCCACCGGCCGAGATCACCGAACCGGAACCGACCGTGAAGTTGCCATTGGCACCGAACGTGTAGTAACGGTAGGAGTTGGACGGACCTGCACGGACCGACATCTCGTTCGTGTTCGACTCGTAGATCAAGCAGTCGAAGTCCGAACCGATACCGACCTGGGCAAAGCGCACCGTGTCACCGATGGAGGCCTTGTTGTTGAGCGCGGCCTGTTGCGGGTTGGAGACGGGCTTGTTGATGTCCGCGGTGTTGTCGACACTGCCCAGGCCCACTTGCGCCTTGGTCGTGGCATGCGGGTTGTTCGCGTTGTTGATGTGTGCGTTGAGCGCGTTACCCACCTGCGAGGTCACAGCGGCGGCCGTGAGGGCCGGCGTCATGTACAACACATTGGAGGTACCCGCTTGCGCGTCGGCAGTAGCGGCCAAACCGAAGTTTTGCACGTTACCCAAGCCCACTTGCGCGGCGGTGGTGGCGTGCGGGTTATCCAGGCGAGCGATGTGCGCGTTCAGCGGCGTGACCGCCTGGGTGTTGATGGCCTGCGCGGTTTTCAGCGAGGTCATGTACACCGTATCGGACGCACCGGCTTGGGCTTCGACCGTGGTGGCCACCGCGTAGTTCTGTACCAGGCCCAGGCCCACCTGCGTTGCCGTGGTGGCGTGCGGGTTGGTGTGGTCGTTGATATGCTGCTGGAGCAGCGTACCGGCCTGCTGAGTGATCGCCGCTGCCGTGTTGGCCGGGGTCATGTACAGATCGTTGCGGGTGCCCGCCTTGGCATCAGCGAGGGAAGCCACGCCGTAGTTCTGCACCAGGCCCAAGCCGACTTGCGCCGAGGTGGTCTGATGTGGGTTGTTGCGGTCAGCCAGATGCGCGGACAGGTCCGCTTCGGTCTGGTCCAGGTCCGTGCGGATGAGCCCGTCCTGGTGATCGACGTACTGGTAGATCGCCGCGTGGGAGGCATCGTCGCCGGTCAGGATGGCCTGACGCAGCTGCTCGAGGGCCACGGTGATGTATTCGAAGCCGTACAGGTCGCCCAGGTCGTGCAGATGGGGAGCCGGAGCGAACTCTTCGGGCTTGCCGAGGATGTCACCCCACTTCACTGCACGATCGTCGATCTGCAGCGCTGCGATCATCTGCTCGATGGCGTAGGTCGAATCGCTGAACTCGCCACCCAGAACCTGGTAATCGATCGAGTAGTCGTTGCCCAGCGAGTCATCCGTGATGACAATGACCGAACAGATTTCCGCACCAGCGCGAAGGGTCGCGTCGACGAAGAGCTGCACGGCTTTGTACTGCGTCTCCGGCGTAAGGATGGTTCCCGACGGCATGGAGCGAACCACGAGGCTGCGCGTGAAGAACGGCCCCGAGTTCGGTACAAATGCTCGATTGGTGGCCGCCGCCAGTGACTGGGTTTCCCCAGTCACCAGGTTGTTAGGCGAGGTGCCAGTCAAATCGAGCGGATACTTGATGAGAGGTGTACTCATCTCCGCTTTCTCCAATTTCTCTTTGCGATGCCGTTAGGTGGTGAGGACAGTGTGATCCGAGCTCGAGAACGCCTCGATCGGCAGTGACCGCAACGTGCCGTCCGCGAGGACGTAGTACAGCTTGCCGTTGTACGCGCTGTGGTAGAGACGCCCCGGCTGCGAGTTCTGATCCGTGATCGTCATCTGACGACTGTCCCAGTTCCCACCCGTCCAGCGGTTCAGCGAGGATGTGTCCACGCCGGCATCCGAGACGTGTACGGCGACGTACGGGACGTAGAAGTCCGGGCGCTGCAGTACATCGAAGGTCGGCGAGGTCTGCGCGTAGGAGCAGACGCCCCACGTGGTATACCCGCGGAAGATCGCCAGTTCCGGTTTGGAGGTCAGGTCGATCGTCACACTGGTGCCCGCGGCGTAGTCCGTCTCACCGTGCTGGGTGGTTTCGATGAGGATCGAGTCGTAGGTGCGCGTGACGCGTACCCGTACCGGACCGGCCGTGTCCCAACCGTGACCCGAAGGCACGTAGGCGCCGGCACTGGCACGGCTGGAGTCCAGCACGCCATCGCCCCAGTTCAGGCCCGTGTTGATCTTGGCCACCGACACGGCATCGTCTTCGAGCAGGTTCACACCCACCGTCATGAGACCGTAGATATCACCGCCCGGCAACGTACCGGCCGTGGACTGTAGCGCGAGACCGCCCGGCGTACGCAGCACGTACAGACCAAAGTCCTTACCCGAACGACGGGCACGAGCCGCACAGACGCCGACAGCCATGGCTTCGGTACCGGTCGCGCCAAGTTCCACTTCGAACTGGTACTGCTTCATGCCCACGCGGTTGCTGATGAGCGCTGCACGGGTGGTCGAGGGCGTGCTGCTACCGACGAGGACACCGTTGGTGTCATCCCACGCATAGCCCAACACGTCACCCCAGAAGGCGTCACGGTTGACCGAGCCAAAGGCCGAGGTCCGCTCGAACATGCGGTAGTCGTCTTTGATGTTGCCGGCGATGTCCTGGCACGCGGTCTCGTCATCGGTGGATTCGGCCACGTTGATAAACTCCACCAGCGAACCGGCTTCGTCCGGACCGAACTGCGCCGCCGAGCGACCAAAGTAGATCTGGCCAGCTGCCGCACCCTGCAAGGACGGACGATCATCGAGCGTCGAGGTGTAGAGGATCCCCGCCGGTTCGGCGTCAACCACCTGCGCTCCGTCACCGAATCCACCGCCCGGATCGGACTGGACCGACAGCGTCATCGCTTTACGATGGACGGCGTTCTTGGACCACAGCTTCATCTGGTGGGTGGTGGCATCGACGCTGTAGCCGAAGGTCACCGCGGTCGGATCGCCTTCCAGGCACGTAACCTTCAACGTGGTGTAGTCGTTCATCGACATGTGGATCTTGTACACCGAGTCGCGGATCGCATAGCGCGGGTCACCACCGACGACGTAGAACACGATGTCCTTCACCGGGTGATCCGGATCGGGCGTGGTCGGCGGGGTGTAACCGGCAAGCCACGACCAGGTGATCCCGTTGTTGATGACGATGGGATTGCCATCGCCATCCTGGGAGTTGATCGTGTTGACCGCGTCAATGTAATAACGTGTCTGCACGCCACCGACGATCTGGGCCGGAGTCAAACCGCGAAGCAGCAAACTGTCCGCTGCCTGACCGGTCTTGTCCAGCTTGGTCAGGCCGGCTGCCGCAATGGCCGCATCGGCCTGCGTGGTCGTGTACGCACCCACCTGCAGTGCCGTGGTGGCATGCGGGTTGTTCTGGTCCGCGATGTGCGCTGCGAGGCCTTCTGCCGCGCCCGAGCCAGCCAGGGCTGCAATGGCCTGGGCAACTTTGAGCGGGGTCATGTAGGCGGCATCGGACGAACCGGACGCAGCCTGTGCCGAGGAGGCCACCGGATAGTTGGCGACGTTACCCAGACCAACCTGCTCCTGGGTCACCAGGTGGGGATTGCTCGTGTTGTTCACGTGCGTCGTGAGCGGCGTCTTGACCTGCAGGTTGATCGCTTGGAGCGTCGACTGCGGGGTCATGTACACGGCGTTGGACGTACCCGCCTCTGCCTGCGCCTGCGTGGCCAGACCGAAGTTCTGCACCAAGCCGAGGCCGACCTGGGTCGCCGTGGTGGAGTGCGGGTTGTTCGTGTTGTTGATGTGGTTCGTCAGATCGCTACCGGACTGCGACAGGATCGCCTGGCGAGTGGCCGAGGGCGTCATGTACACGTCGTTACGCGTACCGGCCTGGGCATCCGCGGTCGAGGCGATGCCGTAGTTCTGGACGTTGCCCAGACCCACTTGCGTGGCCGTTGTGCCGTGCGGGTTGTCCGTGCGTGCCGTGTGCACACCCAGCGGGCCCAGGGCCAGCGTGGTGATCGCCTGACCCACCCGGAGAGGGGTCATATAGAGCGTGTTCGAGGTCGCCGCCTGCGCGTCGGCCTGGAGGGCAATACCGTAGTTCTGCACGAGCGGCAGCCCCACCTGATCCTTCGACACCTGGTGAGGGTTGAGGAAGTTGGACACGTGGGTATTGAGCGGCGTCACCGCCTGCACACCGATCGCCTGCGCGGTACGCAGTGGCGTCATGAACGAAGCATTGTCCGTACCGGCCGTAGCCGTGGGCACGTCGGCGACGGTGTAGTTGGGCACGTTGCCGAGGCCCACCTGGTCTTTCGTCACTCGGTGCGGGTTGTTGTAGTCGACCAAGTGGTCGGCCAGACCCGCGTTGCCCGACGCCAGGATCGCGTCTTTGATACCTTCCAGCGACTCGACCACTTCGGAGGCGCCGACCAGGTCGACGAGGTCCCACTGGTGATCGATGACGGGGAATTCGAAGGGAAGGTCTGTGACCTCTTCCCAGGTGGTGATGCGCGGGTTACGCAGCGTATCGGACAGGATCTGGAGGATCTTGGCCGAATCCACCGTCCACGCACCACCGATGGTCTGGTACTTCAGCTCGATGACGCCCGTGAGGGTCTTATCGAGGAAGGTGATCGAGCCGTAGATCGGCATCCCGCAGGCAAGCGACGCATCGTGGAAACGGTGCGTGCAATTGAAATCGACGCCTTCGGCCAGGATTTTGCCCGACGGATGGTGCACGACTTGCAGCGACGTCCGGAAGTACGGAGTGGCTGCCGGGATGATGAAGTAGAAGTCCGACCAGCTGGGTGGCGAAATCGGCAACCGCTCGCCCTGGATCAGGTTGGTTGACTTGGTCCCGGTCGGATCGAACGGATACGTATAAGTCGGGGTGGTAGAAGGCATTGACTCTCTCCGGCCTTAAGACGCCAATCGTATGCGTCAGGGTAAGGATTTACATGCAGCATATCATGATCGCCTCAATCCCCTGAATCGACCTTTTCTCTTGGCTTTAAGGAGTCCTTCGTATGGCCTATCAGTACAAGGCTGCCATTGCGCGATCCAAAGGTTTGGATGGTACCTGGTCCAGTATCGACGCCGGTGGCATGCAGTTGAATGCACTGCTGGGCGATTACTCGAAGGTGTACCTGACCCTGACCAACCCCGTACTGACCAGTGATGTCTACTTGGATCTGGACGCGGTGCGCTATCAGATCGCCCCCTCCTCCATTCCCCGCACGCTCAATGATTACCTGGTCTCAGTGGGTAACGCCACGCTGCCAACGTTGGATGCGTTGCCGGAGTTCACCGTCGCTCCGGCGATGTATAGCGATGCCTGGCGGGCTGGCTTTACGGTGCAGCCGGTGGACATCGGTCGTAACCCGAACGCGCAGTTGCCTGTCGGTGCGAAGAACGACCTGCTGCTGTCCAAGCCCGGTCAGGACTTCAGCCAAGTGGCCAAGTACGCGCTGGTCACGGTCAACGGCTTCTTCCATCGGACCGGTGGTTCGCCCGAAGGCATCTACGTCGTTGACGGTGGGAAGTCCGGTCGGATCCGTAACGACAACCAGGTCGGCGTCTACAGCTTCAAGGACGTGGCCGATCTGGACATCATCCCAATCACGCCAGAGATGGTCTACAAGACCGACCCGTCGGAGACCTACGGTGAGTTCGCTCACGTGCGTCTACCTTACTCGATGGACGGCAAGACGCTGTTGCTGGTCCTGGGCGGTTACTTGCACGTGCTGGATGACACCTACAAGCTGGTCGGTGAGCGGTCGGTCAAGATCGACTTCAACAACTACCCGTTGCCGGAACGGATCTTCGAAGCGCAGTACTCGATCGACATCTCGGGGCTGGACCTGGAAGCCTCGCCGAACAACGACGCGCAGTACACGGTGGCCGATCTGTACTCGGATCGCACCATCTTGAACTACCTGACCCTGTCGCAGTCCTTCTTCGTGGCTGTGAACACCGCGGCCTTCTACATGAAGCGCATTTCGGTGGAAGGGGCCAAGCTACCGGGTCGGTACTACGGTGACCTGCCGCTGCGCTACCCGCTCATCGGTGGCGTGGGTCGAGTCTACGACTACTTCCTCCAGCCAGACTCCGGGCAGTGGGTGTACATGGCCGAGCCGGTGGTCGATACCCAGTTCAACTTCCGCACGCAGTCCTGGCAGATCGAACACTCCATCGATGCCACGCGGAACACCGTGACGCCCTGGCGTTACTCCCGCGCGTTCCTGCTCGAGATGGGCAAGTACCTGTAAGGCATAGCACCCCTCCTGACCCGTCAAGGTCAGGAGGGGCTTTTGTCCGTTAGATCGTTTTGCTCGGTCCGACAATGGGTGCCGTGGAGGTGATGCCACTGGCGGTGATCGGCTGAGCAAAATGACACGCGCCGTTGAACGTACCCGCTCCGGTGACCGTCAGGGCTCCGCCGATGGTGACATCGCCGCTGAATCGACTGGTCGGGGTCTTGAAGTTGTTCAACGAGCTGTTGACGAAGAAGTTCTTGCAGTCGAACTGGATCAGCGGCGCTTTCAGGTAGATGGCGTTGCCCGCATCGAACGTAATCGTGTCGTCGGCATGGGCGAAGATCTTGGACTTATCCAGCTGGATCGTCGTGCCGTTGGCGTTGGTGAACTCGATCAGGGTGTTCTTGCTGTCCAGGTGCATGTTGTTACCGATATCATCGGCAATGATGAACACCCCGGTGATGGTGTTCAGCTGCAACACGTAAGCGCACAGTTCCTTGTTGACCTTGGAGGTCTTCAAGGTGATCAGCCCGGTATGGGTCGAGACCTCTAGGAAGTAACAGTTCTCCGGCTTGGTCGGGTCCACGGATTCGTCAGCGGTGCCAGAGAACGAGTAGCGAACGGTCTCCAGCTTGCGCAGGTGGTCGTCCCAGCCCAACTCCGTCCAGTAGAAGGTGTCGGTGTCGCCGTACTGCCACAGGAGCACACGCTCGCCACGGCGGACATCCGGTGGGGTCATGCGGTTGGTGGCCATCGGGAACCACTTGGCCTGTACGGCGTTGTCCACCGTCACCTTGGAGGTGTAGTTGGCGCCAGAGCCGTCGGTACCCGTGGCTTCCGGAGACAGCGGCTCGGACTTGATCTCGCCATCCAGCATCGTCATCTGTTCGATCGGGGTGACCATGACCATCGGATCGGGGCTGCCATCGGTGGTCGTCAGCTTCTTGTTCTCAGCGACGACGCCGATCGAGTAAATGCGAAGACGGGAGGTTTCCATGGGAGGATCCGGGTGATAAGAGTCATAAGAAAGAGCGAGCTGACCGGACGGTAGATATTTTTACGGGGATTCCTCAAGGTATGTCTAAGCATTACCTGCCTTTTTAGAGGATCTCTCGACATGCGGATCGAGGAAGTGGAGCTGTCGGGCTATACCCGGCTCATGCTCTCCAACATCTCCAAGCTGCACTACACCCCGACCCTGCCCTGGCAGCTGGTACTGGGGTCCAACGGGTCGGGTAAGAGCTCGCTACTGGCGGAGCTCTCGCTCCTGCCTGCCAATCCGGCTGACTATTTCAAAGGCGGCTACAAGAAGATCCGGGCGACCCACAACGGTTCGACCTACGAGACCATCTCCTTGCTGGATCACGGTCCGGGCAAGCACACCTTCATCAAAGATGGTGAGAAGCTCAACAACAACGGCACCGCCACGGTCCAGCGCCAGTTGGTCGAGAAAGAGTTCGGTCTGACCGATGAGCTGCACCAGATCCTCATCGGCAAGCTGCGGTTTACCGACATGGTCCCGACCAAGCGCCGAGAATGGGTGACCAAGCTGTCCACGGCGGACTACACCTACGCCCTGACCGTGTTCAAGAAGCTGAAGGTGGCCGAACGTGATGCGTTGGGCGCCACCCGCTTCTTGCAGCAGCGGATGATCCAGACCACCACCGACCTGAAGGCCTTGCCGGAACTGGAAGGCTTGGATCAGCGAGCCGATCGGTTGCGGGCGGAGCTGAACCTGCTCCTAACCTCACGGGTGCCGAACCTGGCCCAGTACAGTCAGATCAAGCAGCGGCTCTACCAGACGCTCCAGGACGTGGAGACGATGAGCCGGGAAGTCCAGGCCCTGGTGGTGCGTCAACCGGCCGGACGAGCGTACGCGTCCATGGAGGAGGTTAAGAACGACCTCAGCCAGCGAGAGAGCGAGGTCAACGCCACGCAGACGCTGCTCAACCACTACACCCGGGACTACAGTGACCTGGAGTCGATTATCTCCTCGATTACGCTGACCGGGGAATCGATCCCGGAGAACATCGAAGGGGCGATGCTGGAGCTGGAAGGGGAAGCCCAAGCGCTGACCCAGAAGCTGGAGAAGTTCTCCAGCCTGGAAGAGGCCGAACTCCTTCGCCGGGATACCCATCAGGTTCTGGACCAGGTGATCGAGCTCTGGCAGGAGCTGCCGGAGAACCGCGAACGTAAATACAGTCGGGAACGCTCCGACGAGGCCCGGGAACACCTGAGGGTCCAAGAACAGATCGTGGACACCGCCAAGGCACGTCTGTCGCAGATCGAAGCCCGCCTGTCTGTCATGAACTCTGCCAAAGACACCAGCTGTCCCGATTGCGGGTTCACCTGGCGTGATGGCTATTCCGAGGATGAAGCTCATCAACACCAACATTCGATTGAGAACCATAATGCTGCTGCGGCGCAAGCGCGAGCTGCGATCAAGGAAATCCAAGACTTCCTAGAGCAGTCCGAGCAGTACAGCGCGCTGTACACGCGGTTCCGTGGCTTTGTCTCCAGCTACCCCCGGCTGCGTCCCTTGTGGAACTACCTGGTCGAGAACAAGTGCCTGACCGATAGCCCGCAGTCCCACATGGGCATCTTCTATGCCTGGCGACGGGACGTGGAGACCACGGTACAGATCGAGGAGAAGCGTCGACGGATGCAGCACCTGTCCGAACTGGCGATGCGGGCCGATAGCGAGGGCGGGCACTTCAGTCAACGCCTGGCCAAGCTGCATGCCGAGATCGAGACGACCACGGGTGCCCTGCATGACCTGCGTACCGATGTGCGGGTGACCAAGCTGTATCACGATCAACTGGTGCGGTTGGAACAACGGGCCAGTAACCTGCAAGCGCGCTTGAGTGAACTGGAGACCCTGGAGGTTCAGGCGCTGGATGCCCTGCGCAATCAGGAGATCGATGCGACGGTAGCGCAGGATCAGAACGAGCTGGCCTTGATCCAGCGGCAGCTGACCGACAAGCATGCACTGGATGGCGTGATTGCTGACCTGACCCATAGCCTGGAACATCAGGAACTGGATCACGCCGCGTTGGCAATGCTGACCCAAGCGCTGTCGCCGACCGAAGGGGTGATTGCCGAACAGCTGACCGGCTTCATTGGTTGTCTGGTGGCACAGTTGAACTCGATCATTGCCACGGTGTGGTCCTACGACCTCACGGTCTTGCCGTGCGGTCTGGAGTCCGGTGAGCTCGATTACAAGTTCCCGGTCCGTCACGTGGGCTTGGATCAGCCGCGATCGGATATCTCCAAAGCCTCCACCGCTCAGAAAGAGATCATCGACTTCGCCTTTGTGTTGACGGTGATGCTCTACTTGGACATGGCCGATTGGCCGTTGTACTTGGATGAGTTGGGTGCAGGCTTCGATGACCAGCACCGTATCAGTGTCATGAACTTTGTGCACCAGTTGATGGATGTCAACCGGCACAGTCAGGTCTTCATGATTTCCCACTACGCTTCGAACCATGGATCGTTGGCCAATGCAGAGACCTTGGTCTTGCATACCGGCAACATCGCGGTCTTGGGCGATTACAACAAGCACGTCACGATCTCCTAACCGGGGTCGTGACTTTAAGGATCCTTCATGCAACTCTCCAATCAAGAACAGCTGGCCATCGCGCGCATCGAGATCCTGACCAAGTCGGTGAGTCTGATTGCCCGGCTGCTGCGTGACACCTCGCCACTCCTGGCAACCTCTCTGGACAAGATCATCCAGGCCCAGAGCGAGGACATCGCCAACCTGCAGGAAAGCTATAGCCAGCTGGCCATGACCGGCTACGGCGTGAAGGCGACGCACAAGCGCCGGAACAACGAGAAGGTCTCCGAGAACGGCCTGCCGCAGAAGGCGACCAACCCGATCGATCTACCCTGGTTGCAGAACTACCTGGGCCAGTACATCCACCAGCACGAACCCGAAGGCACGGCGCGGATTGGCATGGCCAAGGCCCTGTATCTGACCGACGAGAAGATCACCGCGCGCTTTGCCGATGTCGCCGAGACTCTGGACAAGGCACCGGCGGGCTTCTACCGTGGCTCGCTCGTGGCGTTGCCGGAAGAGCAGCAGGCTCAGGCCGTGACACTGGTGTTGCCGATCAACTATGTCGGCACCCAGCACATCCTGATCTACGACTTCACCGAGCGGGTGTTCTGCGTGGTCACTCATGTCTTCGCCGAAGACGAGTGGGTTCGCCATTCGATGGGCGAGTACCTGGCTAAGAACCTGGTGGAGTCGCACTTCGCCAAGCTCATGCAAGACTACGGCATAGAGGTCAGGCCCCGGATCACCCAGGAGCATGCGGCGGATGTGCTGCGCACGATTCTGGAAGAGCGTCCGATTCCCGAAGACGCTATCGAGGTTACCCTGCCCGAGCCGAAGAATTGGACGGGTCGCCTGGAGTATCAACGCGTTGCCCAGGTCGATAGCGATCGCGCCGATCTGAGTCCTTACTGGATCATCGTCGCCAATAATCCGGCGGGGGCCGTTACTGCCAAGATCCGCACCAACACCGCCGGGGGGATCAGCACCGTCGATTCGATCACCTACCGCGGCATCGTGCGCACCGCTCCCGGTTCACCGACGATAGACGACACCGTCAGCGTGGGTTGGGACGCCTTCGATGCACTCAGCCAGAACCTAATGCTGCAGGATCTGAAGGCTATCCTTCGCTGTGCCACCTTCTCTGTAAAGGAATGAGTATGTTCGCGACAATGATGCGTTCGATGTTCACCCGCCGCTGGTGGAGCCACCATACCTGGGTCAAGGGTGGGGTTCGCTGGTGGTGGCACCGTACCGAAGAGACCATGCAGATGTTCCGGGCTAACAACGCCCGCAATGTCGTACGCACGGTTCACCTGGATATCTCCACCTTCAAGTCCCAGTTCATCTGGGGCCTGTCGTTCAAGATCGAGAACGACTGCGAAGGGACGTACTCCTTCCATCTGGGTATTCCGTTCCTACTCGCCCTGTACGTCACCATCGATGCGGGCCTGCCCAAGTGGCTGGTTCGGTTCACTGGTGATGAGAGTGCCTCGTGGGGCTGGTACGCCACGAGTTCGGGGATCAGTCTGTCCTGGGGCGGGGATTCGAACAGCTCCCCGACGCTGCGTGGCTGGAATACGTACTTCCCCTGGTCCCGGTTCAAGGGAAAAGAGAAGTACAAGCGCTTGCTTCTGGAATCGCGGATCCTGACCTTCCAACAGCCGGCGTTCGGCGAATACCCGATCTCCTCGCACAAGGTCCTGATCGAGAAAGTCCAGTGCACCTGGACCTGGGGCAACCCGTTCGTGCGCTCCCGGACCGATGTCTTCTACGAGATCGATTTCAAGGATAAGGACATGGTTGCCCCCAGCTTCTCCGGCAAGTACGGCAAAGACGGGATCTCGGCCATGAACTTCCGTGACGTCGGTAGCTTCGAAGAGGCTATCAAGCGCTACACTGACACGGTGACCGAAGAGCGCCGCCGTCGTGGCTAAGATCAAGCGGACCGCAGTCACCTCACCCAGCGGGCCGGTGTTTGCGAACGTGAAGGTTGGCAACATGGAAGTGGAGGTCCCCATCCATAGAGGGGTGATCTCCATCCCCAAGGAACTGATGCGCGGGGAATCGGTAGTGACCACCACAGTCACTTACAAGGTTCCAGCCGACACGCCGATCAGTCGACCGACCGAATACCGCAAGCTGCATCTGAAATGACCCCTCCCCACCTGGCGCAAGCTGGGTGGGGATTTTGCCGCTTATCATGTGGAAGGTTTCAAAACGCCTCTCCGACGCCACGAATCCGTCCAACAGGGGATGGCTTCATTACGCCAATGGAAACTTAGCAGGAACTGTAGTCATGACCGATTTCGTGAGGAATGTCTTCCCCGGAGAGGCGCTCCTTAATCTGGATACTCGCGGTATCCAGGCCAATGCCAATTATCAGGCTGCCCTGAAGTTGGTAACTGAAGCGCCGCGCTTCACCACCGTCCAGATCTTGGCTGCCATGGAGAAAGTCCTGGGTGGTCAGATTACCCAGATGTTTGTTATCACCGACCGCGTTACCACGGTCGACATCGCCGCCCATGTGTTCGAAGATCACCTGCGCGAAGATCACCAGGCCAAAGACTTGCAGTTGAACCTGCTGGTCAACATCATCAAAGAGATCGTCGAGAACCGCTCGCTACCCAAGGCGTCCTCGTGCGGTCAAGCCGAAGACCTGCTGCGCCGCTGTGTGCTGGACATCGACACCAAGTACGCGGTCAAGTGCGCGCTCTTCGATCAGCAGAACCTGTTCTCCCCGTTTATCGTGGTCCTGCGCTATCCTCCGGCGCTCACCCCACGCCTCGCTGTCGCTTGATGCGGACATAAAGCCTCTCCCACCCTGGTTAAGGGATGGGAGAGGCGCTATGCCGTTACGAGGTGGGTGGACGCTGCTGGAGCAGTTCGATCAGGGCGGCGTTCTGCGCCTGCGCGGCTGCCAGCTGAGTTTGGAGCTGGACCACCTTGGCTCGGTCCGTCGTGCGGTTGGTGATCGCCGCTTGGCGAGCCACCTCGTGCGCATCGGCCTCGGCCTGTGTCACTGACCCTGTGGAGGGCGCAATGAACACGTTGACCGCCGGGGTCAGTCCCAGGGTATCGGAGGCCACCGCTGCCAGCTGTTGCTTGACAAAGGTGAGATCCAGATAATCCGGAAGCGGTCCCATTGAGAGCGAGAGTACGACCTGGTTGTACACCACGCCACCCATGTCCGGGTAAGCAGCGATGTAGCTATCAGGCAACCGCACGGCCGGAGCCGTGTCAGCCAAGAGCGTGACGATGTTGGCACCCGCAGCCAGATCAGCGGCGTAGTCCTCAGGCGTCAAGTTCACCGGGGCGTAGTACGTGGTGAAGATGTCCACGCCCTGCTGGATCAGATCCTGGAAGTCACGGATCGCAGCACACTCGTACAGGGTGTTGGCTTGCAGTTCATACGGGGTTGTAACGGTGTACAACCCTTTCGCATGAAGCGGCGGGGTCTTGATGGCCATCTAGCTCTCCTTAACTGGGGACGCTGAGACTGACCAGCGTGTAGTTGCCGGTGTAGGTCGCGCCCAGAGCATCGGTCACCTTGATCGACACACTGTAGTTGCCCCAGGAGGGCAGCGTGCAGGTGAACGCACCCGTACTGGGGTTGATCGCACCATTGACGATGCGGCTGTCGATGGACGCCAGCTGGTAGATGTACGGACCCTGACCACCGCCGGCGGCGAAGGTCTGCGTCGTCGCCCCACCGTTGTTGGGTGCACTGATCGAGGAGGCCACCGGGGTCACCAGCGAGAGCGCGGCCGGCGGCGGGAACGCCGTCATCAGGTAATCCTTGGCCACGACCAGATACTGCACGTTGTCGACCGAAGCCACCACGTAAAGCACCGACTCACCGTTCGCATTGGTCCGCTTCAGACGCGTGAAGCCGATAGGGATATCCGAGAACTCGGTCATCTCTTCGGCGATCAACAGCAGCTGGTAGAGCAGGCTCACCCACGCCTGGGTATCCGGCGACATGCGGTTGAAGTCCAAGGAGGACGTCGGCACCGCCATGTAGTCAACGAACTTCTGGCTGAAGCGGGCAATCCCGTTCCGGTTCTCCGGCCCACCGCAGATGGCCAGGGCCAACGACTTGTACGGCACGCCCGTCACTTCCGTGTTGGCGGTGATGTGCGAGGACGTGTACCGGGTACCGATGAACACCGACGGTGCGATCGTCTGCACGTTGACCAGGTTGGCCGTGGGCGAGTAGACGCCCATCACCAGATCCTTGTTGGGGACCGCGTACTGGTTCCACAGCGGGCAGATCACGAACTCGGTCGCGGTGAAGATGTCCGGGAAGATCTTGGACCAGTCGTCACGGCTGTGCGAGGAGTTGGACAAGATGTAATCGATCAGGGCTGCCTTGATCGCATCGACGTTGTCACCGCCAGCGCCATAAATCACGAACGTCCAGTTCGTCGGGCTGGTGAAGGTGGTGTCGTTGAAATCGTGGTAGTCGAATTCGATCGTCTTGACCAGCGTGTACGGATCGTTGCCGGCAACCACCTGGATCTGCTGCATGATCTTGGGCAGCGTCATCTGTGCGACTTCGGCCACGACCTGCGCCGAGGGCTTGAAGAAGTCATCCAGCGCACTGCCCGGAGGCAGCGGGGTCACGAAGTCGATGAGGTACTCATCGTACTCGGTGGCGAACGAATGGTCAGCAAACCACAGCTTGATCCGCGATTGCGTTGTGTAACCGGCAGCCCCGGAGGAGTTCGACGCGGCATTGAAGTGGAACACCACGTACTCGGGCATCCACTGCGAGCCCTGCTGGAGCATCGTGCCGACCGTCACGTCCTTGATGGACGAGGAGAACTCGGCGACGATCTGCTGCTGGCAGGCACTGGCGTTGGCGCTGAACTGACCGGCGATCGACTGGGTGTAGATCCAGGCGGCCATCGTGAGCAGCTGCGTGGAGTAATCCGCCGGGACAGGGACGACCGAGCCGTCTGCCTTCTTGGAGGAGAACACCGACAGGTTGACCGAGGAGGAGCTCTGACCGGTACCGGCCGTGGTCGAGAAGAGCGAGCGGTCCTTGGCGAAGGTCTCCGAACGCACCGACAGCTCACCCAGGGTGGCCACGGTTTCCGGGTCGTTGTTGGACATCGAGCCGTAGGCGACGAAGCCCTTGACGCTGTAGGTGTCCGCACCCGGGACGACCGGCGTGGAGACGATGACGTTGTGTAGCTGGGTCGCGGTACCACCGGTGGAGTCGGTCACCGTCAGGGTGATCGAGTACGCGCCCGGGGCCACGTAGGTGTGCGAGGCGCTCTGTGTGGTCACCAGCGCGGTGCCGTCACCGAAGTTCCAGGACCAGGCCGTGATCGTTGCACCGGCCTTGGCCACCGAACTATCGGTCACGGTGACAGCCAGGCTCGTGCCCGAGGCAGTGAACGCGGCCACGGTCTCGTCGCCAGGCTCTTCGCCTTCGTCCGCATCCGGGGTCAGGGTCACATCGCAGTAGTAACTACCTTCCGAGGGCGGGGTGATCTGGATCATCACCTGGGAACCGACCGGGAAATCGTCGGCCACAATGTGGACCGTGTCACCTGCCGACAGGCTGTTGTTGAAGATCTCGGTGTCGCCCACTGAGACGACCAGCGAGGAGCCGTTGTAGACCGAAGTCACCGACATGCCGAAGGTCTGGCCAGCGGTCGAGGCGACGATGCTGTTCAGCGTCACTTCGTTGCCGGCACCGGCATAGAAGACATGGTACTTGCTACCGTCCCAGATAGCCGGCGGCGTGTTGTTGTCCTGATCCTTGAAGTTACTCGGAGTCAGGAAAAAGTTGGTCGTGCTCACGTGGGGTTCTCCAGTTCATCCGGGTATGCGTGGCGGAGTTTTCGGGCAAGGCTAAAGTGGAGCCGGTACACATAGCACGGCTCGGTGATGTCGACGCATGAAACGCCTACCCCGCGGGTCAGACGGTCCAGCTGCCGTTGGTCACTGGTGTGTCGCCACGGGCTGTGGTCGATCAGCAGTTCACGGCGGAAGACTTTCATCGAATGGCGTTGACGACCCAGGCAGAACTTCCCGTTCTGCAACGTCCGCTCCCGAGGGAAGATCGCCTCGATGCCTGCGTCCATGTGCTCGGCCAATCGCGCAAAGGCTTTCGGCTCCACGTAGTCGTCGTCATCGACCTGGGTCACGTAGGGAGCCGTACCGCAGCTATAGCCGGCATGGCGGGCTTTACCCATGTGACCGGGCACGGCGGGTATAACGTGTAGGGCGATCGGGAAGGGGGCGTTGCCAATCGCAACCTGGATGCTATCCAGGCATTGCGTCAGCCACTCTTTGGGTGTATTCTCTGACACCAGGACGTGAATGTCCAGTCGGGCATCTTTCGGATTTTCGCGCATGCAGGTCTCCTACCCTACCACCATAAAAGCTCCGGGGCAGGGGGTCAAGGGCGTAACTCTATGACTAAAGTCTATACCATTGATCGTTGAGGACAGGGCTATGTTGGGTACTTTTCTAGCGCTGCTTCAGCTTCTCGCTCCATTCCTGAAAGAGTCGGTGTTTGGTACGGCCACTTTTAAGGAGTGGCTCAAGCACAACTTCGTCAGTTGTTTGTGGATCTTGCTGCTGATGAGCATGCTTGGTGTTGTGTTCTACCTTTCCGACCAACTGGTCCTGAGCCGTCATACGGCCATGGACCAAACCCACAAGCTGGACGTCCTCCAAGTCCAGTACAAGGAGCTGCAAGCACGCTCCTTGCTGTTGACCGCCGATTTGAACATCGAGCGGGAACGCGCTGGTCCACGGGATAAGCAAATCGTCACCTTGACCGAAGACAACTTCGTCATGGATGGCAAGGTACACCTGTACGAAAGCTGGCTGGACCACTGGGGCGTCGACAAGAGCTTCCATGGCCCCGGCTTTCCGCCACTGAAGGTCGCTGGCACGGCGCCTGCGCCCCGCCCGAGTAGTAGCAAGCCTAAGCCTGCGCCTATGAAGGCTGAGCCGCCTAAGGCTGCTCCGGCCGTTCTGGAGCCCCCGAAGAAGTCCGTCCTGGAACGCCTCAAAGACTGGGGCAAGGAATAGTTGTCATGAACGCAATCCGCCTGACCGGGGGATTGGTGTGCCTTGCACTCTTTGGGTGCACGATCGTGAAGATCCCGCACAACAACGATCGGTCCTACGAACATCTCACCATTAACTACGAGTCGGGTAAGAACGAGGAGCCGGCCAAACCAACGCCCTCTCCCTCGAAACCGAAGCTTACTGTGGCGCCGGCGGATAGCGTACCTCAGCAAAGTACGCTGGCGGGCTCTGACTCGATCACCTGCGGGCTGTACAACATGCCCAAGCGGCAACCGACCCCGGCGATGCCGGAGTTCACCGATGCCGAAGCCAAAGACCCGGAAAAGATCAACGACAAGCTGGGCGATTACATCATCGCCTTGCGTAACTATCTGCGGGAACGGTCCAAGGAAGACGACGAGGCCTACCAGGAATACCGCAAGTCGTGCAAGGATCAGAACAACGCTGACAAAGTCCCTTCCGGGGTTCCCCCGGCCGTTTCCTTCCCTTAACGTAATTCCGTACCGGCCACCGTTATGTAAGTGACTGAATCAGGAAGTTACGAGAATCCCATGGCCGCAGAAACCAAAGGCAAGCCGCTGCACGCGGTACTCTATACCGACGGCGGTTGCCGCTCGAACGACAAAGCCATCGCCGCTTCGCGCGGCGTGGGTGGCTGGGGTATCCACGGGTACCTGTATTACGACGAGCCAGCGAAAGTCGGTTCCGGGTGCAAGAGCGCGCGGCCGACCAACAAGGGCTATATCGCTGGGGAATCGGGTAAGACCGACATCACCCTGGTCTCCTACGTGGATGGCTTCGGTGCGCTGCTACCGGATTCGACCAACAACATCGCCGAGCTGGTGGCGGCGATTCGTGCCTTGGAGGTGTGCGTCCAGCAGGGGGTGAACAAACTCCTGTTCGTCATGGACAGCGAGTATGTCCTGCACGGGATCACCAAAGGCTGGGCCGTGGCCTGGGAAGCGGCTAACTGGAGGAAGCCGGATGGTTCCTTCCGGGCGAACGCTGACTACTGGAAGACGCTTCTGGGGTTGCTGCGTGCGTTGCAGGCGGACAACTGCGTGATCGAGTATCAGTGGGTCAAGGGGCATGATCCCAAACGTCGCTACCTCGGCAACGAGCTGGCCGATGCCCACGCCACCCGTGCTGTGATCGCTGGTTTCAATGGCCACGCGGAGGAGACCCTGAAGGTGTCCGATGCCAAGGGTTACTGGAACACCAAGTCCGATCGCTCGCGGCTGTTCTCTCATCCGAACTGGTACTTCGCCACCCAAGGGGGTGCGGACTCACGCACGGCCGATGGTCGGTACATCTACTATCTGGGCGACCCGCGTGAAGACGGTGACCTGTTCGGCAAGAAGATCCCCAACGCGACCTTCTCGATCCTGTACCTGAAGGATCCCGAGCCCGTACTGGAAGTGGTGCGTGGTGCGGTGGAGAAGCTGGGCATGCACCAGTACCAGGGACTGATCTTCGGTCATCTGGATAAGATCTTCCTACCGGCCACCTACACCGAGCTCTTGGAGTACGGTCATTCGCTGTTGATCTTGGATCGGAAGAAGCAGCGCTTGCAGCTGTCCGACAAGACGGTCATTGCCGAAGAGAAGTCGCCGGCACGCCTTTCCTACAACGCGATCGAAGCGCTGCAGTCGCTGGAAGTCATTCTGCAGGAATACCTCTCAGCCAGCGATGGCAGTCGGGTACGACATACGGATTTGACTGACTTACTTTATGAGAGTGAAGCGGGCAAAAAGAAGCCTACGATGAAGCTCAAGGCCGACATTACCTCGACGCTACGGTCGATGGAAGTCTCGGCCAATCATGCATCCGACGACAGGGGTACGGATGTCACGAAGCTCATCTTAACGCTCGGGCAGGACACGCCCGACCGCAACACTCTCGCGGCACTCGCGGATACCGGCGTCAAAGTCACGCTACTTACGTGGCCTGAATCGACGCACGCCATCCGTTTCGCCACGGTGATCGAATCCGACGGCAACGTTGGCATTTGGTCGGGCATTTACGCCAACCTTCACATGTTGGTACGCTAAACCCCCTGAGGCACATCCATGTACACCCATGCGAGTCAACACAGCGACCAACGACGGGCTCCCGGTCCGATCCTGCGTCGCCTGTTGTCCTGGGTGATTTCCTGGTCGCGTCATGGCAAGCGGGTCTTCTTCATCACGAGCCTATACTCACACATCGTCCGTATCGATTCACTGCGCGCAGAAGCGATCAGTAAGTTGAACGAGATCATGGGTCTGGCTCGTCGTGAGACTGCACTCCACTTGCCCATGGCCTATCACGAGGTCGTCTGGCACAACACCGGCATCGATAAGGTGCTGAGCGAGGAGTTGCTCAATAAGGATATCAGCGAAGAGCAAGCCTTGGAGCTATCCAAGCGCGTAGTCAAGCTGACACCCCGCTGGATCAAGTACGGGCGGGAAAACGACATGGTCAACGATGTTTTCGACCTGATCCGTAACGGAAGTCTTCTGGCCGCTGCGGCTTGAACGACGGTGAATGCATGAAGCAAGCATAAGAGCCCCTCCCAATCCGGGAGGGGCTCTATGTATGCCGTCGAGGCTTACTTGCCCTGCTGGGCCAGGGCGTCGTTGAGGCGCTTGATGGTGGCATTCAAGGCGTGAGCGAACTCGCCCGTGCGGTAACGGACCAGGCCATAGAACTCGATCTCACGGGCCACAGCGAAGGCGGTGTTGGAAATCGAAGTGATCACGGCGCTGGAGAGCTGGTAGGTTTCCGGCTCCTCGGCAATGCGCTTCATGAGCAGGTCGAGCAGATCGGAGACCTTGGCCACCTGCTGCTGGATCAGGGCATCGTCGTCCTTCAGGAAGATCGCCTGGATCTTGTCCGAGGTAACCATGACTTCCGTCCAGTCGGCGTTGCGCTTCAGAGCCTTGCCGTAGGTGACCAAACCATCGTCCGACTTCTCATCGAAGCAGCCGATCAGTTCCTTCATGCGGGCTTCGTAGGGACGCTTCTTGTAGCCTTCGATTTCCAGCGAGGGACGCAGGCTGTTCAGCGAGGAGGGATCGGAGACCTTGCCGGCGAGCCAGCGGGTGAACGGATCGAGCACTTCGACACGGAAGGTGCTGGCGAACTCGGCGGACTTCAGCAGGACCTGGGCATAGCGTGCGAAGTCGGTCTTCAGACCCGGCGGCACGACCACTTCCACATCGCGCAGGTCGACGTAGGAGACCGGCTGGATACGACGGGCGAACGCAGCCAAGGCCGGACGGGAGAAGAGCGCACGGACCGGCTCAGCCAGGTTCTTCACGAAGAAGGCTTTGGCGTCGTTGAGGTATTTGGGCAGACGCGAGAGCGCCTGGGCAGAGGATGCGGATCCACCAGCAGCTTCCTGGGAGATCACATCGTTCTGTTCTTGCAGTTGGTCCAACATAGTGCTAGCTCCCGTGGATAGCGCGAATAGGGGGTGAGGGGTCTCATAGTGATAACGATTAGTTGCTGTGGATTTTAACAGCGCGGCGCGATGTTGTGTCCTGGGCAATCGTGCTCAGTAATCACCAAGGAGTTCGTCCGTGACCGATCAGCCGCTCACCCCTGTCGCCACCTTCAGCACCCCGGGCCGTCTGGCCGTGATGGAAGCGCATCTGCAGCTTCTGCTCACCACCGTCAAGAATGCCGTCGCCAACCTCGTCGGTACCGTCGAAGGCATCCACCCGCTGGCCATCATCCAGGCCCAGATCGATGTCTTCCAGGGCCATCTCAACGATGTGGCCGCCAACGTCACCACCTCGGTCGATCACCAGATCGAAGAGAAGATCGCCGCCGCCACGGCCACCAACGGCCAGAGCCTCATCGACAAGGCCACGTCCAAGCTCGATGACCTGACCCAGGACATCGCCAAGGGCGAGACCGCCATCACCGGTGCTGTCCAGACCGGCCTGGACACCGTCCAGCACGCCTCCGATACGCTGACCAACACCCTGGGTACGATCACCTCGACCGTCGCCCAGACCACGGTTGCCGCGGGCACCGCACTGAACGCCGGCGAATCGGCTGTCAAGTCCGCCGAGACCGCAGCAGCCGAAGGCCTGACGACCATCGCTTCCACGACGGCGGCTGTCGTCGAGACCACGCAGGCTGCCGCTGCTTCGGCCGCCGATGTCAGCAGTGCCCATGAAGCCCTCGACATCGTCACCGCCGGCTTCATGCAGACCGGTGCTCCGGTGGCAACCGAGACGACCACGACGACCCAGGTCGCTACGGAAAGCTACGACGACGCGCCCCATGCCGCCAGCGAAGGTGATGCCGCCACGGACGACATCGTCTCCGGCCTGCCCGGCGATGCCGGTGCCACGGTGCACACCACCGAGACCGACGTGAACGGCAACCAGTCGATTGATACCGATGCCGGCGCGCCGGCCGAAGTCGCCGAGGCGAACACGGCAGCTCCGGGTGAAGTCGCGACCGACGTGAAAGAAGACGACAAGCCGGCGGTCTAAGACCCCAGCACCTGTGCCTGAGTCAGAGGACCTTCGGGTCCTCTGGCTTTATGCCGTTACTCTTTTTAAGTGAAAATAAACACAGGGCAAATATGGTTTGTGAAATCCACCCCCATCACTTATAAGAGGCAAGGAAGATGTTCGAACCGAAAACCTTCTGGGACCAGCGCTCGGCGCTGAACGAATCGTTGATCATGCACCTGCTGGACATCGTCGGTGCGGCTGATCCGGACATGCACAACCAGATCTCGGCACGCTGGATGGGTCAGCAATCGCAGCTGAAGAACTTCGAAGTGCGCCGTATCCTCGGTGCGCCGGGTGTGATCGATGGCACCACGGTCGCCGACGAGGACTGGATCAACGAGCTGCTCCAGCAGAACCTCGGTAAGGAGTACTTCTCCGGCGTTGACACCTTCGAAGCCCCAGCCGATGCGATCGGTCAGGACAGCGAAGCCTACGTCTCGTGGCTGGCCAACCTGCCGGACTTCCACCAGAACCTCAGCGCCGATATCGCGCCGGGCTTCTACCGCGAGCAGGCCGGTGACTCGGTCGGTGTGCTGCTGGTCTTCGTGGCCAATGACATGCTCTACGCCATCGCGGCGGCAGCCTACCTCAACATCCAGCAGATCTCGCTCAAGCATCTGCCGGAAGTGTTCAGCTGGCGGAACGGTTACTTCCGCAGCGAGTTCTTCGACTACCGCAACGATCTGACCCGTGATGAGGTCGTCTACGCCCTGGGCCGCGCGCTCTACAGCGAAGGCTTCAACACCACGCTGGTCCACGGTCTCACGACCGAGGCCATGGTGAAGGCCGAACGCCAGCTGCTCGAACTGGACGTACCCACGGTCAAGCCGACGATCAAGGAAGCGGCGCTCGTGGTCGTTGAGCAGAAGCCCGAAGAACTCGACGGGACCAAGGCAGCCAACGACGATGTCGGTGAAGTCGATCTGCCCTGGGAAGCCGGTGAAGATGTCACGCCAGCCGAAACGACCACGACGGCCCGGGGCATGAACGTGCCCTATGTCCACATCGACGATCCGGTCTTTACCGAGGTCACGAACGATAACCCGGAGCAGCCTGCTTAAGGCTGCTCCACCAGACAACAAGAAGGGCTATCATGCTCAGCGAGTTTTTCCAACCGGCGCCGCGTGTGCGCCCCTTCCTCAATTGCGGCTGCCTGTTCGATATTCCCACCGGTCGCTACCTGAAGGGTAAGCACGGCGAGTACATCCTGAACGGCGGTCTGTCGTATATCACCGGTATCGGTGGCCGCGGCAACATGTTCAAGTCGGTCATCGCCAACTTCATGATCCTGCGCCCTATGGACCGGCTCCAGCGCACCATGGGGCAGTTCCACGACACCGAGACCTCACTCACGGCCAACCGTGTCTACCAGCTGGCCCAGCACATGCCCAACATCGGCGGCGTGGACCTGGAGTCCGAAGGACGCCTGTTGGTCTCGGACAACACCTCGATGTCCGGCAACGAGTGGTTCGACAAGACCCGCGACATGGGTCTGGCCAAGGCCAAGGACTACAAGAAGTACACGATGACCACGCCGTTCATCGATGAGAAGACCGGCAAGTTCATCGAAACGTTGATCCCGACCTTCTCGCTGTGCGATTCGTTCTCGATGATGGTCACCGACTCCGTCGAGAAGATCTACGACGAGAACCAGATCGGCGACTCCGGCGCCAACACCGACTCCATGCGTTTGTCCGCCGCCAAGTCGCAGATGCTCATGCAGCTGCCCTCGGTCACGGGCAAGGCCAACATCTACATGGTGTTGACCGCGCACGTGGGTGATGACATCCCGCTCGACCCGAAGGCGCCGCCGGCCCGCAAGCTGACCTTCCTGAAGGGTAAGGCCAAGTTCAAGCACGTGCCCGAGAAGTTCACGTTCCTGACCAACAACCTGTGGTACGCCACTGCGTCGGCCCCGCTGATCAACGACGGCACCAAGGCGCCGGAGTTCCCGCGTAACACCGACGATAACCTGAAGGGTGATACCGATCTCATGATCATCACCTTGCAGAACCTGCGTGCGAAGAACGGACCGACGGGCATGCCCTTCCAGGTCATCGTCTCCCAGCGCGAAGGTGTCCAGGTTGGTCTGACCGAGTTCTTCTATATCCGTTCGTTCGATCGTTACGGGTTGGAAGGCAACGTGCAGAACTACCAGCTGGCTCTGGTGCCGGACGTCAACCTGTCCCGCACCACCGTTCGTGGCAAGATCGAAACCAACGTCAAGCTTCAGCGTGCGTTGGAGATCATGTCCGAGATGTGCCAGATGGACCAGATCGGCTTCCAGGCCGAGGGCATGACCGAAGAAGCCAGCCGCAAGCTCATCTGCACGCCCAAGCAGCTGTACGATGATCTGAAGGCCAAGGGCTACGACTGGGACCGTCTGCTCGATACCCGCGGTTACTGGGTGTTCGAAGAAGACGCGGGCGGCGAGAAGCCGTTTCTGTCCACGCTGGATCTGCTGCGCATGCGCGTGGACGAATACCGGCCGTGGTGGTACGACGGCGACGACTCGGCAACGGTCGTTAAGAAGGGCCTGGCCAAGGCCATCAAGAAAGCAGGCACGGCCGAAGAAGAAGCCCTGCTGAAAGAACTCACCACCACCAAGTGAGAACCGCATGATCCGGTACAAGGCATTGGAAGGTGTCCCTTTGTGCCAGCGTCACGTGGACCCGGTGAAGGTCCGCTACGCCATCCCTCGGAACAGTGAAGGACGTGTAGTGGACCTATCCGTGGCTAATCGTGTGGATGTGTACGCCTTGGAAACGCCAAGCTGGTGTCTACGAGGCAGTACCTGGCCGTCCCCTGGCCAGCGCTTAATCCTTCCCGTGTCCGATCAGGACTGGGATCAGCATGGACTGGTGCAGTACCACGGAGCGTTCGCGCTCATGCGGGACTTTGCCACCGCTGAACAGATCAAGGCGCAGGTCGAAGGGCGGATGACTCGATTAGTGCGCGGCTCCTGGTCCGTGTTCCACGGCGCAGGCGGTATACGTTTGAACCCCCTGTAGTGCCCTCATTGTGAGGGTACTACCCTTACCACGAGTGTGCCATCATGAACAACCAGTGTATTCCGCGCGGGGTCGTCTCCCTGGCGATCTACAGCGCACTGGCCTCGCACGATCCCCAGGCCGCCCAGGCTTGGAACGAGCAGTACCAGGAACCTCAAGACCAGACCATCACCGGCCAGATCCAGTCCGCCAACCGTTTCTGGCGCTGCCTGTTGGGCCAGCTGCCGATCTCCACCGTTTCGGTCCGCGACTACCTCATCGACCAGATCGAGCTCCAAGACTGGCTACGCCTGTTCGCCACCCAAGTGCTCCCGGTGGCTCTGGCCTTCTCCGTCCCCCGTTCTGCTGCGTTATGCGCCGCATGAGCTTGATACGATGCCCGCGTACCGACTCGGTCGGTACGTCGGCTCGTTTTTGTGCGTTTTCATATGTAGACAAACCGCACAGGACCTCCCATGATCGGCAACCGTAAAGCGGCCGAGGCCGAAGCGTTGAAGTGGATCGGCATGTTGTTGCCGGGCAGCTCCAACGTGGACATTTACAAGCAGCGCTTTGCTGCGATGTCGGATGAGGCCTTCGAGGCCTACATCCAGCAACTGGATTCGGACGAAGAGATCCTAAGTCTCATCGCCCCCAATCTGGACGACCTGAACCTGACGATCGAGAACAACCTGGCCGTGGCTGAGAAGCTGGGTCACACGTTCTTTGAGCGCTGCTGGTTGACCGATCCCAAAACCGGTGTGGAATACCTGACTCCGATCAAGTACCTCATCGTGGATCTGTCCCTACGCCGTCAGCAGCAGTTGCTACAGAAGAAGATCTCCATCCCGGACAACAACCGGCACGTGGATGAACTGACCGGTCAGCCCACCGGCGACAGTCAGGGCTCCAAGCTGTCCTTCCCCGAGACCCAGGTGCTCTATGCCCAGGGCTTGGACCGTGCGCTGGAGGAACTCCTGAAGTTCCGCGGCGGTGACACCAAGGCCTTCCAGGCGATGAACCGTTCGATCATTGACACCGGTGGCGTCAGCCTCGATGCGATCAAGCGTGTGCGTACCAAGGTCAAGTCCACCGAAACCCTCAGCACGTTCTTGAGCTCTATGCATCTTTCGAATAATGTCGCCGATTAATCGGCCCCAAGGTAACTCATGACAACCCCCACTCTGCCGGTGTTCTTGATGGACTACGTGTACGACGTGGTCCAGGAAGCCTGCCTGCGCAACATCCTGCACCCGCTGAACGGCGAGATCATTCCGGAAGTCCTGGAATTCGTGATCGCCTCGGCCCGGGTGAACCGCTACGAGCTGGTTCGCACACCCGAACAGCTGCACCGGCTCTGGGATGACATCCGTGCTAAGCAGGAAGTGGTCGATTTCATCCTGAACCTGACGATCGACGTGCGCCTGCGGTTGGATTCGGGTCCGCTGCCCTGGGATGAGCTCGTCACCCGGCTCCTGACGAGCTACACGCAATTCCGAGGCACGCATTCGGGGATTGATGAGGTGCTGGTCGAACGGCTTCCCTCGCTCGTCAAGGGCGGTGTCAGACAACCCGCCTCGATCGCCTCGATCAACGACCTGTACACCGACAATCCGTGGTTCGTCATGATGGTGCTGATGCATCATGCAGGCGTCGCGCGGCGGGTGGCTACGCAAGCCAACAAGTAAACGGCATAAAGCCCCTCCCACCCGTAAAGGTGGGAGGGGCTTTATGCCTTATAGCCGTATGATCGAGTACAGTTCGGCCGGAACGAGCTCCAAGGAGATCATTTCCGAGAACAGCACGCCAATCACCGAGAAGGGTGAGATAAATGGCATGCCTTCGACCTGGACTTCTGACGGATCGGGAATGCGGTCACGGAACAAGGCCGGGGCCGTCACGACCAACCGGGGAATCGGGGTGCTCTGGAAGGCCAGTGCGTGGAATTCCATCCATTCCCGGAAGTCGTAGAGGACCAGACCGGTGTAGGTGGACTTACACAGGGCCGGGGTCAGCTCCTGTAGCGGGATGCTGACGATCTTGGCCTTTGCTTCCACGCCAATGCGCGCCATGATCGTGGTCAGGAGCACTTCTTGCTCCTCCACGTCCAGATCGTAAGGCGCAATGTTGATGTGCACCTCCACGTCCTCGACATGGGGGGTGTCCCGGGCCTCCGCTTCGAGCTTTCGGACCCAGGTATCCACGAACACGTTCATGGGCGTCAGGCGGGAGCCCTTCAAGGTCTCCACGTCGCGGGCTTGATAGGCTTCGTCGGTCTGGGCTTTGGTCAAACCCGTGAGTGTTTCGAAGTCATCGATCTGGCGACGGTAGTAGGCCTCGCTTTTGACCAGGGTCACCGCTGCGGCTGGGTCCAGCTTGGCAATCGAGGGCAGGCGGGTGTCCAACAGGGCGTCCAACTGGACAAGAAGGGTGTGTTTCATAGAGAACCCGTAAGGTTTTACGTGCCTGCGTGTAAGTTTTCCTAGCGCAGGGCGATATTATGCCAATTACGCAGACGGTCCTTCCATCTTGGCCATGAACTCGTCAAAGCCGATCTCTGCGATACCCACGTCCGTCTCACCCGGGGCCAGCGTGAGCTCGCCGTAGTTGTGATTGTCCAGGGTGGGGATGGTGCCCACGCGGTCCGAGCCCGGCAGTGCCTGGAAAGGCGAGTTGCCACCGAGCTGTTTGCCCAGCGAGGCGATGATGAGGGCAGCGGCACGGTCAGCCTGACCCGAACGCTCCTTGGCACCGATCTTCTTGTTGCCCAGGGCACTGCGGTCCATGTCACCCATGGCCATCAGGAGCAAGGCGCGGTCTTTGTTGTCGGTGGGGATGCCCCCTTGGGTCATCTGATCGACCATCTCTTTGCGTTTGGCCTGGGTAAACGCAAGGACGCTGTCATCGCTAAGGAGTGCATCCGAAGCGAGGGTTTGCGGTACATTTTCGCTCACGACGAGCCTCCAACGAAAAAAAAGTCATTCACATATCATAGCAAGGTAGACTCAACCGGGTCTTCTTACATTGTTAAGGAGTAAGCCCTCGTGTTCGTTAAACGTTGGCTGCATCAGCGTCAATTTGCAGCAGACTCCCGTCGGCTGCAGACCCAAGGACGGTGGGGTGACAATGAAGACACCCTGGAGTTCTTCACAGACCACTTGGCCCGTGTGAGCTTCCCCAAAATTCCACTGGAGGTGATGGAAACCCTCGCAGTGACCACCTTTGAGCCGAATGTGGATCGGCTCATCCACAAGCTGGAACAAGCCACGCATTACATCGACACGCGTGCCACCTTTCCAGTGGACAAGTCTGAGATCCAACTGCGGATCTACAGCCTGGAGCAGTTTCTCTCCACCGTGCATCAACGTCCTTTAAGTCCCAGTGAAGTGACGAGCAAACTCTTGGTCGATGTTCGGGAGTTCATCCACGCACTGCGACTTCTCCATTCACAAGAAGACCCCACCGAAGGGTATTACCGCCGCCGTACGCAAATGTACGTGGCCGATTTAAGGCAGGTGCTTGCACAGCTGTGTCAACTGGCTGGCCTGCGCCTATCCTCGCCGACGTAAGGGCTCTAATAAAAGCACATGCCCTACGTATCCCAACACACGCAACATAGGAGGTGCGACTTCTCACCCGCCCGGTGCGAATAGCAACAATCATGCCCTCAGACGACATCACGAAAATGTTGGAGAGTCAGGACAAAGAAGTGGGCAATGCCCGCGGCATCCTGGCTCGGCTGTTTCGAAAGATCCTTGCAGATCTCTCAGTGACTTACTATCACTGGGACATGCTCATGGAAAAGTACTTGGATAACCCGCGCAATCGGGTACCCAGTAATACCAAGGAGCGAAGTAGTGCTCGCGGTAATCTGAACAAAGAGCTTCGCCGCGAATCGATGACCTGGAAAGTCTTCGATAAGGCGTTGCGCTTTCTGGGGCCAGTGCGTGCCGAGTTCTCGGTGAAGCTGACCTGGCAGAACAAACGCACGAGCGTACACAGTGTCGAGGTGCTGTTGGGGGAGGAGTCCGATCAGGACGAGGCCGATACGCCGCAATACGACACCTTGGTGCAACCCACTCCGCAGGAGACGGCCAGTAGTATCAACCAACTGGCCGCGGAGATCCGGGCAGACCACCTGTCCACCAAGGACTAACGTTATATCTCAAGGAGAGCGGTTCCGGCTAGGACCGCTCTCTTTCCTTTTCTGTTTCTCGGGGAAACTACTTATGGCCATGGTCGACGAACCCAATCCGATTGAGGATGGGCTCACCCATATTCGCATTTCCATTCGCGCCAAGACCAAGCTCGGGCGCTTACTCCATAACCGCGCTCACACGCCGTATAAGGCGATCACCGCCTACGGTCAGCGGCAGGCCTTTGAAAGCCTGGAAGGCAACTGGCTGTGCTCGCGCAGCGGGGTCTACGCCGAGAAACTGGCCAAGCTCTACGGCCCGGCCTCCGAACGTGCAGGGATTTGGACCGAGCGTCGTGCGCGTCCAGGGGAAGTCTTCCGGCACGAGATCTGCATTGGCCTGCGCAGCAAGATCGAACAGACTCCGGTGCTCTTCAATCTCCTGCGCGACTCGGAACTGCCGTTCGTTCGCTATGACCTGACCGACGGGGACTACCCCACGATCATCGTCCATACCGAGCAGAGCTGGTTCATGCGCGAGCTGGAGATCATCCGGACCGACATCAAGAAACGACCGGCCCTGGCAGAACCCGAACCGCGGGTCCTCAAAGCCGATCAGCCCGTGCGTGCATCCGATCGCCTCGGGGTTCACGCCGCCACCCTTTACAACGATTAAGACGAGGGCTCTCCAGATGCCTTTCCACGGTTCCGTGAAACACCCTGACGGGCGCATGATTCCGCTGCCCAACGACAAGAGTCTGCTGCCACCTCATCCGGATCTCGCTGCCTGCTATGCCGGCATGCCTACCACGGACGAGGCCATGACCTCACAAGCGTTCAAAGATATTCTCGATCACTTGGGGAAGTCCGCTAGTCTCACTGTGGGGGACGACAAGCTCGTCCTGACCGCATCGAAGTCGAGACAGCCGCCGATCGTGGTGGATTCCTGTCCACCAGAGCTCTTTAACGAGGACGGATCGCCGCGTGTCGTCGATTACATGAACATGCTGAAGGGTCCGGCACCCGTCATATCTGGCCAGCCGTCGCCTACCATGCTAGCTCTTGATGTCCAGCTCAATGACATCATTCGGGAGGGCGTCGACAACGGCCTGCAGATGTTGAAGTGGGATGAGAAGGAATTCCAGCTGACTGATCCCGTGAACCTCAACGAGGCCCAGCAGAAGATCTTCGACCGGTTCTCCCACAATGTCGGGCGTCCGCACATCGACATGGAAGCCCCACTGGATCCGGAGTGGCGGGAAAAGTACCGGCTCATGATGCGTCCGGGGAAGACCGAGGCGGGCTTCAAGATCACCGATCAATTCGGTGGCGGGGTGATTCCGCGGGTATGGCCGGATGAAAGTTACGACGTGCCCTCTCCCAAGGGCATGCCCAAGGTCGCCATCTACAAGAAGCGCCGCCCGAACAAGCGGCGTAACCAGAACAAGCACCGTTAACGGAGAGCCACGTGACCGAGAAGAAACCCCCGGGTCAAGAGTTCGACCCTGCGGAAGACGGGGTCACCCACATCAACTGTTACTCTGCCGGCAAGACGGAACTGGGCAAGCTGTTATCGAACTTCGCCCATGTACCGTTCACCCACCCTGAGCATGGTCATTTCGCGTCCATGGAGGGGTATTGGTATTGGTGCGGATCTGGTCGTAGTCACGATCACCTGCGTCGGTTGTACGGGATGTCGGCCAAGTCTGCCGGTGTCAAGTGTGATCCGGTGCCGATTCCGGAAGAAGAGTTCCACGACATGATCCGCGAGGGCATGCGTTGTAAGATCGCTCAGAACCCACGATTGATGAATCTCTTCCGGCTGTCCAAGCTGCCCTTTGTTCACTACTTCGTCTATGGCGGAAAGGTGGTGCACAAAGACAAACACGATTGGCAGATGGAATGGCTCGAGCAGATCCGTCGAGAGTATCAACCGGACTACGTGGCTGAGCAGTTGGCCATGAACACTCAGTCGTTGGCGGAACGTAAAGAAGAAGCCAGGATTCTGGCCTCCTCGTTGCCGACGGATGAGCCGCGCCCTGGCGATGCCGGTGAACCGGTGCTGTGGATACGGTATCGCTTCCAGGCTAACTGGGATGATCCGCATCCCGACCGCGTACCGTCGCCTGGTCCCTGGTGGATCGTGCGCCAGGATCCGGACGAAGACTTCTCAGTAATCGATGCGTTCTTACCGCAAGGCGAGGACCTGCTTTCGTATTGGCCGGAAGCAGAAGAGATCGAGATCCAGGAGACGGTGGCCGAGTTACTGTACAGCGACGAACGTCCCCAGCCTTCCTGGTTCAAACCCAACGTTTAACGAACACAGCCTTTGGATGGGTGAACTATGACTACGCTGCGACCCTCAAGATTAACGGTGCGGATCATCAAGCGCACTCTAGGTGATCACTTTCTGGATTTCATGAACGCTAACAATCCGAAGGGCTTTTTGTCGGAGGAAGATCGTGAAATCGATGAGACAACCATTTCTGGGATTCTCATTATTACCGCTGTAGATCCAGAAGCGTCGTTGGAGACCTTGAAGGATCGAGCCCGGAAGATTTACGAGCTGTCCAAGAAAGAGGGAAAGCGACGCATCCCCATAACCCACAGCTACAACCACGTGGCCGAGGCATTTGGGTACCGGGGATGGGATCTGCTTAAGCTCGCAGCGTCGGAGGGTGCAGCGCCCAATCTTCGTCACAACAAACGATCGTTGGCGGAAGACATCCATAGCGCCGAAGCCCGCATTTACTCATTGATCGGCATACCGGAAGGCGGTGAGTTGCCGGAAGGGTTCAGGGTACGCGGGTTCAGTGAAGACCAGGACGCGGTGTACAAAGACTTTCGCCAAGTGGTCGATCAACTCGTGGCCGAGGGTTCCCCCATCGGGCAAGCGGAAGAAGCTTGGATCCTACACCAGCACAGCCACAGCCCTGCTCGGCGGGTGAGGTGGGTCAGTTATAAGGGCGTAGGTGTTTACGCCTCGATCAATCTCCTGGAAAGTTTGCGACTGCGCACGAAAAAGCTCAGGTGGCGCCTGAAAGCAAGATCGCACCTAAAGCCTACCCACCACGAGTAGGTATAAGCGTAACCATTGTGTGACGTATCCCTCCGCCCTTGGCGGACACGTTAAGCCTTTACCTATGTCCGCCATTCGAGAAGAAGAAAATGAACGCTGAAGCGAAAGAACCCAACGACCCGGTGGCCGAGGAACTGACCTTGGAACCGCGTGAACCGGGCAAGACCACCGAAGAGGCCTTCGAGAAGAGTCTCGAGGCCTCGGCCGATACCGAGATCGTCAAGATGGCCTCCAGCCCGGGTAAGACCGTGTTGTCGGATCAGCAGCTGCTGGGGATCCTGAAGATGGGTCCGTCCAATCCGGCCACCCGCAAGATCATCCGCGATATCAAGAAATCCATCAAGGAAACACGTAAGGCTTCGCGGCCTTCCTGGAGGCGTTAATGCATCCACTTCTCACGATCGAGGATAGGCTCCTGTGGGTCACGCTCACAGGACGGGAGTTGCTGGAAAACTACGGGGCGCATCTGGCCACCTACCGCACCGCGCGGTGTATGTTCGAGGTGGTGCTGGAAGCCTCCTACATGACCCGGCAGTTGGAGCTGGTTCGCGAGGGCACGATCGAGCAGGCTGAGCTTCAGATCCAAAGAAAAGAAGCGCAAGCGGAGTTCGAGGCGGCGTTGGACAACTATCGCCTTCGTCGCCGTTACTACGTCATGTCGGCGATTCGTGAACGTAGGCAGGAATTTCGCAACCAGTGGTACCGGGATTTCTTTCCCCGGTCGCATGTGATTCGGGAAATGAAAGAACTCCGCGATCACGCTCGGCGCATGTTCACGGGGCTGGAATCCAAACCCAAACGACGGGTCGTGCGGCCTCGTCCCCGGCAGGTGGGTGCGGCCCAAGCGCTCGCCCTGCAACGCCTGAAAGAGTATCGTTGGAGTAACGGTGAGGATAGCCTCTCAGGCTTTCCGCCCTATAACGGCGGGGTCCATCAGTCCACGCTTCCGCCGGCGCTTTCGGACGAGCTCGAGGAGCTGTTCCTCACGGCGGCCAAGGAACCGGATCGGACACTCAGCATGCATGTGAGTGTCTGGGAAGGCGTCAGTGAGATCCTCCCGCTGGCCATGCGCTACCACGCGTGGATCAACGATACCCTACCTCTGATCCCCCCGACTATCCTGTTGGTGGTGCAAGACCCGGCCTACACCGAGGTCCATGATCTGGATCGCCGGATCATCGAGCGCTTCTTCGCCGAGGAGCCTAAGGACACCCGGCGGGAGATCGGTTTCATCGCGCAAGAGGTAAGGAGCGTCGCCCCGGAGTTTGTGGACCATTGTCATTACGGCTACCCCCATCTCGGCATCAGGCGTGGCAACTCGCACAAAGCCGGTTAACCCAAGGAGACATTGATGTCGCGCGTTGTTCGTTCACTTATTGGCCTGGCCCTGTCGACAGGTCTGACAGGTTTTCTGGCAGATCTGGGACGGAAGCACACTTACCCCGGTCAGCCCGAGGAACCTCGGTCTCAACCCAACCTTCGCGCTAAGCGCAAACGCAAAGCCGAACGTCCGGCGTGGAGAAAGTGATGACGCTGGACGAATACGAGCGATTGCTGGAGCAGTTGGCCAAAGCGCTCGACGACCATCCGGGCAAGAGTCTGTGCATGCGGACCGATGCCTTTGCTCCGGGTGACCTGGCTGCCGCGAAAGCGATGACCAAGTCACGGGTGGGCGATCGCATCCAGTTCAACGACGAGGTCCTGATCACCGGCTTCGGCACCCGCGGTCTGGATCTGGAGAAGGTCGTCAAGGAGCTCAACGAGAAGCACATGAAGATGCCGCAGTTCTCGGCTGGGCCGGGAGATAACCGCGGTGACAAGCGTGAGCGGAAAGCTGCACGCCCTGCCTGGAGACAGTGATGGGTGTCAAAGTCGAAATCAAAGATCCCTGGCACGTCACCCCGGAACAACGCGAGCTCATGCGGCAGCGCATGCTGAGTCGTGGAATGCCGATGCGCCATGTCATGCGGTTGACGGACTATCAACTGTATAACCGGGCCGGTGGTCGCCACTACCCGTCCGAGCGGGACCAGCGCAAAGCCGCTCGCCCTGCCTGGCGGCGGATCTAAAGGAATCGCATGAAGCAGAAAGTGATTTATCCGGTGGGTGCATCGCGTCCTGCAGAACTCCCGCCCGAGCCCACCTTCGGCATTGGTGTGCGACCTCCCTACGTCTGTGAGATACCCTATCCCCAACAACTGCCGCTGGATCTGTCTGAGCAAGACACTCGCGGCTTCGTAAACGCGGTCCGTGAGTTGGCGTTCCAGATGTATATGAACGAGTATGGAGATAGGCATGAAGTGTCCCATCGACGCCGAGGAAGCAGCTTTCCTCCGTGACGGTGTCCGGACGGTATTCGCATGGCAGCATGAATTCACACGCAGCCCCATCGCATCTCGCGGTGGGGGCGATTGTGGATACATGGTATGCGTTACTCCCGGAGTCACCGTCGACACCATCACGAACGCCTGAGGGCCAAGCGCCTGAAGGAGAGTTTTCGCTGGAGCATGAGTCCGACCATGGCATTGAAAAATGCCCAGTGGCGGGTTCACACAGCGTGTCTGTGCAGCTGTTCGATGTGCGGGAACCCCCGCCGTCATTACGGTAATGCCAAACAGGCCAAATCCTTTCAGGAATTGAAAACCCCGATCGAGTTTGAATAACGTAAGAGTCCCCTCCCACAAGGAGGGGCTCTTTTGCCCCCTTAGCCAAGGAAACTCTACATGACCGATAGTAAGTACCCCGCTCGTTCCCTGGAAACGCTCCTCGACTACGACACGCCTTTCCGGGCAACTATGCGAATCTTCGAAGGGACTCGAGGCGATCAGGTCATCCTGGTCGTAGGGCGCTACACATTCCTCGAACACATCGAGTACCTCATGGGGTCCTCCAACGACATCGAGTGGGCCGAGGCTCGCTTTAACCTCCTCCCCGCGCCGTGGTTCCCGGCCGTGATCGAGAGCACGGTGGCCGAAGCGGTGGAAGCCTTGACGCTGAAGTTGTCCAAACTCACCGACGTCGAGTTCAACTCGTTGCCGTCGTTGTTCAGTATCTGCAAGCGCCTGGCCGAAGAGGACAAGGTGCCCAGCTACGACGAGGTGGGCGAGGATGAAGCACCGACGATGGCTGACTGGCTGAAGCAATACGCCGAATACGCCAACTACGACCTCTGAGTGTGGGGAGCCTTCGGGCTCCCTACTCTTTTTTTTTGGCTGGTCTGGACCCAACCGTATGAGGCAATCAACTTTTCTTAGAGGTCCTGGCTTATGCCCACCGTAACCAGCATCACCAACCAGGCAACCAGTGCCGCACAGAGTGCTGCGACCAACACGATCAACAGCGCCCTTAGTAAGGTGTCCGCTGCGGGTAGCTTTGGCGCCTTGGGTGGCCTAAGCGGCTTTGGTAGCCTGAGCTCCCTGCTGAGCCAAACGGCTTCATCCACGGCGCTGGGCAAGCTCTCCTCCCCGGTCTTCGGTGGTGGTCCGTCCGATGCCGTGGCAGTGGTCGATGTCTATGGCATCTCCAACGGTAACGTCATCAACAACACGGTCGATAAACTTTCGGGCTTTGACACCGGCTCGCTCGGTAACTTCCGTCAAAGCGGTGGCCTGCTGGGCAGTTTGTCCAGCCTGGGCAAGAGCGCCCTGGGCGGGCTCTCCTCGCTGGGTAGTGTGCTGGGTAACTCCCTGGGTGGGATCACCTCCGGCGTCTCCCTGACGGGCATGGCAGGCGGTCTGAACAGTGGTCTGGGTCTGGGCGCGTTGACTAGCGGCTTGCTTTCGGGCAATGGCGCCTCCAGCGTACTGCTGAACCTGGTCCCGTTGGCCACCAGCGTGGCGACCGGCAATACCAACCTCTCCTCGATCTCCTCCCGCGTGTTGGGTTCGCTGGGTGGTCAAGGATCGGTGCTGGGATACTCCAGCGGTTTGCAGACTTCCCTCCTGGGCGGTATCGCGACTGCCGTGGGTGGCCAGTTCGGTATTCCTTCTTCCGTGTTCAGTATGGGCATCGCGCTCATCGGTGGACAGCGCACGACGTTCTATTCGGACAACATCTCCGATGCCTCCGCCGTCGCAGGGTTGGCTAACAATATCTCCGGCGTGCCGGACACGGTGCAGATCATCGACGTGGGCGCTGAGTCCTCCACGATGTCTACGGCAATCACGCAGATGATCACCTTGGGCCTGCCCACCGGTGTGAACGCATTGGTCACCGCAGCCAGCGATCCGATCGTAGCGAAGAACGCGCTGACGGCGAATATCCAGACCGCGGTCAATGCCTCGGACATGGCGACCATTGCGTTGCTGATCTCGAACCTGGGTGTGGGTACGATTCGTGCTCAGATGCCGGACTTCGCCGCCAAGCTCCTGGCCAGCTACAAGATCGCGAGCGGTAAGACGGTCAATGACTACAGCGCCTTGGCCACGGAACTGGTGGGCGTCCTCAACACCGTGCAGGTCAACTGGGACTCGGCGACACGTAATGGGGAGATCGTCACCAACCTCTCTGCGTTCACCGGGATCAGTGCGGATGCGACCAAGATCCTCACGACCATTCCGACGTACGCGTTGGCGGTGGCCTTGGCTCCGACCTACCGATCGGTGGATCTGTGGTCGACGGTAAAGAGCGAGTACCCGCTCATGGTATCGATGTAACGGCATACGCCCTCCTCTCCCTTCAACGGGGAGAGGAGGGCGGTTATGCGTTTACTGTGGACGATCGGTGCCCTTCGACAGGGCAGTCAGCAGGCGACCCGGCATGGTGCCGAGGAACCAGTTGGCCGCATGCGAGGGGCTGACCCAGGAATCGAAGTCAGCCTTGTTCTTGGCCGCATTCAAACTCAAGCGACGCCAGGCGTAGGTCTGGTCGGTGAACGACAGGCTACCCAGCACAGCCAGGTAATCGTTGAACACGCTATCGTCGTCGTATGTACCCGGAGCCAGCGCGGCAGCCGTCTTGGTAAAGCCCGTGGCTGCGCCAATGCCGTTGACGACCTTGTCCCAGGCGCTGAACGTCGCGGTCAGCGGCATGTACATGATCGAGGACATGTCCACTACCGAGAAGCTGATGTCGATGCCCAGGGCTTCGCCATCCTGGGTCCAACCCAGGTTACCCGTACCGCGCGTGATCGAGATGTTATCGATCATACCCAGACGGATCTGCGAGCGACCCTTGCAATACATCTCGCACAGGAACGGCGAGGTGTACGAGCGCTTACCCGTTGCCAGCGGCAGAGCGCCGGCCAAGAGCATGCACAGCGGGATCATCAGGTTCTGGAAGCGCGACAGCTTGTTGCCGTACGGGCTACGCAGCTCGATGGTGAAATCCGCACGGGGCAGCGACGCGGTGGAGTTCTCCCACTGCTTGGGGATGTCCACGAACGCCGAACCCGCGAAGGCCGCGACGCCAGAGATGTGCAGTGCATCCAACCCGCCCAGTGCCAAGTCCTTAGCAGCGCCCAGGACGCCCTGGATGGTCGAGCCGATGATACCGTCATCGATGTTACCACCGGCCAACGAGAAGCTCGTAGAGCGGCCCGTGGAGGACATGCCGTTGAGTTTCTGGGCAATGTCCGACTCACGCGTGGAACTGGTGAACGATTCGCCCACGGTGCCCTGGTAGTCGACGCGGAAGGTGATGTAGTTCGAACCGTCGTGACGGCCTTCATCGACTTTGCTGAAGAAAGTCTTGATCCAGTTGAACACGCCGCCGCTGCTTACGGCCGACTCATCCGCATCACCGGTCTTGCTGCCGGACGAACCCGTGTCGCCCCCGGTGCTACCGGCACCGCCGGCGGCAGGCGTGGCCGCGTTGTTGGTGGTCTGGTTGGATGTCGAAGTGGTCGCCGGGGAGGCTTGCACTGCGTCGATTCCTTCGTAGGCGGCGAGGTAAGCGTTGGTGTCTGCCGGGCGGGTGGACGACAACGTCAGGCTCTCCAGCTGGAAGGCCTGCAACTGCGTGCGCAGCTCTTCGGCGGAGTTCGCCGATTTGAGCTTACCGATCAGAGACTGGTTGTAGCGATCGGCCAAGCCCTGGGCACGTGAGGCCATGGCGTAGATATCGATACCACCGCCTTCGCGATACAGCGTGGGGATCAGCTGATGGAAGAGCGCGGCTTCCTGCGTGCTGCTGCCGATGGTTGGATCGTAGATCTGCTTCTGCTCATTGTTCAAGATGCGCGGAATCAGACCCATGTTCACTGCCAGGCCGTTGGCCATGGTGTTGACCGCATCCCAATAGGCATGCATGGCCGGTTTCATGTAGTAGTACTTGGTCGGCTTGTAGTTGTCGAAGAACGCGATGACTTTGCTCGCGTAGACAAATGGCATCATGGGCATGGCCACGACGGTACCAACCGCTTGTCCCAGTTTGTAGAACGCACCCTTCGCACGACCGGTGCGGGCCAAGGCTGAGGCATCGGGGTCGTAGAAGTTGCCGAAGAAGTTGGTGAGCGAGTTGTACTGCGGCACACCGAAACTCATCGTGACGTACTGGCCGTTGTCGTCGAGGGCTTCGCTGTAATACCGGCCCATACCGCGGCTGCCTTCAGTATTACGCTGCTCGCCTGAGCCGCGCCAACGGTTGTTGGATCCGGCACCGCCCATCTTGATATCCGCAAAGCGCGTGAACTGCGGGGGCGGATTGATGGCGAAGTTGCCACCGATGGTGGTGTCGGTGAATTTGTAGGCCGCCGAGGTCAACGTGCTGCGCAGGGCGAACTCTTCGTCGTAAGCGCTGGCAGGCAGCATGAACGACTGCTTCATCCAGTTGAGATCTTTTACGCGTGACATGGCGACATTTTGACCTTGGAGAGATAGTGCACGAAACAGGTGGGGAGGGGTTAGCCTCCCCACCACCTTGTGTTACGTTTGCGCGATACCACGTTTGACCGAGATGGGCGCCTGCGCCGCCTTTTCGACGAGCGGACGATTGCCTCGGGTCGGAGCGGGAATCGAAGCTGCCGCGACATCTGCACCGGACGAATCCGACGATGCCGTGTTGCCGTGAATCCCGCCGAGCAACGCAACCTGCTGCTGGGAGGCGTCGACCAACTGACCGAGCAACTTCACCTGCTGACTCATGAGGTCAGAAATGGTGTTGAGCTGGGCGTTGTTATCGGCGCTGACCTGCTTGCTGCGTGCATCGGCTGCGGCACCTTGCTGGGCGACGGTCTGGCGTTGCGCCGCGACGTAGTCGTCCTGGTTGGAACTGGCCTTGACCACCGACGTGGTGGGGGCCGACAGGGCAAGCCCGGAGGACTTGTTCATATCCGGCGCCGGGTTGGAGGCGTAGGTGGCCGAGGTTGTTGCCTGATCGGACGCACCCTTCGCCGCCACACTGCCGGCACCTGGACCTGTGGGCAGATCACTGAGTGGGTCACCGGTCTTAGCCGAAGCCGGGGCAGGCGTTGCACCTGCGCCACCGGTGGCTGCCGGAGCAGCCTTCTTCGCAGCAGCGAGTTCAGCCGAGGACATGCCTGCGTCAAACTTCGCATTGCCACGCACCTTCTTATCCAGCACCGCCATGAGCTCATCGCGCGTACGCGGCGAACCGTTGGAGCTGTAGAAGATGCTGCCGTTGTTACCTGCAGCGGCCGGGTTGATCTGGGCCGCAATCGCGTTACCGCCTGCGGTCAGCATCTGCACCGCACCACCTGCGCCCAAGAAGTGAGCAGCGTACAGTTCCGTGTCGGTCGGGTCTCGACCAATGCGGCGCTTCAGGTAGTCGCGGTTCTGCTTCAGGAACTCCGCACCCATCAGGGCGTTAGCACGTGGATCAAACGGAGAGGTGTTCGGATCGATCCCGTACTTCTGTCCGTACTTGGCCAGCATGCCCTGCCAGGTTTCGTTGGTGAATTGGAACAGTCCCTTGGCCGAACCCTTCGGCGGCTTCGCTGTCGGATTGAACCCGGATTCGATACTGGCAAAGGTCGCCATCATCCCCGGATCCACGCCGGCCATCTTGGCCGCTGCCACGATCGTGGCCTTCATCGAGTCCCATCCTTTACTGCCCTGTGCCGGCAGGGGGATGTTGTTGATGTCGCCACCGGTACCGTTACCCGGCTGCGGGATGATCTTACCAATCGGGCTACCATCGGAAGCCGTCCCGGAGACATCGTTCGCATCCGCGACAAGGTTCGTCGAGGCCTTGACCTGGTTCGGGCTGACCCGGAACGCGGCGGCGGAACTGGCGGCACCACCGGCAGACGCGGACGCACCGCCGGCCGAGGCCGAAGCCATGGGCTTGCCGTTCGCACCGTTGATCTTACCGTTGGCCGCATCCAACTTGGCCGTCTGCTCGTTGTAGGTCTGCTGCTTGATCGCGGTCTTCAGCGCAAGCAGGTTAGCCTCCACCGCCTTACTATCCGCATTCAGCGGCTGATCATCGAACGGCGAGACCGTCGCGGTCCAGACCGACACGGCAACGTCCTTGACCTTACCCGTCGTGGCGATGACCGCATTGGCCACATCCAGGAGCTGAGCACCGGTCAGGTAGTTTTCCGCATCACCCGGATCGACGTTCTTGTTCGCCTTCTTGACCGCCGAGGCAAACTGCAGCATGACCGGGACAAAGCGTTCGGAGAACCACTCGATCCAGCTGGCCCGCATCTTCGGATCCGAGGGCGAGATCCCGAAGGACCCTGCGTACTTGGTGAAGAGCTCATCCGGCTTGTCGTCGAACGTGGCCAGTCCATTGGTGTCATAGGTCAGGGTCGGCAGCAGGTCGGCTTCCATACCGTACAGGGCTTTGACGCGATCGACCTGGAGGTTAACCAAGCCGTAGGTCTTCAGTCGAATGACCAGCAAGGAGGACAAGGTCGAGGACAGCATGACTGCCTTCGGACCGGCCGTACCCTTCGCCGTCAACCCACTGGCCGTCGAGGCCGCAGCCAAGGCTGCCGCTACGTGGCGAGACTTATCCGCTTCACCCAGGTTCACTTCCCCAGCCGCCTGACCCAGATCGGTCTTGGCCATGCCCGGGAGCTTCTTCGCACCTGCCACCGCCAGTGCACCGGCGGTCGCCGGCGTGATGCCGTCCTTACCCTTGGACTTGTCATCCTTCTTCGCTTCCGCGTCGAGGATGCCCTTGACTTCCTTGAAGGCATCGTTGACTGTGTCAGCCGTAGCCGTCAGCGGGTCGTCACCAAAGGGCGAGTCCATCAGGCCGTAGATGCTCGCATCCACCGCTTGCGCGGCAGCAATCATCTTCTGCTTGGTGGCTGCATCCAGCTTATCGTCCAGGTCCGCCAGATCGACCTTACCGGCCATGTTCTGCTTGGCCGCCATCCAGGTGATGAACACCGGCTTGAAGCGCTGGTTGAACCAACGCAGCAGGGCAATGTGGTTCTGCCCATCGCCTTCGTCCGAGTGCCCCCAATGGAACGGGTTGTACCAGGACGCATCGATGCCGAAGATCTTCGGCAGCTCCGCCGGGTCGAAGCCCTTCATGTCGATCGAGCCGCCCGTGGGACCCACACTGACGTGATCCTTGAGCATGTCTTCCAGCTCGAGGACTTTCTTCATCGGCCACACGTTCTGGTTGATGTCGACACCGTACTGGGCCATACGCACTTTACGCAGTGGCTGGGACTTCTTGAGGTTGTAGTACTGGACACCCTTGTAGATACCGTAGCCTACCGCCGCAACGGCTGCTGCCCCCAAGACCACCGGCGCAGAGATCACGCTACCGATAGCACCGGCCGCGGTGGCAATACCGCTACCCACCGCACCGGCAGCCGAGGCTACACCACCGGCTGCCGTGGCGATACCGCCGCCGACTGCACTGAGCGCACCACCCATCTCGCCGACACCCAAGAGCGCTGCACCGCCGCGGACCAAACCACCACCCGCACGCAGGATACCGCCGCCGGCTCGCGCCAGACCGCTAGCCCCGCGACCCACCAGAGCGCCGGCACGGCTGTTGGCCAGACGACCCACCAACTTACCGACGCGACTGCCACCCAGCTTGTTCCAGCCCTTGCCAAGCAGACGCCCCAACTTCGAACGGCTGAGCTTGCGTCCCGCGTTCTTCATCCAGGCCTTGGCGTTACGACCGAACGTACCACGGGCTGCGCGCTTGCCACCGGTTTCGATGTCAATGCTGTTGCCGTCTTCGTCTTTCTCTTCGTCGTCATCGTGCTTGCCGAACTTGTTCTTCAGCCACGACCACAGACCACCCGAGGACGCTGCCGCTGCCGGCGTGGCGCCTGCGGGGTTACCCTTAGCACCCTTCTTGCGCTGCTGGTCCTGCCACGAGCCCGAGCGGATGTGCTCGGCCGCTGGGAGGCGTGCATCCAAGACCTGGAAGATCTTCTCCAGCAACGTGGTGGACTTGGTCGAATAGACCTCGAACACCTTTGGGTTGAAGATACCGCCCAGACGCTTGAAGATCCCCGTCACCGCATCCATGCCAAAGCCCAACACGGCACCGGTGGCACGCATCGAACCGCGAAGCAGGCTACCGGCCAGGCCGATGGTCCCACCGACCGCGCCGAAGAGCTTACCAAGGATGGACTTGAACGGCTTACCGCGAACATCGCAGATACCCTTCTTAAGGTCCTCCATCGTCAGACGGATCACCTCATCCTTACCCTTGGTCAGTTCGACCACTTCACCGCGGATGTCTTTGGGACGGCGGATCTGTTTACGGGAGCGACGGTCGTAGTAAGCACCCGCTTCCATCAGCGTGGCATAAAGCTTGGGCTCGTTCATCTCACCGACGACATAGACGTCGCGGGCCCGCTGGGCGTAGTCACGCAGTGCGCCGAGGCCCTTGCCAACCAGGCCCAAGGCCTTGAAGGGAAGCGAGACCATCGTGCCGTAGTAACTGCCGAACATCTTCAGGCCCTTCCAGGCCGAACCTAGCGCAAGCTTGACCAGATGGCCACCGCGCTTGTAGTAGACACCCTTCTCGTAGTCGGTCTGCGACAGGACCACGTTACCGTCCGCATCGACGACCGGACCCTTGATGTCACCGATCTTGCGAATCACCTTACCGGTGGCTTGGTCCTTGTAGGCCCCGTTCTTCATGCCCTTGGCATAGAGCGCGGGTTCGGACTCACCCTTGACCATGATGTCCGAGACGAAGTTGGTCAGCCCACGAGCCACCCCACCTGCCAGACGAGCACCACCGCCAATGACCGAACCGATGGCGCCGTAGGTCCCCTTGAAGTACGCACCGAGTCCTTTCAGACCCATGCGACCGGCACCCATGACGCCACCAGCGAGCTTACCACCCCAACGACCGAAGAGGCCAAAGCGGGTGAGCTTACCGGCATCGCCCGTCAGGCCTTCACCACCCGCCCCGGAGGCGGCAATGGCAATCAGCTGGTGCAAGGCTTCGAGCTGTTCCTTACTCTCCTCGGTCCGATGGGCATCGCCTTCGGCCACGAGCTTGAGCAGTTCCGAATACGCCCCACCACCGCCTTCGGCCGAGTACTTCGGCTCGGTCGGGGCAAAGCCACCCATGAGCTTGGAAGCCCCACCGGCGCCGGAGACCATCCGATCGTGATCGGCAATGACCTTCGCTGCTTCGGTAGCCGAGAGCACGACCTTGCCGGCCTTGTCGACGACGCCTTCAGCAATCTGACTTAAGCTGGTAATCGCCTCACCCGTCTTGGCCGAAATGAACTCGCCCTTGTTGGAGAGGATCGCCCGTGCCTTGCCCAACGGACCCGCAGCTTTCGCCAGGAGGTCTTCACCGAACGAACGACTCGAGGTCGCGGCAGTGCTAGCGGCGTTCTTGACAGTCTTGCCCAGGCCCGCCCAGTTGAAGCCACCCGGACGCATAGCGGGACCCGGACCCGAAGGACCTGCACCGCCCGGACTCGGTCCTGCGCTACCCGAAGGCATCGACGGATCGTGGCCAGCCATGATCTCCAACACCTTGTCGAAGTTCACGTGGTCGTTGGAGCCGTTACGGGTGATCAAGCCCAGCTCATCCAGGAGCTCGCGGTTACCGGTCTGCATGTAGGCCCGGATGATCTGCGTCGGGTCACCGACGTAGGACTGCATCGAGCGGAACGCATCGGAGGTGCGCTGGGTCTTCACCCAGTCGGTCTTGCCTCCCACCATGAAGTGGTTCTGGAAGTGCTTGCCCAGTTCTTTCTTGTGGGTATCGCTCAACTGGCTAACGTCGTCGCCGTGAATGAACCGGTCCGGGTCGAACGCTTTACCTTGGGCGGTATCCGAGAGCAGCTGCTTCTGGAGCGCTTTACGCGTGCCGTCGGAAAGCTTGCCCTGAGGATCGATCTGGGACATCACCTGCTTCAACCCGTAATGGGTCATGTCCAGGCTGGACTTGCTGAACAGGCGGTTCTTGGCATCGTTGGCCGCCGCCGACTTACTGGTGAACTCACCCTTGTCCATGTTGAACACGGTGGGCTTGATCGACGCATCACCAGTGCGCAGGATCTGCAGCTCGTTGTGAATCCGCGACAGGAAGCCAGGGATCACTTCGGTCAGACTGCGACGGGCCTGGTTATTGAACCCCACGGCCTCATCGGCGTTGTTGATCGGCGCCTCACCCACCTTGGTGTCTTGCGACATGCGTGGGGTGACGTTCTTGAAGAAGCGCACGAACGAGCCGAGCTTGCCGTAATCACCACGGTCCGAGCGGGCCCACTTGTTGGCTTGCTCAGGCAAGGTGTCGAGCAGGTAAGCCAACCGCGCACCGAAGCTTTGCGCACCCGGCACCTTCTCAACCTTACCACGCGCCCAGCGTCCCGCCTTTCGACCCAGATGCGAGGCAGCGAAGTCACCAGCGAGATGGCCAGCCAGTTGGTGGCCACTCATGCCCATGTCGCCCATCATGCTGCCCATGTCCATGGCAGACTCCGCGCCCATCGCGCCCATGTGCACACCGGAGAGGGCGGCTTTCAGGGAGGTCTTGAGATTGGCCTGGAGCTTGGAGCCGAACTTACCCACGTAATCGACGATCGCCTGCTGGGAGCGGCCGTAGAGCTTGTCACGCAGGGTGCTGCCGTACTGCTCGGACTGCTTGACCTTGACCGCATCAGGCAGTGCCGTGTTCTTGACGATCGCATCCAACTGCGCGGCCATCTTGACCGACATGTCCGCACCTTGATTACGGATATCCCGCAAGGTGAAGAACGAGCGCATCTGGAACTCCAGCGACTTCTGCTGGTAGCGGGCGTTGACCTGGTCCTGGTAGGCGACCAGGCGATCGATACCGTGCCGCATAGCGGAAAAATGGAAAGCGGACTTACGTTCGCGCTTGTCCACGATGTCCTGACGGATCATCTCGGCCGATTGGTTGGTGGCATGTTGCCGCGCACTCTCTTCCATCTGGACGCGGAAGATGCCGGCGAGCTCGGCACTGATTTGTCCTGCGTCGATCTCTCCCTGGGTCGGTGCACGATAGCCAGGCTTGTTCTTAGCGAACGCTTCCAGGCGCTTGATCGTGGAGTCCGGCAGGAAAGAACGGACCTTCGGCGTGACCTTCTCCACCGCTTTTCGGGCGACAGGAAGCAGGGGCCGGAGATCTTGGGCGGCGCTATTGTATAGCTCCCGTACGCCCTGTACGGCGGAATCGGCGGCATTGATTGCCGTTCCGTATCCCTTCGGCATGGCGTCGGAAATCGCACGTTTGATGAAGCTCTTGCTCGTGACTTGTGCACGCGCGCCCTCGGCAAAACCGACGGCAATCTTCTCGATGGGCTTGCGGTCTTTCTTCTGGGCTTTACCCTCACCGGGCAGCTGGTACTCGTCGAAATTCAAATCGTCGAGATCCATCTTCCCCAGAGGGGTGATCTTTTTACTAGCCATAAAAGTCTCCAGGCCCTAGACGTATATGTAGCTTCGGTTCATAAGTTAAGGAGTGAGGACCCTCCTCATGAATACTGCCATGCTTCCCTTCAACGTCGAGATCATGAACATCGACCGTAATAAGGTTGCTCACCTGAAGCCGGTGACCAGCCTGGACTATTACGAGAACGTCGGTGGCGACCTCCACGGGGACGGTTTGTTCTCGGTCGAGATCTTCGGCCGGGTCGGTGAGGAAAGCCGCGACAAGCGCTTCTCCTACATCGATCTCAAGACCCAGATTTTCCACCCGGTCATCTACCAAGCGCTGTGCAAGCTGAAGGGTCTCTACCAAGGCATCCTGGCAGGCACGGCTTTCGCGACCTGGGACCCGATCACCAAGGACTTCAAAGCCGCCGACGAATTGGTCGGAGAGACCGGCTATGCGTTCTTCATCTCTCACTGGAAAGAGATCGCCTTTGCTGGCAACAAGTCCGGCATCCGTGACGCTCGCATCCAGCTGGTCGAGAAGTACCGTGACCGTGCGTTGTGCGACAAGATCCTGGTCATGCCTGCGGGCTTGCGGGATATCGAAGTCGGCGACGACGGCCGGACGGTCGTGGGTGATATCAACACCTTCTACCGCAAGATCATCTCGATCAGCAAAACCATCACCACCACCGAACACGGTGCGCAGTCCCGTACGCTGAACCTGCCGCGGCATTTGCTCCAGCAGACCTTCAACGAGATCTACGGCACGATCGAGACCATGCTCACGGGCAAGTACGGCTTCCTGCAGTCCAAGTGGGGTAGCCGGCGTATCTTCAACGGTACGCGAAACGTGATCACGGCGATGGATACCTCCACCGAAGTGCTGGGTGGCCGCAATGCCCCCAAGTATACAGACACGATCCTGGGCTTGTACCAGGCGATCAAGTCCCTCGGCGCGGTGTCGGTGCATCTGCTCAAGACCGGTTACCTGGCTCAGATCTTTGCCCCGGGCAACGGTTACGCCAATCTGGTGGACCCGACGACCTACAAGGGCGTGCAGGTCAAGCTTGCTTCGGATACCTTTGACCGTTACACGACGGTGGAAGGGCTGGAGAAAGTCATCTCCAGTTACGGCGAGACCACGCTGCGCGCAAAACCGGTAATGGCCGATGGCTATTACCTGGCGCTTATCTATGCCGGTCCGGACCGCACCTTCAAGGTCTTCTCCTCGATCGATGAGTTGCCCGAAGGGTTCGATCGCAAATTCGTCCGTCCCATCAACCTGGTCGAACTGATCTACCTCTCCGGTTACCGGAAGTGGAATGATTACGTAGGCTTCGTCACCCGCTACCCGGTCACCGGTACGGGCAGCTGCTACCCCTCCACCTTGTACGTCAAGACCACGATCGTGGGCGAGATGCGCAGGGAATTGGATGAGGAGTGGCGGGTCTCGGACGAAGATGCGGTCGCGCTGGAATTCCCCACCTACGAGACGCTGGCCTATCTGGATTCCCAGGTGGTCTCCAGTGCACGTCTTAAAGGTTTGGGTGCTGACTTAACGCTTCACTAGGTCCTTGTGGGGGTAACCCTACTCGAAAAACTCTTCTAATTGCTGGAAACTCTCGTTTGAACATGGCGCGCGACAACGTAATCCGAAAGGGTCAGCGTGAGCGCATGAGAAGCCGTCATGTAGAGACAATCAGCAGCCAAGTCCCTAACGCTCGAACGTGTCGTCCTCCACGGGAAAGTTACGGGAAAGGTTCAACGACTAGGCGAAAGCCGTAGGGTCAAGTGACCCGAAATGGAGAGCATCCGTGAGCTGCTGGATAGCGCTGCGGATGAAGATATAGTCTGGCCATGCAGGGTGACCTGCAGCTGTTTGTGTTGCCTGCCCCTCCCTCCCCTCGGGCAGCACGAGCGCGCCGGTTCTAACGAAACCGGTGGAACACACGCGTCGACGGCGATACGAGTTCTTGGAACGCGATCGTCGGTGATGAATCCTTACGAGAAGTCAAAGAGTTCCTGGACTCCAAGGCCGCTTACGTTGACCCGCGCGGTGGCTTACATGCCTCCGCTGATGTGGCAACGGTGGCCCTGGTCCTGCAGAACATGACCGGCTAACCGCACCACGAGGTTGACCCATGATGATCCTTTACCCCCAGTACTACCGACAGCACGGCATTCGTCGTGCCGTGCAGTTGGTGGCCCCGACCTTGAGTCGGATGGAAACGCTGGACCTGCCCCAGGGCAGCATCCTGCACTTTGTCGCCCAAGACGAGTCGCAGTACGGCATGCCCCAGGACGACTACCTCCTTCGCCATGTTTCGCGGATGATGTACGTCGACCATGTCAAGGAGCTGGGCGATAACAAAGGCAACCCGCGTCCGACGCGGCAGCCGCCCAACCAGATGATCCGGGACTACCAGCGGAAGTACCGCCGTACGCGTGCGCTGACCAACATCGATGCCCTGCTGCGCGATCCGCGCACGCTGGTGATCGAGAACTATGCGCTGCTGCCGCATCTCTTCCGTTACACGACCAGCTACTTCCGCAACTACTACAAGTGGTGGAACATCCAAGCCGCCATGTGGGCGCGGGTGGGCGAGCTGGACGTGAAGGCCGATCGTCAGCAGTACCTGGAATGCTACCTACCTACCATCCTTCCGTCGTTGGGCCAACTCCGCAAGGGCGAGGCCTACACCAACCGGTCGACCATTGCCGCGTTCGCACAGAACGAGTCGATGTTCATCCTGGAAGTGTGGAAGTGGCTGGGTGAGCACCGTGAGACCTCCGTGCTGGCCAAGGCGGGTCCTCGCAACCTGTCGAAGATGAACCTCATCTGGACCCAGTCCGATAAGTGGTTCATCATGAACCTGGGTCTGCTGGACCAGTGGCGTCGTCCCTCGGAGACCGAGCTCAAAGCCGGTGCTGATCCCAAGCACGGGATTGTCGATCCGCAGATGATGCAGAAGCGCTTCTTGCGTGCTCTGATGTTCCTCTTCGAATCGGGTACGGTCGCCGGTGGTGAAGCGAAGGCTGTGGCGGAGGCGACGATCGTTGCCCCGACCGCCGATGGCACGACCAAGGAGCCCACGGGCGAGGTCAAGGCGGTCGACGTGCCGCTGAAGATCGCGATGCCGCATCCGGACGATCCGAACAAGACCAAGCTGATCACGATCAAGCCGGGCCTGAACATCGATAACTTCCCGGACCATCCGGTGGAAGAGACCGCGGACAACATGCGGTTGATCGATGAGGCCATCACCAAGGACCTGGACGCCCTGGCTCATCTGCACCTGGATCAGGTCGAAGATGAGCTGACCGGTGAAGACGGTGAGCCGCCGGTGGACGTGCCCCAGGCGATGATCAACTATGTCGCTGAGCAGCGTACCCTGGAATCGGCCATCATGGCCAAGGCGGATGCCCTGGTCGATGACGGTCTGCTCTCGGGTGCGGAGTATCGCCGGTTGATGGCGGTCTCCTCGGCGTATAAGAAGATCCCCGATCCGTACGGCTCCGGTCAGACCCTGGAAGTCCAGGCGCAGATCGATGTGCAGAACCTGGTGATCTCCGATGCCCCGTCGATTCCCGATAGCGTCAGCATCGTGGACAAGTCGATGCTGAAGACCAGCTTGGCACACTTTGACACCAAGTACGTCAACGAGGTCATGCCCAAGGACATCACCAACATGGTGCTGGGTATCCAGCACGGTGGCGTGGGTGTTACCGGTTACCAGATCGAACACATCGAAGACGCACTCAACAGTTACACCTCGCACACGGTCAACCTGGTGCCGGTCACGGGCAAGCCCTCGACCATCCGCTTCCGGTTGCCCAAGGTCGAGGACGACGGCACGTTCCGTGCCGGTGGCGTGCGCTACCGTCTGCGTAAGCAGCGCGGTGACATGCCCATTCGTAAGCTCTCCCCCGAGAAAGTGGCCCTGACCAGTTACTACGCGAAGATCTTCGTTTCCCGTAGCGATAAGCAGGTGCACAACTACCCGGGTTGGCTGACCAACCAGATCGCTGCACGCGGTATGGATCCGACCAACGAGGACGTGGACCACCTGATGGTCTCGGACGTGTTCAAGCGGGAATACCGCACGCCACGTCTGTACTCGATCCTGGCCGCACGCTTCCGCTCCTTTGAGCTGCCCAAGTACGACATGCAGTTCTTCCTGGACTACGCCGCTCGTTATAAGCAGTTCGGCGAAGAGCGGGTCAAGGCAGCTGAGAAGTCGGGCATGACGGTGATCGGTCGTTCGGGCGGTTACAGTCGGTCGGGTGGTAAGGATGCCTACAGCCTAATCCTGGTCGACCAGAACGATGTGCTTTACCAGACCAACTTCGACAACGACGAAGAGATCGCGGTGCGTGGGACCATGGAATCGCTGCTCGAGTTGGATCGCCGCAAGGCACCAGCTGAAGTGGCGGTACTGAAGGTCTTCAATAAGCTCGTCCCGGTCGGCATGTTCTTGGCCTACCAGATGGGTCTGTCGCGCCTGTTCGAAGTACTCGGTGTGAATCCCCGTCGCGTGCCCTCGGGTGAACGTGTCAACCTCTCCGATGACGAGTACGTCCTGAAGTTCCAGGACGAGCAGTTGGTGTTCCCCAAGGAACATCGTCTGGCCGCTCTGATCCTGGCCGGTATCGGCACCTACGAGAACGCCACTAGCAACTACCCGGTACATCTGTTCGATCGCAAAGACATCTACCTCAACGTGCTGGATCAGGCGGGGGTGGGTGCCAGGTACTTGCGTGAAATGGATCTGATGGTCGAGATGTTTGTCGATCCCATCACCCGCGAACTGCTGGAAGACATGCACGAGCCGCTGGACTTCATTGGTCTGGTCATCCGGGCCTGTGAGCTGCTGCAGACCGATTGGTCGCCCGATGAAACCGACATGGCCTTCATGCGCATCAAGGGCTACGAGCGTATGGCCGGTGCGGTGTATTCCGAATTGGTGAACGCGGTCCGTGGTCATCGTGCCCGCAGCTCCTCGAACGCCTCGATCGAACTGTCGCCCTACGCCGTGTGGACTGCCGTTGCGCAGGACTCCTCGGTCAAGCTGGTCGAAGACTCCAACCCGGTGCACAACCTCAAAGAACGTGAAGAGCTCACCTACTCCGGTACCGGTGGTCGCTCGGCACGCTCGATGGTCAGCGCCACGCGTGTGTATCACCCCAACGACATGGGCGTCATCTCGGAGGCCACCAAGGACTCCGCTGACGTGGCGATCACCACGTTCACCACGGCCGATCCGAACCTGAAGAACCTGCGCGGTGTCACCGGCCGGTACGAGAAGGGGAACCTGGGTCCGGCCTCGTTGCTGTCTACCTCGGCGCTCCTGGCCCCGGCAGCGACCCGTGATGATTAAAGAGTTAGAAGCAACCGCTTTTAACTCTACGGTCCGCTTACATGGAAACGTGTAAGTGAACTCTCCTTAATTGCTGGGACCTCCTTAGAGCCTCACTACCACTGCGAGTCGAAAGACAAAGCGACGGTTTGAAAAGTGTGAGGATTGGACAATCAGCAGCGAAGCCCTGTTAATCGGGGAACGTTCATCGACTAAGGCTTTATCAGCCGGTACCCGTCAAGCGATGGGGAAATGGGAGACACCCTTTAAGCACTCTGATCTAGACAGAAATTGCCAAGGGTGAAGATATAGTCAGCTCTGCATGGAAACATGCAGCTGCTCCGCAAGGAGCGGGGTAGGGTTTGCGGCCCTGCCTGAACATAAGGCCAAAACGTGTCAACTTCATCTCCATCCAGCAGTCGGCTGGTACCTTCGCTAAGGGCTACGTGCCCTCGCCGCTGCGTACCGGTTACGAGCAGATCCTGGCCCACCGTACCGATGACCTCTACGCCTACACGGCCAAGAAGCCCGGTAAGATCACCCGCCTCACGGCGCAAGCGATCACGGTGACCCACGAGGACGGTTCGGTCAAGACGATCGAGCTGGGTCGTCGCTTTGGTGTGGCGGCAGGTACGATTCTCCCCCATGCGGTGGAGACCCGACTCAAAGTCGGTGATGAGGTGAAGCTGGGTGATATCGTTGCCTACAACCGTAACTACTTCCAGATTGACCCGCTGAACCCCAAGCAGGTCGTGTGGAAGGCTGGTGTCTTGGTCAAGACTGCGATCATGGAATCGACCGATACATTGGAAGACTCCTCCGCTATCTCGGAAGAGGTGGCGGGCCTCATGGAAACGCAGATCACCAAGATCCGCGATGTCCAGGTGGCGTTCGATCAGTCCGTACGCAATCTGCTGCCGGTGGGAACCCCGGTGGAAGTCGAGAGTATTTTATGTACAATCGAAGATGCGGTCACGGCGCAGAGCAATCTGCTGGATAGCGACTCGCTGGATACCTTGCGATTGATCTCGGCCAATACCCCTCGGGCGAAAGTCAAGGGCGTGATCGAGAAGATCGAGGTGTTCTACAACGGAGACATCGACGAGCTGTCGCCTTCGTTGCAGGAATTGGCACAAGCTTCCGACCGTGAACGTAAACGCACTGCCCGTGAACTGGGCAAGACCTACACCCCAGGCCGCGTGGATGACTCGCTGCGTGTGGATGGCAACCCGCTGCCGCCGGATAACCTGGTGGTGCGGATGTACATCACCAGCGATATGTCCGCTGGCGTGGGTGACAAGGGCGTGTTCGGCAACCAGCTGAAGACGATCCATGGTCGAGTGATGTCGGGCAAGAACGAGACCGAGTCTGGTCAGCCCATCGGTGCGATCTTCGGTTACCAGAGTATCTCCGACCGTATTGTGTATTCGCCGGAAATCATCGGTACCACCAATACGCTTCTCAAGATCATTTCCAAACGCATGGTCGCCGCTTACTACGGGAAACTGAAATGAAAGACAAAAAAGCCGAGCAGTCCGCGCTCGAAGCCAACCTCCCGGTGATTGTCAATGCCGTGGAACTGGTGTCGCAGGTCGTGGCGCAGGTGGCCGGTAACGCCATCTCCAACATGATCGACGGCAAGATCGTCACCCCGACGGTCCTCCAGGGAACCGTGGCGGCGCGCCTGCAATCCATCCTCAACTCGCAGACGGGAGCACGCTGATGCTTACCAAAAGTTCGCTGATCGCCAGCTTCCCGCTGGCCCAGCAGCTGGCCATGAACGGTGCCCAGTTGGCTCCGGTGGGTGACAGCCCGCTGGCCGCGCTGGTCTCGGCCAGCCTGGTGGACGCGCAGACCGTGGGCGATGCCCCGGCCGGTACGTTCGAAGAGCAGCCCGAACTGGGCGAGCTCATGCTCCAGTCCTCGGCCAACGCCGACATGGCGGGCGTGTGTCAGCACGACGCGATCATGGCCAACACGGTGGCCGCGGTCAGCAAGGCCGTGGAGAAGAACCTCGACCTGGCTCGCAACGTCGTCGGGCCGCTGATCAAGAAGGTGGTCGAAGACACCCAGGCCTACATGGACAGCACCGCGCAGTCCTCGCTGGCCCCGATGTCGATCTCCCCGTTCTACTACCAGAGCCTGTGGGACAACCCGACCACGGTCGACTTCGTCCGCAAGTTCGAGAATGCCCCGGTGACCCCGGTCGCTCTCTCGGGTCTGACCCTGCCCGCGCCGACCTCGGCGCTGGAAGCAATGCTCACCGGTGCTGGCAGCTATGATGCCGACATCAAGGCATTCGTCGACGCGGTCGGTGAAGAGTACCTTCAGGGCGTCTGGCGCTCGGTGTTCGGTGGTGGCGTCAGCCAGCTGTCCGATTACCTGCGCTGGAGCCAGGACAAGATCGATGCGACCCTGGCGACGTTCCTCTTCGCCCGTCGTCTCTTCGACGATGTCCCCGAAGGCCTCAACATGGACCTGTCCGCGTACAAGGCGTACATGGGTGCCGTGGTGGGTTTCGCTGGCCGTCTGTGCTGCGCGATCTACAAGAAGCGTGAAGCCGACGTCGGTATCAAGGCGCTGGTCAATGCGATGCCGGTCGGTGGCCAGGGTTCGATCCAGGTCAACGGCGATGTCTACCAGTCCTTCCTCGAAGCCGGTGGTTCGCCGGAAGTCCTCTTCGGCGCCGCCGTGAGCGACGGTCAGCGTAACTTCGCGACCCTGCTGGAAGCCAAGGACCGCTACGTGCGGGAATGGCAGCGTACCTACGCCCTGCTGCAGAGCAAGGCGGCTTCGGTGCGTCTGGACAGCATGATCAGCGGCCTGCGTGGCGCCCTGGTCTGCCTGCTGAAGGATGAGTCGCTGGGCTTCGAGCTCTCGGCTGATATCTACCAGCAGCGGATCAAGGAGCGTCTGGCCAAGATCAAGCCCAAGGACATCGAGGACATCTGGCACGTCGCCCGCAAGGCCGTCTGCCGCGTGTTCTACCCGCAGACCGACGTCGAGCGCGTGCTCAACGCCGTGGACGCCTCGGCTCTGGCACACCCGGAGCTGGACATCCGTGAAGCGGGTCTGCTGGCCACGATCGACTTCGTGGCAGCCTGGGTGGCCGATCTGATGACGGTCACGCTGCTCTCGGACATGGGCCGTCCGCCGGAACGTACGGCTAAGTTCTTCGGAGCCTAAGCCATGGACTGGAAGCGCTACCAGCGTGATGCCTCCAAGGTGCATGCGGTATTGGTAGAGCAACCGGACAATTCGGTAATGACCACTCGGGGCGTGAAGATATACGTCCCCGAGCGGTTCTCTGAAAAGCAGTTGGCTGTGATTGGTGCGGAGACGTATATCGTCGGCATCTTTGCGATCGTGGTGGATGACTTGTATTACGGGGTCTCCACCGCGAACGCGATGATGCGCATCAAGCCCAGCCTGATCAGTACGGTCAAGTTCGATGACTCCACCTACCTTGAGTTTTCCTTCGAGGCAGGCAGTACGGTCATCGCTACCACCGAGTTGATCAAGACCGATACCCTGGTCTACCGGATCTTCGATGAGATGATTGCCAAGGGCCACGTACCCTGGTACCTGTCTTACGACGACCTGGCCAAGCTGTTCGAGACCGCCGAATACCATGCCGGCATGCGTCTGACCCGTTCCCACGCTATCTTGGAAATGATTGCTGCCGCCGTGGCACGCGATCCGCAGGACCGTACCAAGTACTACCGCCATTCGGTGGTGAACCAAGCCGACGAGCGTTCACGCCCGCCGGTGGTGATCCCCTTGCGCAGTATTACCTACGGTGCCACCAACACCACCTCGAAGCTCCTAGGGTCCTACTGGGACCAGGGCTTGACCAGTGCGTTGGTGAACCCGTCCACCAAGGTTGAGAATATCGAAGATCTGCTGCGGCGTTAAGCCGCGGCAGGCCTTTTACCTGCCGCGTCGTTTAGGAGTTTGTGTTATGATTGGCACGCAAAGTGCAAGCTACGGCTGTACGGCGCTGAAAGGGACCAACAAGGCCGGCGTCGTCAAGCCGGACGCGTCGGGCTATTACACGCTGGTGGTCGGTGCCCTGGACTTCTTCAATTCCGGTGGTGCGTATTACCCCCTCGGCCCCGCCAAGGCCATGTTCGATGAAGCGCACAGTTTCCAGCGGCGCATTCGCAATGGTTGCCTGTTCGGCGAGATGGGTCATCCCCGTCCCGGCCAGATGAACATGCAGCAGTTCATGGCACGCGTCATGGACATCGACGAGAAGAACGTGTGCTGCCACTTCCGTCGCGTTTACCTGGACTATGACCGGATCACCGATGCCAAGGGCCGTAAGGTCGTGGCAATCATGGCCGAAGTCAAGCCGGCAGGTCCGATGGGCCCTGCGCTGCAGTCCGCGCTCGACAACCCGGATGAGAACGTCTGCTTCTCGATCCGCTCCATTACCAATGACAAGATGATGGGCGGTGTCCTCAACAAGGCCATCAAGACCATCGTCACGTTCGACAAGGTGACCGAGCCGGGGATCTCCATCGCCACGCGTTGGAATGCTCCGGGCCTGGAAAGCTTCATCTTGGAAGACCACCTGATCGTGCCGGCGCATCTGCATGCCGTGGCACGGCGTCAGCGGGAGACCCAGCAGCTGGGCCTGGAGTCGGGCAGCGTCCTCTCTGCGGAGAGCGTGTTGCAGGACCTGGGCTGGATCGAATCAATCCGCACAGCAGCCCCGCCGTCCAACCGCTGGTAAAAAAATACCGTCGGCCATGTTCCTATGGACAGGGGGCGCGGCACAAGTCACAACGTTCGGAAAGGACGTACTCAGACAGCCTTAGCTCGACGCTTTCGCCGGAACGGCAACAGCTTGTACTGCAACTTGTCTCGCGCACTCGCGCACCCCTAAAGCCTCCGCCCAAAAGGCGGAGGCTTTTTTTATGCCTTGGTCGCACCGTCATTTTATGCATCCCTTTAACTTGGCTTGATCATCGAGGCATCCACATGACAGCGGTACGTACCTCCGAAGACGATCTGCGGGCTTACTTCGCCCTGCTACCCAAAGAAGTCGCCTCGGAACTCACCCCGGTGCGTGCATCGAAGATGGCTTTCCCGTACCTGTACCACATCAGCAAAGACACCAAGATCGAACGCTTCGCCCCGACCGTGACCAAGCGCAGTCTGGATGGCGAGGATCGCTCGGTGCCCCGGATCTGCACCGCGCCCTCGTTGGCTGGCTGTATCCTGGGTTACGCTTCGGACCTGCATGACTTCATGAACCGTCCCACCTGCATGAGCGGTGATGGGGAGCGGAAGGTGAAGTTTGCCGGTGGCTGGGCGATCTACGGCATCCCGTTCGAGTTTGCCCTGGTACCCTCCAAGAAGCTCCTGCCGGATGTGGCCAAGACCCAGGAACATTGGCTGGTCAACTACTCCCCGGAGCGGGTGACCTACGAAGCCGAACTGCTGGGTAAGTTCTACTACGAAAGCGTGATGCATCTGGCGGGTAAGGGTGAACCGGCCACCGTGATCGAGATGGTGGTGGAAGTCTTAACCGAGACCCCGATCGTCTTTGATCGGAAGACCACGTTGACCAAGGGCTACTGGAAACTCACCGTGGCGGGCATGCATCAGTCCGAACGTTGGGACAAGATTCCCGTGGTCAAACGCGAGCCCATGGAGGAGAAGTCCTACACCGCCTCCAAGCAGCTCATTGCCAGCTTCCTGAGCTTCGAGCAGTACGCCCCACCCTCGGCAGCCTGGTAACGTCAAAACGCCCCTCCCGTTTGGGAGGGGCTTTATGCCGGTGCTTTTTTATCGAGGACCCACCTGCTATGACCTACAGGGGTATTTTTCGATGGACACATTTGATCACCTTTACACGCAGTACATGGCGCTCTCCAAGGCGAACCCTGTGCTGGGGGCGGGCTTGGCGTTGTATGTCGCCGGTGCCGTGACCTTTTTCTTTCGCAGCACCCCGGCCAAGATTGGCCGGTTCCTCTACCGGCAGGCCACGACCACACTGACCTTGACCAACGCCGGGCAGGGTCTGGCCTCGGAGAACTTCGATGCGTTCTCCAAATGGTTCCTCCAACGCGATGGGGCCAGTTACATTCGCAACTTCCAGCTGGACGGCTCCTGGCATAAAGGCGGGGCTGTGTTGGGCGCAGGCAATGGCGCGGTCAATTTCTTCTGGTGGCGTAAGCGACTGTTTTGGATGACGCGTAAGCGCCTGGAGCAGAATCAGGGCAGCTACCAGATCAACTACGAGGTGACGGTCACGATGCTGGGCCGGTCCTCGGCGATCATCCGGGACATGGTGGCCGACTTCCGCTATAAGCCCAGTGCTGAGGAGCTCTCGGTCTACGGTTTTGATGATGGCTGGGAACGGCGGGCTCGTGTGGGCTTGCGTAAGCTCAAGACCGTGATGGCCAGCACAGCACTCAAAGGTCAGTTGATGGAAGACATCGAGTTCTTCCGGGATAACGCCAGCTGGTATCTAGACCGGGGGCTGGCCCACAAGAAGACCTTCGTGCTCTACGGACCGCCGGGTACGGGCAAGACCAGCTTGATCAAGGCCTTCGCGTCGTTCTATGGATTCAACGTCTGCATCATCAACCTGGGCCATGTGTCTGATCGTCAGTTGGAAAAGGCGATTGCGACGATGCCGGAGAATTCGATCCTGGTCTTTGAAGACTTCGATTCGACCTCGGCGACCAAGGTACGCCGCGCGGCCAAACCAAAAGTCGCTGACGCACCGGCGCTACCGGTTGAACCGTTGGGCATGCTCTCCTCTACCGCGGCGCTCAGGGCCGCCACACCCGGACGCCTCGACGCGCCCGCCGCCGGTGGGGAGGAGACTTTCTTCTCCATGCTGACGCTCTCGGGTCTGCTGAACACCCTGGACGGACTGATCGGGCTGGACGGAAAGCTGGTCTTCATGACCACCAACCATCTGGACAACATCGATTCGGCTGTGATCCGTGCGGGTCGAGTGGATCACATCTACGAGGTGGCTGAGCTTCACCAGCCTGAGATCGAAGATTACATCCGGCTGATGTTCCCGGAAACGCCAGTACCGGAAGGTCTGGCGTTTGAGAAGATCCTGGGCTGTAACTTGCAGGCCCTGTATTTCAAGCATCACCGGAGTGTGGATGCGTTTATCGATGCGATCCCCAAGTGCCGGGAACTGCACCTGGTCGCTAGTAATTGAACCATTTTCAAATCCTTACTATAGATGGGTACAACCTAACCCATCCACAGGAGATGTGAAACGATGAGCAAAATCACCCGTTCGGCCAGCACCGATCTGATTCACGAGTTCTGCCAGCAGTTGGCCCGCTACCACCTTCCGGTGGAGGTCATCAACCAACCGAGCTTTGCGCTTCGCACGCTGCACGATACACTCGCCAAAGGACACGGGCCGCTGACTGTAGCGGAACGCGGGCAGGTCCAGGTCATCAAGCACTACTACGAGGCTCTGCTCTCGAAGAAGCCGACGGGTAGCCCGCAGGATCTTCGTCCCCGTGCCACCACCTGCATGCTCGAATGTGCAGCAGCGCTGCAGGTCCTGGGTGAGGATCCGACCGGCAACGTATCCAAGGCCATCAAGGGCGCCAAGCGTCGCGTGGCGGACAGCGAGCGGCGTTTCAAGGGGAAGGCCGACGTGCCGCGTGGATACCACAACACCTGGGCGACACCCGGTGCATCGCCGGAGCTTCCCGCATGAGCGGTTGGGCCGGTGATGGCGGCGGTCTGACCTCTCTGAAGTCCAAGGACTACCTGAAGCCCGACTGGGCTCAGGCGAACGATCCGCTCAACTGGCAGCATTACATCGCGCCGGCGGTGCGGGAGGTCTGGAAAGACTTTGGCCTGTCCTTACAGCGCATGCTGGCCAAAAACGCCCAGCTCCTGGCGAACCGGGCGCGGCTGGAACTGACCTCGGACATGGAGGGCTTCCAGTTCACTGAGAGTGATCGGGAGTCAGCCCTCACACCCGAGTGGGATCTGGTGGGTCGGGTCCACGACTGGCGGAACTACATCGCCAAGGAAACCCAGGCGAACTGGGAACGGATCCCTTTGCTGGGTCGCATCCTGCTGGTCCAGATGGCGGACCGCATGGCCGAAGGCGAGCATTGGGATTAGATCTAAATCGATTTCAAACGCATATTACCCTCTTGTCATGAGAGCTAACGCTCCTGTGACTGCGCAGTTCACAGTGGAAAAGTCCAGTGAATTCTTACACTCCACGGTGTAGGGTATGCTGGCAGACACCTTTATCGATCATTCATGAACCAGGAAACAATCGCAATGGCAACGACCCAGACCAACGAGCTGAAGCTCAACGACTCGATCCTCAAGCTCGCCGCTGAGATCAAGAAGGACATCACCATCGGCGACGGCGGCGCGATCGTCCTGGACAAGGGCTTCTACGAGAAGCACCTTCCCGAGAACCTGTCCATGACCCAGGTCAAGGACGTGCAGACCCACAACTCGAACATCATCGCCGCAGCCACCCTCGCCCTGGGCGAAGTCGGCCTGCCGCACCTGAAGAAGCACAAGGACCTCGACACGATCTCGCTCGCCTTCGGCGTCGGCAAGGACAAGGTCCAGGCCCAGCTCAAGCGTGAAGTGCAGGTTCCGGACGGCCTGGGCAAGGGCGGCATGCGCACCAAGCATGGCGTGATCAGCGCCAACTACAAGGTCCACGCCTCCGGCAACGTCGGCGACTTCAAGAAGGTCCGCGAGCACATCGCCGCGGAAGGCTCGAAGATCTGGGGCTAAGCCCTGCCCGGCGGGTTTGAAGGGAGCACGAGGTCTTCATAGACCCGTGCTCCCTTCGAATCACGCACTTTTTTTATGTAACCGAAGGAACCTACCCGATGGCACTGCCACCGATCCACTGTCTGGTCTGCGGTAAGGCGGGTCAGTACGGTGACGTAGGACTGCGTGGTTGGCGGATGGCTGCTAACCGAATGGGCGGCTATACCTGTAGTCCAGTCTGCGATGATGTGATCACCGCTTACGACAAGGCTCAGAAAGACGCGAAGAAGAGTGCCTCCAAGAAGGACTGATCGATGCGAATCCTTACGTTGTCTCAGTTCCGGCAAATGCCTGAAGGGACACTGTTTCACAAGTACCAACCCTGCGCGATGGATAACGACGGTCTTGGTATCTTCCACGGCGCCTGCGGTGAAGACGACTTCATCGCCGAGTACCCGATGGACCATCACAGCGAAGGCGAGAGCCGCGGCGTCGTCGTGCAGGATCTGGACCCGACCATCACCCCCATGGGGGAGTCCGTTCCGGTGGCTTTTGGCGGGCACATCATCCGCGACGCTTACCATAACCCGAATCAGTTGTTTGCGGTATGGGAGCCCAGCGATATCGAGATCTTCATCGCCTACCTCCGCCAGCTCCAGGCGCAGGCAGTCGTACCCACTGCTTAAAGGAGACTACCTTGGATCTGTTCACAGCACAAATGTCGAAGCGCAGTGAAGCCTGGCGCCACGATATCGTCTTCGTGGACACCACGGTCAAGTCCGGCGTCAAGATGTTCGCTCCGACCTGGGCGATGGTGCTCGGGTTGAAAGGTGGCGAGTACTCAGAAGAAGAGTACACCGTCATGTACAAGCAGCTGATGCGGGAAAGCTTCCAGAAGGACCGGGTCAAGTGGCTCACCTTCCTGAAAGAGAAAGACCGGCTGGCCATTGCGTGCTACTGCGCCAAGGGCGAGTTCTGTCACCGCTACCTGCTGAAGGACATCTTCCAGGCGATCTGCGAGAAAGAAGGTATCCCCTTCGAATATTACGGCGAACTGGAATAACCTCAAGCAGGAAGAGATCATGCACGTACGACTGCGCACCAAGCACACCCAAGCCGTTCAGTTCGTCGGTTGGTTCCAGGACGATGAGCGCTGCTGCATCCCGAGGTTTAAGCACGGGATCATCGAGTCGGTTTCGACCGACTACCCGAACTGGCTGAGACCGGCCACGCGGGCCCTGTTCGAACAGCCTTACGAAACCGACGGCCTGGGCAACAAGCGCCTGCTCACCCCGTCTCCGTTCGAAGTCTGGCGAATCATTAACCACAAGGATCCGGAACTCTGGGTCGGTGGTACCGGCGAGCTCTTGAAGCTGAAGGAAGGCGACTGGCTGGTCTATAGCCATCCCAACTCGCTTCGTAGCTTCGATAACGGCCAGTTCACGGCCCTGTTCGTCGCCGCACCTGAAATCGAATAACAACAAGATCGACCCAAACACACAAACGCAACCGCAATGCCCGGAGAACGTGTTATGTCTGAACCCAAAGCCTGCGCCGCCTCGCGCATGTTCCGCGTCAACAACATCGAGTCCTTCGTCGAGGGGCTCAACCAGGTCGAAGGTCTGAATGTTCAGATCGTGGAAACGACCGAGAACCCGAACGATCCGAAAGTGTACCTGTACTCCGACGACGGCTTCTGGCCCACGGAGATCTTCGATGGCCCCATCGAGGTCCGTGAAGAACTGGAAGCGGCCTTTGCCGGTCCGCCCGAGCCGGGCGAAGCCATCGAAGGGGTGCGGGCGTTCGACGTGGTCGACTACGTGTCGGGCCATCTGAAAGAAGGCGAGATCGCCATCTTCGAGCAAGTGAGCTTCCAGGGCATCGATTCCCTGGCTGCGATTTCTCAGGCGGTGAACCCCGCCGGGAAACGGATCTCCTACTCGCTGGACGACTTCGCCGACCGCGCCGTCGAAGAGCTCGGCGGAAATCGTGATAACCTTTAAGTGAAGTTGTAGGTGCGAGCATGACGCTGATCGTGACACATAACGGCTACCTGGCCGTGGACTCCATTCGGTACGGCATCACACGGAACGATGCCAATGGCGCTACCAAGCGTCGCCGGGTGCTGAGCAACAATGTCAACAAGTTGGTGATCCCAACCAACGAAGTACTGTTTCAGAATCAGCGCGTGCTCGCGATCGCTCGGTGCGGGACCTTGGGCCTGACCTCTCAGGTTGCCGAGGACATCCTCAACCAAGGGGATTTGGCGTTCTTGCATGCCAACCGCGTCGATCGCTCCATCTATAAACCTCACTGGACCGGTAAGGTCGTGGTGTTGACCGACGTAAGTGCCTGGGAAGTCCGAGCGCGAGCGCAAGATCGGATGGACATTCGCATCACCGATCTAAAAGACCAGCCCTATGCAACCGGCACGGGGTGCCAGATCGCCATCTACTTGATGAAGTGGATGAGCGTCAAACCCATCGACGCGTTGAATGCCTCGATGTTGGATCGCAGCGAAGAAGGCAATCGGGTCCGTTACGTCAATCGTAAAAAAGACGGCAGCCTGACCCAACCGCGGATCTACAAACAGGATCCGGATCGCACCAAATTAAAAATGGCCCAGCATCTGCTGGAGCAAGTCCACGATAGCCGGTTTGTGAGAGGATCATGAACGAGGAAGCACTTAAAGACGCGGAGCGCGAACTGGGCACGGACCTGCTCTACCGGATCAATACCTTGATTGGATCTGGCATGCTGTTCGGTGACATCATCGATCGCTTGGCCTCCGTGAAGGAAATTACCACGCACGATCTGGGCGTTGCCCGGTCCTGGTGGGCCAGACAGCTCCCCACAGGCCCTATGCGGCTCTTAGCGCGGCGTTTACCGCTGCTGCTTAGCTCGGACTTCATTCGCTTCGCGCGGGCCAAGACGAGCGTCCTGGAGGCCAACGAGAGGTTCCGACCGTACATCCGGATGTTTGCCGGAAACATCCTGCCCCCGATCACCGGGCCTGAACTGGACGACCTGCGCGCAATCGTCAACAGCACCGGCTACACCACGCCTGTCCTGACCAACCCGTGGGCCTGCCTGGTTTTCTACGCGCTGCATTACCATGGCCAACACAAGACGGTACCGGAGTCGCTCGATCACGCCTGTCAGCGGTTTCAGTTCTGGCTGGCTCGGGAAGTGGGTTCGCTGAAGCTGTCGTACGAGCCGCATTACAAAACGTTCTTTGTCCAGTACATCCGCTGGCTGGAGCATCACAACCCTCTCGACCAAAGGAAACGGAACTAATGCCCTTTAACGCAATCAGCCGGCGCTCCCACAAAGCCAGCGCTGAGCTGGTGAAGCAGTACTCGGAGATCCTTCACCAGGCCCGCGCTCATCCGTACTTCACGTACGTCGAGTTGGAGTCCATGCGTAAGGTGCCCAAAGACCGTCGTCCACTGTTCAAGCTGCTGAAGGATGTGCCGGCCAAGGAAGCAGGGCTGAAGGTCTATGCCCGTCAGAACGTGGACTCCGACTTCCTGGACCTCCTCACCTTCGAGCACTTGAGCGATATCCTCCACGGCTTGGATCTGCATCCGGGCTATCAGTACTCCATGATCAACGCCAACCTGACGGGCGGCAATGAGAACTTCTGTTACCCCGAAGGTGAGGGCTGGCTCTTCCGTCCGTTCTACCATGTGCCCAAGGACGCCGAACACGGTGGTCCGGTGCTGGTCAGCGATAACCACCTGACCATTCGACTGTACCGACTCACGCCGGAAGGGGAGCAGGACGGTGCGGTGGACGGTAAGCCGATTCGTCGGATGTCCTACGCTGCGCACATGGGCCGCCCCCATCGCCACCCGCGCAAGGTGAGTCTGAGCCTGCTCCAGGCGATGATGGCTACCGGCACGATGCAGTACGCGGTGAAACTGCCGCCTCACAACGAGGTGTACGTGGTCTGCGGGGACAGCAAGCGGACCGAGACCCATTGGACGCTCAGCACACTCCAGGCGACGTTTAACCTGTACTCGTTCAAAGCGCCCAAGGTCGACGTCGGCCAGAGCCTCGACACGGCCATTCAGTCGGGAGCCACAGCAGACGAGAACGGTGGGATCGTCGAGACCATGTTTAAGTCCATCAACAAGTAACGGCATAGAGAAGAGGAGCTTCGGCTCCTCTTTTGTGCCCTTAGTGAGTGTGTCTTCATGAAACCTACCCCTGCCGATGTGCGCGCCCACGATACCTTCGTTAAGTTCATGCAGGACATTGCCATCAGTCCCGTAGCGCTAGGTGCGGTGGATAATCCCCGCTGCATCAAATTGCTCTTGGAGGCATACGAGAATCTGTGGTTGGTCTTGAACGAGAATCTAGTTGATGACACGGGATGGAGTATGTTCCAGTTCCTGCGCGCCACCTTGTCTCGACACCTGGACACAGAAACCAACAAGCCTGTGGGGTTAACGCTCGATATTTTGTTCACCCTCGTGACGACTCTCCTTCCTAAGAAGCTGGCAGAGGAGCGTGCATGGACGGAGGATATCATCCTCTCCCTGCAAGAATTTCAAACCACGGCTAAGCTTAAGGAACTCGACTCCTACCACCTGGTGGATCGGGAAGAAGCAGCGTTAGAGTGGACCACCTACCGGATGATGCCGACAGAAGATGTCGACGGGGCCAAGTCCTCGCCCATCCTCGAAGCGTTGATCGGTGGACTGTGGGAGCGTTTCATCGATTCGAACCCGGAGGATCGTCTGTTCATCCGCCATTTCGAAGGGAATGACTATCCGCCCTTTGAAGTGATGGCCCTCAATGACAAGGGACAATCGCTGCACTTCATCTATCAGCGTGGCAGCATCGGAGCGCTGTACGAAGAAGCGGAAGAGGTGGTCAAGGCACGAACGGTCTAAGCGGCAAAAAGCCAGGAGCCCTTTGCGGGGCTCCTGGCTCGGGTCTTGCTTTTTTTGCTTCCTCGCGATTAAGCGAGAGCCTGCTGAGCTTCCGTGGCCAGCGACTCGGCGTAACCCTGGGCACCAGCGGCGACGTCGGCCGAGATGTTGTTCTCGAACGCGGGCTGCAGGTTGGGGTTGAGGCCGGACTTGAACATGTTGTTCAGGATGCGCTGAGCGAAGGACTTGACGCCGGCACCGACCTGGGTCAGCGCGGTGAACTCGACCGAGTAATCGACCGACTCGCCACCCTGGGTCATGTCACGACGACCGGTCACTTCGCCGGCGGTCTTGGGCATCATGTTCGTGCACAGCCAGGCCTTGACGATGTACTGCATGGTCGGATCGGGTTCGAAGAACAGGCAGGTCATGCCCGTGTAGTCGCCCATCAGGTCGCTCGGACGGCCGCCCTGCGAAACCACGGTCGGGAACTTGGTGATCGGATCCATGATCAGACCGGTGCCCCAACCGTCGAGGAAGGCATTGATCGGCATGCCGTACTTCTCGGTCCACACGAAGGTGGGCGTCGAGCGAGCACGCGTGGCGTTGCCGATGTCTTCCTGCATTTCGCCGGCACCGCCGACGGCATTCTCGACGTAGTCGAACGTAACGGTGGACTGCAGACCCTCGATCGACTTCGCGTGGAGCTCGACCAACGACTTCAGCGTGGAGATCCACTGCTGCGGGTTGTTGAGATCGTTGAAACCACGCGGCGCCGCGATGAGGATCGCGATCATCTGGCGGCGGACGTAGGCCGTGTTGGAGACGTAGGACGTGAAGTCCGTCATCGGTCCGTTCTGGCCACCGTACCGCACGTCCACCATCGGAGCCTGGGCGTACTGACCGTAGGCGGTCGCACCAAGGATGGTATCTTTCAAGCGGGACATTCTTGTATCTCCTCGGGGAGCAATGAGGGAGCGAACCTACCAGGGCTGCTTACGCAGCCTGGTTGAGGTCACTCTGACGGTGGGCGACGATCGTGTACGTACCGACGGTCTTCATGTTCGGCGCGTACATGTGGATCTTGGAAGCCCAGCTGTAACCACGCTGGACATCGCCGGCCGTATAGAACGTCTCGGCCTGGATCGTCACACGACCATCGAAGCGACCCGTGGTGCGATCGTCGATGAGCTTGTTCGAACGCTCGATGAACTGGTCGGCGGTGAGGTTGCCGATGCCGGTCAGGTCGCGCCAGGTACGCTGTGCCACCTTCTCGAGCTCGACGGCAACCATCATGTTGACGGCGCTGTTGAGGACCGAGGAGTCGTCGTCGTACACGGTCTGCACCGCGGGCCAGAAGACCGAACGGCGATCGTAGTTCTGCACCCAGACCAGGCCCGTGGCCCAATCCTGGTTACGGACCGTAGCCTGCTTGAACACGGCATTGACGCCGCGGAACAGGGTGATCTGGTTGTTGTTGGGGACATCGAAGCCCAGACCCGGTTTCCACACGCCGTTGCCAGCGCCCTGCCAGGCAGCGATCTTCGAGGCGAACTCGATGGTCAGCGGCAGCAGGCCGGTGTACTTGCTGTTGAGCAGGTAACCGGAGTGACCGATCACAACCGCACGGCAGACCGAGGTGCCGAAGATGGCGGACTCGGGGAAGTTGCGGGCCGCGGTCTTGAGCGACACGGCGATCGAGGACTCGACCGTCGGGGTGTTCTGCGGCAGCGAGACGTCCTGCGTCGACAGGGCCACCCACATGTCCTTGCGCTTGCCGATGACCGAGATCAGGGCCAGCTTGGTCGGGAGGGTGAAGCCGGTGTCGTAGATGCAGCTCTGCGGATACTTGGCGTCGTCCAGCAGGTCGGCTTCGCCGTTACCGTAGTTGGCCAGTTCGCTCTTGACGAGCGCGTCGAAGCTGTCCAGCGTCATGGTACCGTCACCGCCGCCGGAGGCGTACAGGGTCGTGGTATCCGTGAGGAACACGCCGCCGTCTTCGGGACCGGACAGCACGAGGCTGTAGTACGGCACGCCGTACACGTCGGTAGCGGTGAACGGGTTGACGAGGAAGAGCTCGTCGGAGTCGGCCGACATGGTCAGGCTGTCGAACAGGCCGTACGGCGCTTCCTTCGAACCCACGGCGAGCAGCATGGCTTCGAGGTTGGCCTCGTAGACGTGCATGCGGCCGAACGGACCGTAGGTGTTCGGGGTGCCCGGGACGTCCAGCGACTCGTAGGCCGACAGAGCGATCTTGGAGATGCCCAGCTCGGTATCGGTCGGCAGGTAGTAGGCGTCGTCCTTGAGCGCGAACTCGACGTACTCTTCACCCTGGAGGGTTTTGACCGTGACCGGCAGGACCGTGGGGTCCGTGCGCTGGACGATCTGGAAGCGGTACATGAAGGCCTTGATCGCGGCAACGATCGCGTCGTTGGCCGGAGCCGCCGAGAGCGTGGTCGGCGCCGTGAAGCGCACACCGATGTTGTTGCCGTAGCCGCCGATGTCGGTGACTTCGAACTCGATGATCGGGACGAGCTGCGACTGGGTCGAGCTGCCGGAGACCAGCGTACCGACGCGGCTGACGCACTCACCGAACGCTTCGGTGGGCAGGCCGGTGTCTTCGTCGACGAGCCAGCTGTTGAGGACCCACTTACCCTTCAGACCCGGAACCGTGGCGCCCGAACCCGTCTTGGGAATCTTGGCACCGTTCGGGTCGAGGGCATAGGAGCCGTCGGCGTTACGCTGGTACTGCTGGATCGAGTCAGCGACGCTGTCGAACGAAAGCAGGAAACGAGCGCGCGGCGCAGCATCCGCCGGAATCACGCGCTGAACCATCATGGCGTTGCCCTGACCCTGCAGAGTGTTTGCCAGGACGGACTGGTGGTTGAAGTAAGGCGAACGCGGTTCGAGCGTCTGGTCGCCATACGTCTGGGTGAACGAATCGCCCGACACCAGCTGCGGCTCCGTCGAACCCTTCTGCGCGAAGAGATAAACGTGGGGCAGATGAGACGGCAGGCTCTCCGGGTCGATGACCAGGGGACGCCCGCTGACATCCTGGATGCCCTGCAGGTTGGCGAGCGGAGCAGCGTTAGGGAACGTACTCATTGTGGAAGGCTCCTGTGAACGGAAATCCAGTCATCTTTCAACTGGTGAAGAAACGGGGGTTTCTCAGGGGTGTGGTGGCAGTTGAGAGCGACTTATGGTATAGCTTTTGGTGATGCCACGCATCATAGTATCCACGTCCTAAACCGGGAAATGGACCTATTAGTTTAGCGCGGTGACTTTTTACAACGAAGGAACACAAGGTCATGTTCAAGTTTCCCTACGAGACGACGCCCTGCGCGGCATACAACCTGGCGGACATCCGCAAGGCCTTGCAACATGCCATGATCGAAGGTCAGCTCTCCCCGGCCCACACGCTCAAAGGCAACGCCGTTGACGGAGTGTTGGCAGTCCCCCCATACGTTAAGTCGGTCCCGACCTTCGCCCACCCGGTCTCCTTCGACTACCACGGCAAAGAGTCGCTGGTCATCGATACACGGGCATTCGTCAGTCAGAAGATGAGCGGTGAAACGCGGGTAACTGACCCGACCTCCTACCAGTTCCTCGTCCTGCGCGGTGCGCTGACGGCACTGTGGTCCAGCGGTTCGGTCAGTGATCTGGCGCAGCTGGGTGACTTCCCGGTCAAGGTGTTCTCCCGTCTGCTGGCCGAAGGCATCGTGCGTCGGCTGGGTCTGACCCCTGGTGACCAGATGCGTCTGATGGCGTTGGCGGGCTACTGGCACCTCTGTCAGTACATCGACGGGGCGCAGATCCACCAGGATACCGGCATCAAGCTGGCGGGCAAGGTCGCCCGTGCTACGGCGATCAGCGTGGAGAAAGTCCTGGAAGTCATGGATCTCCTGGCCGCCGGTGATAACACCTACCCGGTGATCGGCAGCATCGAGGCGTTCATCGTGGCCGCCAAGGACGTAGTCCAGTCCAGCCGTATGGAGATGCTGAACCTCGGCCTGATCTACGGTTCGGTCGGTGGCGTTTGGTTTGGTGCCAATGCCCGCGAGATCGTCGCGGTGGCACTCGAGTATCCGCCGGTCTTCCTTGCCATGATGTACATGGCGCTGAACGATCGGACCTTCCACGCGGCGATGTTTACCAAACTCGTCGAGCAGTCCAAGCGCGGTGATGTCGGCGACGACTTCGTCAAGCGTGTGACCAAACTCCTGGAGCACTCCGCCCATGTATGATTTTCTCGTGGATCACGCGCTTAAAAACGTGTGGTGTACTCCGCGACAGGATCTTCAGGCGATTTTGAAACTGGCCCGCATCTCCTCGCCCTTGGGCGTGACAGGCTCCTCGCCCCTTGCCTGGGGCCAGGTGGCCATGCCGACTCCGAACGACAAGTATCACGTGTACCAGATTGGTCAAGTGTTCCCCGCGCTCCTGGGCTTGTTCCCTGAGCAGCGCGTGTGGCACCGCCTGTCGACCGTGATGCATCTTCAGAATCTGGTAGCGGACGTGTACACGATTGGTGGACTGCACCTGCCCCGGTTTGAAACCTGGGTGCTGGTGGGAACCGATCGTAGTATCATCGTCGCTGTGCGGGATCAGCCCACGATCGCCCCTTTGAAGACCGAACCGGTGTACCTGCGTTTGTACTCGAACGCGTATTTCAGCTCGATCCGTCACGAAGCCACCAACGACCAGATCTACTGCCGCGGTCTGCGGATGGATTCGGTCAACAACGGCCTGCTGTTCCAGAACCAGTACCACCTGTGGCAGGCCAAGCCGGGTCACACTCAGCTCTTCGTCAACGGCGTGCTGAAGCAGGACTTCATCCCGCAGCAGCAGGCGATCGGCGACACCTTGGAGTTCGTCTACGACTCCACGGTCAAGAACGTGATCGACTTTCCGATTGCCGGGTTGCCGACCTTCGATTCAATCAAGGATGCCAAGCGCAAGTACCTGCTGCATTATGCCGGCTCGGAAGTCGGCGGCGACTCGATCGACTACCGCGATGACCTGGACGTCTATCTGATCAAGAAAGGCACGGCCAGCAATGGCGCGCCGACCCTGACCGGTCTGTACTACCACAAGAACCAGAACGATGCCTTGCGTCAGGTCACCCATCGCGACTACGCGGTGACGGTCCCTTACGTCAATGCGTATCTGCCGGGGGCGCCGGGTTGGACCGACGTGCAGCAGCTGCATTTGCGCCTGATCATTCGCAAGGCTGGTTACTTGCGGCCGCTGGTCAATGAAGCCCACCGGATCCGTGAGCTGTACAAGCTGGGCGAATACGACTTGGCCATGGCCCTGACGGGTGTGGAGTCGAGCGTGCCCGTGTGGCAGGCGCCGTCGTTGGAGAACTCCTCCTACATCGGCCTGATGGATGGCAGCTTCGGTCAGATCACCCGTGACTTGGTCGAACAGGCCTACGGCTACAACGCGATCTCCAAGCTGGTGGGCGATTCCCCGCTGCCGGTGCAGGTGGTCAACGGCCGCCGGCAGATCTCGGTGCCGTACGGGCTGCAGGCCTACTCCACGATGTACGAGTACGACGCGGACGGCTACCTGCTGGGTTACTACCAGCACACGCTCGGCGCCGAGTACACGCCCATCAACGCAGCGGCCACACTGATCGAAGGTGTGGTCGGCATTGGCAGCTTCAAGCTGGGGACGGTCTTCGGTCAGAACAACGTGCCGATCGATCCGACCAACAACTACCGCTACTACATCGCCCCGATCAACCATGGGGTGCTGGACAATACCGCCTGGCAGGATGTCACCGGGGATGCGACCAAGTACCAGCTGGTCAATGGTGTTGTCGTATGGATGGTCGACCAAAGCGTTTGGGCCACCGCTGTCAAAAGCGACCTGACCTTCTTGGCCTATGACCTGACCTTGGATCCGTCCGACAACGTCTTGCAGTTCAGCATCGATGCGGAAGCGACCTACCCGGCCGGTTCGGCCCAGGGCGTGATGTACATCCCCTTCGATCGTCTGGACCTGTGGTTGAATGGCAAGTCGCTCATCGAGAACGTGGACTTCTACGTGGCCTGGCCCAAAGTGGTCATCGTCAACAAGAAGTACCTGGTCGATGGCCTGACCCAGCAGATCACGATCCGCGGGACGGGGTTCTGCAACGCGGACATGACGCGCACGCCTCAGGTGGACGCGGGCTTTGTCAAGTACGGCATGCTTTCGCGCAACAACCGCTACGATGTCCGTGACGATAAGGTCACCCGCATTGTCGTGGACGGCGCGGTGTACGAAGCCTCGGACCTGGTCTTTGGCGAAGATGGCGTGAGCATCGGCGTGTCCGATGTGGCCAACGGCGTGCCTTACCTGATCGAGTACCCGGTCGTGCCTTTGCGTGGAGTGACCAACACGGACACCTACACGCTGCGGGCTGCGGCGCTGGTGATCGACAAGTCCATCTCCGACTACCTGACCCTGAAGCTGCCTGAGCCGGTCGAAACCCTGCCGGACCAGATCCAGGACAAGTACCCGGTCTACAGTCCGTTCTGCTCGAAAATCATGTACGACATGATCAACGGGGTGCTGGACATCGCGCCGTTCCGTACGGCCTATTACAGCGACAAGCAAGTACTGGATTACTTGAAGGACTACACCTACCTGCTGGATTACGATCCGTGCCGGCGTGGGGTGGACCTTGACCACATTGCGATCCATCCGCACAACCTCAATGTGGAAACCCAATTGGATGGGTACCAGTACAACTTCCTGAACCGGACGATCAAGGTCTATCTGGACAACCAGGTCGACATCACTCGTTTCGTCTCCATCAAACCGGACTGGCTCTAAGCCGTCCGGCCTCTTCCTAAGGTGTTTCATGGATCGCATTCAGTACGTCCTCAATGGGTTGAGCGAGGAAGCCACCGAGCTGGGCCAAGCCTCGTGCAAGGCCCTGCGCTTTGGGCTGCTCGACGTCGATCCCAAGACCGGCCAGACCAACCTGCAGCATGTCGTCAACGAGTACAACGACGTCAAGGCGATGCTGAAGCTCCTGGAAGAGGAGTTGTCGCATCTGGGTATTCCGCTGGAGGGGCTCGATGCTCCTTCAGCGATCCAGGCGAAGATTACCAAGTTCCTGAAGTGGGGTGCCCGTTCGATGGCCAATGGCACCCTCCAGGACGATTTGCAGGACCGCACGATCATCCATGCGGCCCAGGCGCCGGCGTTCCCCGTGCCTGCCTCCCCCTCCGAAGGAAATCAGGACAATGGCTGATCCCATCACGCCACCGGTTCTTATTGTCGACAAGAATCGTGGCTACCGCGAATGGCTCGCTTCCGAGATCTATACCGGATCCGGCACGGGTCGTTACGTACCCAACGTGGACGACTCCGTCCGTGACTGGACCCAAGGCGTGCTCCGGGTTATCTCGGTCGACTACTCGACCGGGCTGTCGGTGACCAAGCTGTGGACACCGCCCAATGACCCCAGCGCTATCTCCGATGCCGACATCCTTCTGGGTGCAGGTCCGGGTTACCAGTCCGAGTCCTATCGCGCATACATCGACCAGAGCGTGCTTCCGCACACCCTGGCCCTGGACAAGCGTGTTCACATCTACGGCTCCACGGCCTCGTACATCAAGCTCTTCCGCGGCACCGATATCTCCGTCACCGGTGAAGTCGTCTCGCAGATGTACGACAGCGGTGGCACGTTCCTGGGCGAGAACATCCCGCTCGAGCTCGTCGCCGTACCGGCCTTCCAGGGTCGCTCCCTCATCACCAACGGGACCTCCGTCGCCGAACTGGCCATGGACGTGACCAACATGGCGATCAAGACGCCCAAGGTCGGCTACACCACCAAGAGCTTCAGCGACGGTGACGTAGTGACTGCCGTGGTCTACGACGACGCCGGTGGCGTGGTCTCGATTGCCAAGTTCCTCGTCAAGAACACCGCCTTCATCCGCACCACGGACGCCTCGACCAAGTACATCAAGTCGATCAGCGTGGAAACCCCGTTCCTGTCGCAGTCCGATCCGAAGACGATCCAGTACCCGATCAACATGCCGGTGTCGGCGCTGAACCTCATCGGCGTGGTCACCTACTCCGACGGCTCGCAGCTGCGCATGCCGGTGGATGGGACCAAGTTCTCGATGTATGGTTTGCAGGACTTCATCGCCACGATCGAAGGCCAGACCATGGATGTGGTCCTCTCCTACGCATTGTCGCCGGGTGAGGTCAACTACATCACCGAGTCCAGCCCGAGCAAGCATATCGGTGAAGCCTACAAGGTCACCACGATCAAGGCCGATGGCGCGTACAGCATCAAGCTGTTCGTCTCGCCGGTGTGGATCGATGCGCTCAACGGCTACTCGCTGGATTACTTCCTGTACAACCTCGACCGCGAGGATGTCTACCCGGTCACCAACCTGGTGCAGATGGGTTCGGACAGCCGGGCGTTCAACCCGACCCAGTACGGTACGGTGCAGAAGATCAGCGTGGGCATCAACCTCAACGAGGTCGATCCGTCCTTCGCCAACTACCGTCACGTGCAGGAGTTCGACATCACCTTGCTCAAGCAGGGTACCGACAAGACCGGCGACAACTGGACCGTGGGTTACACCTCGGGTCAGAACCCGCCGTACGGCGTCGGTGTCAAGGCCATGGCGAAGTTCATCAACGTCGGCAACTGGCAGTTGGATCTGTCGTGCGGTCTTACGACTGTCGCCGACTGGCTCAACAAGGTCTTCTATCCCACGCAGCCCCTGTTCGATCCGGGCAGCGAAGCGAAGGCACCGGCTCCGAACTTCTTCGCGCTGGTCTACGGCAACACCCGCCTCGAGGTTCCGATCTCGCAGTGGAACTCCACCATCGTCATGGGCGAGACCTTCGTCGATGGCAAGGTGCTCAACGTCGAGTTCTTCCTCCGGAACGCCTCGACCGATCTGCAGCTGGGCGTCAGCGGCATGATCGTGCACTTCCCCGCCTAACCACAGCAAGTCACAGACGCAGCGTCGGAGGACCTTCGGGTCCTCCGGCCTGTCGTCCCTAGGCCAACCCGCTATGATACTCTTCCAGACAGATTGGCTGCGTTACCCCACAGCCCGACCGGATTTGGACACGCCGAACAAGACGTTCCTCCGTCAGGCGCTGGTCTACAAATCCATGGGGATTAAGAATCACGCGTTCCTGCTGGCATTGATTCAGCCGGAACTCAAAGGTGTCGACCCGCACAGTCCTAACCTGACCGAACATCAGAAGATCATGATCGGTCTGGAGTGCAAGTACAACCCCTGGTACTTCTTCCGTGAAGTCGTCCGGGTACCACCGCATGAAGCGCGCCTGCGCGCGAACCGCGGCAACATCGGGTTGTTCTGGGCGTTCTTGAACAATATCGATGCGGCCCTGATCCAGCCTCGACAGACGGGTAAGTCGGTCTCCACCGACTGCTTGATGGTCTGGCTGCTGTTCATCGGTGCGATCAAGCTGGACGTGTTCCTCCTGACCAAGGACGATACGCTGCGCCAGTTCAACGTTGAGCGTCTGAAGGCGATTCGCGATCTGCTCCCGCCCTACCTCTTCACCCTGGCCTCGGACGATGCGAACAACCAGAAAGAGCTGACCTGCAACGCTCTGGAGAACACCTACCGCACCGGCGTGTCGCAGAACTCCGAGAACTCGGCGAACAATCTGGGTCGTGGTCTGACCACCCCGGTCCTGCATTGCGATGAGGGCCCGTTCATTAGCTTTATCGGCACCACCCTCCCCGCTGCCCTGGCAGCCGGTACCGCCGCCCGCGACATGGCCAAGGAACACGGTCAGCCGCACGGCAATATGTTCACGACCACCGCCGGTAAGAAGGACGATCGCGACGGTCGCTTCATGTACGACATGATCCATCAAGCCGCCACGTGGGACGAACGGGCGTTCTTTGATACGGCGGACCGTAAGCGTCTGTTGGAAGTGGTCAAGCTCAACTGCTCGGGCCGAAAGATCATGGTGAACATTACCATGTCGCACAAGCAGCTGGGTTACAGCGACGAATGGCTGTACGAGAAGATCACCGAAGCTGCCGCTTCGGGTGAAGCGGCCGAACGCGACTTCTTGAATAAGTGGACCTCCGGTACACAGCGCTCACCGCTTTCGGTGAAGCTCAACGAAGAGATCCACCGCAGCGAGCAGGAAGTGTTGCACTCGGAGATCTCTCGCGACGGTTACATCTTGCGCTGGTACGTCGAAGAGCCGGCTATCGCCGAACACATGGCGGCTGGGCACTTTGTCATCGGGTTGGACATGTCCGACGCGGTGGGACGCGATGCCATCGCACTGACCATGATCGACATCCGTGACGGTGGTATTGTCGCGGCCGGCACGTACAACGAAACCAACCTGATCCGCTTTGGTAACTACCTGACCAGCTTGCTGATCAAGTACCCGACCACAACCCTGGTGGTGGAGCGGAAGTCCTCGGCAGCCACGCTGATCGATTCGCTGCTGATTGCCCTGCCCAAGGCTGGGATCGATCCGTTCCGTCGGATCTTCAACCGCATTGTCGATGAGCACTCGGAACGGCCGGACGACTACCGCGAGATCTGCCGTCACCACGACACGCGCTCGGAAGCCTTCTACGACACCCGTAAGAAGACACTCGGCTTCAACACCGATGCCCAGTCGCGTAACCTGCTCTACTCCTCGGTCCTGCAGAACGCAGCCAAGAAGTCGGGCTATATCGTCCGTGACAAGGTGCTCTCCTCGGAGCTCCGTGGTCTGGTGGAGAAACGGGGTCGTATCGATCACAACGAATCCGGTCACGACGACATGGTTATCGCCTGGCTCATGTGCCACTGGTTCCTGGCCCATGGCCGTAACCTGCAGCACTACGGCATTCCGGTCCAGGAAGTCATGGCGGACGCCACTGAGACAGGGCGTGAGATGAGTGAGGAAGAGATCGAAGATCGGATCGCTCAGCAGGCCATCATGGCTGAGATCGATGAGGTCTTGGATCTTCTGAAAGAGTCCACGGATGAGCTGACCATCATGCGCTACGAGCATCGCCTCCGGGTGTTGAACTCCCGCGTGAAGGAAGGTGAGACCATGGAAGCCAGCAGCTTGGATGCCATGATCCAGGGAGCCGCCGAGGAACGCGCCAAGCGTTTGCGGATCCGTTCCCAGCAGCAACGTTCCGGTGGACACCGCCTGGACGGACGACCCGATTTCCAAAACCGGGGCAACCGTTCGATCAACCTGGCCCGTACCGGCCTGGGGCTGTTCTCCCGCCAGTAAGTTCTTGCGTCATTGGTATGACCTTATCGGTTTAACGCACATCAAACAGGGGTAATGCGGTAATGAGCAGTGAGTATGTGGGCAAGGTACCTGCCCTCCGGGTGGATGTCGAATGGGGCCAACACAGTCAAGCGCTGGGTTGTCGATGGTCATTTCGCGACAGTGAGGAAGATACGTTCTTACTGAACTTCGGTATTCCCTGGCTCATTACCCTGGAACTGGCGATCTCGTTCCTGCCAGGCCGGTTCGTGCATTGGTGCCTCCGGGGCAACGGCGCGGCCGTGTACTACGGGGCCGAGCTCAACCACTACCAGGCCCAGCTGCAATGGGGCAAGTTCTTGGACGTCCCGGGTAAGGCCGGTGGGTTCGAGTGGCGGCGGGTTTGGGAGGACCTCCTGGGCAAGAGCACCAAAGTGGAAACCCTGCTCAGCAAACAGATGGTGGGCGGTAGCCTACCCTCGACCGAGAAAGTCCCCTACCAGCATTTCTTCTACCAGGTCTGGAAGTACCGGCGGGTCAGTAGCTGGAATGTGTGGTGGCGCCCAAGCTACCGGGAGACCTACTACGTGGTGGCCCCGATCAGCAGTGCCTTGCGCGATGCCGAAGGGCGGTGGGTCCCGACCCAGGATCTTGCCGCGGAATACTTCTACTACGTACGCTGCGAAGAGGACGCGGTGGAAGAGTACGCCATGGCCCTGTACGAGCGGCTGGGTTTCGACCCTGAGTTCCTGTAACGGCAAAAAAGCATAGGAGAGGGCCTCACGGCCCTCTCCTATTTATGCCGCTAGGCGCCCTTCACGAAGGGCAACGAGCACTCGACCGACTGCGTGCAGTACAGCCTGTTTCAACACGACATCCAGTGTGCCTCCACCGATGTCCCAGTGACTGAGCTTGCGCCCGTCCTTAAGATGGGTGGTTACCAGCATCCGCCAATGGCAAGTGTTGGGCACGAACCAGTCCAGCGTAGGCCAGCGCTTGATCGCGATGGGGTAATGCTGAATGGTCACGTAGGCAATATCAGGATGGTGTTGAGAGAGTCCGATCCTGCTGTAACTGGCCGTTTCGCCGACCAGCACCTTACGGATCGTCAAACGTTGCAGCCAGTCAGGAAGCATGATCACATCACCTTTGTGTAAGTGGCCTTCCCCAGCACCCGGTCGCAGTAGGCGTTGATCGCGTACAGATGGGGGTAGCTGGTGGAACGCAGGAAACGACTGCGCAGAAGTGGGAAGGTAACCGGCTGGAAGAACAAGGGACTAACCTGGTCCTTGTACTCATCCGGCGCCCATCCGCAGACTTCATACACAGTGTCTTTGCTGTCAGGAATCCACCAGCGCTTGAAGGTGGTGTGATAGATAATCTCGCGAGAGATGATCCGCACATCGACGCAACCGGCAAAGGTGGACTGGATCTGTTCGGTACGCTCCTCATCGTTACCCTGATAAATCCGGGTACTCGACGGACCAAGCACAGCATCCCAGAGGATACCCAGTGCCATGGGCACCTTGGTCAAAAGCAGGAAAAGCTGAGACACGTCATATCTCCTACGGACGCCATCCAGTTCGGGTCGGGGATTACTCGAAGTTAGCTGGCGTAGTGGTGCATGGCGAGGCTCCGGACCACGAGGTACATTTGCAGACCCGTCCGGACACTAGCAATGACGCTAGCGTTTTTGGTCTTGACCGCCTGACCGACGATCTTCTCCGCCAGAGCTTTGCTCTTGAGCAGGGAAGGATCAGACATGCGCGATGCCATGTAGAGCGCTCGGAGCTTGATCAGTAGCGGGGTGATCCCCGAGCGCTTGCCCAGGATCTCGCGGTCGGTGGCGATGTAGTCGAAGGCGAAGACCAACGTTTCGTTGACCAGCTCTTCAATCTCATGGTGTCCCGGAGCGCGGTGGTTCAGGTGCATCCATTCCAAGGTTTCATCCAGCAGACGGGGTGGCATGGTCTTCATCGCATCGGCGATGACGTTGGTCAGTTCCTCACGGATCAGACTGCCCTTGTCGTCTAGCACGGTGTGCATGTAGCGGATGTAGGAGCTGTAGTGGCGGGTCTTGTCCTTGACCACGGCCGAACCATCGATGTCCATGAAGGACTTGTCGGTGCCGATCCGCACACCCTTGGCGCGCAGCTGGTAGAACACCGTGGTCATCTTCTTAACGATCTCGCGAAGACGGCCCTGGATGTCCGAGACCATGTAGACGATGGCCTTGTCATCGCCCAACACCTGGTAGGTCCGGTGATGAATCGACTTCGGTGACATGATCTCTTCGGCACGGTTACGCAAGAGCACGTTCCAACTGCCAGCCGCCTTCAGGGCGTACTTGTAGTTGAGCTCACGGTAAACCGCAAGCATGACCTGCTCATCGGCGGGATAGCGGAAGAAGTGGGCCATGAGCGAGCCCAAGAACTTGTACTGCAGGACGAGCATCACATCCACGCAGGCCTCGTGCTTGGCCTGGGGCGACAGCTTGGGGCTTTGCAGCAGGGCGTAGACCGCCCAGATGCACGAGAGGTTCATGACATCGTTGGCCCGCTTCCATTCCGGGTCCAAGGACTTCAGCGAATGGATGCCGTCTTCCAGCGAGAGCTCGTCGATCTGGAGGACATCGGCGAACCAGTTGTCACGGTCGGCCTGGCGGAAACGCATCGGCTTGACGCCCATGAGGTTGCCACCGAAGAAGGCCAGATGGTCTTCGTTCCGATTCACGAATGCCCGCTCGTACTCGTGAATGCGTTGGACGAGCTTGAGGTCCACGACAACGTCTTTGGTGACATCGTCAAAGACCTGTTTGATCGTATCGTAGTGGTCGATCATGGGAAATACCCTAGGGAGGCTTCAAGGTTTACACACTATTACCGCTAGGCTCTGGGGCTAGGCTACGCCGTCCTGTAGCGCGCTGTGAGCGCGCTAGGGTGGGGAAGGGGACCGATGGCATCAGGGCAAACCCGATGCGCTTAGAGCGGGCTACAGAAGGTCCGCATTAAACCTCTTTTCAAACCTATAACACCCCGGTGAACCACTACCTCTATCACAAGGAACCGAGCCATGACCAAGATCCATGCTGAAGCCATCATCGAGTCGCGTGCCGCTGCCGCTGCCATGGTAGCCGGTCCCATGCCCCTGACCACCGCCGAGTACGAAAACCGTCGTCACCAGCTTGAAGCGGGTGAGTCGTTCATCACCGATGCCGAGCGCGAAGCGGTGAACGAGCAGTTCGACGGCGAGCGCACGCTGGACGACATGGCGCTCGAGCTGGAGAACGCCCACCGGTCCTACACCGGCACGATCGTCAACCTCAACCACATCATCGAACGCCAGGCGGATGTCATCGCCCAGCAGAAGGTGATCGTGGGCGAAGCCAAGCGCGGTCAGATCCGCATGATCGTCTGCTCGGTGGCTTTGATCGGCATTTCCCTGTGGGCTCTGTCCCGCGGCGACTAAGGAGTACCTCATGATCCGCAGTGCCCTCGCCATCTTTGGCGCGTTGGTCCTGGCCAAGTTGGCCATGGACGGTTACAACACCCATGTCAAGATCCCTCTTCAGCGCGCCGTCGCCGACGCCCTCGAAGAGTAACCGCGTGTGTTGGAAGGGCCGGCATCCTTCGGGGTGTCGGCCCTTCTGATTCGGCCTTTTGCTTTACCAAGGATTCCCATGACCCCCTGCCAGTTTATCGCTGATCGCCAGGAAGATCCGGCTTTCTTCCTCACCCCCGACGACAAGCGCGTGTGGTTGGATCGCGTCACTGATCCGGCCGATGCTCACTTCGTCTTCTGGCTCGGTCCGGCTCGACCCAATCCCGCGGTCGAGGATGGTGTTATCTACCTGCGCCTGGTCGAACACAATACGGACGGCCCGGACGCCGTGCTGCCGCGTAACCCGTTCTGGGATTACGACTCCATGGGCATGACCCTGGCTGCCTGGTACAAGGGCAAGCTGCGCAAGAACAACCCGGCGTTTACCATCTCGCACATGGCCGTCTTCCAGGACCATCGCTTCGACGTGCCTTACGAGGCCTGGGAAGCAGCGATGGACCGCAAGGACTTCGACTTCTACGTCGCCACCTTCGACTAACACCCCTCCACTCCACAAGGAATTGTCGTGCTTGATCTGACCCATCTAACCATCTCGGACTTCGCCCAGGACATCCTCAACCAGATGCCGCTGAAGTTCGTCACGCACAACCCGCACACCGAGGCGGCATACGCCGCGGTTCGCGTGGACTCGGCGGAAGAGGCTGATGTCACGCTGGTGGTGGACATTCCCCAGGACAACATCCTGGACACCGACGACTTCACGGTCGATCATTACGGCCTGCTCCATGTCGCTTTCATTGATCCAAAGTTGAAGGAGCGCCTTCCGCGCAATCTCGACTGGGATTACACCGAGCTGGGCTCCACCTTCTCCAGCTACGTGACGGCCCAGTTGTACCTGCGTTCGATGCTGGTGGATCCGGCGTGGGTGGGCCGAGTGTACCGGAAGGATCGCTCCTGCCAGTACGTACCTGCGGTGACCGACATCTTCGTCATGGGTCAGCAGCTCGACGACACGCCGCTCTCACCCTGGGAGGCTGTGCTGTGCGGCTACGGCCATGACCACGAAATGGCCCTGACGGACTGATCCATCCAACTGTGTAATGGTATAGCTGATCAGCGGCGCCTCTCCATCCTCGGGTGGAGAGGTTGCCTCAGGTCTGTTCTTTTTTGGCTATCCTGTGACTAAGGGACGGAACGGGGGTTCGTCATGCGCACGCTGTCGTATTGGCTTTTGACATGGTTGTACGTTGCAATGCTTAACTCGGTCGCCTGGGAGATCTTTACCTACGGCGGTCGATTGAAGTGCTGGTGGATCTGGGTGATCCTGTTTAGCTACTGGGTCTTGACCTGGATCGCCTCAGCCTGTGCGCTGTGGCTCACCTTCGATTGCTTGCGTCCACGACGTTGCTGTCTCCCCTCAGTCCGGTAACCCCGGTCTGAGTGGGGGTTCAATGTTTTTCTTTACTGTCGTTGCATGTATTTTATAGGATCCTGGGGAAGGGTCCTCACGTCAGTGAGGGGGTAGGGGCCTATAAGTAAACTACTTATAGAGGCCAGATAGGTACTGTCGATAGCAGTACCTATAAATCCTTTTATGCTGCAACCTAGAGGGAGCGACAGCTCTCCTGGCGCGGACCGACCTACACCCCATGGCAGAGGGAGAGACTCCCCTAGGAGACTCGACCGACTCTACCCATTCGAAAGCTCTTCCTATGAGGGGAGAAAACAGACGGTCTGTTAGCCCCGGACACGGACAGGGGTGGGGTATGTGGAAACGTCTGGGCTTGGGCCTGTGTGTGCTGACACTGGCGGTGATTGGATTTGAAGTGTGGGGCTGGCATTGCTTGCTCATGGGCTGGATCCATGGGACGGGCTGGCTGCTGGTCTTACACAGCGTCAACGGCTTTTTGATGCTCCTGCTGGCGTTCACTGTGATTCTGGTAGCGCTGCTGTGTTGGCTCATTGCCGAACTGAACATCTCGGAATAACGGGCCTTTCGTATGAGGCATTCGACTTTCCTTTAGTGTCCCCTTTACGACGGAGTACCTGATGACCAACCTTTCGCAGTATTTCAAGCAAGCCACGGCTAAGCCGCCGGTGGTCTCCACCGAGTCCGAGCAGACCGGCCGAGTGATTGCCCTGATCGGCGGGTATGGCATGGAGAGCTTCGCCGCTTCCCTGGCCGATGCCGTCCCGGGCAGCACGATCCAGGCCTTCCCCCTGATGGTCGATGAGGTCTCCACCGAAAGCCAGCAGATGGATGTCGCCCAGCAGAAAGCCATGGTCGATGGCATCCAGACCCAGCTGCAGGAGTTCGCAGCGACCCATCCGGCCACAGGCCCCATCCACGTCTACCTGCTGGACGGTAAGGGCCTCGCCGCGGGCGATGAGGGTAGTCAGGCCACCTTGAGTGCGCTGGCGGCTGCGGCGCTCTCGGACCCCACCCACACGGTCGCGGCATTCCTGCCGGAAGACCAGTCGCTGTGCGCGAAGAAGCCGGGCCTGCCCGATGGCACACCCAAGGCCGTGGAGGATGTGATCCATCGCTTCCTCGACAGCCAGCAGGCGGTCTCGGTCGAAGGCCTCGATGGTCTGGCCGCCTACCTCAACGGGATGGACAAGACCTCCATCTGATCCAAGGAGCGTTCCATGAAACACGATTCGGGTATGGGAGACGGATGATGAAGCAGCACATCTGCAAGTTCAAGAAACCCAGTGATCGATCCACGGGCGAGAAGCACGTGATCACCGACACCACTGCCTTCGACACGGTTGACGGCTTCTGACATACGCCCCTAGAGCCTTCACGGGCTCTAGGGGTTTTATGCCGTAAAAGACGATTGAACTGGATTTCACCCACATAACACTGACATGACGAGGGGTACCATTTACTCCATCGACCCTACTTTCAATCCATAAGGAATTGCCGCCATGATCAGTCGCGACGTTATCCGTACCTTCGAAGAGATCACCGCTTTGCATAGCCTGGCCAAGCGTGAAGAGTTTCGCTGCATCCGGCACGACGGCGCACTCCTGGTGGAGTACCCCTACGCCGAGCCCAAGAAAGAGCTGGTCGGGTATGATCCCCTGAATGGCAACCTGGCGATCTACCACGAATCGATCACCATCCGTAAGCTCAGCTTCATCTACACCGCCCCTTACGTGTCGCACACCGGCGAGGAGGTTTACCTCGCCGTGGATCCGAACAAAGAACACGAAATCTACGACGCCCTCCTCCTCTCGTTCAAGGACCCCGAACATGATCACTGACAGTAAAGACTGGATCTCGGCCCAGGAGATCCTCACTCGCCATAACCGTGAAGCACAGCAGCTGTTCGGTATTGATGGTCGGGTCAAGTCCGAGCGTCTGACCGAGGGGAAGCACTTCGAGCAGTTGAAGTCGGCCGGTAAGGTGGGCATCCTGGTGAAGGTCGGTGCGGATAACCCGCGTCTCTTCCCCAACGCCCCCATGAAGGTCTACACCTACGAGCAGGATGACGAGACCCATCGTTACGCCCTGCTGGGTTCGGAAGAGCTCGCCTGATGTCCCGACGGATGGTCTTCCGACCCTACGCCTCCGTCGTGGATTGCATGTCGGCCTCGCCGACCCACAGTCCTTACCCCATCATCGTCTTAAAGCAAGGCTACACCCGCCACGCCTTGGAAGACCTCCACGACGTCTCGGTCATTGCGGAACTGGGTAATGACCGAGTGGAGATCACCGAGATCGACCAGGTGATCACCGCGTACCGCTATATCGCTCGGACCGGGCTCTTCCATCAGGAAGTCGTGCTCGCCGAGGGACCCAAGAACCCATCAAGGACTCGATCATGAACATCGCTACACTGTCAACCCGGGTTACGCACTTCATGCGGCAGCTGAACCCGTTCACCCGCCTGGCCTCGGTAGTTGCCCCCGACGCGGAGCTCATGGCCGAGGGCCGTCGGGTGTTCCTCTCCCCGCTGACCCAGGCCTCGCTCCTGTTCTGCCTGCTGAAGGGCGATCCTGCTTTTCTACGCGCCCTGCCCTCCTATGACGACGAGCACCTCATCATCTTCGCCTTCTGCGATCATCGGCTCTGTGCGAACATCTACACCCTGACGACCGATGTCCGCGCCACCCCGGCATTCAACCCGGAGTGGGCCAACGAGGGTTACTTCCACTATCGGATGGATGCCAATGGTGTGTGCACCCACCTGATCCGTCCGATCTCCGGTCGCTTCTACGATCGCTTCGACCCGGTCTTGTCCTATTCCCGCCCGCTGTCGGTCGAGGAAGAGAGTCTGATCGAAACTATGCGTCTTCACTGATCCCTTCCCTTTTCCGAGAGTCTCCCATGAATAGCTTCAATCCTCGCAAGCATCTGCGTCAGATCGAAAAGCTGATCCTCTCGATCCTGGGTAGGGATTCGGGTCTGATCCATCACGTCCGTAAGTGCCAGACCCGTGCGGAGACCCCGGTGGTCGTGCGGGTGGAACTGATCGGCACCAGCCTGGTCATGCGGGTGTTCGCCACCGAAGCCGGTGAGCATGCTCCGTCGCTGGCTGCGCGGAAGATCGAACCGATGCATTCGGACGGTAAGATGGTTTACTGGCTGGCCATCAATGGGAAGGACGAGTTCTACGTGGTTGATGCCCCGGAACTCAGCAACCTGCCCATGAAGGCCAACCCGATGTTGACCTGCTTCCATCCCCTGGAAGCCAATCCGTATACCGAAGATGCGGAGATCCGTCATGACGAACCCCAGCTGGAAATGGCCCTGTAACGGCATAAAGGAGCTCCCCGCCGGGGAGCTCCTTTATTTGCGCTTGTCGACGTCCACCTTCCCACGGTGTCGACCTCTTTGAGGGCCCCTCTAGCCAGGGTCCTCTTTTTTTTTTTGTGCCTTAGTTGTTACCGCCGGTCAGCAGTCGCAGGTGGCGACGACGAGATTCGGTGTCGTCCAGAATCGCGACCGTGGGCCAGATGTCCTTTAGGTAGGTCTCGTAGTTATCGTTGGCATCGGAGAAGGTCTCCACGATTTCCTTGAACTTGCCCAGGTCCATACCGCCGTACAGCTGCCCCTGGCCGATCGGAATGATCAGCTCGTTGTAGATGTAGGCCTTGACCGCGAACTCCACCAGCTTGGAGAACTTCGGGATGGTCTGCGGCTTCAGCTTGGTGAAGTCCGGGTCGTAGTCGACCATGCAGCGCAGGTACGCATTGAGCGGGAACTGCATGGTGTCGCTCACCAGCACCGTGTTCTCGGCAATGATCTCCACGTAGGCGGTGGAGACGATCGGAATGGGACTGACGGCCGCAATGACGCCGGACATCGCATCGAGCATCGGCGAGGCGCCTTCCAGACCCATGTTGGTGGTGCCCATGACCGAACCGTAGCCGACGGTCAGATCCAGCACCTTGGTGATCGAGCGGTTGCCAGTGAGCTGCTTGGGGATCTTGTAAATGAGGTTGTACAGATCCACGTACTCGGGCGTGATGCTGCCCAGCGGGATGCTGATCATGTTACCGCCGGTCAGTCCGCAGTCCACACGCACCCGAGGCTCGAAGACCTTCTGGCGGATCAGGGTGTCGAGGTTGACTGGCAGCGGGCGCTGGCCGAACTGGCGAGGCAAAAACGCCGCGTTCAGGATATCCAGAGGAATCTTGAACTTTACGTCTGCAATCGCCTTGTTAACGGGATTCATAGAAATTCCTTAACGAAAGCAGTGGAGGGACTCATACGTTAGGTCCCGATCCCACGCATTTTCAAACATAAATCATGGTTGGGTAGACTCACCTAAGTCTGCCCTCCATTACTTTTACTCAAGGACTTGCCACCATGCACCTGAAGCATTTCGTTGCGCTTACCATGCTGTCTGTGGTGAGCCTGGGCGCTTGCCATCACGTCGAGCCGCCCTCCACCGTCTCGGTCTCTCCGATCGCCACAGCGACCGCCTCCGACGTGGCCCCGATCTCGATGGACGCCCTGCCCCCGGACAGCGAGGACGTCAAGCTCGCCCTGACCCTGGCCGGACGCTACAATTCGGACGGCACCCAGCTCTTCGACTACGACACGTTCAACTACACCGTCATGAACGGCGACAAGTCTCGCGATGGCTACCCGATGTACCTGATCGAGTGCGATCGTGAGACCAGCACCTGCACTGGCGAGGCCGGTCAAGCGTTGGGATCGATCGATGATGTGGCCGCGAAGATCACGGTCATTCGTAACCGCGATGTGATCGCCAACGGCTACGCCTGCGATAAGCTCTGCTGGGATCCGGACCACCATGTGGTCGGCGCTCCGTCCAAGGCGATGGCTGCTTGGGTGGCTCGTCACCCCAGCTACCATCAGTAATCTTCCCTTCCCCTGCTAGGGGACCACGGTTCCCCTAATTCTCGAAGGATGCTCCATGAACACGCCTAAAGACCCCACCGTCCACTTTCCGATCAACTACGGCTGGGTCAATGGCCCTGCGCCGTTCGATCCGGTTGCCGAAACCTACGTGTCCACCCCGGACGATTCGAACCTGCGCCCGTTCTGCTCGACCGAGGCCCGCGACTTGGTGGCCGAAACCCTGCTGTTCTCTGATGAGCAGTTCCGCCACCTGACCCGTAACGCGGGGAAGGCTGGCTGGTTGATCTTCCTGACCGTCACCGCGGTCCATGCCCACATCGTGATCCACGACATCGATGGCGAAGAGATCCGCGACGAGCTGGTCGGCATGATCAAAGAACCCTCTACCGACGCGTTCAACCAGGCCACCTACAGCTCGTTCGTATACACCCCGCGGGTAGACGACGAATTGGTGCTGTTGCCCAAGGCCTTCGTCGACAAGGATGGTTATCTGCTGGTGGGTGATACCTCCACCGGTTACGTCCTAGGCACCCCGCTGGTGACCGCGTGGCGCTGTCTGAAGCCCACGGAGATCGCCAAGTTCGCACCGGTCTACCGGACGATCGATCGGCTCCAGGCACGCTTGGAGGACGCTCTGGACGATGTCGAATCCATGGACGAAATCCAGCGTATTCTTCACGCCGAGGAATGGGACAGTGACACTACCAAAGCGATCTGCGAAGTGATCATCGCTTCCGGCCGCGTGGTCGACGACACCCCGAACGATTAACAGAGGTCCTATGCAAACTTTCACCGTATGGCTGCTACTCCTGGTCACCAATCGCACCGACGAGGTCGACATTGTCCAGGCCTACCAGACCCAACAAGACTGTCAGCACATCCTGATCGCTGAGCAACACAACCTCCCGCACAACCGGGAGGTCTTCAAGACCCGCCACTACGAATGTGTGGAGGGAACCGTCGAACGCGATACCCAACACCCTTGGAAGGATTCCCCATGAAAACCGTCGCTGTGTGGTTGATGCTCTCGTTGTCGCACCCCAACGCTGAGCAGTTGCAGTTCCCGAGCCAGTCCGCCTGTGAGCATTACGCCCATGAAGTGTACTGGCGTCAGGAGCAAGCCTGGCAGCATGCAGGCAGCGTGAAAGAGGAACGGCCCGTGCAGGCCAAGTGTGTCAAAACCAACATCCAACTCGAATCGGATGATGCGGCTTCTCGTCGAGGCCATTAACAAGGACCCACATGCGCCCGTTCCGTGCTTTGCTCAACCTGCTCCATCGTCACCGACTGACCGACCACAAGACCTTCTTGTCGGCACGGCAGTCGGAGGTGCGCTTCGACGGCGACCGCCACCAGTTCATCACTGGCTGGATCAAGTCTTACCTGGAAGGCGACAAGGTCCTGAACCGGTTCTTGAACCACGACGACCACCACTACAACCTGGACGTGGTGCTCAACATGGTCTCGCACAAAGGCGACTTCGCCCTGCGTGCCCATGTGGCCATCTACGAAGAACAGCGCTTCACGCACACGCTCTCGCTGATCGACGTGGACCAGAAGTACTACGCCAAGCTGCACAAGGGCGGCCACTTGCGGTACCAGATGGCAGGTGGCCAGGTGCGTCCGTTGTCCAAGCGCACCTCCACGCAAGTCCTCTTCGGTAAGAAGCCCAAGCTGATCTACTTGGCCACTTATCCCCTGCCTGCCGAATTCACCTGAGGTGTTCCATGTGGTATCTGTATTGGTACTGGCTACACCTGAGGGCGTTTTGGTTGTGGGGAGAGGATGAACGTGTGATGGGTCGGGTGGAATTCACCGACTATCGCTACGAGTACCATCAGGCGGTGGGAAAGGAGGAGCATGAAACGCCGGTGGATTGGCGGGACATCTTCAGCATGCGGCAGCTACACGACGACCTGTTTTACAACATCCTCCACAGCGAGCTGAACCTCCACGACAATGCCCTGAAGACCCTGTTGGGTAAGGGCACGTTCGTCCTACGGGTGTTCCGCGAGCAGACCCACCGCTACCCCATCGTTGCGGTTTACCGCCCTGTGCCGCCCTTGACCAAGCCCATCACGGGCAAGCGGGCGCCTTGGGGTAACCTCAACATGCAGGCGCAGGAGTTCTTCTACGCCTACAAGAAGGGCATCATTTACCACCTGACCAGTAAACCCCAGATCCTGTTCGACTGGTTCGAAGAACCGGTGATGGTGTTGCACATGCCCGAGCTGGCCCAGCAGATCTCCCGGCCCACCGAGCCCAGCATCATCACCTTCGCATAAGTCTCCATTCTCCACAGAGGTAAACCCATGCAGCACGAAGGCACCATTCAGCAACAAGGCAACCTGCGCATCTACGGCTGCGGCGGCTGTGGCATCAACATCGCCTCGACCTTCGATCTGTCCCCGGTCAGTCCGGAAGAGGGTCATGCGGTAGCGCACCCAGTCTACATCGACACCAGCCGCTCCAACCTGAAGACCTCGATGACGGCCGAGTACTTCGCGGTCCTCGAAGGCATCGATGGTTCGGGCAAGATCCGTCGTGAAAACCACGAGGCGATCGGCAAGTCGGTGAAGAACATCCTCCAGACGCACAAGCCGATGGACTTCAACATCGTGGTGTTCTCCGCCTCCGGTGGGTCGGGTTCGGTGTTCGGTCCGCTGATCATCTCCGAGCTCCTGGGTCGTGGTCTGCCGGTCGTGGCCATCGTCATCGGCTCGGACGAATCGGCGATCACCGCCGAGAACACGCTGAAGACCCTGAAGTCGCTGGAAGCGGTGGCCGAGCGGGCTCAGTTGCCGGTCGTGATCCACTACGACCACAACGACCGCGACGTCAAGCGTTCGGCCGTCGACGCTGATGCCAAGCGGGCGATCTCCTCCCTGGCTACGCTGGCCTCCCGCCAGAACGCTGAGCTGGATTCGCGCGACATCGCCAACTGGGTGCAGTTCTCCCGGACCACCTCGGTGCGTCCGCGTCTGGCCTTGCTGGCGGTGTACCGGGATAACGAATCCCTGGCCGATATCTCCCACCCGGTCAGCATCGCCTCGCTCTACAACAGCCCGGACGATCCGAAGGTCGACAAGGTCCCGGACTACTCCTGCGACGGCTACCCGATCTACCCCTCCCAGCACTTCAAGGTGGAGCACTTCGTCATCACCATCGACGGCGTGCAGGTGATCGTGGGCAAGCTCAACGCCAAGGTCAGCGAGAACGACACGCTCCGCTCCTCGCGCATCGATCACAATTCGATCGTGAGCGACAAGGACAAGGTCACCGAAGACGGCCTGGTCCTGTAACAGTTCGTTGCCTCCACCCCACGGATTCCCGGTGACGGGGTCCGTGGGGCATGGAGGGTGTTTTTTACGTTGGGGTGTCACCGACTACCGGCGTGGGAGATTTTTTACATACGGGTGCCCATGATATAGTCACTGGCGCTAAGTCCTCCCGCCTCGGGGTTCACCGGGCTCTTAAAAGGACTTCCGCTTCGTGGCTCAACCCAAACAACGGATTCGTATCCGTTAGCCCAGATGGGCACCCCGGTCCATCATCTTCGTGGTGTTGGACCCTTATTCCTGAGCGAGAAACGTACCATGCAAATGAAAATGAACCTTCTCGCTTACTGCATCGGCCAGGCCCTGTACGGGCACCTCCGACGTTAACCATGTTGTGTCCACTGTAAAACTCCGCAGGACCGGTCGAAGAACTTACCTCGACCGCTTCCGCAATTAGAGAGCGCGCCTCACGGTGCTGCCCTTGGGTGTAGGAGTGCTGGATCCTCTCTGGCTCGCGCCGCCATCCGCGAACAAGACGAGGTTGTGGACGGCCCCTTGTAGAACGTAAGCGCCCCAGGCCAAAAGCCTGGGGCCTTATGCCGCCATGGGCTTTCTTTACCTCCCTGCCTTTTGCTATGACCTACCGCGAGGATCCCTCATGCAGTTCTTTGTCTGCGCCTACTGCGATCACATCGATGCGGTGGAGCTGTGCCCCCATAACGCAACGATTCCGTCCCACGGCGATTGGATGTGCACCTGCTGCGCCGATAAGCCCTGGCACAACCACTTTGCCTACCGGCCCTATGACGTCGACATCGACTTCATGGTGGTCAATCGCCCCACCGGCTTAGGATTCGGCTAATGACCCGCCTTGTCGTGCCCTTCCCTCACGACTTCTTCAACCCGGGCGAGCTGTACAACATGCAGTTCCTGGCCATTCCGCCGGAATGGATGATCGAACTCTCCCTGGCGTTATGGAAGCCAGTGTTTGTCGATAACGATCACCCGGGTAAGTATGAAGTCGTGGTGCAGGAGATCCACGAGCTCTATGTCGGAGATAACGTGGTCCGTGCCGAGTACCTGCGGGAATGGTCGGACTACTATGTGGACATCATCGACAGGCTGATGAACCACTTCCGGGTTTACTTGGGGCACATGCCTGCTGAGCAAACCCAACGGGAGCTGGACACGGTGGTGGTGGATAACTTCCTTCCTGGGGCGATCGTGTTACGGCTGGTCTTTGTGGGTGAGGACCACATCAGCTGTTCCACCGCCTGGGTGACCTACCCCAGAGCCTTCACGGACGAGGCCCCGACACCTCGGTATGCCCATCACTGGTTGCTGAACCGATAACCCTCCGGACCTACCCGGGTCTGGAGGGGGTCTATGCCGTAGACCGCGTAGGAAGCTCTCCAGAAAACACCGAGTAAAACCCTACACCTAGCCCGAATCTATAGGGGAAGTTGCCTGTATCGATTCCTACGAGCTTTCAGCAAGCCCCTGGGGTGGTAGAGTGAATTCGATCTTAAAAAATCTGACATACTAACTATCCCTATACGGCTGACCGTACGAAGAAGGTATCTCGACATGTATCGTGCGCTGTACATTTACGATATTGCCGACCTGCACCTTCAACTGAAGGCGCTGGCCGAAGAGTTGCGGGAATACCATCCGGAACTGAAGAAGGTTTCGGCGTCCCAGCTGGCGTTACGATGGATTCGGCACCACCTGATCCGGGATCACTTCCTGGTCTTGCTGACTGATCCGGTCGATCTGCTGGTCGATGCCTCGCTCCACAACGAATTTCTTATCGCCTACCCGAATCTGTCGAACCGGTTCTACCGGCAAGTCAACGGGTGTCCGCATCGCTATCCCGAAGATCCATGTTTGTTGCGTGTCACGGACCGAACCATGGTCTTGGACTACCGCGCGGATCCACTCGACTACAGCGTCTACGCGGCGCAGAGGTAATCATGACGGCTTACATCCTCCCCACCAAAGACGCAGCGCTGAGGTTGCACGACAGCTGCCAGATGGTGGCGGCACGCCGTTCCAATCCCATCGTTACCCATGTCCCGGATCAACAGACCTGTCGGGCCATGGTCGCTGACTTCATGGACGTGCTGGTCAATGCCCAGCTTCTGTGGTTGCGTCGGACGGACACCGCCCTGGACGACATCGTGGGTAAGTACTTTCCGCTGTACGTGGAAATGGAACGGGCCATGGTCCAATCAGGCTACTCACGGCAACGGGCCCAGGAATTCGCCCGGGACTTCTACGACTACGTGATCGATCCGGTGTTCGAGCAGCTCCAGCAGCTGGTCCACGTGATCATTCCCGAACGTACCTGGGACATTTGGCTGACCAAGCCCCTGGGCGCGGACATCATCTTGGAGAAGGGCCCCGATTATCGCATCGCGGACTGGACCCGACGCAAAGAGCGTGGAGAATTCCGCGATGAGTAGAACGGTCGTCGTCTCGAGCGCGGAGTGGATCGGTCAGATCACAGAAACGCTCAGACCACGGCTCGGGATCGCTGCGGAGGTGGCGGACCACAAACCGATCGTCTGCGCGCTCTTCGATCACCTGCTCCACGGCGCCCCCTTAACCGGTGGGTCCGATTCCCTGGAAGCCATCTACGAAGCTTACGGCCTCTTTACCGAGGTACGCCAAGCCTTGACCGATGATCTTCTTTTACAGATGAGCACGATCCTCCAGCGAGGCTTCGGACTGATCTACCCGGCCCGGCATTACACGTACCACTTTTTCGGGCTGGACAATATTCTTCTACGGGAGACGCTTCCTTCATGTAGGGCGCCGACCGATGCCGATGACCTCACCCCCGACGCCTGGCAACAGGGTTTGGAGCAGGGCGCCGGCGATTACTACCCCGAAAGACTACGACGGAGTATGGGATGCTAGAAGACTCGTATCGTCAGAGATTTGTCCTACCAACCAGACCATGGAGGGATGCGATGTCAGCACGTCTCCGGGCTTTGGCCATGTGGAACGTGTCTGCCGACTCGATCTTCCGTATCGCGATCCTTCAATGCAGCTTAATCAGCATGCGAGAGATCGAAGCCCATGTGGGGCGTGACTTGCTTCGACAGCAGCCCGAGCAACTTCGGGGTGAGTTGACTCGAGTGCGTCACATGTACCTTGATGCCATCGGTGAGGCGGCCTCACTTATCATCCCCGATATCGAACGGGCTTGTACCGTTTGTGACCACACACTGCGGTTTGAGCAGTTTGTTGGACAGGATGTTGTGGTAAGTGTTTGCATCTCTCCCTCCTTCGTTGACCAGGTGTACCGTGAAATTGAATCTTATCGTCCCACTCAGTGGGGTAGCTGACCCCGACGGGGCGCGCGAACACTTGGCGGTCGAACACTCGATCGACTTTACCCACATCCTGGAAGTGGTCTTGGACCACTGGGAAGAACTGGAAGCGTTGGCTCCCGAAGACGCGGTGCAGTATCTGGAGAAGACGCTGAAGAAGCTACTGAACCGGAAGATCGAACGGATTGACTACGCCGAGTTCAGCCATGCGGTGCGGTTGTTGTTCGCGGCGGCCATCCAGATGCGTAAAGTGCTCGAACCGCTCTTGAACCCGGTCATCCGCGAGATCGACCCGCGTTACCGGCCGCTGTTGGCCTTAAAGCGCTACCACATGCGTTGCCCAGTCCTGGAGCTACGCATTGTTGAGAGGTAATCCGATGAGACGTGAATCGCCAGGCCGCATTGTGCGCTTGGTCTTGCCCACGGGTGATGTGTTCGACGAGTTCGCCCTGGCCGAGCACGTCCTCGTGACCGCCGGGTCGCAACTGCACTGCAAACGGTATACCTTCAAAGGGATCGCCGAATGCGTGATCCGCCATTGGGCCTCTAGCCAGACTGAGTACGCCTTCTTTCAGGTGATGGCTCCCGACGGTTACGCCTCGCCCTTTGATCGTACCTTCCAGCACGTCTACGGCGAGTACGTTAGCGAACGCCGCTTGCATGGAATCAGCTACGAGGACACCCGGGCCATCCGTCAGGTCGTCTTGGCCTTTGCCGCCGACTTCTACTGGACGGTTGTACCTACCTTGGACAGACTGGATCTGTCCGACTACCAGTTGGAGACCTTGGAGATCGATAACTGGTTAGGCAACAACATGGTACTGGAGATCAGTCGGTCATGATGATCTCCCGTCCGATTCCCCTATTCACTACCCACCACCGGAGAATGCCATGCACAAGAACGTAATTCTCCCCACGCGCGAGCTGATGGAAAAGTGGGAGCCGGTCTTCCGGCACACCGTGGAGCAGGAAGGGATCTCCATGGCAAGCTTGGGCCACTTCGTGGTCTGGACAGTCAGCCAAGGCGAAGGGATCGATGGCAACCCGATGGCCTTTGAAGAGTTCAACATGGCGCTGGCCGAGTACCTGCATGAGTCCGGCTACAACCCGAAGGCCCCGGAAGGGTCCAACTACGAATGCATGCAGGACCTCATGGAGGAAGCCTGGTCGAATCTGACCCGGGCCCTCTATGCGATTTATGCCGCGATCTACAGCTACCGAGATCTCTTGGCGGATTACGGTACCGCCCGGATGTACGTCTCGGGCCTGAACTTCCATTCCTGGCATGGCCGCGACCTGGTGGTGGCAGTGCAGATCAGTCCAGCGCGTGGTGGATGGTCCTACAATGGCATCCCGCAAGCACGAACGGGGATCGCATGAACGGCCCGTACCCACACCGGATCGTACTCCCGACCCGGCAGGCGTTTCTCCACTACGAGACCCAGATGGCCTCGATGTCGATTGTGGAGCAGCACTTAGATGAGTTGGGAGCATTCTTGCTGGAGGCCCTCCAGACCAAGGAATACGCGGTCCAGAACATGGAAGCGCTGATCGAGTACTACGGCACCCAGTACGAAGGCGAGGAATGTACCATTGCGATGCGCGCCATTGCCCCGTTGAACCGTGTGGTTTACGAGGCCATCCTCGCGATGGATCTGTGGACCGACACCGGGGAACTGCCGTATTCGTTCGAACGTTGGCTTCATCACGACATGGTGATTGTCTACCATTCGCTGGTGCCCGTTAACCAAACCCTGGTCCCGGCTAACCCCGTGGGCTGAGCTCATCCCTATGAGTTCCTTCCTTACAGTCCACGGGATACGCCATGCTTACCGTTAACGCCTTTCCCATCAACGCCAGCTGCTCGTTCGAAGTGTACCCCAGTGCGATCCTGGGTGCGTCGTTCAAGGGCGCGAAGATCCTCGACATCCTGAGTGCCGACACGGCGGGTAAGCTGGGCTTCGATCCGGCTGCCATGCACGCCAGTGTGTACCCGACCCTGCCGGCCGGCACGCCCAACGACTACCGGGCGTACAGCTACGTGCGCTTCCAGCTGGCCTCGGGCCAGGCCACGATCATCGGCATCCCCTGGATCCGTGATGAGTCGCTGGTGATCAGCACCAACCGCACCGTGCAGTTGACGATCGATGACATCAACGACACCCAGCTCAACACCATCCTGCTGGCCTTGTCGGCCAACGGCTTTGCCGCGGTGGATGTCAAATATCCCAATGGTTGAGTAATTTCCTATTCCGCATACAGAGATTCTATGGAGATTCCCCGGGCGGGTATCACCGACCACGATTGACTCAACTCACTCGTGGGATGTTCTTTGTGCGCGTGTGTGTTTCCGACCTACTACTCGATCGCGCTACGTCTGGGTTCTCCCACAAGGCGCATCTGCAGCGATCGACAGGGGAGCTCCGATTGGGGCTCCCCTGCCTTTTTATGCCGCCATCCATTTTCAGTGAGCTCTTTGCCATGTCCCTTCCTGTCGTTATCCGTACGGTTACCAACCGCCTGAAGTTCTCCAAAGAGCTGTTGCAGGTCCTTCGCAACCACCAGGCCATCGCTCACCTGATGCAACATCAGCACGTCGGTCTGTCGATCACCCAGGAGGGCGAGGAGTGGCGACTGCGCGGGTTCGAGGTGCCGGAGAACACCACGATTTCCATCATGCCTACCGAGGGTTGGGTGTTGAAGGAGACCCCGCACCACATCGTCCCGGCCGAAGCGCACTACTACTGGCCACAGCAACGGGAGATTGCCGTGGTGGATCGTTTTATCTTTCCCCGCGGTGTCACCCCGACGTACCTCTTCGATCGGCTCTTTCAGTTTGGTCCGGAGATCCACAACGCGATCCCGACCCTGATCCCTCTCACACCCCAACCGGAAGCTGCCCATGGATGAATCCCTGATTATTGCCTGGGCCTATCGGCATGCTGGGCTGCGCCCAATGACCCACGCGTTGTCCAGTCAACGGCCCACCGCAGAGAACCTGCACTTCGCTGCCCTGGGAACCAACCCCGCCAGCCTGCAAGTCATGCCGGTAGGTTTCATTGCCAATGAAGTGCAGGCCGAACGACTCGGCAAGCTCTGGTACATCTGTCGTGGATGGGCCTGGAAGAGCGATTTGATGAAAGGCTGGGCTATCGGTCACAAACCGCCGGATCCTAACAGTACCCACTACCGTCGGCACCCGGAAGAGTTCAGCGCTCTGACCATCCGGCCCCTCTTCTCCTTTTCAACGATAAAGGATTTTCCATGATCATGATCGAATCGACGGTGGGTAAGGTCGATAAGGAATACATCGTCGGTTGGGCGGTTCGGCCCGAAGGGTAGACCAGCGATGGCAAGTGGGTCCTGAATCCCAATGTCACCGCCTCCAAGACGCCTCTGGCCGCCCTACCCAATCAAATCCCCACCCAGTTGCACTGCTTCGGGAACGGCATGGAATGCATCGGCCTGACCGACGACGCGCGTGCGGTGGATGCCCGCATCGAGCGGGTGGTTCAGGTGGGTTGGGTGCATTGGTTTGAGAACGAGCCGTCCAAGCGCATCCTGACCTACGAGCACCCGTTCCACGACGACTCCTTCCTTTATGACTGGGACCGGAAGTTCAACGCGGTGGTGCGCCGACTGTATCTCCTGGCCAAGCCCGGGAAAGAAACCCCCGAGTAAAAGAACGTCATAACAGCCCTCCTACCCTTTGCGGGGTAGGAGGGCGTGTGTCTTCTTTTTTTACCCTACGACCCTATCCTCTGCCTATCCAGATAAGGTCATTCTTTCCATGAAACACTTCGTCAATCCGACGGATTCCTATCGACGTCGCATCGATTTGATTCCGACCTACGTGGGCGATAGCGCGCTGTACCTGGCGCTGCAGACTGGTCGCCCCGTTGAGGAGTGCCGGGCCTTCGTTGAAAAAGAGATCGGACCCGCCGGTGGTCACCCCCTGCACTTTCCTTCTACCATGGCACTAGTGAAGAATCGGCACGGCGATCGCGAGATCCGTGAGATGCCGTTCAACCATTACCTGGACGGGGTTTTTGCCGAAGGGCAGATCCTTTCCCCGACGATGGCCGCCTACACCCACCCGGATGTGGAGGAGTCGATCCTTGCCAAGTACATCTCGGGCAACTTGCAAAAGCGTAAGAAGGCCAAGCACCAGAAGTTCGTCGCCAAGATGTCAGGTGACAAGGCCTTGGCCTCGATCAAGGAAGGCGAGCAGACCTCGCTTAAGATCAAGAACAACTCCCTGTCCGGCGCGCATAGCTCACCGTTCACGATCCTCTGGAATAAGTCGTCGCACTCGACGCTGACTTCCACCTGCCGTACGGCTACCTCTTACGGCAACGCGAACAACGAGAAGTTCCTCTACGGCAATCGACACTACTGGTCGCCGGATATCGTCAAGAACAACATCGTCTCGATCGTGCGTCACACCGACTACGACAAGCTGGCGGCAGTGATCGAGAAGTACCAGCTAGCGCTGCCCTCCTACGAGATCGTGATGGCTTCGATCCATCGCTCCACGGATCTGTACTGGCGCTCGCCTAAGCAGATGGCCGTGATCGAGTCGCTGGTTCGTGCTCTCTCACCAATGCAGCGGGCGGCGTTCCTGTACACCGGGGACTTCTACCAGCTGGCTCAGCTGAATCCCCAGTTTGTCCGTGGGTTCTTGGAAGAGATGTCGACCAAGGCCACCCAGCCCGAAGAGATTCCCGACCACTGGGTCGATCGAATGGATTCGAACCTGAAGGCCTTCGTCTCGATCCTCTGCGCTAAGGAGCTGGCCGGTGAATCGATCGACGACACCAAGAAGTCCCGGCCGCACGACTACGCCATGTTTGCCGCGACCACCCGGCGGATCATCGAGGCCCACGATAAGTACGAAGATCTCATTCGCACCTTGTGGGTAACCGACAACGTACCCTCGTCGATCTTCAACCTGCCTTCGGTCATTCGTCGTGGTGCGATCACCTCGGACACCGACTCGACGATCTTCACGGTGCAGTACTGGACCGAGTGGTACGTGGGTAAGCTGGACTTCACCGAGACCTCGGTCGCTATCGCCAACACAATGGTCTACCTGGCCGCCCAGCTGATCCGGCACATTCTGGCCACGTTCTCCGGTAACATGGGCGTAGCGCGTAAGGACGTCACCCGTCTGGCCATGAAGAACGAGTACTACTTCCCGATCTTCACCCTGACCTCGCGTGCGAAGCATTACTTCGCGTACATCGCCGCGCAGGAAGGGAACGTCTATAAGGAATACGACACCGAGATCAAGGGCGTGGCCTTGCGTAACTCCAATGTCCCGCCGGAGATCATGAAGCAAGCCAAGCAGTTCATGCTGGACTGCATGGACACGGTGATCGCGGGTAAGAAGATCTCAGTGGTAGCCACCATGCGCCATGTGGCAGCGATCGAGAACGGCATCCGTGCAGGTGTGGAAGCAGGCAGGTACAACCACCTGACCAAGGGCCAGATCAAGAACATGGAGTCGTACAAGAACCCGCAGTCGTCGAACTTCTTGTATTACCAGATGTGGGAAGAGGTCTTTGCGGAGAAGTACGGGCATGCCCCTGAACCGCCGTACGTGGCAATTAAGGTCTCCATCGACGCGGACAATCCGACGAAGCTGAAGAACTGGATCGCCCGGATGGAAGATCGTTCGGTGGCGGACAAGATGACGGATTGGATCACCCGCAACTCACGCAATGGCGTGACGCAGATGCTCCTGCCTGAACAGGTCTTGGCCATGACCGGCGTGCCCAAGGAAGCGGTGTGCGGTATCGACATTCGCGGCCTGATCTCCCAGACCATGGAAGCCTTCTACCTGGTTCTGGAATCGTTGGGCATCTTCATGCGTAACGACAACATCACTCGCTTGGTGTCGGACCAGTATCCGCTGGAGAAACCCGTCGCCGTACTGTAAGGGACTATCATGATCATACCGCTCGATGGCATCACCGTGATCAATGCAGTGGATGATCGGTCACGGGATCCTCTGTTCAAACCCGTGGGCTATTTCCGGCGGTGTCCGCCCCTCTTTCAGTGCGTGATCCCGCCGGAGAACTTTCCCGGGACGGTGGAGGAGTACAAGGCTCTCTGTTGGGAGTTCGAGACTGAGTACGGGAAGTACAAGCAGGACTACTCGTGCGGCAAGGCCATCCGGCTTCCGATGACCGGAATGGAAGCGTTGGATGCCCTGCAGCGTGTGTACGATGCCTGGGTGGTTCCTAAGCTCACCTCCATGGGATTGGATCCCCTCGATCCTTATCATTGACGGCATACACCTGGGCTCCCACACGGGAGCCCAGGCAGGACCGCTTATGTCAGGTAGGGCAAGATGCCCCGCTCGATGAACACCATCGCCTCGTCGTACATGTCCGGCGGTAACGCCTTCAACGTGCGATTGAGATCGAACTGACGCAGCCACCGTCGAATCGTGTTCAGATACGACTGGTTACGTTGGTTATCGGTGGAGAAGTTCAGCTGGACCAAGAACGAGATCAGTGGCAGCCGTGCCATGACGATCGCCCACTGCAACTGTTGGGAGAAGGCCATCGCTGGCGGCTGGATCAGATCCCGCACCGTCGAACGGCTACTCAACTGAGGCAGGGCATTCAACATCATGTCGAAGTTCCAGCCGTTGGTCTCTACCGCTTGTAAGTAATGAGTCAGTGTCTTATCCACCTCGGCCGAGTAATCGGTCAGGTAGAACGGATTGGGGTTCTTCACCTTGGGGAGGTCCAGGTCGAAGAACTTGTGGATCGTCCGGTTGACAATGGCCCAGTCCAGATAGCTGTAGAGCATGTTCGGTAGCGGGAACATGGTCAGGAACTGCATCACCGAGCGGGGTGCATCGGGATTGGCCCGGCGGTCGTACTCACGCCACATCCGGTACTGGGAAGCCAGCATGGGAATGTTGATTGTGATCACGGCGTAGCCGCCCTCGACGCTGTGATGCTTGCCATCGGGCAGTGCGAGGTTCAACTCGGTCTTGGGATGGTAGAGCACTTCAATCGGACGCAGTGTGTGCCACTGGTCTTTCAGGAGGCTGGTGTCGTAGCTGTCGATGGTGGCAATTAGGATCTCGCGGATGTCCGGACCAAAGAACACCCCCGGGTCAAACACGTGGCCCTTGGACAGCGCGGAGGTCATCTTCAGACTCATCGCCAAGTTCAAGGCCTGGTCGGTCACCTTGTCGTTATAGATGTCGTAAGGCATCGACAGCGGCACGTTGAGCGAACCCAGTAGTTTGACCAGGAAGTGCGAACCGTTCAAGCCGTGGGGGTTGTTCTCGTGGTAGGTGATAACCTGCTGCACGGACCGTTGCAGGCCCAGCTGTGCATGGTTAAACTCCGGGAAGAGGATGCTGGCACCCAACGCACGGATCTGAGCCTGAAACAACTGGTACATACGGGCTCCCAGGGCACGTGAATGAGGATACAGAAAGGGGTCATACTATCGACCCACCCCATCCAGAGCGAGGCGTCAGTAAATTCTTACTCGGTTGGGACTATGTTATAGAGACTACACGGTCTCACCGTCCAGGGCCTAGCCCCGGACACCCCTGGACCTTATACCTAAATTCGGTGAAATGCGTTGGGATTCAAAAGGATTTCAGACGCATATTACCTTCTTGACATGGCAGAATGATTCTGCATGTTCGCGCGAACACAACGTTACAAAAACCTCGAGGACAAAGACATGACGGTTTCCAAGCCCGGCGATAACGGCAACAACTCCAACGAATCCCAGAAGGGTAGCACGATGAACGAAGCTTTCGACAGCACCAAGGCCGCCGGCTCGGTTGGCAATGGCGAGCAGGCCCAGGCTGGACGCAGCCAGCGCACTGCAGGCGCCGCTCCCAACGCCCAGGCTCGCCGCAGCCCGCGCCAGTTCACGGTGATGGACATCAACTCGCAGTTCGGCCGTCCGATCTCGCGTCGTTCGTCCGGCGAAGCCGTCCAGGCCTTCGAGAAGGCGTTCCGCAAGGAAATCGACGCCTCGATGGGCGACAACTACAAGGACAGCTTCAGCCTCCACGTCCTGAACAACGCCACGAACCAGACCCTCCTTTCCTCGATCCTCGTCGTCCTGGCTGTCCAGGCCGCCGACGGTACCACCCACGGCCTCGTGTTCAACCTGATCGTCGAAGGTTCGGGCAGCCGCCGCGACAACAAGACCATCAACATCAACGGCCAGAACGTTGAGATCGAATGGGTGCCGGGCGACGTCGCCAGCGACAAGATCCTCTGGGACAAGATCACCCTCCTGCTGAACGATGCGTTCGGCCGCGAGATGGTCCTGCATTACACCGGCGCGATGGTCCTGCCGACCACGCTCTCCTCGGAAGACAGCGACCACATCCACCGCATCATGCATGCCACCACCCAGGCCCTGTTCACGGCCATGGAAACCGAAGTCACCGAAGACGAAGTGGCGATCTCGGTCCGCATGATCGACAACAACGCGCAGATCTCGGCGAACCTCGACTACATGCCGGCGCCGATGACCAACGTGGTCGGCCAGCCGGTCCGTAACGACCTGCAGATCACGCTCAAGGGCCAGATGGTCGGTACCGCACAGCAGGGTTACGGCGACGTGCCGATCGACCTGACCCGTGCCGCCGGCTTCATCGACCTCACCTACGCCGAGAAGCCGACCCCGGTCTTCGGTCAGCCGCCGGTGACCCAGAGCTACTACCCGCGTGTCGTCCTCACCCACCTCGATTCCGAAGTGGATGCGATGACGCCCGAGCTGCAGATCCTGGGCCTGTCCACCACCACGCTCCTGGCTCGCCAGATGCAGTGGGGTGCCGCCTTCGCACCGCGTTACGGCCTGAACACCGTCCGTGACCTGCGCGACATCGGCGCCATCGGCTACGAAGTCAACCTCTCGCCCGACCCGAACGCCAAGCCGGAGCGCCTGGATACCAAGTCGCAGGCCTTCGGTCTGCCGCAGCTGGCCCAGGTCCTGGGCGTGGCCGTGTTCGACTCGCTGATCTTCTCGCTCGATATCGAAGAGACCGGCGAGATGTCCTGGCTCCAGCAGGTGTTCCTGGCAGCTTCTCGCGGCAACACCGACGCCTACGCGGCGATCGTCGATGCCACGAACAACCTGACCGACCACCAGTTCGGCCGCATCTGGCAAGGTGGCGCGATCGTCATCGACGACGAGAATCGTATCCCGCTCGGCTGGTACAAGGGCGAAGACGGCAACCTGCACGACCTGCGTGACATCGACTACCTCGCCATGCTCAACCTGTACGGCGACAAGGACATGTCCGTGGTTACGGCCTGGTCCGACACGTTCCTCAACAAGGCCATCCCGGAGCCGGTCCGTCTCGAGCAGCGTCTGCGTATCCTGAAGGGCGTCCTCCTGGGCTCCGACTTCAAGGTCACGGGCTTCGCTCAGCGCGTCAACTTCGCTCCGGAGTTCCTGATTGCTGTCGCGACCGCCTGCGCTTCGGCCGGTCTCGCCATCCGTCAGACGAACGTCTTCGCCGCCTTCACGGGCCAGGGCGGTCGTGGTGCCTTCGCCGGCAGCCAGCTCGGTCTGCAGGGTCAGCAGGTGAACGCAATGTTCTCCTACGGCGCCCAGGGTGCGGGTTACGGTGCGTTCCGCGGCTTCAACGCCCCGGCGTACGGTCGCTTCAGCGGCGGCAACGTCTAATCTGATCTGCAACGGATCAGTAGTAAGATGAGGAGAGAGTAGCCCTTCGGGGCTACTCTTTCTTTTTTGCCCGAGACTCAGTAAAACCTTCCATGGCTCCCTGTACGTATGGGTAGGCTCAACGGCCTGGCCGCACACACGCCCAATAACAAAGCGAGACCACCCATGGCCCTTCATCTGGAAATCGTCGACTTCGACGAGATGTATCACACCTCCAGCATTGCCCCGACGCTACTCAATGCGTTCAACATCGATTCGGAAGAGGATAAGGAGCGGCTGAACAAGCAGATCTACACCTCCTACGAAGGCGATTCGCTGGAAGTGCTACCCTCGTGCGAATGCGGCAATCTTCGTGGTGAGTATAACGTCGACATCCCGTGTCCGATCTGCAATACCCAAGTCATGTCCGTGACCGAGCGGCCTCTGGAAGCCACCTTGTGGATGGCTCCGCCCAAAGGGGTTCTTCGGTTCATCAATCCCCAGGTGTGGGCGATCCTGTCCAACGCCTTGACCTACGCCGGTTCGGATCTGCTGGAGTATCTGGTCAACCCCAGTTACCAGCTGCCGCCCAACCAGCCCAAGGCCGCCAAGAAGCTCCTCACGCTGGATCTGGAGCGGGGGATCAATTACTTCTACACCCATTTCGATCACGTGATGGGCATGCTGTTCCAGAACGGCATCATCAACGGAACCCGTCAGGCGCGTGATAACCTGAAGACGTTCCTGAGCATCTACCGTGACCGACTGTTCTGTCAGTGGATGCCGATTCCGTCCAAGCTGGGTTTCATCACCGAGCAGACCGTCACCGGCACCTACGCCGATCCGACGATCAAGGACGCGATCGATGCCATCCGTACGATCTCGGCCACGGAAAACGCCGTGCTGCCGTTGTCGTTGCGGACCCGTCAGTCCCGTGCGATGAAAGCCAACGCGCTGCTGTCCAACTACCACCAGCAATTCGTCGCGGTGTCGTTGGGCGGTAAGTTCGGCTGGTTCCGTAAGCACGTGTTCGGTTCCCGTTCGCACTTCACCATGCGTGCGGTGATTACCTCGTTGTCGGAGAACCATGACCGTCGCGAGTGTCACCTGCCGTGGTCGGTGTCGGTGATGGCCTACAAGGTCCATCTGACCAGCAAGTTGATCAAGCGCGGCTTCACACCGGGCGAGGCTAACAAGCTGCTCAACGAGAACACCCGGAAGTACCACCCGCTGCTGGATGAGTTGTTCCAGGAACTGATTGCCGAGTGCCTGCACATGGGCTTGCCGATCATCTTGCAACGTAACCCGTCGCTGCAGCGTGGTTCGGCGCAGTTGTTCTACGTGACGAAAATCAAGACCGATCCGAACATCAACACGATCAGCATGTCCACGCTGACCCTCAAAGCACCCAACGCGGATGAACTTCAGTCCCGTCCATCAGTAATGGTGGAATGAAAATTTCCCTAATTGCTGGGAAGTCTCTTGACCCCTACCGCCACAACGTAACTCGAAAGAGTAGACGTGACCACCAGGCGTAAAAAGCGTAGTAAACTCCCTTAGGACCAATGCGGGTCCTTTGTGAGCGGAGACAATCAGCAGCCAAGCATCTTAGGTCGCCTCTCAGCGACGATGATGAAGGTTCAACGACTAGCCGTAAGGCGTAGATTCCAAAGTGGAATCGAAATGGGAAAGAGCCATCGGAGAAATGCCTACATGCCCCGAGCGTGTAGTTCGATGGTCCAAGATATAGTCTGGTCTCTACGGTGACGTAGAGGAGTGGTGGGTTTCTCCCCTGTAACCCATACACCGGTTAGGTTAACGCCCTAACTGAACACATACGTTCGATGGCGATGCTTTGAATGTTTTGATCTTGCTCGATGAGCGCATGCATGAACGAGCCACCCGCTTGGATCCGAAGCTTGGCGTACTGGACCTGAAGGCCCCGCGCAAGCTGTCGAAGAACATCATCCTCCCGCCACCCGTGGTTGCCACGATCAGCGGTTGGGTCCACGGCGGTAAGTAACGCATAAGCGGCGGACCTACGGGTCCGCCGTGTTTGCACCTTCAGACACTTGGGAAGCCTTATGTTTGATACCGTGACATATTTCGGATCGAAAGGCCCGCGTTTGCCGCCCGCTATGGGACCGGCGTTGACTCTCCTGGACATGAGCCTGTCCGAAAAACTCTTCCAGATCCCCGAGTACCAGTTGTTCGACCGCCAGGGTCAGAACGAGGTGTGGGAACTGGTCAATGCCCCGTTCGAAACCTACAAGCGCCTGCTCTACGAGCACCGCGGCGGGAGCATGTTCTCCACCTGGAACATCTACGCACCAACCCCTGAGCTGACGCGCCTCTACGAGGTGCTCAAGCGTTCGCGCTTCCAGACCGTCAATCCGTTCATCAAGTTGCGCCAGAAGATCGTCGACGAACTGTATCGCACGGTTCCGATCACCTTCGGCCTGTCCAATGCCACGTTGCATTAATTCCTGAGCGGAGAGGCCTTCGGGTCTCTCCGCTTCTTCCCCCAAACTCAATACGTTTCAAGGATCCAGACCGTGAAATGGTACATTCTCAACCGCAGCACCCTGAACCTCATCGACCTGGGTGTGGATTTGCTCGACGCCAATGGCAGCAATGCCACGGTGCTGTGCGATGCAGCCGAACCCTACATGTACGTGGCCATGATTGACGAGTCCACGCGCGAGCGTTGGCTGAACGAGGTGCGTAACAACCAGCACCCCGACGCTTGGTTCTCTCGCGACCACGACATCCTGATCTACGTCGGCAACTACCCCGACCACGAACGGGCCGTCGACGGTGCCCGTCAGAAGAACGAGGAGCTGTGCACCCAGAACGATCTGGCAGACAACCTCATGCCGATGTCCACCGTCGCCCAGTGGTTGGTCGACTAAGCTTTCCCCATTCCCTTCCATCTTGACAAGGAGTTTCCCATGGCTAGCATCCAACCGTTTCTTTCCACCAGCGTCCGCATGACTGAGCGTGTCGAGCACGCGATGAGCCGCCGCTTCGGCTTTGGCCTGCGTCTGGCCATCTTCGAAAACCACGACCAGGAAGACTACTTCACCATCGCGTTGGGTAACGCGGCCTTTCTGGCCGGGATCCAGGACCTCCTGGCCGACGAAGAGCCCGATCCGACCGAGTACGCCGATGCCAAGGCGCTCCTCAACCGTGAATGGGTCCCGGCCGTCATGGGTGCCCCGACGCTGAAGATCGCGCATCTGATGCTGGCCAAGAAGTTGAACCAGATGACGGAGAAAGGCTTCAACCAGTTGCCGCACGTCATCGGGGAGGTCATGGAACGCTACTGGACGGACCTGGATGGGAACATTCCGTTGGGTGCTGATCGCCGCCCTGTCCCCGGCACGGGCTGGGCGGAATACACCGTCGACGACTTCCTCCTCAATCACAATCGATAAGGATTCCCCATGTCCGAGCACAAAACGCTCCCGCTCTACGGCGCCCGTCTGGCGAACAGCCTGCGGGCCATTTTGCCCTTCGCCGAGAACGAGGTCGATGGGTTGTACAATGCCGAACGCCGGGATAAGGAAGACCTGGGCGCTTCCACGGCTAGTGCCGCCCTGGACCTCGCCAGAGGCGCGCTGAGCGCCTTCGAACAGGTCCAGGTGGCAATGGACCGTCTGCAGCGCTATCCCGGCATGAGCCCGGAGGAAGCGGCCAGGCACTACCTGGAAACTCATGGCACGAACATCCTCCAGGCCATGCAGACGGCTCGGGAACATGCCAAGCACAGCGACATCGAGCACAACGATGCCAGCTACTGGGATCATGAGCTGAAAGCGCTGGACGAAGCGGTGGCGGTGGTTGAACCGCAGACCCCGGAACAGCGCCTGATCAAGATCCTGATGGACCCGGCGAACATCTTCGTACGCACCGAGTCGGCTTCCACCGCCAAGGACATCGACTACCTCGACAACACCATCGTCAACCTGCTGGCCTTGGCCGACGACGTCGAGCAGATCGAGAAGTTCAAGCACCATCTGGAAGCGGGTAAGTTCCGCCATCGCTTGTCGTTCATCTATGCCCTGCTCGAAGACTCCAAGGAGATGGTGGTCTACCGGTTGGGCTACGGTGCCACCCTGAAGGAAGCGCTGACGATGTACGAGGATACTCCGCCAGTCAGGACTTCCAAAACTTCCACCCGTCCGACCCAGGAGCCCGACGCATGAGTGACACTATCAAGTCCTGGAAAGCTGCTCAACCGCAGTTGGAGCGCGCCCTGGAATTGAGTGCCCTGGCTCAGGTAAGCCTCAGCATCCACTTCCAAGAGCACGACTATAATTGGACGATAGAGATAAAATCAGCGGCCCCGTCGGAGAATTATTTCACCCGCGATGGCGTGCTAGACTCGCGGTTGGAATTGGTCCTGGAGCATTTGGAGCGAATCCAGCCGCTCTCGGCTAAATCGCAGGCGGACCAAAGCCGTGAAAGTTTTGAGAACCAGGTCTGCGACATCTATCAGCGTGCCTACATACACCACACACTGGGCTGGGATTCCCCGGAAGAATACAAAGAGTTCTGGCGCAACCATACGGACCTAGCCGTTCAGATCTCGAACGCTTTCATGCAGGTGAACTTTAACCCCCAAACGGCCGATCTGTTAAAGTTGAAGGTTCAGCAGGTGGGGAATATCGTCGGTGACTTTTACCGGCGAGAAGCCTTGCGGGTCTGGGGACTCCTTCTGCGAAGTGCCGTAGACCGCGAACCGGTTTTCGCCTTTGGCAGTCTTACCCCAACCGTCAGCTCGCAAGACATGGACCCCGAGCTCCACAAGCTTTGGAGTCTGGGAATGACCTCTGAAAGTTTGATTGAGATGCGTAAAGAGGCCCCTCCCGTAATTCCTTAAAAGGGATTTGAAACCTACACTATCCAGATGTAGGACCTGGTAGGATGGTGCGTGTCAGCAAAAACCGCGGTGTTTACCGTCAATTTCTACCTCGCACCACCTTTCTATGGTAGAAGATCTAACGCAGAGGAATCGCACTCTCATGGCACAAATCATCGACGGAGGGAACTTGATGTTTAAGTCCCTCATGTATGGTCGACCTCACCCGGGCACCATGCAGTTCATCGAGAACCAAATGGGTTACATGTCCCAGTCGCTCTCGGATGCGGGCCGTCGGTTCGTGGAAGAAGCCCAGAACATGTATGCGCATCTGGAATCCAGTAACGCCATGCGCGCCATCCGTTCTGTGGGTCGGGCCGTCCGTAGCTTGTGGCAGTTGGACGAAATCCGTGAACTGAATGACATTGGCCAGCTCCAGCATGCACCGCTCACGATGCAGCGCTGGGTCATGGCTCAACCGCAAATCCGTTCGTTGTTCCACCAGCAGCGTCTTGACGGCTACTCCGATTCGTACGTGGATCTCGCTCCGGGCCAGATTGGCGAGGAACACTATGACTACCGTCGCGTTATGGACGGTATGGTGGTGGTAGACGAAACGCCGGATGAGTCTGGCGAGTTCGGCTGGACGGCGACGACGTACTTGGAAGAGCTCCTTCCGGAAGACAGTGATCTGATGCTCGATGAGCAGCAGGACATCCTGGCAACCTGGGGACATCTGCTGAGCTCGCTCGAACGCGGAAAAGAAGACCCCACCAGCAAGTACAACGCTGATCTGGGTTAACCTGGTTGGGAGCCCCTCCGGGGGCTCCCGCTCTAACCCACCATTCTTTTTGATAGCCTAGTGGGCGGGTGGGAGTACCCAATGAAGAAACAGAAACTTAGCGCTGCCATCCGTCAGGAGTTAGGCACAGCGCTGGATCGTGTCCAGCAGCATCTGGAAGGCGCCAACGCGACCATCATGGGTGCGGTGGGCGAGTCCATCAAGAACGGCGATCCGGTGCAGTTCACCTGCACGATCGAGAACGGGGAAGTCACCCTGGCCTGTGGTCCGGTCAAGCACAAATTCAAAGATCGCTAAGGAGCGAGAGATGACCATCCCGGTACCTACACTCACCGCGTCTGGGTGGGTGACTAGTCTCGCTGAGAAAGCTGATTCGCTCATGGCGTATTACTTCAGTAGCGACTTTTCGCAGTCCAACACTTTCAAGGGCTACATTACTGCGCTGGCCAAGCAGATCCAGCAGCATGGGAATGACCCGCAAGACCTGGAGCGTTTCGTCACCGACGAGATGCAAACCTACTTCGGTCGGTATTTTGATACCGTGACGGTTAATGTAACGACGGACCTTCCTTCACCGACGGATCCCACGCGCCTTAATCTCACCACGAGTGTCATCGTGACAGAGAACGGTCAGAACTACAGCCTCGGTCGTTTGATCGAAACGCTGAACGGAAAGATCGCTCGGATTACGAAGATCAACAACTCACCGAACTGATATAGGGAAGACCATGCCGAACATCGACCCCCGCCTCCTTGCTGCTCAGCCCGCTCCTACTCGCCCTGCCCTGCGGGCCGTGGGCGTACCGACCCCGGACGTTCCGGTCAATCGGGAGCTGGACGAAGCCACCAAGAATGCCATGGCGGGCATCATCTCCAAGATCGAACAGCTGCGTCGGGACATCACCTCCACGGTGAGCAGTCGCGAGTACCAGGGTAAGTTGGTCGAGCAGATCCTCGCCGCCGACTCGTTCAACGAAGTCGTCGAAAGCAAGATGGTTCCGGTGCACCAGCGACTGGATCGCATCGAACAGCTGCTGGGCGAACTGCTCGGCCAGGGCGAACCGCAGCCAGCCGACGACGTGGCGCGCATCATCGGCTTCCGCATCACCCTGCACAACGAGCAGTCCGAGGCAGCGTCCTACCAGGCCCTGCGTCACGGTGCCAACCACCCGACCGACCCGGACGGCGTGGAACTGTACGTCGACGACGATGGGCACGGCCACTGGCACATACAGCAGATCTCGACCCTGGTCCGCGATGCCCTGCGTGAAGCCTTCGACGCCGTGCAGACCCAGCCCGAGCAGCGCTACTGGTGCGAGATCATCCAGCTGACCGATCGGCCGGTGAACGAGGCCAGCGTGAAGGTCACTCCAGCAACGCCGCTTCCCACGGTGCGTCCGCACGTGCACAAGTCGTCGAGCTACTAAGACCAATCTCCTCCCAGCTCCACCGCCCTAATCCGCACCTGACTGGGCGGTGGGGCGGTGGCATCCTCCCTATTTCCAAGGTATGTATCCATGGCTGCCGACCTCAACCCGAATTTGCGTCCGCCTATCGACCTGGGCGAGGACGTTGACCGCGCCATGCAGCAGATCCAGGCGCTGACCGAATCGGACATCCCCAAGGTACCCGAGGCCATCTTTGTTCAGCATGTGCTGCCCGTGGTCACCAACCACACCGGTCCCGTGGACTTCTCCACCTGGATCGATGTGGCCGGCAATGCCCAGCGACCGATCGATATCGTCGATTCCGAAGGCAAGGTGCTCTTCCGTGCCCCGCCCCTGCTGCGTCCCTACCCGACCCGGGCAGGTCTGACCGGCAAGGACTCCTTCGCACAGCTACTGGACACCGCCAAGAAGAAAAGCGAAGTCCACCCGCTGCTGGGGACCAACTTCCTGAATCAGGGTCTCCAGGCCCGGGTGATCGAACTGGGTCTGGACGAAGAATCGGTCGCCGCCTGGAATCGCATCTTGGTCCACTACGGCTACTTGCCGGTCGGTGGTATCGCTCCGGCACCCGCTGGTCCGACCAGTGCCTCGCCGGCCGCATCCGGAGATCAGTCGATCTTTGCGGATGACGAAGACGATGAGCTCTAAGACCAAGATTCCCGGTAAGCTTGCTCACGCATCGATCTCCGATGTGCACATGGGCCATCACACCACGCCGACCGAGCATATCGTCGGTAACCTGCGCAAGGCCTTCCCGGATAACGCCGAGACAGGCAAGCTGGACATCATCTGGTTCGGTGGGGACTTCTTCGACCGGTTGATGAACCTGCCCGACGACAACGTGGGTCTGTTGCAGGTCTGGATCGTGGGCTTCTTGCGCATGTGCGGTCGCCGCAAGATCAAGGTGCGCATTCTGGAAGGGACTAAGTCCCACGACTGGGCGCAGAACAAGCTTTTCGTGCAGCTGATGGAACAGGCTGCGATCGACGTGGACATGAAGTACATCGATACCCTCTCGATCGAGTTTATCGAGGACTTCGAGATCAGTGTGCTCTACGTTCCCGACGATTGGCGGCCGAATCCGGATGATACCTGGATCGAGATCCTTCAGCTGCTCCAGGCCAACAGCCTGGAGAAAGTCGACTACGCCATCGTGCACGGTTCATTCGATCACCAGTTGCCCCCGGTGGTTAAAACCCCCAAGCACCTGGGTGAGCGGTTCCTAAGCATCGTCAAGCACTACATCTTCATCGGTCATGTGCATATCGCGTCCCAACGCGACCGCATCTTAGCGAACGGCTCGTTCGATCGGATCAGTCACGGCGAAGAAGCGCCTAAAGGCCATTGGCGGGTGACCGTCGGTGGTCCCGACGGGGATGAGCTCAACTTCGTCGAGAACAAAGGCGCCCAGCTGTACAAGACCATCAACTGTGCGGCCCTGACAGCTGATGAGGCGCTCGAGAAGCTCAAAGTGGTAGCTGACTACCCCGCGGGCAGCTTCGTCCGTGTGGAGGCTTCCAGGGGCGATGCGATCCTGTCCAACATGGACAGCTTGCGCAAGTCCTACCCGCACATCAAGTCCTGGTCGGTGAAGGAAGTCAAAGAAAAGGATGTCCAGGCCAAGCTGTTGACGGACATGCGTTCAAGCTTTACGGAAGTGAACATCACCCGCAGCAACATCGCAGAGATGGTGATGGCACGTGTCGCCACCCTTACCACAGACCCGCGCCTCCTCGCGCGTTGTCGGGAACGCCTTGAGGAGTACGCGCAATGAACCATCAACTGCAAGGGGTCGATGCCCGGGACAAAGGGCAAATCCCGGTGTCCATGGGTACCGCCCTGGCCATCGAGGCGGCGTTGGGGATCTACCCGGATCGTCCGGTCTCCCCCGCCCCGATCTTGAAGGTGAAAGAGGTGTGGTTTAACATCCGCACCTTGATCCGCAACCTGTACAACAGTTTGCAGCCGGATTTCCGAGAGGACATCCTTGCGCCCACGCTGCATGCAGCGCTGGTGGAGGAACTCGGCATCATCGAGTCGGCCATCGTCAAAGGGGCGCAGGGGTTGGTTCGGGTGATCTACTACATGCCCGACTACACCACGCTGCAACGGAAGTACCCCAAGGCGCAGTTGCGTCAACCCAAGACCGATCGCCAGATCGCCTACCAAATGCTCGAGAATACCGTGTGTCGGCTGCTCCATGTGGATCCGCCCTCTCACGACTTTCGCGAGTATAGCTTCGCGATCACGGGGAACCACCCCGAAGCGTTCATCGTGACCCATCTGCCAGTGGATTTGCTGGCTCGGTACTCCTTCCGGAAGCTCGAGCTACTTGAATCCCACAGCGGCGGCATCAAAGCCTACCCGCAATGGCACACCAAGCTGACCGGCGGCAAGGAACTGTCGAACTTCCCGTTCAACGCGTTCACCTTGCAGCTGTTCGGGGATAACGGCAACCAATTCGCTCCTTACCTTCCGGGCATCCGGAAGCAAGTGGTCGAGTTGGCCCTAGAGGACCGCTGGTCCAGTGTTACCACGGAGGATAAGATCCGTCTGTCCCTGCGTAAGGTCTCCGACGTCTACGTTCGGACGAGCTTGCTGGCGATGCTGTAAAAGCTACCTTAAAACCGGTAAAAGTTGACCGTTTTTCGTTATTAACTGAGTAGAATCCTTAAGGGATAAGATCCATGGCCGATTTCAACCAAGCGAATGCCCGTAAGAAGACGGGTCTTTCGGAATACAACCTGCGCCTCGTTGCCGATCCGATCAACGGCGCTCGCCGTGGGCCGAACATGGGCTTCGTGGTCGTCAAGAACAACCCGCACATCGAAGTGCGGACCAACATCGAGAACGACAAAGACTACGGTCGCATCATTGCCAAGCTCGACTCGCCGACGTTCTACGCGATCATCGAAGCGATCAATGAAGCCCCGACCTGGCCCAACGACAAGAAGGTGATGTGGTCGATCAACGCCCACCGCTTCGTCAACCGCCAGCGCTCCAAGGACCCGATGCTCGACGCCAAGGTCCTGGTCGGTAAGGACAAGGAAGGCGTGGTCTACATGTCGGTGCTGTCCTGGGACAAAGAGCGCCCGCTCATCAAGTTCCCGTTCCGTCCGGCCGCGCTGCACTCGGTCGCCCATGGTGACGGCACGCCGCTGACGGCGGCCGAGATCTCGGTACTGTACTGCCGTTCGTGGGTGCGGATGCTGAACAACCTGGTCGCACACCTGCTCATCACCGAGTACGTCGAACCGCCTCCGCCGCAACAGCAGCAGGGTGGTGGTGGTGGCTTCAGTGGTGGCCAGGGTGGCTCCAATGGCGGTGGTGGCTACGGCAACCGCGGCAGCTTCCAGGGTGGTGGTGGTTCCAGCGCCGGTGGTAGCGCAACCGGTGGTGGTGGCGGTACGGACGACGAGTTCCCGTTCTAAGACCACAGCGACAAAGAAAGAGCGGGGAGCCACAACGGCTCCCCGCTTTTGACCCAACCAACCAACAGGATTGCCGATGCCAGCCTATACCCAGTCTGTCGTTTATCTGCAACCGACCATTTCCTACTTGACCTGCGGGTCCACCCCACCACCTTTCTAGCTCTTACGTCTCCCAGCGCACTTCCGTCAAAAACAGACGGGTGCTTGGGGGAGAGGGGCGTATGTCAGCGAGAAGCCCATGCTCGACTTCATCATGTTCGGCCTGATCGCCCTGGCTTGTCAGGTAGGGATCGGGTGTTTGACCTACCGACTAATGCACGCCATCAAGGGCCGGTGGAACGCTAACCACTATATCTCTAACACCTGGTTGATTCCCTACCAGATGGCAATGCTGATCGGTTGCTGTACTGGCATGTGGGCGCTGATCCAATTCGGCTTCCTTGCCTTCCATCAACTGTTCGTGATAGGTCCCACGTTGTTCTAGGGTAAGAAGACCTAAAAAAAAGATAGATATACATTACCCCCTAGAGACACAAACCCAAAGGAAGACCCGCCCATGAAAATCGAAGTCACCGAGTACGCTAGTAAAGGACTCGTGGCAGTGGCGACCACGCACGGGAACGAACCCATGCTCGCTTGGGACGCCCGGAACTACGATCGCTCCGGCCAGTCCGATGTCGGTGCGTTACCCGATGCGTTGGATCCGGACAAGTACGGCCGCATCTTTGCGGACATCAATGCGTTCTGGGCTAGCCTGCCCCAGGAACGTCAGGATGCGATCTGGGAGGTCTACAAGCAGATCCACAACGTCTTGATGACCAACTACGATTCGACCTCGATCCTGGGCAAGCTCCAGGTCCTGGTCAAACAGCTTTACGACTACATGCCCATCGCGGACATCAAGCACTGGATGCTGTTCCACTCCGGCATCCGGGTTCCGGCCACCGTGAAGTCCGAGTATGGCCCGGATGACTCTCCGGTTCGGACCTATCTGACCGCGGACTACCAGGATCTCATCGCGCTGTCGATTGCGGTGCGTCCGATGGTGCCGATCTGGGGTGAGTACATCGGTCGTACCAAGACCGAGTTCGGGACCACGTACAAAGAGCTGTGGGCGATGAAGCTGCTCTACCACACGAACCTGATCGTCTCCGATCAGATCCGTCGGTTGCAGGCCTACATCGAAGCCTCGATGGATCGTCCTGATCAGCAGGCCTCCAGCTTCGCCGCGATCATGGGTGGTCTGGGGACAACCGAACAGCCCGAGTGGTTGCTGGCCACCTCGGTGGTGCGGCGTATCTCGGTGGTGCCGCTGGGTAACTCGCAGGAGGAAGGCGCAAACATCATCGCCAACGTCCACCAGTACATCACCAACAGCCTGCGTTCGATGGACCGTCGCTTCAAAGGACGGATCACCGAGAAGACCCAGCCCTCGGCCTCGGGCGAAGATCCGAACAACATTTCCTCCGCGGAGATGTACAAGGTCAAGCAGCAGATCTCCGACGGCGACGTGGTGACGCTTAACGTCTATACGGAAAACGTCTGGGACATGGCAGCCAAGGTGGAACCGGACATGCCCCGGGATCTGATCGAGCGCTGCATCGCGGCGGTCCGTGCCCTGGAACCGCTGGCCATCCAGCCGCACCAGGTCACTCTCGCGCAGTGGGTGATGACTCCGGCCTTGCCGGAGCAAACCATCCAGCAGTTGACCAAGCCCTCGCTGTTGAGAGTGTTGGCCGTCACCCAAGCCACGCTGTGGCACTGGGGTCTCTACGACCTGGCCGCCCTGGTCACCGCAGAGCCGCTGTCGATGGGTTCGGATCTGATGATTGGCGTGCTGGAATCCCGTGGCCGCATTCCCAAGGAGCTCATGGACACCCTGGTGGTACTCTTCCCCCATGCGTACCATGCACGGGGTAAGAACCAGTCGATCCGTCAAACCAACCCCGCGTCCCGTTCGGTGGATGCGTTTTGCGAGCTCATCGTTCGCACGGATTGGCGTCTGCACGCTCCTGAACAACTGGTCGCCGCCAGCTCGGCTACCGGCAACACTAAGAAACTGATCGTTCCGGCGGACATCCGGGCAATGTTGGCGCGACTTATCATCCGCCTGACCTCGCCACTGCATTACGCTTAAGAACGACACCAACACACACGTACCTCGCCCAGGAAGAGAACCATGCATACACCACAAATGCGGATCAAGCGATTGATCTTCGTGGAAACTGGCACCTACAACGATCAGGCTCTGCGTCCTTACGAGACTCACGTCAACGACCAGACGCTGCGCATGATCCAGGAAGCCACTCACGACGGTCGTCAGTTGCAGCCGACCAACCTGGCCGGCGTGGCTGGGGCCATTGTTCGGCCCTCCGCTGCGTCGATCGGCACGGTCTCGATCGAGAACGGCTGGGACACCAAACGCTTCCGCTTCCTGATGGAAGTGGAATTCGCCGACTTCACCGGCGGCGCCACGATCCAGTACATCTCCGGTTCCACCAGTCACGCGGATCTGTCGCACGGTAAGTTCATCGATCCGCGCATGCAGCTGTACCTGAACAACATCGTCAAAACCCGGCAGGTCGTCGAGATGACGCCGATGGGGCAGATGACGCGTCAGACGGTCTCGGAAGCTTCGCAGATCCTGACCGGTTCGTACAACCCGCAGATCACCGGCCTGGCCAACTCCCCGCAGACCATGCGTCCCGAAGATGTATTCGGTACGATCGGGCTGTCGGTGTTGGGTGATGCCGATACCTTCGACCTGCGGTCGTCCTTCGGCGGTGGTGCGAAGAAGTCCTCCCGAAAGAACGGAGCAGCTACCTCGTACCTGTCGCGCGTGATGACCTCGTACAAGACGGCTACCCAGAAGGCGGAGTACTCCGATCAGCTGCCGCAGATGATGGACGATGCGTCCGGTCAGGTCCGTGAAGGCCTGGTCTCGCAGGATCCGTTCATGAGCCACCTGATGCGTCACACCGGTTTCGCGCAAGGCACCTCGGTGTCCTATGACGAACTGTGCCAGATGCAGCCGGGTCTGGAACACGATGACAGCACGGTCAAGGTGATCCTGAACCGCGTCGTGTTGGCCTCCGGCTGGCAGCCGCATGTCCGTGGGCAGACCGAGCACTGGAGTGGCACCACGCGGGAAACGATCTTTGCCACCACGCTCGCTCACGCGGTGCCGGCCATCATGATGGAACTCATGCTGACCGAGATCACCATGTCCATCACCAACCGCACCCAGGACGGTTCGTTCGTCAGCCAGTTCCTCGCCCCGCCGGATTCCTTTACCGTCGGCGTGGATCTGTCCCCGTCACTCGATCTGCTCCTGCGTCGCATGGAGACTGAGGTTCTCCGTGATCTGACGATGAACAACCAGATCGACATCCAGCTCGTCCTGCACATCGACGTGCTGGGCGAATCGATCATCGACATCGCCATCATGGGTGGTCCGCTGATCAAGTACGTCGTTCCTTCGTTCTGTGATGCCCTGATGGCCCCGGTCATCACGAACAACGCGAAGCACCTGCAGATCTTTGCCAATGACATCAGTGCCTTGGCCGACAGGATCTCCATGGATTATTCCACGGATAGCGGGCAGCCCTCCTCCAACTTCCAACCGGGTATGTACAATGGACATTCATCAGCTGTATAAAGCTATCACCAATTCGCTCGGCCTGATCGCCGACGAAAACGGTCTGCTTTCGTTCCCGGGCAAAGATGGGCCGACCCCGGCCCTGGTCGACGGCGTTCGCCTGGCCCTGCCCACCCCCGAGCGTCTGCGTTCGGGTGCCTGGTCCGATCTGGTCGCCTTCCATCCGCTCTCCGAACACACCCTGCGCGGTGAGTCGGCGGTGCTGAAGAAGGTCCGGACCGGCGTGATCTTCCGCCTCTCTGCCGTGCTGATCGAGCTGCTCCAGCAGCTGACGGTGCTGGGCGCCGATAGCACCCGGCATTCCAAGCTCTCCCCGACCGCTGCCAAGCTGTTGGCCGAGATCAAGGATGTCGATGCCAAGACGGTCAGCGATCTGAAGACGATCATCGAGAAGAACTTCGAATCCGGCGGTGGCGCCCAGAAGTTCCTGTCGATCTACATGAAGCGCGGGGCTACGCTGAACGGGCAGAAGTACGCTCGTGCGGCTGTGGTGTCCTTCCCGTTCCTGGACGCCCTGAAGGAAACCACCGATCGGGTGGTCTACGGCGTGCAGCTGCGTAAGAAGGACGTGCAGGCACTGATCAACCTGTTCCTGTACATCCTGCCCGATGCAGACGACCTGGAAGCCTACTCGGTCGGCTCGCGTTCCACCGACGCACCGTACTTCGATGCGCTGATGGGCACCTTCCACAAGGTTGGCCATCGTCTCAACGAAGTGATCCGGATCCACAAGAAGCAGCTCGAGAACGAGATGCTGCTGACCACGGAGCTGGATTGGTATCCGGCGCTGAAGGATCTGTCGGTGTACCGTGACGTGATCCCGCCACTGGCCGGTAACATGGGCGAGCATGGTGGGGACGATGCACCCAACCTACAGCCGATGGATCCGGTTCGTGCCGTGTCTGCGATGGAACGGCTCGCTGATCCGGCTCCGACCCACAGCACCTCCAAACCGACCTCGGCCTTGGGCGAGCTGCTGCGTCCGGGACAGGAAAGCAAAAGCGGTGTGTTTAACACCAACCTGACGCTGCAAACCGTCCTGCCTGCCCAGCCGACCGCCCAGGACACCTCGCTGTTCCACAACCCGGCCTACGCTCCGCCGCCGGCCCCGGCACCCACGCATCACGGGAAGGTGGTCGAAGATCAGTACCACGTCAAGCACACCGAGCGTGGTCTGGATGTGGCCAGCCTGATGGAAGCACGCAACCGGGTGGCGCAGCATGCGTTCGTCCCTTTCGCGGCGCCCGCACCGGCGGCTCCGGCCGGCACGTTCGCGGGTTATCACCGCGGCATTCCGATCCAGCAGAACCAGTGGGGCGCTCCGGGTGGCTATGCACCGCCGGGTTACGGTGTTGCACCGGGGATGGGTGGTTACAACCCGGCCCTGCCCGATTGGGCTCAGCCGGGCAACGGTCAGGTGATGGGCGGCGGCTATCCGCCGGCCGGTGGCTTCGGCTATGGCGGGTATCCGCCGGCAGCACCGCCGCCGGCGGGTGGGTTCGGCTTCGGTGGCCCGGCCTTCGGGCAGGGTGTCTATCCGACGATGCACGTTCCACCGGGCGGGTTCCGCTAATCGTGGTGGTAGAGTGAGCTAACGGCATAAGCGGGGCTCCTTAGGGAGCCCCGCGATTCGGATCAGCTTATTTTCTTGGATGCGGTCTGGAATACGGCACGCAGCGTCTCGACCGCCGTGCTACTCGGAGTGAGCAACAGGATCGGTTCGGGCTCTTCCCCGGACTCCGGTGGATCAGGCATCTTGAAGTCCATCCCGGAGGTATAGCCGTTCATGCGCATGACGATGTAGTTGTACGAGACCGGCACACCCTTCAACGCCAGGAGACCTTCGAGGTCACCTTCGAACTTGTAAGCCTCAAAGGGCTGGATCACCACCGGCGCGGTATAGGGGTGATTGATGAGAAACGGCAAATGCGTTTCGATCATCAGGCGCCACTTCTCGCTGTAGTAGACACTGTCGCCCTCATTGGTCATGAGTTCGAGAATCGGCATCGTCATCGACGTTTCCCTCTTAAGATTTTTTCAGACACTTAACATTCATAAGTACAACGTTCATAAGATCGGACCGTAAAACAAGAACCGACTAACGCCCTAACACACGCAAGGGTACACCCGCCATGAGTCAAAACCTTTCTAACGCCGTCATCAACGAGCTGCGCCCGGATCTTCTGGCCAGCGCTGCCATGAATCCCTGGGCTGCGTTCGATTCCTCCTCCCGTCAGGTCATGATGGGTTCCCACCTGTCCCAGGCCCTGGTGATTCAAGGAGGTTCCACCCGTCGGTGTCTCACCGGCGCAGAACGCGAGTTCGCCAAATACACCTTCAAGGTGAAGTTCCCGTGTAATGCCGAAGTGGTCAAGGTCATCGACCGCTATCCGCGCACGCTGGGCTTCTCCACCATCCGCGAAAACCCCGAATCGATCGTGATCTACGAGGATGCGGAAACCAAGCAGATCGATATCCTGTCGATCCCGCGCTATCACTGCCTGCATCAGCACTTCGGCTTCTCGTATTCGTACAAGGCTCCGATGCAGCGACTGGTGCCCGGCGCCACGTTCGCCGAAGGAACCATCCTGGCCGATTCGCCGGCCGTGGATGATCAGGGCAATTACAAACTCGGGGTGGAGACCGAGGTCGCCTTCATGTCGGTCCCCGGCATCATCGAGGACGGTGTGATCATCTCCCGGGCCTATGCGCAGAAGTTGAAGTCCAAGGGCTTCGAGAAGCGCGTCGGCAGCTGGGGCAAGAACCTGTACCCGATCAACCTCTATGGCGGTGAGAACGAGTACAAGCCATTCCCGGACATCGGCCAGCCGATCCGTGACGATGGCCTGCTCTTCTGCCTACGGGAATACGACGATCTCCTGGCTCCGGTCCAGATGTCGCCGCGCGCCCTGCGGGAACCGGACTACTACCGCGATCACCTGATCTACGCCGAACCCGGCGCCAAGGTGATTGACGTCCAGGTCCGCCATGCGGTCACCAACGGCACCCCACCGACCCCGATGGGCATGGAGGCACAAGCGGCCAAGTACTATCAGGCGCAGCTGACCTTCTACGACCAGCTCTTGGAAACCTACAAGGACCTGCGCAAGCGTCGAGGTGAAGCACTGAAGATCTCGCCGCACTTCCAGGCCATGCTCCGTGAAGGTCTGGACTACAAGGGCGACTTCGGCAAGAACCGTCCCAAGCAGATGTACCAGCGCGTCGAACTGGACGACTGGCGCGTGGAGATCACCTTCGAATACGACGTGGTGCCGGATGTGGGCTTTAAGCTCACCGACTTCCATGGCGGTAAGGGCGTGGTCTGTCAGGTCTGGGAAACCGAAGACATGCCGGTGGACGCCGAGGGTAATCGCGCCGAGTGCATCATGGACGGCGATTCGACCATTAAGCGCATGAACATCGGTCGTATGTACGAGCAGTACATCAACGCCACCAGTCGCCATGTGACCAACCATGTTCGGGCCCTGATGTCGCAGTTGACGGCGGAGTCGATCAACGAGGCCTGGGAGTACCTACTGGGCTATTACAAGATCATCTCCCCGCGGATGTACGATCTGATCACCGGTCCGTCGTACCAGGAACATCCCCGCCATCACCTGGAGGAGATTGTCCGCGACGGTGTCTACCTGTACATGCCCACCGACAACCCAATCGAAGCGGTGCAAGCCATCGACCAGCTCTCCCGCGACTACCCGATCACGATCGCTCCGGTGACCTACCGTGGTCGTTCGGGTAACGTGTCCATCACCGAAGAGAGCATCATCATCGGCAGCCTGTGGATCATGCTGCTGGAGAAAACCGGTGGTGACTGGTCAGGCGTGGGTTCGGCCAAGCTGCAACACTTCGGCATTCCGGCGAAGATCGCGCGGCACGACAAGCACTCCTCACCGGGGCGTGCCCAGCCGGTGCGTATCTTGGGTGAATCCGAGGTGCGTGGTTGGGCGGCGACGATGGGCGGTGACGCGGTGGCTGAACTGCTGGAGATGTCCAACAACCCTGCGCTGCATAAACACGTGGTGGGTAACATCCTGCGCGCCGAACGTCCGTCCGCGATTCAGACGGTGATCGACCGCAACGTGATCCCCCGCGGCGGAAGCCGAGCTCTGGTCTACGTCAAGCATGCCCTGGAAACCGCCGGTGCGCGGTTCGTGGACGTCCCGGACGATGAACCAGCCATCAAGATCTATCCACCCCATCAGGAGATTGCCAAGTGATGATGCACGCGCGTGAATTGGCGATGCTGCCCAAAGCGGAACTGTGGCAGCTATCCGATGGTCCGATCAAGGTCGTTTTCGATGACGGGGTGGTGGAGAGTCATGGGCGGGCCACGATCTACTCAACCTACATGTGGGATCTGTACGCGAAGTACCCCAAGACCCCGGCCCTGATGGAACATCACTTAGGTGACAACCATGTGGGTAGCAATACCCACCTGGATCTCCTGGGCAAAGTGATGTGGGCCTGTTACGATGCGTACGAGCACGAGGTGCCGGATAAGAAGGACTTCGTCGAGGAGCTGTGCGGGGAGGTCTACGACGCGACCAACCGGCTCTACAACGACATGACCTATCGGCTGGAATCCAGGGTCCGGACGCTCTCGATCTTGGACTTTGTCCAGGTTGTGTTGCATCCGAAGATCAAGGAAGCCAACGACAACGTCCAGCCCACCCGTCTGTCGGTGGACAAGTGCTACAAGACCATCAACGATGTGCTGAAGGATCCGCGGGAACTGCGCGGTAATCCGGTGGCCGATGCGGCCAAGAACGGTCTGGTCGATATGCGGCAGATCCAGCAGTGCGTGGGCCCGCGTGGTGCGGTAACGGATGTGGATTCGAACTACTTCCGTGACCAGGTGCTGCGCGGCTACGTGCACGGCCTGATCAGCTTGCAGGATTCGATGATGGAATCCCGCTCGGCCGCCAAGTCGCTGATGTTCACCGAAGAGCCGTTGCAGAAGTCCGAGTACTTCAACCGTCAGCTGCAGTTGCTGTGCGGGACGCTCGAGTTCCTGCACATGGGCGATTGCGGTACGAAGGAAACGCTCAAGTGGCGGGTCAAGCCAGGTGATCTGAAGGCCTTGGCGGGGAAATACTACAACACCCCGTCGGGACTGAAGCGCCTGCGTGAAACCGATCGTCACCTGACCGGCGAGCTGATCGAGATGCGTTCGGTCTTGGTCTGCCAGCATCCGGATCCGCGTGGGGTCTGCTCGACCTGCTTCGGTGAGATGTCCCTGTCGATTCCGAAGGAAACCTGCCTGGGTCATGTCTCGGCCACGGCGTTGTGCGAAATGGTCTCCCAGTCGGTGCTCTCGATCAAACACGTCGATAGCTCCTCGGGTGCCGGCGACATCGAACTGACCGAGTACGAACAACAGTACTTCCGTGTGGGTACGGACACCAACACCCTGAAGCTGGCCGAACGGCTGGAGAAGGTGCGGGTGGTCCTGACCATCTCGGCCAAGGAAGCCGAGCACCTCTCGGACATCACCTTCGTCGATGATGTGCGGGCCTTGCCGGTCTCACGGATCTCGGAGCTGAACGATGTGCAGCTGGTCATCACGGGCCAGCGCGGTGAAGAATCGGTGATCTTACCGGTAGCTAACGGGACCCGTAAGGGTTCGCTGACCCACGATGCTCTGGCGTACATCAAGGAGCATAGCTGGTCGCTGACGGCCACGGGCAACTACTCGATCGACCTGTCCAGCTGGGACATGGAATGGCCGCTGTTCGAAATGCCGCTCAAGCATGAAAACATGTTGGATTACATGGCCACGATCGAGAAGTTCATCAAGGCCACCGAAGGCGGTACCCAGCGGACGTTGAAAGACTGCGTGACGCTGGAACAGGCACTGTTGGAACTCAACACCCTGGTCGCCTCGGAACTGACCGTGAACATCGCGCACTTGGAGGTGATCCTGAAGTCGGTGACGATTCGCAGCTCCGAGCACCACGACTATCGCATCCCGCACGCGGGCAATGCTGTGGAGTTTGGCTCGTTCACTAACATCATGGCCAGCCGAAGCTTGGCCGCCACCATGGCCTACCAGGGCCATAAAAAGGTCCTCCTGGACCCGGCGGCGTACATCCGCAACCAACGACCGTCCCATCCCCTGGATGCCATGATCCTGGGTTAACGGCACCACGGAGCTGGGAGGCTAACCCCTCCCAGCTCCTCATACTCGACGCACCTTTTCTTTTCACGGGGTTACGCATATGTCGATGTCAGACATAAGCCCAGCCATGCGTGTGGACCTCTTCTCACATGGGATGCGGGTCACTCAGTTCTCTGAACCGGGTAAACGCGCACTGCTCGCTTTCTGCCGCGACCTCGCTCAGTTCGGCTACGTCCGAGTCGCACGAGGCAAGTTCGAATACCGGATGGTGAAGATCTTCGGGGGTCGCACGTCCGATCACCTGGAGTACTACTTACACCGCAACCAAGAACACGACTTCCGTATCCATCTGTCCAGCTACGGATTCACCGATAACAACGTGCTGTGGGTCGAACACCCCATGTACGAGCCGGTCAAGTGCGAGTTTCCGATCAAGGACACCCGTACGCCCCGTGAAGAGCAGATCCCGTACATTCAGTATCTGATCGACCCGGGTAAGATCAAGGTCATCACCATTCAGACCGGACGTGGCAAGACCTTCCTCTCCCTCAAAGCTATCGCGGCGATCGGCCAGCGGACCATGATGGTCATCAAGGGGATGTATGTCGATAAGTGGATCTCGGATGTCCGTGAGATGTTCGATATCGCCATCGACGACCTCATGGTGGTTCGCGGGTCCGCCCACCTCATGAAGCTGATCGAGCTGGCCCAAAAGGGCGAGCTGACAGCCAAGTACATCATCTGCACCAACAAGACCATCTACAACTACATCCAGTCCTACGAGAAATTCAAGGATGAAGACGTAGGCTACGGCGTGCATCCCCTGGCGCTGTACGAAACCCTGGGCGTGGGTGTCCGGTTGATCGATGAGGTCCATCAGGACTTTCACCTGAACTTCCGTCAAGACATCTACACCCATGTGCCCAAGACCATCTCGCTCTCGGCGACGCTGGACTCGGACGACAAGAAGCTGAACCAGATGTACGAGGTCATGTTCCCCAGTGGAATCCGCCCGCCGGCTCTGGCGCACAAGAAGTATATTGCGATGCGCGGCTTGGTCTACGCCTTCAGGCAGCCCAAGCTGATCCGTTACAAGAATGCCATGAAGCAGTACAGCCATGTGATCTTCGAGCAGTCGGTCATGAAGAACCAGCATGTGCTGAACTCCTACTTGCAGATGGTCTTGCAGATCGTCCGCCACAGCTACATCCGGGTGCGGCAGCCAGGGCAGCGTTGCCTGGTCTACTTTGCCACGGTAGAGATGTGCGGCATGTTCCAACGCCTGGTCAAGATGTTCCATCCCGAACTGGTGGTCAATCGTTACACGTCCGACGACGAGTATGAAGCCCTGCTCACCGCCGACATCGCCTGCACGACCCTCCAGTCCGCCGGTACGGCCGTCGACATCCCAGGCCTACGCATCGTCGTCATGACCACCGCGTTGTCCTCTAAGCAGGCTAACGAGCAGGCCCTGGGCCGCTTGCGCGAGTTGAAGGACTGGCCGGATACCACCCCGGAGTTCTTCTTCCTGATCTGCCGGGACATCGAAAAGCACGGGCAGTACGCCCAAGCCAAGAGCGAGAAGCTGGGCGATAAGGTGCTCAGCTACAACGTTCATCAGACCCAGTTCCACATCGGGTAAGGTAAATCCCGGGGCTTCGACGGGCCCCGGGAGGAATCCCGTGCTTAGCTGGCTAATTACATGGAAGAGGTTTCCCAGGGGATAACGGCCATGCTCAATCGCGAAAGTTTCACCAACGACACGTTCAACAACATCATGCTGCAGCCGGAACCGCTGTGGGAGACTTTTGCCAACGAGCACCCGGCGATTGCGGGGACGGTGGACGGTCTGCTGCGGTTGCCCTACATCCGTTACCACCTGCGCGACCAGCTGTACGTTCCCGAGAAAGACTGGGTCGTGGTTACCCAGCGCACCCTGCTGCTTCTGTACGTGGGCCTGGGCGCCGAACTGGTCAACAAGCTTTCCCTGCTTTCGGAGACCGCGCGCTTTGACGTCATCTGCGGGGCCATGTGCATGGCCAACGATACCGACGTCGTCGAGGAGATCGCCAAGTCCGAGGCGGAGATGGCCAAGCTGATTGCCGAGGGCCAAACCCCCGACAAGATCGACATGCAGGTCGCCGTCCTGAGCGCGGTCTGCGAATGGCTGGCCCACGAGTGTTTCCCGACCGACCCGGTCACGGGTATGACGGCGATCCTCAACACCGTGGCGCTGCCGTACGATGTTTCCACGGCCGTGATGGATAACTTCGTCGACAACCTCGAAGATGAGTTCTCCCCGGAAATGGATAGTTAAGGCATAGGACGCCTCCTCCGCCCTCCCAAGGGGCGGAGGGGGTTTTATGCCCCTAGGGCCTTAGGCAACCGGATTTCAAACCTATAACACTTGCCTGAGCCATCAACCAACAACACACGTCCAAGGAATGTACATGAGCATTGTGAAGCTTTCTCCCGCCGAAGTGCTGACCTACGTCAGTGGATTTGTTACCGACGCCCCTGGATCCAACAGTGGCGCGATTTACGAGCTGACCCCCATGGGTCACAACGAGTACTTCGTCCACATCTATACCCGCGACGGCGGTCTGGCCCCCACCACGGTTGACCCCGTCCAGTACAACCAGATCCAGCGTTACGCGGCGGCCGATGAAAGTGGTACGTTGCGGCGCTTTGGGTTGCCCTCCTTCGAGCGTCTTTTCCGTATCACCTACCGCTCGCACACCCAGGACTTCGTCATCACCAGCCTTGAGTTTGAGGCACGTCACCGGTATGACATCGGGGGCCCGATCCTGGCTCTCCTGCGCTGCGTCAGCGAGGAAGAAGGCGCGGCACTGCTGAAGGCTGCGCTTGGCTGCAAGGTGGTCGCCGACAAAGCCTACCAGCCGGCGGAGATCCTGGACGTGCTCCACCGCATGCACCTGGCCCGTCATCCCGAGGCGCTGTCCAACAGTTTCGCCTTCATCGACCTCGATGACACCGAAGCGGTGATGACTTCGGTGGGGCAGTTCCCTTTCGATAAGAGCCAGGAGGCTTAAGATGACCGAGACCAATCGCACCCTGCCCAAGCACATCGCCTACGACGTGCTCCAGGCGAAGTCCCGTGCCAGCCACCTGGGCGAGATCATCCGCATCGAGCCGGTCAACGGCGAGGTCGAGACCTACCTGGTCAAGATCTACGAGGAGCGCTCCTCGGTGCCGCGCTGGCACGGTCCCAAGGCCAACGTACCGGGCGAGAGCTACCTGCGCTCGCTGCACGGGCTGTCCTCCACCTCCAACGAGCGGGAGATCGACGAGGGCTTCGAACGGCTAGGTTCCTCCATCGGCATCAAGCCGGAGCAGCCGACCTTCGTGGCCATGATCTCCTATATCCCGACCACGGGCTATGGCATGCCCGACGGGGTCCGCAAGGTTATCACCGAGCTGGAAAGCCATCGGGCCTGGCGCCTGTCGGATCTGCTGAAGCTCGTCCCGGCCAACGTGGCGGTGGGCGATATCGTCCCGCTGATCCCGATGTCGGAGACGTTCAGCTTCCGCGAGGCGCTGATCTTCCTGCACACGGCCAAGATCACCCGTCCTCGTCATCCGGGCGGCACTCACGTCGATCCGAAGGCATAAGCGGCACACGCGCCCCTCCTACCCCTCTGACGGGTAGGAGGGGCTTTTCTCACTTTCTTTTTTGTTAGTCGGGTATGGTCAGGTCAATCTGATTGCAGTAGGTCTTGAGGAAGGCTTCGACCTGCGCTGTGGTGAACAGCGATTCGTTCGCAGAGACCTCTTCATCGAACGCGTCCGCCGCCGCATCACCGCGTTCCGTGCGGATGAGGTCCGAGACTTCTGCGATCATCAGCTGGGCTTGCTCCCCTTCCGCAATCTGGAGATTGGCCTTCTCACTCTTCACCCACTCGTGCAGGGTGGGGATATCGGCGTCACTGCCAGCGGCCATGATGATGAAGGTCTCTGCCAGATCCGCCAGCTGCTCGCCTTCCAACTGCTTAACGATGGCTTCCACCGCCTGTTGGCGTTGAAGATTCGCGTAGTCAGCGATTTCCTGCTCCACCGCTTCCGTAGCTGCCTTGATTCCTTCGGGCGAGGTGTCCTCACCGGCAAACATCGCTTCGAAGATCTTGGTGGCCACCCACGCCTTGAGTGCGCGGGAGCCAACGGAAGGATCGGCTGCCAGAGCCCGGAAGGCCTCCAGCAAATCTTCTCGGCCCTCATCGCGTAGTTCTTTCTCCAAGGCCAAGATGGTGTTGTGCCGCTCGTGCTCGACCTTGAGGCGGCGATAGCCCCATTCGTGAACCTCTTGAGCGACCCAGCGACGGATATCGTCTTCCGATACGTCCTTTTGCACGTAGGCTTCGAACTCCGCATCCCGATCGTAACAGCCGGAATCCCACAGGTGTTGCCGCTCCAAGGAGATCGTGGTCAGCCGTTGCTTCTGAAGCTCCGCCAGAGCGCTCTGGCGGTCCTCGGGATCTTCCTTGCGACTAACCCCGGGGTCAGCCATGACTTCCTGCCAGCGGGCTTGCTGCTCGGCCGCAGCCTGACGCTGCTCCTCGGTCTGTTCCGACAACGGAAAGCTTGTATAACCGCCATCACTGATCTCTTTGGCGAACTCAATGAGTCCGGCCATGGGATCTTCGACCTTGATCCCGTCCTCGAACTCCTCCTCCGGTTCCGGAGGCGTGCCCGCCAGTTCCGCGGCATCGCCGTGGTTGACTTGATTGGCCAGGGTGACCAGGTCCTTCAGCCCTTCGGACATTGAGAGCGTCGCAGTAGCGGACAGCGAGGTACCGGGCTGCTTCTCCAGGAAGAGCTGCAGCATCTCATCGAGCGTGGGCGCCTTGTAAATCGCGCAGCAGATCTCCACCGCGTTGACGTAGCCGCCGGAGAGGTTGATGCCCACCGCACGCTGGACCGTTTCCTCCACCCCCTCGATCTTGCACAGCTCCTTAGCCGTGGTCTTCTTGGAGATGTTGGCGATAATCTCAACGTTGGGGTAGGTACCTTCCACGTCCAAGTCGGCCACGTGTGCCCGCATCAAGGTTCGGACGTTGGGCAGTTCTTCCAACGCACAGATGCCCTCGTCGGTGACCAGGTAGGACGGCAGGGTGACGATCCAGTCGTTGATCGAGACCACGTGCTGGTCCAGATCGTCCATCATCTTGTCCGAAGTCGTCGCCGCCACCAAAGGCGGGTTCTGTTCCAGACAGAAGAAGTGCAGGTCATCGCAGGTCCGACGCGGCTGCGACGGGAAGCGATGGTACTCGGAGTGACCGCACAGGACCGAGATCATCTGGCCCAGATCGGTGGTCTTCTCATCGAGCTCTTCGGTGGAGATGCAGTCGAACACGTTATAGACGCAGTACTCCAGCTTGTAGTTCTGCTGCATGAACGTGTGCCACTTACCGCCCACGTATTGGCTGGCTGCGTCGAACTTCAGCTTGCGAATGCCCAAGACCTTCTGCAGGATGTAGTCCAGCGAGTAGCTGGCTTCCTTACCGGCAGCGATACGGATCTTCAGGTAGACGCACATGGCATCGAGAATGTAGAAGCTGGCCGGGCACTCGGCAACGTGCCAACGCTCGGCCGGATGCAACGGCAGCACCTTCCCGGACTGAGTGACCTTCTGCGCCGCACCTTCGATGTAGCGGAAGTACTTGTACACCTGGGGGCAGGACGGATCGGAGAACACCTCGGCCAGGTTATAGCCTTCGTCTTCCAACACCTTGACCAGCTTGGGAATATCGAAGTTCATATTCCAAATGGTGAGGATGTCCGGCTTCCACTCGTGCGCGGTTTGGATGAGCTTGTAGGCCGCTTCACCCGGTGTCTTGGCTGTGACCACTTCAAGCTTGATGCCGCGCTTGGTCTGGTACTCGCCCAGGTACTCGGTGAACTTGGCCTGGAGCTTGTTGATCGGATCATCGATCCCGGCGAAGTAGGATTCCAAGACCACGATGCGTGCCTTGTCCTTCATCGTCACCGAACCCATGATCATCTTGCCATGGTCCGGGTGGTTGGTCGGCAGGACCATGTCCGTTTCGATATCGAGCACCGCCACGAGGTTGGTGCCACGGGCATGCAGGTCCGGCCACTTCTTCATGTACTCGTGCTTGATCAGCACCGGGGTAGTCACGTCGAAGCCGTAGACGTAGGGGCTCCGGGCCACCATGCGCAGATTGCCAGACAGACCTGGGCGCTCCAAAGCGCGGCCAACGGCCTGCACGAGCTTGATCTGGGTGCTCGAGGATTTACGGGTACGGGATTCCAGTTCCCATTCTTTTTTGTCCTTATGAACGCGAAGCTCCTTCTTGGTCACCCAAAAAGGACGCTGGTAATTCTGCACGAAGCGCAGACGCGGCACCTTGGTACCGTCGTCGAAGTGTTCGTATTCCTTCACGACCAGACAGTCGTTCGGGCTGTTGTCGGTCGCGGTAAAGTACAGAGCGTGCTTGCACTCATGACCGATCTTGGTGGCCGTGGTCATTGGAGATAACCTTATTCTGGGGTATGGCTCGGGCTGGGTATATCATCAATATGAACCGTACTTTTTCACAACCCTTCCCTTAACTTTGCGCCTTTGGGGTACCAACCCATGAATTACATTGCCGCGCACCTACGACCGTCCATGGAGGCGATTCGATATCAGGGCAATTCGGGGTTGTTTACCGAACTGACCCTGGCCATTCGCCAGCTCCAGGACAGTGGTGACTTCTCCGTCGAAGCCGTGGACCGGATGAAGATCCCGGCCATCATCTACAAGTACACCCGGATCAGCACGACCTTTGCCGTCTCCACCGAGGCCGGCACAGACAACGCGTTCTGTATCTTCCCGGTGGTCAACGTCAATAGCCCGCTCCTGGCGGACTGGCGTGCCCAACACCCCCAGTGGCTGTCTGGACAGTTCGTGACGCTGGATAAGGTCATGAAGTACTCTGACACCCTGCGCGGTCAGATTGACCTCAGTACCGGTAAGGTGTCTGGCGTGTTCAGTAAGCTGATTGCCCATGTGGCGATCGGTCCGGGCCTACTCAACAAAACATCGTTCCTGGCCCAGGAAACCGCGGCGCTGATCCTGCACGAGGTGGGCCACATGTTCACCTACCTGGAGAAGCTCGCCGGCACGGTGTCGATCAATATGGCCATTGCCACGGCCTCTGCGGCGCTGGCTAACCAGAAGGATCCGAAGATCCGCCTGGAGCTGGTCTACGAAGCCCAGCAAGCCCTGCGTATCAAGCTGGATGACCCTCAGGCCATGGCCGATGTCAAGGAGCCGGAGATCTTCCAGGCCCTGCTGCTCAAATCCACAGTGGACACCTACACCCACTCGGCTGGCAACGCTGCCACCTACGACCTGCGCTCGTGTGAGTTCTTGTCCGACCAGTTCGCCGCCCGTCATGGCGCTGGTCGTTACCTGGCCATCGGCCTGGACAAGATCATGCGCAAGTACCACAAGGACGCCTATCGGGGCAACGCGACCTTCGCCATGGTCGAGGCCACCAAGGCCGCGATGACCGTGTTGTCGCTGCTGTTGCCGATGACGGCCCTCGCCGGGGCCCTGAACCTCGCTGGCGTGCTGCTCATGCTCTTCGCTGGAGATCCGGAGGCACGGATCTACGATCAGCCCGGCGAGCGTCTGGGACGCATCAAGAACGATCTGGTGCAGGTGCTCAAAGATACCTCGCTGAAGCCCTCGCTTCGCAAAACCCTGGTGGACGACATCGAAGTGATCGACGCGCTGCGTGAGCAGTTCAAAGACCACCGCACGTTGTTCAACCACCTGTGGATCGCCCTGACTTCCAAACGTCGAGAGCAGTACTCCCAACTGCGTCTGCAGCAGCAGCTCGAAGGCCTCATCAACAACGACTTGTTCGTCCAAGCGTCCAAGCTTCAAACCCTCGCCAAGTGAAGGAACCTGTAAGCCCATGAAAATCGATACCCAGTCCCTCCAGGCCGAGCTGACCAGCGCGGGCGTGCCCCTGGCCGAACGCGGCAGCTTCATGAGCATCGGCCTGGCCCGTGCCATCGCCTATCGCCTGCCGCTGCCTGCCGCGCCGGTCGCTGACCCGCGCGAGTTCTACGTCGAGTCCTGCCAGCCGACCGTCCAGCAGATGGCCGGTGCCGCCAACGAAACCTGCGTGGTCGACATCGACGCGATCACCGAGCTGACCTACCAGCTGTGGTTCTTCCGCTACCAGGTCTGCCATGTCGGTGGCCGTGACGAATCGGTCGCCCAGGTCATGGACGGCATGGTGCGCGGTAACGCCAACGTCGCCCCCGCCATCGCCGAAGCCGTGGTCAGCACCGAGAACATGAAGTTCAACGCCCTGGCCGCTCACGTCATCGGCAAAGCCATCAAGGAGTAAGCCATGCACTTCCCCAGTTTGGAAGAGCTCGACTTCTCTGCCGAGTCCTTGGCGGTTAGCCAGGTGGGCGATGCGCTGAAGGTTCTGGACGACCACTACGACGAGATTGCTCGCGTGGGTGGGATCTCCCGTCCCCAGGCGCAGTCCCTCGTGGCCGAGTGCGGTGCCCAGTTCGGTAACCGTTACCCGCTCGAGAGCTTCAGCCAGATCCCCAGCACGACGAACCTGTCGGTGGCCATGGAAGGGATCATCGAGGCCGGCGGTAAGCTCCTCATGGACCTGCTGCGTCGGGCTGCGGCCCTGCTCATGCAGATCATCCGCTGGTGCATCGACCTGGTCAAAGCCCAGACCGCCCGTGCCAAGCAGTTCATGCGAGTCCACCACAACCTCGAAGTCGTGCACGGTCAGAACGAAGTGCTGCGGACCTCGGGCGTGATCAAGGGTCCGGACTCCCCGACCAGCTCGACCCCGAAGGAACTGCTCGAAGCCAGCGAACGCCTGGAGACCGCGACCAAGAACTACGAAGAGACGGCCAACCGCCTGACCTCGGACATTCTGGAACACGGCCCGATGGGTCAGATGGTGCGCGAGCTTTCCGTTGCTGTCCTGGGTATCCTGCCCAAGGTCGAGGAGAAGCTGAAGCTGTTCGAGCACGTCCTGACCAGCCCCAGCCACACCGGTGCCGGCGAAGACCTCGCCCAGTACTCGCAGCTGAAGACCGTCGCTACTCCCATCGACACCGCGGGCCTGGCCCGTTCGGTCGGTCGTTACTTCCACGATGACCACAACACCGGTTCGGTCGGCGGCATGCTGAACGCGGTCTACCGTGCGTTGGCTGACATGACCACCGAGGGCGGGGAAGACCGTCCGGGCATCGACCAGGTCGTCGCGATCGTCTCCGATCCGAAGGGTCAGTTCGCTGCCCCGTTCGTGGTCGTGCCCGATCAGGCGGCCCGTCAGCTGGAAGCGATGGAACACCGTCTGCGTCGTCTGCAGTCGATCGAACCCTCCAACCAGGCTACGGACAAGATCCGTGCTGCGTTCCAGGAAGCGATCTCCTCAGTCACCGACGACATCCAGGGCCTGCGTTCGTACTTCCTCGCGGTGCGTCTGTGCATCTCGGCCCAGGAACGTCTGCTCCATGACGCCCTCGCCTATGAGACGGCCCTGTTCGAACTGAACCGCATCCGTGCGTCGCTCAGCAAGAACAGCGAAGCCATCGAAGCGGTGAACAAGGCCATCGATGTGATCTCGTCGCGCGCTCGCCAGTCCGGCGGCGTGTAACGGCATAAGCCCTCCTACCCCGCAAAGGGTAGGAGGGCGTTTTATGCGTCAGGGTCCGCAGGCCGCGGTGGCGGTACGGTGATCGAGCGAATCGCCGGAGGCTTCTCCGGTTTCCGACGCCACACCGGCCAAAGTAACAGGGCCAGTACAATCGCCACCAACAGCACGTAAGCAAGCACTACTTGGGCGATTAACATACGGGCTCCTCGGGTTAGGCCTGGTGGTAGAAGCCGACGATGCGTTGGACTACATTATTGTCGACGATGCCAGCCAGGAGCTGACGCATGTCCAGCTGCTTGAGCGAGTACTGACGCGTGGTCGGATCGCAGGTGGTCAGCAGCAGGTGCAGGGTCCGCTCGAAGTTCCGCCGATCGCTGGAGGGACGGAACTGGTCGGTGAAGCGGTTGACGTAGGCCTCGGAGAACACCCCCTGGCGGTTGTCGTTGACGACCTTCAGCAGACGGCCCCACAGCGCGGTGAACTCGGCGCCATCCCGGCCCATGACCCACTGCAGGGTCCGCCACAGCTGGATCTGCTGGATCGCACCGTCGGCCGGATCGATGGCCCGGCTCTTGGCCATGTTGGTCAGGTAGTTGTCCAGCCGCTCCTGCAGGGAGTTCAGGCTCATCTCGACCACGTTGGGCTTGCCGGCATCGGCCAGCGGGGTAGCCGGCAAGGGTTTCAACGCCGCGTCGGCGGCGACCTTCTCGATCGCGCTGGTCGGCTTGGCCGCGGCCGGAGCCGGGCTCTTGGTATTAGTGTCGGACATGGGTAATGTTCCTGGCGGTGAAGTTGCGAGCGATGCGGGGCTTGTAGCCACCGTTCAGCAGCAGGCCCTGATCCAGAAGCTCGGCCGCCATATCGCACATGGCGTTCTCGGCGTCCTGGTCAGAGGCAGCATCGAAGATCACGACCTCGATGCGCTCATGCGCTAGAGCCGGGTCCGCATCGTAAAGTTTCTGCAGCTCGGAGTTCGAATGCAGTCCGGAGTAAAGCTTACGCGGGTGGAACAACGGCATGTCGTCGAGGTTCTTGGACACGCCCACGTAACAACGCCCGGAGGCCTTGTGGGTAACGCAGTAATAGCCGGTACGCGGTTGGCGACCTTTGGAGAGGGTGGGCATCGTACGGGATCCGTGAAGGTTAGACAGCACAGCATCCGCAGTGCCCGTCACGATTTACGTCACCGCCCGTCGCGCATACGGATCATCGGTCGGTCCCTTACCCCGATCCAAGAAACGATAAGTAGGAAACTTCGCACTACGCACGCGATTGAACACCGTCTTCGGCGAGATACTGAGCTGCTCCGCAGCCGCCTTAACCCCATCGTACTTGACCCCATCGATCTCAACGGGTTTAGCGTTGGGGTTACCGGCACCCTGGATAGCTTCTTTGGCGCCAGGTCGAGCCCAGCGTTCCAGACTCTGTTTTGAGACCCGCTGGCTATAAGCCGGTCCATTATCCCGCAGCCATTGCCTCCAACCTTCCACCTGACGTCGAATCACCTCTGAATGGGCCATGTGATGACTGATGGGAGAACGCGCATTCAGGACGTTATTCAAAAGCTTCTCGGGTGGGTAGATGTCCATCTCACCCTGCTCCAATTCAAAAGCTTGATCCTTCGTGGGGCAGATCACGGCGCTCCATTTCCAGTTGTCCATAACCGGGTCGTTGTTCCACAGCTCCTGCAGTTTACGACTCGGGTGTTTGTTGTTGCGCAACTGGGACAAATGTTGCGCTCGTCGATAAACGAAATACCCGGTCATTCCGACGTAAGCGCACCCCGATGGTAAGTGCATGAACGTGTAGGCGACCCACTGTACCGTTCGCCGAGTTTTTGTGCGGCGCTCTTCCAAAGCTCGTGGCACCGGCAGCCCATCTGTGTAATACCAATCCTTGTATTTGGATTTATTAGAAACCAGGCGACTCCAGACCAAATTTGAATCGATACCCAACACCCGAGCAGCCTCGGACATACTGGGATAGTCCTTTCCATTAATACGTACTGGGCGCATAGCAGGCATGACAATGGTACTCCTTTTGGGATTATACCATTGCCATGCATGTATGTTTTTACGTTATGCGAGATTTCAGGTCGTATTTGGCAGTAACCAATGCCTTGCCATGCATACTAGCCATGAACGTCGATAAGAAGATCGAACCCACGTCGGCTGCGTACGTCGAGATGGCCGTCGGCGTCTCCGCAATGCGCTTACCCATGCAGGTGGCGCAGAAGTTGATGCCGGGGGTCTTGCAGTAGGCAGGCGAGCGCAGCAGGACTTTCTTGTCCACGTACTGATTCACGTTCTCCTCGGTCAGTTCCACCAAGCCCGTAGGCGTGATGATCGAGCTGGAGACATAGAACGAGGCCTTGTCCTTTTCGATGATCACCGGCAGGCCCATCTTGGTCCCGCAATCCAAGCCCTCGACCACCGTGTTCTGAAAGATACGGTAGTTGAACTTGGTCGCTTCACCACCAAGGGCAGTCTGGGCACCACGGTTGTACGAGCCGTCACGCAGGGCGTTACCCATCGCAGGGAGGTTATCGATGTCCCAGCCATCGGCCAGGGAGGTCTCGATGAACGGAGAGTCCGAGCCAAAGCCCGACTCCTTACCTTGGAACAGGAAGAGCTTCTTACGCACCACGTCGAAGGACTTGCTCTTGATGAAGAAGCCTTCGGAGGAGTCGCCCTTGATCCACGCCTTGTCCATGGCGATGAGCTCGTTACCGATCTTGGCCTGGATGACCGGATCGTGCAGCTGGTCACGGTACTCGTCCAGGAGTTCCTTCCGACGCACGGCGATGCGCGGGTCGGTGGTCATGGTCTTAGCCGAAGCCGAGGGCACACACAGCTGGGTGTAGCCGGCCAGGGAGAAGATTGCCTCGTTGTACTTGCGGTACTCATCGACGTAGATAAAACGCGGGTCGCGTTCCTTACCGTCCTTGGGGTTATCGCGCAAGCGCTGCTCGATGATCTTCTCGATGCGTCCTGGGGAGATCTTCCCTTCCATGTAATCGATCTTGTCGCCGAACGGGTAGACCAGGCACAGCTGGTTCACCAGCAGGTTACCGTAGGTCGTGGTGATCGGCGCTTTGATGTTCGGCAGGTCGCCCACACCGACCACCACCTCCTCACGGAAATGGAACGCTGGTTCGTTGGGCAGGCAGCCTTCCAGGTACGTGACCACCTCGTCCTGACCGATATAGACGAAAGGCTTACCTTCCTCGTTCCGGTGCAGCGCGAACGCCACGACGCCATCACCGCCGGGCCAGGGCTTGCTGTTACGGGTGACGCTGAAGGCCTCGATGACCCAGCGCTTGTAGCGATAGGCGCCGGAAGCCAGCGCCTGGAGAAAGAAGTCGCGCTTATGCATAAGGGAAGTCCTTCAGCGCCTTGTTGATCGCAAGGGTCAGCTGGGTGATCTGGGTCATGTCGCTAAAGAGCAGTTCCGCCTCGTGGCTCAAGGCCGCCGACATGGCTACATCTTCCAGGTCCGAGGCGTAAGCCAGGCCCACCAGCTCGATCCCAGCCAGTTCCATGGTCAGCGTGTCCAGGCGATCGCGCCAGGGCTTGACCAGTTCATCCAGCGGCACGCCCAGGCGTCCACCTTCGGAAAGGTAGATGCTGACCGCACTGGGGACGGTACGTTTTGCCAGGAACTGGGTAACTCTTGACCGGGCACGATCAACTTGTGCAGGATCTGCTTCCGGTTGCAACGCCTCTTCCGAATGGATTCCTTCGATCCGATCGAGGAGTTCCGGACGAACTGCCGTCAGCAGCGAAAGGTACACGTGCGACGGGAACGCACCCATCAGTTCCAGGATATCGGCCAACGCCGCTTCCACACCTTCCGGTGCCTGGCACAGACTGTAGATGGTCTCGTGGTCGTCGTAGTTCTCGATCAGCGTCAAGCCCGTCAAGATATCGGTCAGCTGGGACAAGGTGGCCTCATGGTCCACCTGCACACCGAACTCACCAATCGTCTGCATCAATACACCGCCCAAGAGGGTGTCGATCGAATGCAGGAAGATCTCCGTGTCGCCGTTCTCGGCCAACGAGATCTGTTGATCGATCTGCAGGCCGTGTTCGACCATGCCAACAGACACCAGCGCGTTGCAGGCATCCAGATACACTCTCTTGCGTTCAGGACTCACGATGAGATCCAGATACGCAGCGAAATACTCGAACATAGGTGAGGTCCTCGACCAATCCGTCAATAATTACACTGGCTCTTTTCATATGAAAAGTGTCGTCTTTACCATTTTTCCGACTTTATCACGAGAGAACCCCACATGGGCAGCAAGAAACAGCAGCCGCCGCAGCAGACGGCTAACGACAATTCGTGGGAAGTCCTGCGCGAGATGCACCGCGCCCTGGTGTCCTACGCCATGATTCCCGGTGGCTTCGTCGCCCGCCTTCGCAACCCCGAAGACCTGGCGAAAATCACCGCAGCCGGCAAGTTCCCGGACCTCATGGCCCAGATGGAAATTCTGGACCGCGATGTCCAGGAGTTCGCCAAGAACCTCGCCATCCTGCGTGAACGTCACATCACCCGCCGCGGACATGCCTACGATCAGAACGATCGCATGGTCGCCCTGCAGATCTTCGAGAGCTATCTCGAATGGGGTGCCAAGTACGAGCGCGTGATCGTGCCGATCCTGGCCGACATCATCAGCATCTACCAGACCGCCGGCCTCAAGGCTCCCGCCGAGAACATCCAGCAGGGTGAGGTCGTCGCCGCCGTCCGTGCCGCGTACGCCAACAACCTTCCACAGCTCGGAGCTGGATCGTGACCGAAGAAACCATTGATCAGGTCCCGACCTCGGGTACCGACGACGTACCGGCCAGCGCCCCGCCGGTAAGCGACGAAGAAGCACCGACCGACACCGCCGACGACGGCGACGCTTCCGAGCGTCCCGCCCACGTCTACAGCTCGAACCCGCGCGTCAACCTGACCCGCACTGTGTTCGAGAAGCTCAAGAAGGGCGAGGAGTTCAACCCCGCCGAGGCCCTGTCGCTGCTGGATGTGGATATCGAGGAGTTCAATGCTCTGGTCGATACCTACCCCAACCAGAACTTCGCCGCCTCCGAACACGGCCAGCGTTGGTTCAGCATCATCGAGCAGGCGCAGTCCTACCTGCTCCGTTCGCGCGCCCTGGCCGGTTCGCTGGCTCGGGAGAACTCGCTCTGGCAGCAGGTCATCGCCCATGGTAACGAGAAGCTCGCCGCCGGCAAGCCCAAGTTCGGCGAGAAACACGAAGGCGGCCTGCTGACCGGCGAAGCGGCGATGATGCGCATGCAGGGCCTGCTCGGTTTGGGTACGGTGGTGCGTATCCCGCTCTACCACTCCGGCCTCTGGCTCTCGATCAAGGCCCCGGGCGACAACGCCTTCCTGGAGCTGGAGCAGAAGATCGCCAACGAGAAGCTGACCCTGGGCCGCCAGTCCAACGGTCTCATCTTCTCGAACACCTCCGTCTACACGACCATGTACCTGCTCGACTTCATCCTCGATCACGTGTACGAGGCCTCGTTCAAGTACGACGAGGTCGGCAAGCTGAAGTCGATCATCGACATCACGGACATCCCGACGGTGCTGTGGGGCATGCTCTGCGCCACCTACCCCTCGGGCTACCAGTACCAGAAGTCCTGCGTGGTCGATCCGACCAAGTGCCAGCACATCGTCGAGGAGCTCCTGAACCTGGGCAAGCTGTCCTGGACCGACGAGCGTCGCCTGTCGACCAAGCAGCGTGTGCACATGGCCCGTCGTGGTGCCAAGTTCACCACCCAGGAGCTGGCCGCCTACCGTGCCGAGCACGACTTCGTCGAGTTCAGCGAAGTGGAGCTCTCCCCGCACCTGATCGTGCAGTTCCGTGTGCCGACGATTGCCGAGTACCAGCAGTCCGGTTACAACTGGATCGAATCGATCGTGCGTCAGGCCGACAAGGTCTTCGCCGGGCACCTGTCCGGTAACGATCGCGACCAGTACATCATCCAGCAGGGTCAGGTCACCGCGCTGCGTCAGTACGCGCACTGGGTCGACAAGATCATCATGGTCGATCCCGAAGAAGAGCGTGATGGCGACCACCCGTACGGCCCCTCGGCCCGCACGGTCGTGGACCGCAGCACCCTGGAAGACCTGATCGCGCAGATGGCCGGCAACGACGGCGTGTTCAAGAACTTCTTCGAAGGCGTTGGTCGGTACATCGACAACACGACGATTTCGCTGATCGCACTGCCCAAGTACCGTTGCCCGAAGTGCGGCGGGGAAATGCCCGACGAGGAGCGTAAGCACCCGCACCTCATTCCCCTGGACATGACCAGCCTTTTTTTTACACTCATCGACCAGCGGATCAGCAAGGTCCTCTCCAAGTCAATCGCGTAAAGCTCAACGACAAAGACAGCGATGGTCACATCGAGTACAAGTCGTTCGGCCACCGCCGCTTCGGTCTGCCCTCACCGGTAGATATCCTGATGAAGCAAGTGGATCACCTGGACAGCATCTCTGCGAAGATGCTGCTCCTGGAGAGCTACGAGACCCTGTACGGGATCTTCAATCACGACGCGGTGGCATCCAGTCCAGACCAGCCGGGGGTTCCTTCCCGGCCCCTGGCCTTGGTGGCGATGCATCCGCAGGAAAACATCCGAGGGTACAGTCGTCTGTACCAGGTTACCGCGAGGTACCTGACCAGTGGCATCGGCGATCGATTCCACATGTCCCTGGAAGAATACCTGCGGCTGCCCACGGACTACGCTGAATACCTGCATTTCCTGGCGTCCCAGCAAATCGTCAAAGACGGTAAGACCGCGGACACCTTGTTAAAGCAGATGAACGCCACTGGTCGAACCTAATCGCAAGGAGGTCACGTGATCGTCTATGAAGGTGCGGGAGATCTCTTCCGCTGTGGTGCGCAGACCTTGGTCTGCACCACGAACGTGATCGGTGCGATGGGGAAAGGAATTGCGAAGACGTTCAAGGAGCGTGTCCCGGGACTCTACGAGTTCTACCAGACACACTTCCCACCGATTCGACACCAGCCCGAACCGGGCCTGGTGAACAAGCTTCTGCTCTTTGACATGCCATCCGGACAACGCGTACTACTCTTTCCAACCAAAGAGCAGTGGTGGAATCCCTCCCAACTGGTGTGGATCGAGGACAATCTTCGGACCCTCGCAACACAGTACCAGACCCTGGGCATCACCTCGCTGGGCTTGCCGCCTTTGGGCTGCGGGAACGGCGGGCGGAACTATGAGAAGGAAGTTCGCCCGATGCTTTACAAATACCTGGCTGACATCCCTCTGCCAGTGAAGATCCTTCTTGGTTAACCATACGCTCCCGTGGGTCCCTATGGTGGGGGCCTCACGGGGGTTTATGCCGCATAGAGAGGAGAGCCCTTGCGGGCTCTCCTCTCTTGCTTCTTTCTTTTTTGCTTACTGGAGGTGTTGCAAGAACGTGATGCTTACTGAGTCCTCGATTCCGATCGTGCCGTCGGCCAGAGCCACGGCAATCTTGCGAATCGACAGACGCTGCGAGTCGTCCTTCATGGTCACGGCTGCCTGCGGTGTGTCGCCACCCAGGCCCGTTACCTCGAAGCCAACGACATCACTGCTGACCACCGCACCCAAGGCCTGGGTAATGGCATTCGTAGTGACCGTCGCATTCTGCAGCTGGTCGTTGATCGCACTGATCGCCGAGTCCGTGAGCTTGGCGCGTAGGTCCGCATCGCGATAAGCCGTCCCCGAGAGGTAGTAGGTCACCGAGAAGCTTTGCTGCGCCGACATCGTGGTTTCCGAATCCTCACCCACCAGGACATTGACCGTACCCAGCGTCTCCTTCGGGAAGAAGTACAGACTCGTCTGCTCCAGGAGGAACTGCGAGACGTTGGCGATGTCATCGACCAACCACCCAGCCACTTGCACGGGCAGAGCCAGCTTGTAGGCCAGAGCCTGCGACTCGGTAGCGAACCAGTACACGCCATCCAGCATGAACAGGTCGACCTGACGCTGCATCTGCCGGGAGGAGACCACGATCGGGTTACCTTCCGCATCGGTGACCACATCACCCTTCCGGTACTTGAAGGTTGGCTGACCGTTGGTGTCCAGGACCGGATCCCCGGCGCGATGCAAGTAGGTGAAGGCAATCCCACCGTGACCATCGTCCGTGACAATCGGCAGACCCGACTGCGGATCACGGGCAATGACATCGACCGTGTACAGGTTGGGCACGTCTGCGGTGTAGCGCTGGTAGTCGATCGAGGAGGCCACCGAACGCGAGGCCGTCCACAGCCCTTCGAGCGAATCGCCCAAGTGCAGCTTCAGGGTCTCACGGGCCACGCCGACCGCATCTTCCGGCAGGAGCACCTTACCCATGTCCACGTCGATCTGCGAGGACTGCAGACCCACCGTGCTACCGATGCCCGTAGCAACGTACATGACGTCGAAGTTGGACAGCAGAGCGGTGGCGTGTGGACGGGTGGGATCGGTGTACATCTGGAACGAGGTCAGGACGATGTTATCCAGTTCGTCGATGTCGTAGTTGGTGTCCAGGGTGAACTGGTAGACCCGCTCACCGGCCTGGGTGTGGCCAATCAGCGTACCGTTCTGGTAAGCGCGGTCCTGTTCATTGACCGGCACGAACGAAAGCTGGCAGTACACCGCCGAATCCGCTAGCGCCTTCCAGGCATCGGAGGACTTGGTCGTCAGGATCAACGTGTAACCGGTGAGGGTACGAGCGATCACGTAGGAGTCGGTACCGACCTCCAGGCCCGTGGTGTCGTTCTCATCGACGAAGACCTTCGAATCGATCGAGGGGTTGTCCAGGAAGTACGCACGCAGGTCGAAGGTGTCGTTGTTCATGTCCAGCACGTAGTGATACGGCGAGAACATGTAACTGGCCTGGTTGATCGTGCGCGCCCGGGCATCCACTGCCATGGCCATCAGGTTGGTGATGACCTGATCACTCACCGGGGTGGTGACGCCGTTGATGTTCTGGTAGAGCATCGCCGGCAGCAGGGTGATCCGGTTGCCGTTGTCCCGTACCTGGTTGTAGGTGGCCAGTTCGGTCATCGACGCCTGGAGGGTTTCGATCGAGCAGGCCGCACCGGCAATGGACGAGCCATCGGTCGGCGCCGGTAGCTGACGGGTCGCCAGGAACTGACGGTTGGTGATGTTATCCACATCGGCCACCGCAGCGTAGCCCAGGTCCGCCAGACGCGTGGTCAGCTGGACGTTGGTGATCGGCACCGACGGGGCGCCCATCGCGTTGGTCATGACCTGCTCACGCAGGGCATCGAAGGTCACGCCCAGGGAACCACCGGAGACCACGAAGTCGGAGTAGACCAGGGATTCCTGGAACGCCGTCAGCGGAGCCACGTAAGCGCTGGAGGCCGTCCCATCCAGGTCGATCCACTTGGCGCTGAAGTTATCGATGATGTAGTTGGACAGGATCATGTCCAACGGGCCCTTGGTCGTGTAGATGTCGATACGCAGTTCGCTGTTGACCAGCTGGTTGGTCAGGTAGGTCTGAGGGACCGACACATTCAGCTGACCGTCCAGGACCTTCAGTACCGCCGTGGGCTTGGTCGCATCGAAGACCTGCTCGGTGTGCGTGGTCAGCATCTCGATCCACGAACCATCCGCCGCCGCGTAGTAGACCCGGGCGTAGTAGAAGCTGTCCGTGAAGTCGTAGGTCTTGTTGAAGACCGAGGCCAGGTTCAGCGTACCGTAGTTGGACTTGATCGCGAACTGACCCACCGGGATCTGGATGGCGACGAAATCGCTGCCGCCCACGTTGCGGATCTCCCAGTCCACGATGTTGGTCTGCAGGGTCTGCAACGGCGAGAGCTTGCTCGTGTCGTAGACGATCTGCAAGCCGCCGTGGGCCATGACCTTAACGTCGATCGGGTACTGCATGGTGAAGGAGACGCCCGCCACCGTGAACTCGGTGTTGCGCGGGATGGTGACCTTGGCAATCTCGCCCACGCCGGTGGGCACCACGCGCCGGTACAGCTCGGCCTTGTTCAGCCAGATCCAGAACGAGGTCCGGGCCGGGGTGGCGAAGATGTTGAGATAATCGGTGTCGGACATGTGCCGGTACAGATCATCGTAGTTCAGCGCCATCGACGCGTACTGCTTGCGCGTGTTCACCTCGTTCTGGACCATGGCCGAGGAGGTCATCACCGCTGCCGCATCCAGAAGGAAGACGAACGGGTTGGACGGATCCACGACCTGGTAGGCGCCGCTGGAGATTGCGTCAAGCTTTTGGTAGATCGCCCGCTGGATAGCCGTAGGGTTGGCCCGCACGCGGTTGATGATGGTCTGCAGATCAGTCACATCAGACATAGGAAGTCCTTACGGGGTCGAGGTAGTCGCAGCGGCTTTGAGCGCTGAGGTAATCGCGTTGTAATCGTCCGGTTTCACCCACCACTGGAGCTCGTTCTGGTTCTTCGGATCGATATACGGATACCCGTAGTAGTTGAAGGTGGCCAGTTCGGTTTGGCTCAGCTTCACATACCCCGAGGCGGCTCGCCGCGCGTTACTCATGTTGGGGTTGAACAGGCCCACGATATCGTTGAACTCACGGATCAGGATCGAGTCCTGGTATTCCGCACCGACACAGTGGAAAGGAATCTGGATCTGCTGGGCGTTGTCCTGGTTGAACGGGGTGTCCGAGGAGAAGTTCATGGCCGCACCCAACGAGGAGGAGGTCGGGAAGGCAATGGTGGAGGCAATCTTCTGCACGTACTGACGGGACGGGTCCAACACCAGCCGGTAGATCCGGGTGTTGTAGTCGATCTCGTTCTCCAGGATGCTCTGCGGGTAGGGCATCATCGTGCCTTCGTACACCCGCGCAGCATACCGGATCCAGGAGTTGAACAGCAATGTTATAGGGTCGCCTGCCGTGTTACGGAAGCTGGCCTGGAGATCAAAACTGCCGTAGTTCTTGGCCACGTCGTCGATCATGCTCCACGTTTCTTTATACGTGCCAGCCTTGGAATCGAAGTACCCCACGACGGGGTCAGGCCAACCGTTGAGCGAAAGCAGGCGGTTGGTCAGGATCGCAATGAAGGGACTGTTCGTGTCCACGATAGGGGAGGTGATCCCACTTTCAAACGCACCCTGCGGGTCCAGCATCGCTCGGACGGCGCGCTGAAAGGTGGGGCGTTCTGCATTCTCGTTGACCACGGCCAGATTGAACAGCACCCGGTCCATCATGAGGTTATCATGTGCCAGGTTGAGGTTCGGTCGGGTAAAGAAGGTCAGGCCGGTTGCGTCCGTATTGTACGAACTTGCGTTACCAGCACCGCCTCGGTGATTGATTCCAAAGGTAGCGTCCGCGGTAGCCTCAGAAAGGCTGCCGTAGCCACTTTGCCGTGTTAGCAAATCAATTTCGTCTTTTAGGGACGCCATACAAAACTTCTCCGCCTAGGGAAACAAGAAAATGAGTCTGACAGTCGTAGCCGCCGGGGCCGCGAGCGCGCTCGCAGTGGCCAAACCTGCACTGCAGTTTGTGATGTCCCTCGCAAGCCGCGTGTTCCGCAATACCAAAGCCGATTCGCTGATTCGGTTCACCAAAGCCACCCGCGTCGAACCGATCGTCATGATCGATCAGCGCATTGCGCACCTGCCGTACACGCATGACGTGATGCAGGCGCTGTCCTCGATCTTTATCGGCTATTACCTGCAGGCCATCGCGCTGGCTGTGAACGTCGGCAAGATCAATGTGATCAAGCTGCTGGACACCCTCAACCCCACCCGTGACGTCGTCGACGCGGCGGCAGCCAAGATCGTCGACGTGATCAACACGCCGTCGATGAATTCGTTCGAGTCTTATGAGCACTCCCTGCCCCGTCCGGGCCAGGTGATCAGCCTGGAAGCCCAGGTCTTCAATCCGAAGCCGCAGCAGCACGACAATGCGTTCGGTCCGAAGCCTGCGACCAAGGCCGACATCGGCAAGGTCATGGCTCAGGGCGGCAACGTCGGTGCCACGCTCGGTAACTCGGTCAAGCACGGTCAGCTGGGTAGCCAGATCAATTCGAACATGGGCGGCGGCCTCGACCAGAGCAAGCTGATCCACCTGAATCCGGATGTCTCGGAGATCAACCAGGGCGTGTCGCAGAAGAACGACCTGTTCGCCAAGGACACGATCAAGTCGCTGGGCGAGGCGGTCAACCTCTCGGTCGGCAAGCTGATCGAAGTCAACGTGTCCGAAGGTGACCACTCCGCGACGTTCCCGATCTCGGTCCGACTGATCGCCACGATCGTCGGCTCCAATATCCTGGCTCATATTCTTGGCGACGGCTCACGTGACACCAGCGCGAAGGAGCGTTATCACTCCTGGCGTGCGGGTCAGCTGGAGTTCTGGCGCGACCTGGTCCTGTGTCAGGATCTGATCGACGAGCACAAGAAGACGCTGGCCCTGGACACCACCGGTACCTACGATGCGATCCTGAAGCGCCGCAGTGGCAACATGGCAGCGGCGACCCTCACGGGCGCTCCGTCGGTGGCTACCGCTTCGAACCTGCTGGTCCTGTCCAAGCAGACCGCCCGGGAACTCGAGCTGTCGATTCGCGGCAAGCTGTCGGACTACCACACCCGTGAAAAGGTGCTGAAGTCCACGTACATCATGCTGATGGTGGTGATCGATGCCGAGTGGGAACAGGTGACGATCTATCACCGTGGCATTTCTCTGCCGACCCAGCTGTCGATCAAGGAAATGAAAACCGCGAACAAGGGCACCGGTCCGGACGTGGGTGAAATCCTGAAGGCGTACCAATTGGGCATGAACCCGACCATCTAAGGTCGGGTCTCTCAACAGAATCTCACTACTACCGGACTGAACGACAATGAAAATCCTGCAATACTTCATGTCGCTGCTCCCGTTCTTCGAGCGCAGCCGCATCTCCGAAGACGTCGACCAGCTGCGAAGCGAACTCCACGACACCCTCCTGCCCGAGTACAAGAAGGCTGCCGCCCTGATGGCTGGTAAGCAGTTCGTGTCGGCTCCGGCACGTCTGTTCAACGATCTGTTCGCCATGGAACTGCCCGCCTACAAGCGGTTCGGCTTCATCGGTGGCCTGGGCAAGTTCTTCGAAACCCTGCCGAGCAAGCTCGACGTCATCCAGAGCCTGGTCGATACGGGCTTTGCCAAGGACGTGACCAAGGATGCGATGTCCTATCGTCAGGCCTCGGTCCTGCGTTACCTGGAACTGGCCCGGTTCGCGACCACTTACGCCAATCGCCTACTCATTCGTATGCTGGCTGCGGAATCGGCTACCGTCCTGAACAAGGCGGCCATGGTCGATAGCGATCTGTCGCCGGCTGAAGTGGAATGGTTCAAGGCCAACCAGGCTGCCTTCCTGCAGACCCTGAAAGTCTTGGACGTGCCCGCTGAGCAGCTCTCGGCCACCCTGCAATCGATTCCCGATGTGACCATCGTGCCGGAGAAAGCCTCCGTCGTGAAGTCCACCGTCGGCGAGCCGCAGATCGATCCGCTGCGTATGGGTCTGATCTCGGCCAACAAGAACATCATCTACCACTTCCGCTTGCACGTGGCGGAATGGCAGGTGCGCAAGTACAAGGTCAAGGAAGAAGAGAAGCGTCAGCTGGAGTACCGCATCCTGGAACTGAAGGAAGCCTATGCTGGCAAGCAGGATCCGAAGCTGCAGCAGGCGATCCAGTACTCGACCGGTCGTCTCCAGAAGCTGACCTACGAACTTCACGAAGCACAGGCGGAGCTGGTCTAACCAGCTCCAAGGGATTGACGATGAACAACAAGTTTACCGTCTACCCTCGACTGTATACGAGCCGCTCCCCCGGGAGCGGCGTCGTGTCTTCGACGGGTGACGTCACGGTCGATACGCTCCATGGTTTCTTGACCTCTCGCAGCGTCAACACCTCGGCCTGGGACTTCAAGAAGCGCGTCCTGCTCAGCGCGGTGCGCCTGTTCGGCGACTTCAACCAATGGATCAAGGATCAGCGGAACAACCCGCAGATCACCGGCTGGAACCTTGGGTTCCTGGCGGACACGCTGCAGTACATTCGTACGGGCGTGCGTGATGTATCGGTGCAAAACTGGGTAGACCTGCTGGCGGAATCCAACCAGCACTCGCCCCAGGCTAACCACCTGACCACGCCGACGTTGGCTCTGGCCGCATCGGAAACCACCATCATGCTCATCCAGCAGTGGTGTTCTCATCCGGGCGGTCTCGAAGACATGCTCGCGACCCTCCATGTTCTTTTCGGTTCGGCGCGCCAGAAACTGGCGTAACGGATCTATCCTTATTTTCAGTCAGGAGTTTTCCATGTCCTCCAAGACCCGCCTTTCCCAGCTGTTCGCTGATGCCAACAAAAGCAGCGTCGGCCTGGAAGACGACACCCGTCCGGTCGAACCGGCCGTGGACGATACCACCGATGCCCCGCTCGACGACACGGCCGCTCCGGCAGTCGATACGACCGACACCCCTGTCGATGACACAGTTGCCCCGCCGGTGATCGATGCTCCGGCTTCGACCGACGAACCCGCGGCTCCGGAAGTCCCCGAAGTCCCGGCCGTGCCGGAAGTGCCCGCTGTGGACGATACCCCGGCTGCGCCGGCTGTCGACGACACGCCTGCCGCTCCGAGCGAAGAGCCCGCTGTTGTGGACGCCCCGATTCCGGACGCGCCCATCGACGAACCCGCCGCTCCCCTGACGGACGAGCCAGCCCTGCCTGCCACCGATCCCATCGACGCCCCGGCCTCGACGGACGAACCGCCGGCTGCCGACCCGATCGATGCTCCCGCCAGCACCGACGAGCCGGTTGCTCCGATCGACGACGCTCCGCTGGCTCCGGCCTCGGACGACGACGCCTCGCCCTTCACCCCGATCAGCGTGCCGGACACGGACACCGCCGAGGCCTCCCTGGTCGCCGTGCGTGACTCCGCTGCCGAAGTCGCCGAAGTCGATGCGGCCCACAGCCGTTTCCACGAGATCGCCGATGGCCTGGAATCGATCGCGCAGTACGCCTACACCCAGCTCCAGGAAGGCGGCCTCACCCCGCAGTCCGCGGGCATCATGACGATCGCCGTCGAGAATCTCATCAAGCCCCTGGGCTGGGATAAGCCGGTCGTGCTGTCGGTGGAATCCTTCGGTGGTCACTCGACCCGTATGGAAGCGACCACGCTTTCGTTCGAAGGCATCCAGGAAGTCGCCAAGCAGGTGCTGGACGCGATCATCGCGGTCGGCAAGAAGCTGTGGGAAACGGTCAAGTCCTTCATCGAGCGCGTGTTCGCCACCGCTTCGAAGGTCGAAGCTCGTGCCGACGCTCTCATCGAGAAGGCCAAGTCCGCCTCGGGCACGCCCAAGGCTTCCGAGATCGAAGTCGGCCCCGTGGCCGGGAAGCTCTCGATCGCTGGTAAGGTCGTGGGCCCGGTCGAAGGTCTGACCGACCTGACCCGCCTCACCGACGGCTTCCTCGCCTTCGACGACGCCAACTACGCCAAGCTGATGGAGTTCATCAGTAAGGTCCAGGCTCTGATGGGTGCTGACGACGCCAGCTTCGCTGATGCGTTGAAGGCTGTCCAGGACATGGAAACGGGCGTCAGCAGCGCGTACAGCGTCAAGGACGAATCCAATAACACTTACTCCACCCCGGTCCTGCCGGGCGGTAAGACGTTCTGGGTTTCGGTCGGCCCGTCGCTGGCCTTCATGGCAGGCGAGCACAGTTCCGAGCAGTCGGTTCCCGAAGACGCCAAGCTGCCGACGCTTTCGCCGGCAGACATCGCCAAGGTTGGCGAGATGGCCAAGCAGGTCGCTACCGTTGCGGTGATCTTCCACAACGAAGCGAAGTCGATGAAGGAAAAGCAGCCGTTCGAGGGTCTCGAAGGTTTCCGCAACTTGAATGAAGGTAAGCTCAACGAGGAAAACTCGAAGCAGGCCGTCGAGCAGCTGCGTAGCCTGGCCAAGACCGCGACCGAAACGCGCAAGTACTCGGCCCGCCTCCTGGGCTACGTGATCTCCACCGTGACCTCCTACCTCTCGCTCGCCGAGAAGTCGCTGGCTCAGTACGGTGCGGGCGCCACGGCTCCGGCTGAAGAGCCGGCCAAGGAAGACGACAAGCCGGCGGAGCCGGCTGCTGCCGCTGCGTAAGTGGTTGCATAAGTAAGAGAGTCCTCCCTCCGGGGAGGACTCTCTTTATGCCGCAAAGGGCGCGATGATTCTATGTGTTAAGACCTTTTGTCGCTCTCGCCTGAATCAAAGGAAGACCCATGTTCAACTCCCTGAATAGCCTGCTGCGTGTCAGCATGGAAGCCGCGGCTCCCGCAGCCTTGGCCAATACCGTTCCCGAGACCGATCTCATCGCTGAGAGCGACCAGGCCCAACTCAACCTGTGCGACGCCAAGGAAGCGGTAGTGGTGAGCCACCGTGATATGGAGCGTCTCTTCGAAGCAGTCGACTCGCTCGAAGCCATCGCCCAGAGCATGGAAGCCTACACTGCCACTGGCATGAATCAGTCCACCGCGTTCATTGCCCAGCTGGCCATCGACCAAGCCGTGGCACCCACGGGTGTTTGCTACAAAGGCGTTTCCTTGGAAGGCTTTGTCGGTCACCGCGCAGGCCATTCCACGCGTCTGGCCATGGAAGACCTCCACGAAACTGGCAAGGCGGTTATGGAGAAGTTGATCGAGGCCTACCGGCAGTTCCGGGCTGCTCTGGTTCGCTTCTTTCAGCAACTCCAACTGCACGTTAAGCTCAGTAAACAGCAGATTCAGAAGTTCTTGGCGGAACTGCAGTCCGCAGGTGAGGAGAAACGCCAGGAGGCCGTGAACGCCAGGATCGAAAACGGAAAGCTTTTCCGGCGACTCGCAATCGATGATGAGGTCCCCCACAGTCTCGCCCAGCTCGCTGACGATAACCTGAAACTGGCCCAGCAATACCTCTCGACCACCGGCTACGGTAAAGACGCGTTGGAGTTCGCCGACGAGATCTCCAATTTCGCCGCTCGTGCGGCTCAGCGTCAGGGCGAATTCGAGCAGATCGTCACGGAAGCCTTCAAGCTGCGCTGCCCGATGCCGGCTGGGCTGACCGAGTACAACAGCTCGAATGGAATCAAACATTATCGGTCACCGCTGTTGCCCGGGAACCACCGGATCGAATTCACCCAGGGCGAAGCATCTGACATGGGTGGCGAAGAGGGCGCCCGTGCGCATTTGGGGGCGCTGTATCGAACGGGTCTTCAGTTCACCGCCGGACATCAGTCCATGGAGAAAGGATATCTCCCGCGCGCCACTCGCGCCGATCAGATCGGAATCTGCGCTGCGAATCTGAAAGCTCTCGAGTTTGTGGAAGGCTTCCTTCAGGCCCATGGCGGGCACGAGATCAAGCACAGTGCCCTGATCAACTCCGCCCTGATCAATCATTCGGCGGTGGACACGGCCGACGGTAAGGGTAAGTACACCCTCTTCCGCCATGCCATCGACCGCGACATCGAAACCCATCGCGCTGTCATGGGGATCTGCAACCACATTGCGGACGTCAGTCGCGCGCTGCAGAGTTACGCGCTGCAGAGTTACGGTGAGCGGTCGGCTCAGTCCGCATAAACCCCAGGACTCCCTTCGGGGAGTCCTGTTATGCCCTAAGGCTGATTCTATGACATTTCAAGACATAAGTAGAGAACCCTCATGACTCTGCGCCAACACCGCAACCTGCTTGCCAAAGACAACACCGCATTCGCCCTGGAAGGCCACACCGGTGGCGTGTCCATGGAGCTGGCTCACGAGGTCTCTCTGGCCATCGAGTCGTTGCAGCATCTCTCTGACCTGGCCATGGGCCTGGAAGACCTGCGTAACGCCGCCTCCGGGATCTCGATGGCTAACCCGCAGCATCTGCTCCTGATCGAAGCGGGCTTGAACCTGGCCCACGCAGGCACGTTCCATACGGCCTCCGCAGACGAACCCAGCCTGGAAGCCTACCTCGGTAGCGAAGTATCTCTGGAAGGTTTGAACCAGCGCATCCGTGCGTTGATTGCCTCGATCCTGCAAGCGCTGAAGATCATCGGCGAACGCCTGCTGGAATTCCTCGAGTCCCTGGTCACCGATCTGGGCCAGCTGGAGACCCGCCTGGAACACGTCCAGTACGAAGCGGACGATGTCGGCGGTAAGTTCCCCAACCATCCGCAGGTCGCCTTGGGCAACGATGTCTACGGCGTGGCCACCGATCACGGTTACCCCACAGACGGTCATCGTCTGGTCGCGACGCTCTCGTTGCTGTCGATCCAGTCCAAGATGGTCTACGAGCAGTACGTGCCGGCAATGCAGCTGATTGGTCGGGCTCTCTCGGCGGAACTGAAGAAAACCGATGCGATCGCAAAGAACCCGGAAGCCTGGCTGACCGAGCTCAACACCAAGCTCAGCGTCTATAACGTAGACGCCTTCAAGAGCCACGTGGGCAAGACCTCCAACCTCATGGATAGTCGCTACCCCATGGGCAGCGCGATCGCTGCACAGCCGCTCCCAGGCATGCGCTCGATGGTCTTCGTCGATGGCTCGCGTCGTCGGGACGAAGATCGCAACCCCGTGATCAAGGAAGCCTACGATCGCCAAGCCTCCACGGTCGAACTGGTCCGTGCCAATGGCGGACGCTCCTTCGATCCGGGCTCTGCTTCTATGGCCACGATGCCGGTCACGGTGATCCATGATGCACTGCGCGCGGTACATGGTCTGATCGGTGACATGAAGACCCATTTGGGCCACGGTGCCAAGCGTGAACTCAAAGGCACCCTGCGTGAGCTTCAGACCGCCGCCGAACAGATGAGCACCCGTGATCCGGATTCCTCGGAGTTCCTCACGGTCGGCCTGCAGTACGTCATGGCCTACCAGCGCTGGATCAAACTCCAAGCGGATATGCTGGCCCTGGTCTACAACGTCAGTCGCTCGACGGTCAATGTCTGCGTACGCAACCTGCACGCCTACAAATAAGGCCTAGCCCCACTCCTTCGGGGGTGGGGTTTATGCCGTCTATTCTATGGTGTACGTACACCTATAAGGAATATCGATATGTCCAAACTCATCAAGCAGTTCCTGGCAGCGCAGCCTTCTGTGCCGAGCCTGGAAGATCGTGACGACGAAGCTGCAGTGGCCGCTGCCGCTCCGGAAGCTCCGATCGACAATACCGCCGAAGCTCCGATCGACGCCCCGGCTTCCGACGACGTGGCCCAGATCCCCGCTGGCCTGGACGAACCCGCTCCGAGCGAGCCGGTCGATCCGACCACCGACGGCGATGGCTCCACCGACGAGGCCGCTGGCCTGCCCACCGATTCGATGGAAGACATCGAAGGTGAGCTCCGTGGTGAACCCGAGAACCAGCCCGCTGGTGACGACGTGCAGGCCTTCTTCGACGGCGACGGCGAAGTCGAGCGTGACGCGGCCGAAGACCGTGCGGTCGAAGTGGTCGAAGTCCTGAGCGCCGCGCGCGATTCCGATCGTGCCGTGGACGAGCTGTCGGTGGCCCACGAAGGCCTGACCGACGTGCGTGACACCCTCGAGGCGATGAACCGCCAGGGCGGCGTGACGTTCGAATCGTTCCAGTTCATCGACATCGCCCTGAACAGCTACACCAAGGGCATGGGCGTGGAAAGCCTGCTCCTGGGTATCTCGGCCGAGTCCTTCGCCGACGAACCGGCGGATACCCGTCTGGCCGTCTCGCTGGAAGACATCGACGACCTGCTCAGCCGCATGGAAAAGGCCAAGCCCGCCCTGGAAGCCCACAAGGCTGACACCGGTACCCGCATGGCGGACGTCATGCGTGCGCTGGTCGGTGGTGCGACGATCCAGTTCGAAGCCTTCGATAGCGAAGGTGCTCCGATGCGTGTGCCCGCTGCCGATGTGGACGCGGATGCGTTTGCCGCCGCCCAGGCCGACAGCTTCGCCACGACCCGTCGTGAGCAGGGCGCTGCCCTGTCCGATGCCGCCACCGCCCTGGTGCGCGTGCACGGTACGATTGAAGACCAGAACGAAGCCGGCGGTCTGTCCACCGAAGCGCTCGTCGCTGCGACCCTCGCCATGGAATCGATCACCAAGCCGCTGGGGATGGCCGATGTCGACCTCGTGACTTCGTTCGAAGGCCTTCCCCTCGATGCCAAGACCGTGATCTCCACCGAAGGTGTGGGCGATGCGATCAAGGCCGTGGGTTCGGCCATTGCCAACACCGTGAAGAGCGGCTGGCAGGCAGCGATGAATGCGTTCGGTCGCCTGAGCGGTACGGTGCCGACGACCATCAAGCGTCTGGAAGCTCTGCAGGCCCAGGCCGCTTCGGCCAGCGCTGCCGGTGGTGAAGTCAGCGGTAAGGGTGTGGTCAAGGCCCTGCACAAGGCTGGCCAGTGGCCGACCGACCTGCCGGTCTACCTCACCGACTACTGCAAGTTCGCCAGCAAGATGACGGCGGTCTACCCGCTCAAGTCCTCGGAAGCCTTCTCCGCCAATACGGTGGCTTACGGACACCTGGACTATAACAGCACCGAAGCGTTCTACACGTCCTTCGACGCCCTGGCGACCAACTGGAAGGATCCGCGCAAGATGGCGGGCCTGACCAGCGCCGATTTCGCGTTCGAGGTTCCGGGCGTGGGTTCCTACTTCGAATCGACGGATCTGGATGTCAGCTACACGGGCACCCGTCCGAGCGGTAAGAAGCTGCAGGACTTCTACAGCAAGAACGCGATCAAGGGTACCTGGTACCGCGGTAGCGTCAAGCCGCCGGCCGTGGACCAGATCAAGGCTCTGACCAAGGAAGAGATCGCATCGGTCTCCGCCGCACTGCTCGCTACGATGAAGGGGCTGCGTCTGGAAGTGCTGAAGAAGACGGCAGGTGACGTCTACAGCAAGTACGTGGAGGGCGGTAACGGTCACAGCAAGGTCATCCGCAAAGCCTCCAAGGAAACGCGCAAGGCCACCCACCCGGAAGAGTCCATCCTCGACTACGCCTACTTCGCCAGCTTCGTGCTCGCCATCGACTGGGGCTGGAACGCTGCGTCCGACCTGGTCAAGGTTGCCAACGCGTTCATCGCCTACGCGAGCCGCTCGCTCACCGCTGGTAAGGTCTCGGCCGAATCCCACGGGGCGTCGAAGGTGACCGATGCGGACATCCACGCTGCTGAGAAGCAGGTCGGGTTTTCGTTCTCGGCCAAGTACAGCGCCTTCCTGAAGAAGCACGGCGGTACTACCAAGGGTTCGGAAGAGTTCTACGGGGTAGGCGCCGCCATGGGACATCTCGACGCCGTCAAGGAGTACGAGAGTCTGAAGAAGCACGCCAACTACCCGGCCAAAGCCATGCCGCTGAGCGCGGTGGGTGATGGTCACTCGTACGCCATCTTCGATAACACCTCGGGCGAGATTCAGGATTGGTCCGAGCACGGTGGCGTCAAGAAGAGCCAGGCCCAGACGTTCGATGCGTGGGTTGCCTCGCTCGAATCGATCGGTGCCGAAGATCTCGGTGCCGAAGTCCCCGCCAATGGCCCGCCGGTGGAAACGGATGAGCCGGAGTCGGAGATCGGTCAGCCGGGCGCGCCGGGTGAAGAAGGTGCCATCGAAGCCGATGACGGTGCCGGTGGTAGCAAGGAAGGCGACGAGCCCTCGATGGAAGCCGACGTCAAGCAGCTGAAGTCGGGCACCAAGGTCAAGTACAGCCACGGTCACGGTAAGATCATCAAGGTCTTCACCGCGCCGTTCAAGTACAAGGGCGAGACCCACCAGGCCTCCAAGGACGCCCCGCGCTTCGAATGCAAGGCGGACAAGGGCGGCAAGACCTCCATCCACAAGGCTTCGGCCCTGTCGCTGGTGTAATCTGCCGTAAGGCAAAAAAGAAAAGAGAGGGCCTTCGGGCCCTCTCTTTTGTATGTTTTCTACCATGGGACAGTAAGTTTATACTTTCCATGACGGATAGTTTGCAAGTCTAAGCGTGTTTGTCCAAGCGTAATAAAAGCGGTCCGAGTAAGGCAGGCCGAGGCTAGGGCGTTATGGCAACCTCGAACGAATATCTTTCAACAGGGAAACCCAATGCGCATCGTCAATCACCACCTCGCCAAGGGGGAGAAAGATGCCCTGACCATTATGGTCATGGATACTCCTCGTCCAGGTGAAGCCCATCACCGATACGAAATCACTGGCTTTGACACAGCCAAGAATCCGGCAGCCGTAGGCCCGGATGGGTACCGCACCTGTTACAACATGTTACCCGTCATCTTCGACAACCCGGCGGCGGCTACCGACGGCCAGAAGAATGGCGTGACCATGCAACAACTGCTCGATATCTGTACTGATCGACTGAGACATGAGGGGAGCGACGCCGAGACTCTTTCCGCGCTGGAAAGCCTCGCCCGCGTCGACGACTCCTTACGGAACCTGGCAATCCGTAAGGCGCGAGAAAAGGCGTATTTCGCTGTAGCTGCGGTTGCTTAACACCAACATCTGCGCGCAGGAAATAGAGACGAGCCTACCGGGGAGGTAGGCTCGTCTTATGCCGTTTTCCCGATGTTTGCCAGGGTCGCTAGTATTTCCTTACACGGATAGGGTATTTGCTTACTACCCCGTTGAAGGATATACAGGGGAAACTGCAATTGTTGTCTAACACAACCCAACGGACAGAGACAATCGCTCGACTTGCACACTGAGGTTTACCATGCGAACCATTACCGAACACTTGCAGGCGGAAGGTGAGAGCCCGACGACTGTCGTTGCGATGGACAACCCGGCCCCGGGTCACGCCAACAACCGCTACGATGCCCTCGGATTCAATACGGTATACAACCCGGCCGCCGACGTCAATGGCGTGTCTGCACGCTTCACGCGCCTCCCGATCATCTTCCAGTCCAATCCCGATCTTCCGGCCTACATGCCGCAGGACGGTATCAGTACGGAAGCCCTGCTCGCGATCTTGGCTGACCACCTTGCCAGCCAGCTCCAGACGCCCCAGGCCTGCCACGAGTACGCCGCTGCGGGCCAAGCCGTATCCCACGCCATCGAAGTGCTCGCTGCTCGTCGTGCACGCGTGAGTGGGCAGCACCCGAACGTCGTTCAGTTCCACCAGAACGTCGCCTGAGACCGCATTGTGAAAACACAGGGGAATGCGGTCGACCTGATGAGAGAGTCCTTAGCAGGGGGACTCTCTCATTACTTTCTTTATGCCGTAAACCGCGATTGAACCAGATTTCAAACACATAGTACCCCGGTGAGTAGTAAGCCATGTCTTCTTATCCCCTTTCACATATCCGGAGTTCTCTCGTGCATTTTCTTCAGTTCGTTCATTCGCTGCACTCGGTTTACCTCGACACCGCGATCGTCGTCGCCATCGTGGGCTGCTTTACCGCGGCGGTGCTCGATGACCGCAAGGCTCTGCGTCGTAACCGTTACAAGAACGAAGGCTTCGGCAACTAAGCCTGACTTATCGCACACCCCTTCACCAGTCAAGGATTACCATGGACAACAACACGCCGCTCCTGCTCGGCCTGACCCCCTACCAGTCCCACTCGCGTTATGGTTCGCGTTCGGGCCTGGGTTCGCCAGCCAGCGACAGCACCCATGCTTTCGAAGTGTTGCCGATGGGCGACTTCGAGAAGCTCCAGCTCTTCATCCCGCGTGAAGCTTTTACCCTGATCGACACCTACGTACGCAGCAAGCACATGTACATGAAGCTCGGTCAGGACATCGTCGCCGAGGCGGACCAGGAGGAGACCGAGCGTCTGATCTTCGATCTGGAATCGATGATCTGGCTGCTGACCCAGCACACCAGCATTTCCGAAGACCTCCAGCACGCCAACTACATCGAAGTCAACGCCAGCCTGAGCGTGTGGGCCGAAATGCTCCGTGGCTTGGGCGAAGCGCTCCTGGACATGCCACCGGTCCTGCGCGGTGCCGATGCTTACAACATGCACGAAGCGATCGAGACCCGCCTGCGCCAGTACAGCGAGAAGCTCGACGAGACGATGACCGCGGAAGCCGCGCGCATCGCCAACAGCGCCAACTTCGATCGGGAAAGCCACCTGGCGACGCTGGAGCAGACCCGCAAGATGTTCGATGCTGATCGTGCGGCGGCTGGTAAGCTGTTTGTCCTGTGGCAGCAGAAGCAGCAGGCCAAGAGCGATATCCTGGAACGCCTGCAGGTGATCGTCGACGACCCGTCGGCTAAAAACATCGATTGAACTGGATTTCAGACACATAACACTCCCCCGATCCAGTAGCTACATTCACTTCAACCAGCGAGGTATACACCGTGGAAAGCGTCACCGGCACCATTTGCAAAACGATTATCGCACTCGCGTGGATCGGACTGGTGGCACGCCTCTTCGGTGGACCGCTGGTTGTCGTCGTCAAGGAATCGCCCGAGACGAAGTCCGAGTAAGCGTAAAGGAAAGCCCCATGGTCAACAAAGTCATTGCAGCCATCTTTGGCTTGCTGCTCCTCCGGATCGCTGGAGGGATGTTCATGTACGTCACCGTACGTGGGGCCGTCAAACAAGCCAAGGCTGAACAAGCTAAAGCCGCCGCACCGGCGGCTCCGTAATTCTTCCACACTGTCAGGAGACGTGAAATGGACAAGCTCAAGTCGTTCTACACCCGCCATGAGGATGTCATCATCTTCGGTGCGGTCATCGTCGCCATCAACGTGGCGGTTCGCGTCGCTGTTCGCACGGTCGACGCTGTCATCGGTTAAACCAGCAGGGGGTTCTATGGCTGATCGTCATCGGAGCCCCGTCGAACGCTGGGCTCTTCCGCAACACCTACCGGTGCCCCGAGCGCCGGTAGTCTTTCGTTCCACCACCCCGATGGCGGATGCCGCCATCCCTTCCAAACACACAAGGAACACGATCATGAACCAGAGCAACAACACCGCCGAACTCACCAACGACACCCTGACCACCGACGCCGAGAAGAGCGTGGGTAGCACGGTCGTCTCGCTCGACGAGCAGATCACGGCCGTCGAAGGTCAGCTGGAATCCCTGCGTGCCCAGCGTCGCCAGATCGGCAAGGTCGCCCAGACGCGCACCCAGCGCGTGGTCAAGTACACCGCGATCGCCCTGACGGGCGCGGCGGTGGTGGCCGTGGGCCTGCGCATGTTCGCCGGCCGTGCGATCGAAGTCGCGGTGGATGCCGCGCTCGACGCGTAAGACGTGCATAGCCAGGCGACCCTTCGGGGTCGCCTGGCTTCTATGCCGTTCTTTTTTCTCCTGTCCTTCCTGATCGATCTTATGACCTTCTTTCGATTAGGAGCGTGGCCATGCCTCGCGTCGCCACTGAGATCCCAGAAACCATGGAGGCGATTGTCCGCCCTGTGGCCCTGGACATCATTCGCCAGGTGGGTAAGCTCCTGGGCCTCCCCAAGAGCACCGCCATCTATTATCCGGGCTCTGCGGAGTCTGCTGCCCAAACCGGATCGACCCTCAACTACGAGGGCGAGCCGTCGAGCTTTCCGTTCTATGGCAAGCTGAAGATCGAAGCCAACGAGCAGTACATCGAAGACCGGGTGCTGACCGATGCGGTGTACCGCCATGAGTTCCTGCCGATCTTTATCGACAAGGACCTGGGTGTGCGGATCCATCCGGTCTACAGCGCCACCGAGATGATCTTGAGCTTCACCTACCGCGCCGAAAGCCGTGTGGCTGCCGAGCGGTTCCGTGATGACATCAAGATGCGCACCTCAATGCTGCGCAAAGAAAACCTGCACGAGCTGACCTACCATTACGGCATCCCAGCCACCTACCTGCAACTGTGCCAGGAGATCCACACGCTGCGTGAGAAGATCGCGCCGTATGGGGAGGATTTCTCCAAGTGGTTCATGGACCATGTCGATCCGCGGGTGACGAACATCACCACCCTGATCGGTACGTCGCCGACCCTGGTGATCCCCGAGCATCAGGTCTGCGCCCTGGGCTGGTTTGACTTTGCCTTCGCTCCCGAACCGGCAGTGAAGGATTCGGAGTCGGGCACCTTCGATATCTCCTTTGAGTACCGGGTTACCTACGACAAGGTGATCTCCTGCGTGATGGAGTACCCGCTGGTTGTCCATAACCAGATGATCGCCGCCCGTTGGCACGGTCAGCGGAACGCCTCGGGGGATCTGGCCTCGGATCCGGGTCTGCGCAAACGCGCACCCAGTCTGTCGCGGTACTTCTTCGACAAATTCGTCAGCGTCTACCCGTGCGAGTGCCAACGGCAGATCGATGGGGTGTCGATGCCGGTCTTCGATGATTGGATCCCCGACACCGTCCATCCGGATACCAGCACGGTCTTCACCGCGATTGTCCAGGTCAGCCCGACCGATCGGGGCGATGTAGTGAACCTGCAGTCCCTGGGAGATTGGAAGATCGATCCGACCCTGCTGCCGTTCCTGCAAGGGGAAGCACCGTTCCTGACCACCTACGGACAGTCGGTGGTGTATCTGAGCTTGTACCGTGACGGCGTGCCGGTCGATGACGGTGGTCTGACGGTGGACGCCGCCCTTAACGTGCGCTACACCCCGACGATGGATCTGCGTCAGCGTTACCACTTGCGCATTGCGCTGGTGAACGACCTGACCATCCTGGACCGTCCGGCCATTGAGCGGTTCCGTAGCGGCGGTCAGGCGGCTTTGAAGATCCTGACCACCCTCCAGGCCAAGCTGGGCAAGAAAGGCTATCTACCGGTGTTGCGTGGCGGCAAGTACATCAGCTACGCCGACATCCTCGAGATTGGCCAGCGCATCAACTCGCTTAAGACTCCCTACCAGACCGGCGTCGAGTACGCCATGCTGACCGTGGGGAATTTCATCATTGCAGCTTCGCGGAGTTCCGACTATGCCCCTGATGCAGCCGACAACGCCGGAGGCTCAACCCACGAACCCGGTACCGGTGCGGGTGACGGACAAGCCCTACCAGGGTGTGGTCCTTGATACCAAGTACGACCCCAAGGCCAGTCTGCTCACCTATGTGGAAGGCAGTAACTGGTCGGTCAACTACTACTCGCAGGTTCTGGGCAAAGACAACGAAGTGATCGCTCAGCAGATGGGACGCGCCGCGCCCTATCAGCAGTACTGGCTGGTCAAGCAGTTCGAGCTCAAAGTCACCCAGGCGCTGACCTCCTCCCAGCAAGATGACAGCAAGAGCATGAACGTGACGGGGGTGGCAACCACCTACCCGCACTTCATCCCGAACAAGGGTGACATGTTCATCGCTGACATCGGCGACGGCAACGAGGGCGTGTTCTCGATCACCGACTCGATCAAGAAGACCTACCTGAAGGAATCGCTCTACGAGATCCAGTACGAACTGGTCGCGTATTTGGACGAAGCCCGGAAGGCGGACTTGGATGCCAAGACGGTCAAGACCACGCAGTTTGTCAAGGACTTCCTGACCTTCGGGCAAAACCCGATGGTGCTCTCGGAAGACTACGACATGCTCCAGGCCATGGAGAAGGATTACAAGAACCTCCTGGCCCTGTACCTGCGCGACTTCTTCTCACTGAACTACCAGACCCTGGTGATCCCCGGACAAGCCGGCCGGACCAGCTACGATCCGTTCCTGGCCAAGGCGTTCTTGAACGTGGTCTCCACCGACGACAACCCGGTCGTGTCCAAGATCCGCCTGCCCAACGTGGCAACCGATCAGGCAATGGATTGCCAGACCGTCTGGGATGCCCTGCTGTCGCTGAACGGCGATATCCTGCCGACCGTGGCCCAGGCGATGGTGTTGCTGCCGACCCTGCACTTCAAGCGCTTCCCGCAGCTCTCGGGCATCTACTACACCGGTATCGAACGGGTGATCTACCCGGTGGATGCACGGACCGATGTGGATGCGACTTACGAGCCCGGCATGCTGGCTCCGGTGGGTGACTCGGTGACCTTTGGTGGTCGTCGTTACGAGGCCCTGGAACGTCTGTTGCCCTCGCAAGCGCTGAAGGGGTTCAGCTACGATCCGCCCATGCCCAACCTGTTGCCGGACGTGGTGCCGGTGACTGCCGATCCGTACTACGTCTTCACTGCCGGCTTCTACGGCATGGACGATGCCAAACCCGCGTCCAACCTCGAGGTCTTGACCTTGCAGGCGCTGCGCGGCGACGCCCTTGATACCGTGGCTCTGCATAAGCTCGCCGCCAAGGCGATGCTGTGGGAAAACCTCGAGCGGTTCTACTACACGCCCGTGCTTCTCACACTCCTGCAGGCTGCGCTCCGCCGGAACTGATCCCATGACCATGACCTCCGAAGTCATCACGAACTTTATTCCGAACTACGACACGTCCAAGCACTCCGCGGCGTACAAGTTGTTCCATTACAAGTTCATCTGTGCCATTGCGCACATGCACCTGCATACGCAAGAACACACCGAAGTCTTCGGATACGTCACCTCTGGCGATGCAGCGACCGATCGCGCCCAGGCCCAAGCCGAAGCCCACGTGCAGCTGACCGTGGCAGCGATGGCCGAGTTCCATCACGACGGGATTCCCTTCCGTCTGGTGAGCCCGGATCCGGATGCGGTCAAGATCTACAACCTGATCTATGAGCACCTGAGCGATTGGAAGAAGCACATGGATCAGTCCGCGTCGTTCGAAGCGCCGTTGGACGACTTGCGTAAGTTCGACGCGCTGGCCGGTGAGGTCTACCAGATCGCCAAGTTCTACATGGCCACGGCGCCGCAGCACGGTGCCTTGAATGCAGCGTTGCAGACCCTGCTGGCTCGTCGCGGTGGGATGCGTCGCCATGCTGGACCGGCCGCACCAGAGATCGTTCGTCAGGTGGCTAGCACGCACACGCCCATGGCAGACTCCATCGCCAAGGAAGTCACGGAGCGGAAGAAATCATGGCGCTAGAAAATACCTCGTTCGTTAACGAGATCAACCAGATCGCCCAGAACGGTCCGACCAACGTCATGTTCCATTGGCGTGCGGATATCCTGGCCAACGGGCAGACCCTCCCGGCGCAGAAGCTGCTGTCGCGGGATCGGATCTGTAACTACGTGGAGTCCTACGCGGACGAGACGATCGTGGAGCTGGTGTTTGGTAAGGGCACCTACAACCACGATGTCCTACCGTATAAAGAGAACCTGCTGATCACCTTGTACCGGGAGCCGTTGGGCGAGGTGGCGTTGTCCGCCACCGATACCAGCACGCAGGTGATCACCCAGCAGTTTCGTGGGGTGATCATCGATCCGAAGTCCGCGGTGATCGAGGGGAACGATCCGTACGCCCAAGACAAGGACGCCTCGGACCTGACCAACCTGGTGTACATCAAGTTCCAGTTGCTGGATCTGACGATCGAGCAGTTGCGCATGCGTACCACGGGCATGACCCTCCGCAACACCACGGGCGCGGAAGCGATTCGTTACATCCTGACCACCGAGTCGGCCAAGGTCAACATCGATTCGGATCAGAAGGTCCAGGGCGTGGATCTGTACCCACCCAACAACACCCAGCCGCAGAACCACATCGTCATCCCCCACGGCACCCGTGTTACGGACGTGCCGGAGATGATCGTGCAACGCGCTGGGGGGATCTACAACGCCGGCTTTGGCTTTTACCTGCAAGCGGCCCGTTGGTATATCTACCCGCTCTACGACATCAAGCGCTACGACAACTCGTTGAAGACCCTGACCTTGTTCAACGTACCAAAGAACCGGTTGCCCGGTACCGAGCGTACGTTCCGCACCACCGCCAACCAGGTCATTGCCCTGGTCACTGGCGATGTGAAGCACATGGACAACACCGAAGCCCAGCAGTTGAACCAGGGTAACGGCGTGCGCTTTGCCGATGCGACCAAGATCATGGATGGCTTTGTCACGGTCAAGGATAACAAGGCGCAAGTCTTGCGGTCCAAGAACAACAACGAGTATCTGGCCGAGTCCCGCGACACGGGTCTGAACAACGTGCAGCTGGCGACCAACCGCATCACCTCCAACCCGTTCCAGGAACTGTCCAAGCTCGCTCGCCGCGCCGGCAGTCACCTCATGTGCCGGTGGGAGAACTCCGACCCGGATTTGATCTTCCCCGGTATGCCGGTGAAGTACATGTACATCGTGGACGATCAGGTCGTGGAGGCTATTGGCACCGTTGTCTTTGCCCACCACTTCACGGGCACGGATCGCCCAGGTTTCACCACCCAACGACACGTCACCAGCTCGGTCCTCACGCTCTTCTTGAACAAGAAGATCGATTGGTCACAAGTCGACGTTGACGCTTAACCCCCAAGTCCCTCGCATCACCTGTAACCGGAGTATCGCTGTGACCACGAAGACCAGCACCCAGCTCGTGTTTGATCTGTTCAATCGGATGAACTCGGGCCTGCAGTATCCGCTTTCCCCGACCAACGTTGTCCTGGGCGCTCCGGCAACCAACGACAACGGCGCGATCAGCAAGAACACCAAGGCGACCCTCACCGCCATCGGCGGCCAGGGCTACAGCGGTTCGACCACGGTGTACTACAACCGTGTCGACCTGGCGGATATCCTCGCTACCGGTTCGTCGAACTTCCCGCTGACCAACCAGGTCAGCTCGGCCGACATCCTGGCGCTGTGGAATGCCGCGTTCAACACCAACCTCATCGCCGCCGACATCGTCGTCGAAGCCCTGCCCGCTCCGGCGGCCAACGGCTCGATCAGCTACACGCTGAAGGCCAACACCGCTTCCCCGGCCTTCATCGGTCAGGCAGCGCTGGTCCTGGCTCCGGCTGCGATCCCGCTCTCCACGGCGATCACCACCACCGACATGACGGGCCTGTCCGTCTCGGACGTCACGGCTGCCTAAGCGTTACGGCCAAAGCGGCATACGAGGAGGCCTACGGGCCTCCTCGGTTTTATGCCCTAATGGGCGACGAGTTCCCAAGGTCGGGTCTCGCCAGGGGTCGGGTTCCACGGGCTCACCGAATAGAAGGTGTAGCCAATCAAGGACTGGTAGGTGGCCAGGACCTTACGCCGGTTGTCGAAGTAGTAGGCTTGCTTGCCGTCCAAGGAGGCGACCTCGGAAATGCAGTGGCCATGGTTGGTCTCATCCAGACAGATCACCAACCGGGATTGAAAGCCGGCCGCGATGGCGGCGCGCATGCAGATCATCGCGAACTCTTCGCAGTCACCTTTGATCGGCACGCGTTTGGTCACCGCCGGCTGCAACACGGCATCGGCTTCCCAGTACTCCAGCACGCCATGGGTTTCTTGGTCCGAGGCGTAGGTGTAGTTCTGCAAGACGCGGGTGTGGATCGACTCCAAGGTATCGACTTGCTTAGGAGTGAAACCGACAGTGGTCATTAGCAGGAGCCCCCACGCGCCCTGAGCTCCTGACAGCCGATAGGAGCGACGGTCGGGCCAGAGGTAGACAACGGGGCTTGCGGCTTGGGCACGGGCGTCGTGCACGCTCCCAGGACGCCACAGGCGACCGTAAGGACGGCGGTAGCAACAATAACGGAGAAGTGGCGCATGGGAAGCTCTCTTGGGTGGTTGACATACCATCTGGCAATTCTTACGCCCGCGGATATGCTTTGACTTTCACGACCTATAACGAGCGCGCCATGACTACCGCTGTGACGAAACGCACTGTACCCTTCGGTCTGTTCATTACCCTGGAGGGGATCGATGGATCGGGTAAGACCACAGCGGCCAAGGCCCTGCACCACTGGCTGGACAAGGAAGGCTACGACGTCATCCTGACCCACGAACCCGGCGGCACCGAGTTCGGTTACGAATGCCGAAAGCTCTTCTTGGAACACCACAAGACCCTGGCCCCGGAAGCGGAGATCGGTCTGCTGGTCACGGCCAAAGCCGAACTCATGCACAAGGTCATCCGTCCGGCTTTGGCCGCGGGTAAGATCGTGATCTGCGACCGCTACACCGATACGTTGTTTGCCTACCAAGGCGGCGGCAAGGGACACGATCTGAAACTCATCGATAAGATCGTTATCGCCATGGGTTGCAATCGCGATCCGGACTACACCTTCTTCATCGACGTCCGTCCCCAGGTCGCGCTCTCCCGAGCAGCGGTGCGTACGGTGGGCGGTGGCGAAGACACCGACTTCGATCGGGCAGGTGTGGAGTTCCGTGACAAGCTGATCGCAGGGTTCAAGAAGCGGCTGCATTCGCGCGACCCGCTGAGCCTGCGTCACACCCGCATCGACGGTGAGCAGTCCATGCCCCGCGTGCTGGTGGACATTCAGTCCCACATCTTCGAGCTGCTCAAACCCAAAGACAACCTTTCGGCGGCCCTTGCCCGCGCCGAGGCTTCACCTGACAAGGTTTCCTAATGACTGCCGTCCGTACAGCCGAGCCGATCTTCAACGACGGCGATCCCGTCCCGACGCATTACAGCGTCCCCTCCGGTGTGGTCACTGACCTCATCTTCTTCATCGGCACCTCGCCGGCGGTTGACTTTGCGCCTGCGCATATCAACCCGGTGGTCTACATGGGAAAGCTCAAGCGCATTCCCCAGCCCGGCGATAAGGGTAATCTCTTTGGCCTGTGGGCCAGCCGTGCGATCACCAAGAGCGAGCTAAAGACCATCACCACCGACGCCCTGGCTATGTGGCAGACCATGTGGCCGGATAACTCCACTGGCACCGGTCGGGATCCGATCCGCTATGGCATGCAGTGGGCACCCGGCGCCCTGATCGAGGGTTGATATGTCCTACGAACATGTCCTATACACCGTCTTTGAAGATCAGACCGGCGAGAACTACTCGCTGCCCTTCACGGGCGATCCCGAAGACGATGCGGTGACCACGATCGTCACCGAGACCACCGAGATCCACGAGGCGATCGCCTTGGTCTTGGAAGCGGACAAGCGCCGACACGTCGCCGCCTCCCGAAAAGTGGATGGCTGCGAGATCACGATCTCGCTGGACAAGCGAGCGTTGGCACTCGTGGTGCGTGAGCTGAAGACATTCGGCTCCCACGATCCCGGCTACCGCGCGTGGATCAACGAACTGGTGTTGACCACCAATCTGCGACCTTTGTTGCATGGGCGGGTCACGAGCTAACTCGACAGGATTTGAGGTACGTACTATCCATTCGTAACCTCTCCCTGAACACCTACCTCGTAAAGGAGCTTTATGCGCATCTTCCTGGTCCGTCACGGGCAGTCCGAAGCCAACGTCGGGTTGCACGATTACAGCGCCGCTGGCGATCACGCCATTGTCTTGACCGACAAAGGCCAGCGCCAAGCCGAAGAGGCGGGTGCACTGTTGAGCCCCACGCTTCAGCAGGTCCATAGCCGCACTCTGATCTACCGTTCGCCGTACACACGGACCCGGCAGACCCTGGAAGGCATGTTCCGCGGCGCTGGCGTCGCCGGTACACCGCGCGTGTTCGAAGACCCGCGTCTGCGGGAGACCGATCACGGCTACAGCGACATCGACGAACAGCAAGCGCTGCGCAACATCCACGGTTGGTTCTACTACCGCTACGCCGGAGGTGAGAGCCCTGCCGATTGCTCGGACCGGATGAGCAGCTTCCTGGAAAGCATGATGCGCCAGGTGTGGCGGAAGGATCCTACCGAGGTCGTCATCGTCACCCACGGCCTGTCCATTCGTTGCTTTGTCATGCGCTTCCTGCACCTGACCGTGGAGCAGTTCGAGTCGATGGCCAATCCGGGCAACTGCGACATCATCCGCATCGACAACCGCGAAAGTATCACCGACCCGGTGTTCACCAGCGGTCGTTGGGCGGTGGAAGGCATCAAGCTGCGCGAACCAGCACCTATCGCCTAAGTTAGCTAACAAGGATTCTAAGTGAACGATACTCCTGCACGCAATGTCTGCTTCTATCACAAGGACTGTTTGGACGGTACAGCCTCGGCATGGGTTGTGGGCATGTGCATTCCCAAGGTCGAATTCCACGCGCTCAACTACACCGACCCGTTGCCTGTTGACGTCTCCAACGCCGTGCTGTACATCGTCGACTTCTCCTTCGACGTCGCCACCATGCGCCGACTCATCGCTCGGGCTCGTAGGGTGATCTTGATCGATCACCATCCCCGCACCGAGGGGATCATCGAGGAACTGCGTGACACCACGCCCCCGGGTAAGTTCTTCGGCATCTTCAACTCGCAAATGTCGGGAGCGCTCTTGACGTGGGAGTACTTCCGCCACGACTCGACGCATCGCACGCCCAAGCATTGGGGCGACCAGCCACCGCAGATCCTCAACCACATCAGCGATCGGGATCTGTGGCTGTTCAAGTTGCCTGACACCAAGGTGATCTGTGACGGCCTGTCCCAGTACCCCAAGAGCCCCGAGGCGTGGTTGAACCTGCCTGTCGATGGCACGTTCTTCCTCGACCAGATGAAGGTCGATGCGAATCCGGTCCGTCGCTTGAAGAACACCATCATCGACGAGATCGTTCTGCAGACCCTGCGCATGGTCATCATGAGCGGGTACGAAGTGCCGCTGATCAACTGTCCGCGGTTCCTGACCTCCGACGCGTTGGCCACGCTCACTGCCGACTACCCGTTTGCCGTGGCGTACTACGACTCACCCGAAGGCCGGGTGTTCAGCTTGCGTAGCGATAAGGTCAAGGGGATTAATATCCGCTCGATCTGTCAGGCCATGAACGGGGACGGTCATGACCACGCTGGCGGTTTCACCGCACCTTCCGACCATCCACTCGCCCAACTGTAATCCAGGACTTCCATGACCATCGAAACCGAGTTCCCGACCCACGTCGACCAGATCGATCATAGCGACCTTGCCGACCACGTCGTCCAGGCGCCGTACATCCCCCGTCCCGTCATGGTCAAGTACCTGAAGTCGTCGTTGCGCGGCGGTACGGACCTGGAGCAGCGCCTGCAGGGCTTCCTCGAGCTGCACCTGAAGCGCATCACGGGCCTGTGGGCAGGTCGTTACCGCGACGCCGACACCCGTGAACTGCTGAACCCGACCACGCATGTGTCGATCACCTTCGACGAGCACTACAACGCCTCGTTCCAGGCCATGCTCGACCAGGTCATGGAACTCGGCGGCAATTTCGACCTCCTCTTCGTCGAGCCGGATCCGGCCCTGAGGAAGCCCATCCGCGTGTGGCGTGCCACGCTCGAGCCGTTGCAGTCGGGCCTGTTCCCGCTGAGCCGCGACCTCGACCTCACGCCGCAGCCGCTGGATGAGGTGACCATCGAACTGGCACCGGTTCCCGAAACGCGTTTCGGCTACAACAACGCCGACGATCTGGTCCAGGCCCAGGCATGGATCGACACCATGAACGAGGCCGGCATCCAGGCTGCCACCGCCGAGCCGACCGAACCCACCACGGAGAGTTGATATGGACGACCTGACCGAGTACGAACAAGTCCAGGACATGCGCCGGGAACGCGACAGCGCGTACACCGAACGCAACCACCTGGTCGCGGTGCTGGCCAAGCTGTATCCGGCGTTGCGCTCCAAGACCGAGATCGATGGCTGGGATCCGGCATGGCAGAACATCGTGTACATCCGTCTGCCCACCGGTCAGGTCAGCTATCACTTCCACGACTCCGACCTGGCGTTGTTTGCTCACGTCAAGGAAGGTCCGGTCATCTGGGACGGCCATCAGAAGCAGGATGTCCACAACCGCCTGAACGCGCTCACACCGGCCAAGGACTTCATCCCGGTAGGCGAGGCGGAAGACTTCGTCATCGAACGGCAGCGGCTCGCCTACGGCTGCTCAGAGCTGACTGCGAACGAGTTACGGAACATCCGTTTCTACACCGAGCTGGTGATGGACGAATTCGTCAAGCCCCGGGCCTATGAACGGACTCAGGCTCACGTTCCGCTGCTAAAGACGCTACACGGCATCGGTCGGGGATTGCTGAACCCGGAGTTGCACTTCATCGCGCCGTTCGATACTGACGTGGAGGACGCCCTCAATGCAGGGGGCGAGCACTTGCCGACGATCGAGATCCGGAACGACATGGCGCTCAAGAACGACTGACACCCGCCCTCCTACCTCGTAAGGGGTGGGAGGGTTCTATGCCGCTACCCAGTAATTTTCCACCCTAGCCCATCATGCTCTGCGAGGGGTCCTTTGAGAGACCTCCACCAAATAGAAACAGGGGAAAAACCATGGCTTTCATCAAACCGACCGGCCTCGCCGTGGCGAGCAAGGAACACTTGCTGCCATTGGGACGCCAGATCGACCAGCGCCTGTATCAGGTCGGGCTGGGGCAGTACAGCGTCAACCCGGTGCCTGGCGTTGTCCTGGTTCACGGCCCGCAGACGCGCGATGCGCGCGGTCGCTTCACCTCCTCGCAGAACAGCCTGTACGCGTTGGAGTCGATGGACGATCGAATTCGCAGCATGCGCCCTGCCAACGAGGACGCGCCAACCCAACCGGACATCTTCAGCGGCCCCAACCCGAAGATGGTGGTGAAGAAGCGCACCAGTAAGACGCGCCGACCCAAGGGGAAGTAACATGACGCGCAAGTTTAAGAAGGTCAAGAAAGCCATCCGCTTTATCGTACCGTTCCTAGGCTTTCGCAAGTTGCTCCCTTCCGATGTCAAGGGCATGGGTCTGGACCCGCGCTTTGACTGGGCCTCGTTCGAATTTGAATGGATGGGCCATGGCGTGATTCTCGGAGTCCGTCCTGTGCAGCCCGCTCGTTCCAAGGGATTCTCATGACCATTCGTCGGTTTGCCGGTATCGGCAGTCGCAAAGCTCCACCGCACATGCTGGACCTGATGTTCCAGCTGGGCTATCACCTGTGTGGTGCCGGCTGGGAACTCTCCGGTGCCGATGCATTGGGCTCGGACCAAGCCTTCCAGAACGGCGTGCGCGCGAATCCGCGTGTGGCCGAGGTCGGCTTCAAGCTCTACATGCCTGGCCTGGATCGGGATCGCTTTGCGCATAACCCCGAACAGGGGATCTACAACGCCAAGCTGATGCCCAACTACGCTCAGGCCCAGCAGCTGGCCTACGAGGCACGTCGCTCGTTCGAAGGGTTGAACGAAGCGGGCATTGCCCTGCATTCGCGCAACCCCTACCAGATCCTGGGTCCGAACCTCAACGAGCCCGTGGCCACGATGGTGTTCTACGCCGAACCCACGGCCAATGGCCGGGCAGTACACGGCGGCACCAACACGGCCTACCAGATCGCTCTGGCGCATAACGTGCCCACGATCAACCTCTTCACTCCCGATGGTCTGGAACGCGCAGAGAACTTCCTGCGCCAACTGATGGCGGCCTGAGGAGGTTATCCGTGCTGTATTTCATTCACCGTCGCCGGCGGTCACTCCTCCCTGCTGCACGAGCGGCACTGGACGGAATGTGGCTGAACCTCGACATGGCCTGGATCAACCTGGCGTTTATCTCGTACATCATCTACGTGATGCCAGAGCTCGACCATCCCACGGCCGTGGGTTTCTTCATGTTCCATGCGCTGGGCATTTGGCTGAACGCACTGTTCGCCGAACGGTACCGACAGCGGGCGATGTATTACCTACGCTACCTGCCCAGCCTGCAAGACTTCGAAGCGACCCTGACCCGCATCCGTAAACACGACTGCGATATGCCCGACCGAGTTCGGGAACTCGAAAGCTCGTCATCAAGGAAATGATCTCATGCCTCTGTTTTCGTATTTGAGCAAGGACGAGGGGTTGACTGTGCCGATCTTGGGCACTGACCTGGATCCGAAGGGTAAGCTGCGTCAGACCCACGAGGATCTGAACAAGATCCTGGCCATTGCTCGTCAGGTCACCGGCGACGATCTGCGCATCACCCTTCACCCCTACGGCGTACGCACCCGTTGGTATCGGACCAAGATCGAGATCTGCTACCTGCTGCACATCGTGGGCCGCAACGTTCACGGTGAAGAAGTGGCCGGCAGCTACCAGCAGATCGTGTCCACGACCAACCCCGAAGAAATCCGCCTGATCTTGGTCGGGTACGAGCAGGGGTACGTGGCCGGTACCAAGGACACCACCAAGAACATCGTCGATCGGGACACGGGCGAACACGTCAAGACGCCTTCGGCCATTCGTCTGGCCCGCAGTGCCCTGCACACGGCGTTCGTCTGGAACGACCACAACTTCACGCGCCATCCGAAAGAGCTGGCCAAAGAAGTCGCCGTGGGCGAGGGGATCACCACCTTCGAGCAGGCCAACGAGTGGCTGGAGAAACATGCCGAGATTGGCCTGTTCACCGTCAAGCCCTCTTCGGGCGATCCGCTGTTCCATCACCCTGTCTGAAGGACGTTGCCGTGACCTCACTGCGCATGACCGACGAAGAGCGCGTCACCTTCGAGAAGAGCCAGCACGCGCTGGAACAGCATCCCTGCTTCACGTACACCCGGACGCGCCATCCCACCAATAGACACGCCAAGGCGGAAGACATGCCTCGGCCGGAGGGTGAAGGTTGGGAGCCGAATGTGGACCTCAGCCGTTACGGCGATGGGGTAGCTTGGGAGGAGGAACCGCCCTTTCCGGACGCGCCTTACGAGCTCACCTATTACGTGCGTGGGTGGCGTCGCCATACTCGGGAGGATCTCACTCCCGATGCTCAGACCGCCATGCTCGAGATCTGGGCGATCGGTCAGAAGCAACACCCCCACTATGCCTTCGCACGATTCAACGCCACGCTGGTCGATAACGCCGTGGATCTCCATGCGCCGATTCGCCTGATGGATTACCTGTACCGCCTGTTCCCCGAGATGGCCTCTGCCGATGCGGCAGGCCAGCCCTGGTGCATCAACATGTATCACCCGACCACATGCGGCTTTACTCTCACCGGTAAGTCGGCTTCGCTCGAGGTGTATAAACCTGACCCGTTTTACGGACAAACGACATGAAACAGTACCTTGATCTCCTGAGCCACGTCCTCGAACATGGCACCGAGAAATCCGATCGCACCGGCACCGGTACCCGCAGCGTGTTCGGCTGGCAGATGCGCTATGACCTGTCGGCTGGTTTCCCGATGGTCACCACCAAGAAGCTTCACCTGCGTTCGATCGTGCACGAGATCATCTGGTTCCTTCGGGGCGACACCAACATCGCCTACCTGAAAGAGAACGGTGTATCGATCTGGGACGAATGGGCCTCCACGGAAGATGTCGTCGAATCGGTAAGGCTGGACAACCACGAACGCGCCAAGCTCTTGGCCACCAAGTTGGGCATATCCGCAAGCGATGCCGTGGCACTGCTCAATCGGCGCGACGCCGACGCACGTCTCAATGACGGCGACACGCTGAACGGCGAAGAGTACCTGACCGATGAGGGCATTCCCACCCACCGTGACAAGGTCATTACCCCGGCCGGTGATCTGGGTCCGGTCTACGGCAAGCAGTGGCGCTCCTGGGCGGGTCCGCGCGGTGAGGTCATCGACCAGATCAGCTGGGTGATCGATGAGCTGAAACGCAATCCAGACTCCCGTCGTCTGGTGGTCTCCGCCTGGAACGTGGCCGATCTACCCAAGATGGCCTTGCAGCCGTGCCATTGCCTGTTCCAGTTCTATGCCGTCCCGTTGACGGTGGACGAACGCATCGCCGAATACAACCGCCGGGTCGTGACCGAAGAGGCACATTTCAACAACTCGCCGGCCGCCGACTTCGGGTTCGAGCATCGTACGTACCGCACCGTCAGTCGCGAGAGCATCATCGGCTGGAATCTCCCGGCGCACCAACGTGAGGCGGGTACGTTTACCGATAAACACCTGCACGAGTACCTGGATCGCATGGAGGCCCCGGCGCACAAACTCTCCTGCCAGCTTTACCAGCGCAGTGGGGATATCTTCCTCGGCGTGCCGTTCAACATCGCCAGCTACGCGCTCCTGACCCACATGGTGGCCCAGGTGACGAACATGGCCGTCGGTGATTTCGTGCACACGCTCGGCGATGCGCACATTTACCAAAATCATTACGTCCAAGCAGAAAAACAGCTTTCTCGAGAGGCGAGGCCGCTCCCAACGCTCCACCTCAATCCGGATGTCAAAAACATCTTCGACTTCAAGTTCGAAGACATCACGGTCGTCGATTACAACCCGCATCCCGCCATCAAGGCACCGGTGGCTGTATGACCGACCAGTTAGAGATGTGGAAGCCGATCTGTGGTTACGAAGGCTTCTACGAAGTCTCTAACCTTGGCCGCGTTCGACGTATGGGCGGATTAGTGGTGCGTACCATAAAAGGCACCACTTTCGAACAGCGACAGCCGGAGAAGATTCTTTCCCCGTCACACACTGCTCGGCAGAGGTACCCTTTGGTTTCCTTGTCTAAAAACGGAACCGTTGAGAAAACTTACGTACACACCTTGGTTGCTGAGCATTTCATCGGTCCGCGACCAGAAGGAATGCAGATTTGCCACGGACCGAAGGGAAGCTCGGATGCTTCTGTCCTCAACTTGCGATATGACTCGCCTAAAGGGAATGCGTCCGATCGAGATGTGCAAGGAACCGGATGTAAAGGGGAGCGCAATTCTCGAGCAGTGCTTTCCGAGGATCTGGCACTGCATGTAAAAGATCGACTATCGAGTCTATCGATCAAAGAAGTAGCTCTCGAAACTGGCATCAATTACAGCACCGTTCGTTCCATTAAGAGCGGTAAGAATTGGAGTCATCTACAAAACCAACCGCCGGTCGCGGTATAAGGAACCTCCATGTTCTCCAAACTCGAAACATGGTTGCGGATACGCGCCGAACGCCGCAAGCAAGAAAAGCTGCGTCGGATCATCCGTGACCAGCTGTACGATCGTCACGGCCTGCGGCAGCTGCTGCTGATCCTGCAAAGCGAAGCCAGTCACCGTTGGAACGAGGAGACGGATGGCGGGTTGCAGGGGTTCTTGCAGGAAGAGATGGAAGGGGCGCGCCTGCGCTTCCGAGAAGAGCGCGCCCGGGCAGCTTCTATCGCCGAGAACAACGCGCTCTGCAGCTACCGTCCGAAGTTGCCTATCTATCCTTAACCAGAAAGGACAGTGGGTGATCGCGCACCCACTACCATTGGAATTTTCATGACCGATCCAATCTTCGCCCGTCCCACGCCTGTGATCAGTGCCAGCGGTTGGTTTATCGAACCCGTCTCGCACAACGACAGCCTTTACGGTAAGGCTGATGCGTCCGTCCGTGGTCCGTTGAACGATCCCGATTGCCAGCTGGGGGCGGACATCGCGCATTTCTCCCAGGTCTTCCATTACCGGTTGACCCCGGACGATCATGCTGTCATGGTCGTGGGTATCAACACCCTGACTGACCTGCTCAAGGCGTACAGCGGCGTGACCGAGGGAGACGTACACTTCTCCAAGGACTTCCAAGAAGGTTACGCCAACCGTCTGCTGGCGATGGGTCACCAGACCGATCCGGTCACCTCGCAGTTGGTGATCTCACCGGCCGTCAATACCAAGCCGGTTCTGCGGCCGGTCCAAGTCACCGACGGTCTGGGTAACCAGAGCGTGCAGCATCACACGGTCGATGGCCGGGTGCAGATGGTGACCGAGATGACCGTGGGCGATAAGTACTTCGGCCTCGGTGATTCGCTGGCCCCGACGACCATCGCCGATGACAGCTTTTCGGTCATGCCCGCGGCGAACACCCCGCTGGACCTGTTGGAAGAAGCCGCCCGGCGGAACCTGCCACCGCCGCCGGTCAAGCTCCCCGATGGCGCCGACCCGCGCCAGACGATGTCTAAGGCTGACTCACTGCGCATGGACATGGAGCAGAAGGATTACTTGGTCCTCTTCACCAAGCGCGCTCCTACGGCCCCTTGGGAGTCGTCCTTGATCCTCTTCCAGCCGGAAGTGCCGGCGTGGGACGAGAAGGACCCCAGTCGTGGGCGGTACATCCGCGTCCCGGTCGAGACCTCGAAAGAACGGACCACCTACGTGTTCCATAAACACGCCGGGCGACCCGAGTTCGTGCCCGTGCTGACGGGTCAACCGGAGTGGACGCACATGCCCTGGGCCCAGGCGCAGCTGCTCCTGGACTGGAATGCGATCGAACCTATCCTCGGTGCAAACGGCGCGCCTTACGATCGGATCGTGGCTGAGGAAGAATCCACCTGGGGCGAATCTCGCGCTGCTAACGATGAGACCTCGCACATCGATGGGGTCAACATCCAGGTGGTCGGTAATATCCCGGAAGATTCGGTCAGCCTCGTGCCGTTGGCCAGTCGGGTGGCGTACCGTGAAGGCGAGCGTCCCTTCTCGATCCAGTCCCAGGATGGCTCACCGTTCTTCGTGGCCAAGCCCGACCTCGAAGAAGCCGAGTGGTGGGAAGTGTACCTCTCCCACGATGCAGCACTCTCCAAGATCCTACCGCTGCAGTTGCTGATGTCTGATGATCACACGGTGACCGAGTATTTCATCGTCTACGAAAGTCGTGAAGGCAACACCATGTACGGCACGCGTTACCTGGAAAGCGAGGCCTCGGCCGCCGAAGAAGCAGCGCCGATCACCACGAACCTGGCCAACCGTCAGTACGTGTTCATCCGGCCGTGGGGTCGTAGGGGACTGCGTCTGCTGCGCGAAGGCGTAGTGGTCCGTTTCCCGACCAAGCCCAAGCTCACCGTGTTCCCGATCCTGTAACACCATAGCGCCCCTCCTTCGGGAGGGGACTATGCCCTAAGGGTTGTATGGGATTTGAAACCTATACTACCTATTTGCACAAAGACGGATACACCAATCCCAACGTGCACTTCACTTAACTCCTACACCAAGGAATCAGCATGATCCGTAAAACCAATCTTTCCTCGAAGATCGGCAAGTTCAACGACAAGCAGTTCGAAGAGCCGATCGAGTACAACCCGGACTGGCGTGGCTTCAACGGCTACCTCCTTCACGTACCGCGTGAGAAGCTGTTCATGGAACGCTCTCCCGACACCGTCCTGGTGGGCTTGCACCCGATCAAGTACCAGGAAGAAGAACCCGGTCAGCGCTTTGCAAAACACCGCATCTACCGTGACCGCGTGGAACAAGAGTGGGGCGATCATGGGTTGGTGGTCATCACGGACAACGCTGCCGAACTCTACGACATGTCGGCTCGTCGTCGCCCCAAACTCGACCGCCGTTGGGACCGCTTCTTCACGGACACGGGTCTAGACATGTGGGAGATCACTGGCGAGACCCGCTGGGAGAATGTCGTTATCAACTCGGACCGTATCCCGGCTACGTGGTACGCGTACTTCCAGCAGCTAACGCATGCTGCCTATAAAGCCTTCCATCGCCATGATATCCGCACCACAGACCCAGTAGCAAAAAGACTGGGCCGCCTCACCGAGGACAACCCCTGCGCAATGGACCGACCGACCGGTCTGAAATCCCGTGTGCTCTATCGGCACCTGATGCAATGCTTCGGATCGCAACTTACCCGGGATGTGCTGGAAGCGGCAGAGCTGATGACCGCAGCGATCAAGCCTATCGCCGCGTATGGTCGCTTCCGCTTGGCCGATGATCCCTCGCTCGATCCGTCAGATATCTCGTTTTAAGCTTTTGTCCTACCCAGTGCGTCCGAGACTAGGGGAAACTCTAGGGGGTAATCCCAGGACTCTTTCCACGACTAAGGCTCGGGCCTTCTTCGTACCTCATTGAACTGGAAAACTCATGAAGCACGAAGTCTATACCGTCCCACGGGAAGCTGAACAGCCCTACCGGGATTTTGTTACCCTCACCAATTCGCCGAAGGTTCGTCGGATCCCTTACAACCCCGACTGGCATTTGGCAGACGAAGGGTATCAGATACTGTTTGTCAATGGAGAGTTTCCGCAGGTTCTCTCCAAGACGACCACTCCCAATGGCCGCCGCGTTTTGTTCATTCCTCTCGATGGTGCGGGGAAGTTTACGGTCGTGTGCGAGTTGGACAAGGCGGTTCCCGGACTGTTCTCGGAGTTAGGCTATATCGAATCCATCGGCGATGGTCAGATAAATGGCGGTGGGGTGACCTTCGACCGCAAGATCACCCAGAAGCTGTCTGAGCTGGTGGCAACGATACGTTAAATGCATAGTGCCCCTCCCCGTTTGGGGAGGGGTTATGTGGGCCTCATTTTCTTTGAATGAACCTACTTTCAAACCTATAGTACTCGGGTGAACCCTAACCCTACTCCATTCAAGAAGGACTTTATCATGAAGCGTATCAGCATTCTGAGCTTTATCTTGGGCGTTGTTCTCACCGCCGGTGCGTGCAGCATCCACGCGCAGTCCGCTCCGCAGTCCAAGTCCGCTGGTCTGGGCGTCAGCCTGACGATCGTGCGTGACGATGCACCGGCTGCGGCTTCCACTGCGCCGACCCCGGCCAACGTGCGTCAGAAGGCGCTGAAGAAAGCCACCGTCAAGCCGAGCTCCACCGGCACCTCGACGATGGCCACCAGCAGCAGCGCGAGCTTCTCGGTCGATACCGAGGACAACGGCGGTTGGAAGTCGGTCAGCCCGACCACCGAAAAGAAGACGGCGAACGGCCATACGTTCTATCGTGGTGTGGGTGAAGGTACGTCCAGCTCCGATGCCCATGCGGATGGGTCCAACGCCGACGCTCACAGCGTGAGCAGTGGCGTCAGCACGGCGGTCAATCAATACAACCCCGCTGTTGACTACAAGGTCGATCGTCAGGTCAAGGGCGTGAAGCTGGTAAACAGCAGCAATAATTTCTCGGCCAGCTACCCGCACAACTTCAGCGCGCGCGACAGCAACGCTCGTTGTGCTGGTGAAGGTCTGGACGGCGTGTCCGCGTACTGTGGCCCGATGAGCGTGAAGACCCAGGAGATGGTCAATGCCGTGGGCCGGACGGCCTACGAGACCATGCTGAACGGTAAGAAGAAGCTTTCCGCTGCGGACCGTGACCTGGTGTTTCGCATGATGCAGCGTCAGTACCTGGCCTCGTATGCGGAGGAGCATCATTACATCTTCCGCCTGACGGTCAAGGACCCGGCCGGCATGCCGATGCTCGTGGCCACGTACACCAACATGAACGATTGCATTGACCTGGGTAACGCCGCCGTGCAGTCGAAGGCTTTCGAGAACTTCGCGTGCCAGAAAGTCGAGATCTAAGTTCAACCTAACACCCCTCCACGGAATCAAGGAATTGATCATGAAGTTCGTTACTCGTTTTGCCGTCAAGTGTGTTTTGGCTCTGACGGTTTCTGCTTTGGTCGGCTCGGTGGTCCCGGCCCATGCCGCTGCCGCGCTCAAGCCGATCGTTGGCCATCCGGCCACGCTGTGGATCACCAAGATGCCCCATCTCAGCTCCGATGGTGAACTCATCAAAACCGAGAGCGCTCTGGCCGAGGTCCTGACGATGGAAGAGTGCATGCGTTCGGCCGACCAGGTCAACGACATGCACCTGCCGCACGTCATTGCCGTGTGCACGACGGAAGATCGTCTGCGCGTCACGATCGAACACGCTGATAAGTAAGGACTCCCCATGATCCGCAAGTTGCATTATCAGATCATCCCGATGGACCTGAGCCAGTCGGACACCATGTGGCAGGAACGCTTCAGCACGATCGTCGATGACATTTCCGCTCTCCGGGATGTTCCGTCCTTGAGCGAGTTGGATCGACTCACTGTGCTGAAGAAGCTGGAAGAGCATGCCCAGCACGGTAACGCCCAGGGCGGCTTTCCGATCCTGCTGTCCCAGACCCCAATCGCCGGCCCGAACCAGATGTTGTCGTTCGATCCGCAGCACCACAACGTGGCGGCATGTTTTATCCATTATCCGGCTGAGATGGTCGGTAACTGGGAAGAGCATCTGGAGTTTACTCTGAAGACCCACGCTGAGCGCTGGGTGCAGATCCAGGAATGGTGGCAGAAGCTGGGTCCGGCACTGGATGAGTCCGAGCAAAACAACCGCAACGTTCGGTTGGCGATCACCGTCACCGAAGCTTTGAGCGCAGCCAGCGACGTACTTCAGAACCGCTTGACAACGCTGGAAGGCATCCCGTCGTTCGGCCTGCCTTTCGCGATCCTCAACGCGTATATCGAAGGCCCGTTACGCTCCTTGAAAATCCGCTTCGCCGAGGCGATCGAGGCCGGCTGGAAGATCGAGTTCCATTCGCATCACGGCCCGTCGGGTTCGTTCACCGGCGTCTTCCTTTTCACCAGCACGTAATTCTTTCACTTTACAAGGAACCGTTATGTCGGTGATCACGCAAATGCTTGTGGAGAACATCCACCAGTTCGGTTTCAGCTACGTCGGCGTTGCCGCAGGCGAAGATCACTACAAAGAGCCCAGTCACATCTACACGGTGGGGTTGGTGAACTTCGGTCTGCCCGAGCTCATCTTGATTGGCAACATGAATGCCGGGACGATGAACTATGTCATGCAGACGATCGGTGACCGTTGGATTGCGCAGAAGGGCTACAGCCTCGACGAGGTGTCGGACGTGATCGTTCACCGGGACGGTCGTGATCCACTCCCGCTTCGTTTTGCTGAAGTAGCCGTGGAACCGGTGGTCGAGAAGTACATGCACCAGCACTGGCCCGCCATCCAACAGCGCCCGCTCAAGATGGTCCAGGTCATCTGGCCGGATCAGAACGGCAAGTTCCCCGATGACCCCGCTTTCGATAGCATCCAGGTCGGTCCCCAGCCGTTGTTGGAACTGGCTCGTTAAATTTCACCGTTGTGTGAATGCTATGCCACGCGTGAGCGTGCGCATTTAGGAAGCGCCCCCTTAGGCCCGGAAGAGTTCGACTCAACCCGCCTCGCTTCCGCATCATCAAGTCATCGATGATGTTCTCGATGTTCCCCAGGGCTTCGGCCCTGGGGTTTTATGCCGTTCCCTTCGTTGAAACCTTTTCCTGCCTATCTCCACCCACGTTGGGTGGAGGGGCTTATGTCGCAGTACCGTTACTCCTCGCAGTAAACCTACTCTCAATCATTCAAGGAATTCAAAATGAACCGTACCATTCTTTCGCTCTCCGTCCTCGCTCTGTCGATCACCTCCGTCCTGCACACCGCGCACGCTCAGGCGGTTTCGGGCGGTCTCGATCCGTTCCACCCGTGCCTGGAAGTCGGCAGCCAGCTGGCTTGCGGTAACGGCTCCTCGATCCCGGCTGTCGATCCGCAGGGTAACCCCTCGGGTCAGGTGATCGCCATCGGCGGCACCGCTTCGGGCAACCAGACCATCGAGATCGGTTACGGCTCCACCGCCAACTACGCTTCCACGGTCGTTGGTATGGCTGCCTCGGGCATGGGCCTGAACTCGGCCAACCGCAATGGCGATTACACTGGCTTCGCGGCGGTGTTCGGCAACGGTTCGCAGGGTAACGGTTACGGCTCGACTGCCCTGGGTGGTTACGCTGCGATCGCCAACAGCTATGCCTCGACCGCGATCGGCCTGCACGCCACGGCCGGTACCACCGACGCCAACGGCGGCAACGGTGACATCGCTGTGGGCTCGGCTGCCACTACGATGGTTGCTACCGGCGACCAGACCTCCGGCAACATCGCGATCGGTTCGTCGGCCGGCACCGTTGCCGGTGGCTCTCCGGCGGGCCAGTCGATCTACGGCGGTCAGACCACGGCCACCGGTGGCAACGCCATCGCGTTGGGCACGGGTGCGGTCGCAGCGGCGGATCGTTCCATCGCTATCGGTAACCTCGCGTCCACCAGCAGCAACCAGTCGGTGGTGATCGGTAGCGAGTCGACCACGATCGGTAAGTACGGCGCCACCTCGGTGGGTTCGGCTTCGCTGTCCGAAGGCAAGACCCACATCACCGGCCAGTTCGGTTCCACGGTCGGTTTCGCGTCCAACGCCCAGGGCGTCGGTGACACGGCTATCGGTGCGTACGCCAACACGGGTGCGGGCAATGGCAATGCCTCGGACGATTCCAGCGACAGCTACCGTACGGCCATCGGCTACAAGTCCTCGGCTACCGGTGAAGCTGCTGCCGCACTGGGTGCGTTCAACGTGGCCTCGGGCCTGGGTTCGGTCTCGCTGGGTTACGGTGCCCGTTCGACGGGTACCACCTCGGTGGCGCTGGGCGCTGGTTCCAATGACTACGGTCGTACGAACGTCGTCAGCGTGGGTTCGGTCGGTAACGAGCGTACCATCACCAACGTCGCCGCGGGCGTCAACACCACCGATGCGGTGAACAAGGGTCAGCTCGACGGCGCGGTTGCCGGCGTGACGGATTCGATCCACCAGTCGGTGAGCTCGCTGCAGACGGACATCAGCAACCTCGGTACGGCCCTGAACGATGGCGATCACGTGTCGGCAGTCGGCATCGCCGCCGCGCAGGGTACGGCCAACCAGGCACTGCAGAACAGCCAGAGCAACACCTCGGCCATTGCCACCACCAACACCCAGGTCGTCGCCAACACGGTGCAGATCCAGGCGCTGGTGAATGGTCAGGCTGGCGTGTGCACGGTGTCCAACGGTGCGCTGTCGTGCGGTACGGGCTCCTCGGCAACGGGTGCCGGTGCGCTTGCCGTAGGTACCAACGCGACGGCCTCCACGGCCGGCTCGGTGGCCCTGGGTAATGGTGCGCAGGCCAAGGGTGACCCGACGGTTGCCATCGGTCAGAACGCCATCGCCAACGGCAACAATTCCGTCGCCATCGGCGCCGGTGCAGTGGCCAACGGGACCAACTCGGTGGCCCTGGGTGCGGGTACGGTTGCGGCACGTGACAACTCGGTGGATGTGGGCGGTCGTCAGATCACTTCGGTGGCTGCCGGTACCCAGCCGACCGACGCGGTCAACGTCTCGCAGCTGAACTCGATGCAGTCGGCCGGTAACGCCTACGCCGATGGCGCAGCAGCAAAGGCCTATGGTCAGGCACGCTCGTACGCAGCTTCGGCTGTGGCACAGGCGCTGGCCATGCCGTCGATCCCGCAGCTGGCCGAAGGTCAGAAGTGGGTGGGTGCGGCTGCAGGTAACTATGATGGGAAGAGCGCGCTGGGTGTGGCGTTCGGCTATCAGGTGACCGCCGGCTGGAACATCGGCGGCGGCGTGTCGTCGGCGCTGTCCTCCAGCGATGGTAACAAGTCCCACCTGGCCATCAAGGTCCAGACGGGTTACGCGTGGTAATCAACTCAACGAGGTAATCATGAAGTCGCTTCTCGCTAAAACGCTGTTCGTGGGTCTGACGGTGCTTTCGCTGTCGGGCTGTGTGTTCGTCGATCATCGTGGCGGCTATCATGGCTACCACGGTTACCGCGGCGGGTACCATCACAGTCGCTGGTAACCCGTAGGGCATAGACGCTCCTCCTCCCTTAACGGGAGGAGGAGCTTTCCTGTGTCTTATTTTTCTTCGACGGGATCGGTGATGCGCGCGGCCGAACGGAAAGGGCTCTTCTTGATTTGCGGCAGGTCCTCGACCGGTTCCTTGAACGACTCCAGGCCATCCAGCGAATCCAGCCAGCTTTCCTGACTGGCCGTGTCACCCTCCAGCGGCGGCTTGGTGATCACCGTCTGGTGCAGCATCAACGAAATAGCCAACTGCAACCGATCGATGCGATCGCAGAGGATGTCGAAGATGTCCGTCGCGCAGGCCGGAACGTAGTCGCCCGCAAACAGCAGGTTGGCCGGATCGTCCTGATGTACCGCTTCGAAGACACCGTCTGCACGGAACGGCGGATCGTCGAAGTACATCGTGTCGTTGTTCTTCTCGATCTCCTCTTCAGCCTCGAACACTTCCCCCCAGAGCTTGAAGAGTTCCACTTCCACCTTGGCCAGTTTCACCACATCCGCAGCACTGAGCGGCTGCACTCGAACTTCGACCGGCTTACCGATCGGGAACAAGGGCTTGAACACGGGAAGATCGACGTCGTAATCTTCTTCACCGCTTTCGGTCCACGAGCCCTGGTTGGCCGGACCCATCATTGCAGCCGTGGGCAGATGTCCCTGCAGTACCTGCGCCGGCGACGGCGGGCGTTTGGCCATCTGGGCTGGGATGAGTCTCTTCAACTCCTCCAGGTCTTTCCAGTGGTGTTCGACCAGCTTCCAGGTCTCGCTAGCCCAGTGGATATACCGCAGGTTCGCCGCCTTGACCTGGGGGAGAAGCTGCCGATACACCGCCAGGTCACGTGTAATCTCGGCAACCAGGTTCTCCACCGGTCGACCACCCCGCGTGAGGTAGTTGGCCAGGCTGTGGTGAATGAAGAAAGGCGCATCACGACACTGGGCCCGCGCCATCCATTCGGGGTTGCCGTAGTACTCGGTGGCCGCCTTGTACCCGAGAGCCTTGACCTGCTGTTCCTTCGGAGACTCTTTGTCGTCTTCCCAGAGCTTCTTGAGCGTGTCGTACCAACCTTCCGTGGAGGCGATACCGTGAGGGCGCATGAATTGGTGCAACAGGTTATTCACCGCAGTAGTCCTTGAAGTAGGTTTCGAATGAAATGTCAAACTCGTTGTGCGGATCGTGGTAGGACTCTTCACTGGCCGTGTTGAAGTACTTGGTCAGCGTGCTGTCCTCGCCCTCGCTCAAGCCATCGCCACCGGTCATCGCTTCGACCTGTTCTTTCGACCAAGCAAGGATGTCGCTGGAGCGGGTAGAGATGTTCCCGGCATCCCCGGTGTCCAGGAGGATGTGCACGAAGTGAACGGGCGTGTCCTGACCCAAACGATCGATGCGGGCCTTAGCCTGGGTCATCTCGTGATCACGGAAAGGCGGGTTCAAGAAGATCGCCTGGTTGGCCATGACCAAGGGCACGGCCGTCGACAACGACTGGTAGGTCGCCCCCAACGGGTTGATGTCCGGGTCCTTCTCGAAGTGACCGATGATCCCATTGACGTTCGCGTTGGTTTCACCGTAGACCAGCAAAGGCTTGAGCCCCAGGTGTTTCCACTCGATGTCCATGGCTTTGAGCGCCTCGACGAACGAGGTGAACACCACCGTCTTCTTCGAGGCCTGGTCGATCAGGTCTTTCCACGGCACGTACTTGACCATGTCAGCGTGGCACTGCGCCCGCTTACGGCCCAAGATCTTACCCAGCGCCTCACCCATGACCTTGAGTTTGACGTACTTGATGATCGCCCGGACGTCACGGAAGTCATCACGCTCCTGCTTATCACGCAGGGAGGGGATGATCTTCTTCAGCTCGTACGCGTTGCAGAACGCTGCCTGGGCTTTCATCGCTTCCGGATCATAACCCTGACGGATCATCGCCACGTCGCGCTTGTAGGTCTTGAAGTCCTGCTTCTCTTCCGAGGTCGTTAGCGTCTTCTCATGCACGGCCAAGCAGGTCGCGTAGAGCTTCTCGTACCGCTTCATCTGCGAGGTGTAATACGTCATCCGTTCGGTGATGTACTTGGACATCTCCATGCGGATCGCATCCAGCGTGTACTGCTCGCTGTTGGGGATCCTGACCTTGATCGTGGTCGAGGAAGACTTGTTCTCGATCTCGGCATCGTCGGTCTTCTCTACCTTGAACGAGACCAACCCAATCCGGTTGCGCAGGATGTCCACCGCACGTCCGGCCTTGAAGCCGAAGATCTTGCGGAAGCGCATCTCCACATCGGAAGTGAAGTACTTCGCAATCGTCTTCAGGATCGGGATCATCTCGTAACCCATCGCCTTGAGCGGGGTACCCGAGGACCAGACCACGTGCTGGGTGTTGGTGGTCTTACAGATGTCGATGAACGCGTTGGTTCGCGCAGCGGTGGACTCGTTGAAGTTATGCGACTCATCCAACCCGACCAAGAGGTTGTGGGCACCGGCAACCGTGTGGGCCAAGGAGCGAGCCTGCTCCAATGCCTCGTAATGGAAGATCAGGTACTTCTCGTTCTTGTACGGCTTGCCTTCTGCGGCGACCCAGTAAGTCTCCTCATGGGTCAGCAACTCGCGAATGGTCTTGACCCAGACCCGTTCCACCGAGTTCTTGGGCACCACCAGGATAACCTTGTCCGACTTCAAGCACGCGGCCAACGCCAGGATGATCAGGGTCTTACCCGAACCCGGCCGTGCCGAGAGCAGGTAGCCGGTCAGGTCCATTGCCGGGACCACTTTGTTGTAGTGCTCCAGAAACGCCCGCTGGTGTTTCAGCAGCGGCAACTTGATCCGGGAGAGCTGACTGAAGTCCAGGATGGCTGGGTGCTCGGCGGAGATGTTCTTCAGCCAGGTGTTCTCCACCAGCTCCTCGATCAGCCGGGAGATCGTCGAGCCCTTGGTCCAGCCACGCTTGGCCCCGCCAATGGTCTCCAAGGCGTAGACCACATCGGGAGCGAAGAACTTCGGAAAGTTGAAGCCGTTCTTGGTCAGGCGGGAGAAGAGCCATTGATTGATCTTCTCGGTCGACCAGATCCGCCGTACGTCACGAGCGATGAAATCAGCGGGGATGCCATCGACCGACACGTCTGTGGCACTCTCGGTAACTTTGATGGCGCCAAGCATGCGCCGTAGACTGCCAAAGGCCATGGGGAATCCCTAGTAAGAAGGTAAAGAAACGAATCATAAAATCCTACTTCTTTGCCCTACTTTTTGAATCTCCCTTCTAGGCCATGACGATGAACGAAGAGCAAGTGGAAAAGGCGCACGTAGGCATCTTCATTGAGAGCCTGCAAACCAACATCGAAAAGCACGGCCACACCTTTCTCTACGTCGGCGCGGGGGAGCACGGGGAGCCACCGTTCTTCTACACCTTAGGCCTGGCCAACCGTGGCTGGCCCGAGCTCCTGTTGATCGGTCCGATGCCCCCGACCACGGCGCAGTCATTGCTGAACTCGGTGATCGATCTGTGGAAGGAACGCGAGGCGGCCTACACCGGGATCCTGGAGGACTTCATCCTGATCCGTGATGGCGGTAAGGCTCGGGCCCGGCTCAACCTGGTGGACCGACGGGTGGCGCACACCTACACGGTGCAGGTAGCTAACGTTCTGAAGATCGGCGATAAGTACGAGGTGGTCCAGCTTCTGTGGCCTGACCAAAGCGGCGTGCTGCCTGACGAAGAAGGCTTCGCCCTACCCGACCTGCAGACCGTTTTACCGGTCGTCTGAAAGCAGGGCCTACGGACCTTGCTTTTTATTTGTGCCGGGAAACCGATTTTATGACTAAATTGGTTTCGCCCCCTCGCTTTCAAGGTACAGGCCCATGGCACTCGATTTGACCAAGACCGGTGCGCAGCTCATCTACGACCTGCTCAACGCCGCCAATCCCAACCCGCGACACGGTGCGTTCTCCCCGACCAATGTGACGCTGGGTGCGGTTTCGACGCTGACCGGGGATGTGTCGGGTAAGAATACCAAGGTCACTGTCACCGCGGTGGCAGGCCAAGGCTACTCCGGCAGCCAGACCATCAAGTTCAACCGCATCGACATCAACGCGCTCTTTATTCAGAAAGGGATCCCCGCCCTTTCGTTCCCGAACGCCAACTACACCCAGTCCACCGACTTCCTGGCGTACTTGAACAGCACCCACAGCCTGAACCTGACCGCTGCCGATGTGGTGCTGGAGACGCTGCCTGCTGACGATGACGTCACTGGCCTGATTACTTACACCTTGCAGATCGCCTCGACTTGCAAGACCTTCATTGGCACGCTGCCGTTGACCATTACCCCGCTGACCATCCAGTTGGCTCGCGCGTTCAAGGGTAACGTGTTGAACGGTTTCGTCCCGCCCGATACCACCCGTGTGAACTTGGCCACTGCCCTGACCGGCAAGCAGCTGGGACTCTTCACCGTGGCCCAGCTAACGGGCCAAGCGACATAAAGAAAGCCCCTCCTCTAGCCCGAAAGCTAGAGGAGGGCTTATGCCGCTGTTGATTAAATTGCCTGTCCTTTGGCAAAGCCGGTCGGGGCCGGATAGGTGAGCGTAGCGGGAGACATGTGCAGACCCACCGACTGTGCTTGCTGCCCACTGGCGTTACCACGCACGGTACCGATCGCGGGTAGGTACGAACCGGCAGACCAGTCAACCGTCACCATGGGCAAGGTGCCCGTTGACGGGTTACCCTGCATCCACACACCGTTCCTGGAGTACCACAACTTCACCGCGGTCAGATCCGTCGCATCGCACGCAATACCGATCACGTCACCGGTGAGCCCGGCGGGTCCAATCACACCGGCTACGTTGTTCATGAACAACGCACCATGGCCGTTGGGACCATCCTGAGCCGTGAGGTAGCCGACCGAGTTGGTGCCCGCCTGATGACCAGGCCAGGTGGAGGCGACAGCTTCGGTCGACAGCTTGTAACCGATATAGACCGTATTCCAGTTGTTGATCGTATTGCCGTTACCAAGCGCGATACAGGCCACTTCCCAGTAATGCTTAATCGGGATGAGGAACCCACCCGCCGACACCACACCTGCACCGGAGAGCGTGTCGTTACGGGTCGCGGTAAGGGCCGGACTACCCGTGAGCGTGATGTTGGTGTGCTTCTGACCACCCGTGAACGACAACCACTGTCCGCGGTTGACCTGCAAGGACTGCACTGGACTGACGATCGTCTCGCCGTCCGCCGTGTCCACAGCGATGTAGTAGTTCTTCGCCGAGGCTGCCGTACCGGTAGCCGTACCCGAAAGCACGACGTTGTTGCCGGAGATCGTTAGCGCCAAGCCGGCTGGCAAGGTTGCCGTGGCATTGGCCGCTGTGGTGTCCAGCCGCGGGTTGGAGAACGGCGCTGCACCCGTCAAAGCGAGACCGGAGGAGTACGCCGTACCGATAGTCACATCCGGGGTGAGTGAGCCACCGATCGTGGGCGCCGGCGCCTGGCTGAGCAAACCAATCGTACCCGTGCCAGTGAACGCAAGCGAGGTCGCGTTGGCTTGGATCGAGTAGTTGACCGTGCTGCCGTCGGACGGATTGGTCGGCAAGGCCTCAACGACGATGTCGGCTGCAACCAGTGCATACCCCGTTGCGGTGTTGATAGCTGCCAACAGATCGCTCGAGGAGGCCTGTGTGGTCCAGGACTGCGCTGGCACGTGGCCAGTGATCACCGTGGCAAAGTCCAGACGGTTGTACTTGATCGTCTTGGCATGGACGTAACCGCCGGAGGAGCCAGTTACCACCAACGAGGTGTTGCGCAGAGATGCATCACCCGACAACGCAGTGATTGCAGTGATCGCGACGTTACTCGCCGACAATGCAACCGGCAACGTGGGGTTGTCGGCATTCAGTCGAGAGAAGAACGCCGGGCCGGAGGCCTTACCGACCGCATCGGCGGACACCAGACCAGTCAAGGTCGGGTTGGTGATCAGCAGATCCAGCTCACCGTCAATAACGATCGTCTGAGTCACACTGTTGGCCGTCTGACCATCGTCGGAGTCCACCCTCACCGTAAAGGCGAAGGTGCCCATGGTCGTGCTGTTGCCGGCCAGAGAAACGGTGGAGTTGACAATCGATAGCGACAGGCCCGCAGGCACTGCACCCGTGGCCAACCGCACGTTCTCGTAGATACCGTTACCACCGGCAATCGCAATTGTGGACGAGTACGCTGAACCCACGTTGGAGGGAGTGGCGAACGTACCGGTCAAGGTCAGCGTGGCATAGGAGCCCGGATACTTCAGCACCGTCCCGGCATTGAACAGCAGGTGGCCATCGACCGGGGTCATGGTCACGCCCTGATAACCGCCGGGGAGCGTCGCCAAGGCGCTCGTGGTCACATCCGAGGTCGACAGCTTCGCCCCGTAGCGCGTGTTGAACGAGGTTACGAAATCCGACAGGCTCGTCTGCCCGGCAGCCGGGAGGATATTGCTCGGGTTGGCCGAGGCGGCAATCAGATCCGCCAAGCCCACCCGGTCGTATTTGATTGTGACCGAATTGGCAAAGCCCTTGCCCGCGATACCCGTCAACACGACCGAGGTGTTCTTGTTGGAGGCATCACCCGACAGAACGATCGGTGCAGCAGCGGTCACGTTAACGTTGGTCAGGAAGCGACCAATGCCTGGGTTGTTGCTATTGACCTGACTCAGCAGGGCCTGGGTCAACGGTAGGTTAGTCGAGAGGATCGCCGCCGCCGTGGGGCCGGTCAGTACCGGCTGGGCAACAACCACAGCCAACGACAGGTCTGCTGGCACGTAGGTGATCGGAATCGAGCCGACAAACGCCAACGATGTAGCATTCGCTGCCAAGGTGAAAGCGATCTGCCCTGTCGCCGGATCGGCCGCTGGCAGGTTACCGGTGATGATATCCGCCGCGACCATGTTGATGCCGAAGGTCGTGTTAAAGATCGGCAGGACATCCGCTATCATTGTCTCGGTGGTCAGAGGGAAGACATTCGCCCCCGGCACACTATCCAGAATATCGGCCATCGACACGCGATCGTAGTACGCCGTGGTCAACCCGCTGTAACTGGTACCGGCTTTGGCTGCGATGGAAACCATCGAGTTCTTGCTGATACTGGTATCGGTGTTGACCGACGGTGCACCCACGGTGATGTTGGTGGGCGACAGCGGAACAGTGAGCTGAGGGTTGGCCTCGTTCAGCTTATTGTAGAACAGCTGAGAACTGGTAACCGCGCTATTGGTCATGGGAGGCTCGCTGTAGAAAGTAAAAGCTTAGACATAAAATGGGAAGGCGACAGCCCCCGAAGAGACCGTCGCCTTCCTTAGCGCTTACGTGGTGAAGGGAGACGCAAAGCCCGCAGGTGCCGAACTTTGCCAATCCAACGAGGACATGCGCAGAGAGATCTTCGGTGGCGCGGCTGTGCCAAGCGCTGTGCCGAACGTGGCGCCGGCGCAAGGGAAGAGGGACTTACCCTTACTGTCAAAGACAAACGTCGGTGCTGCTCCGGTGGCCGGGTTGGATGCCGCACCTGTAGTGTCTTGGGGGTAGCTACCGTTCGGGCGAATCCAGACCTTAACGTTGGCCGGATCCGTCGCATCCACGGCCATGCCTATGGCCGTTGCATGCCAAAAGAGGCCGCCGAACTGCTGCCCGAGCCCGCCGAGTAATGCGCCAGGATACAGCTGACCACCGCTACGCATCTCGCCGGTGAACTGCTGTACCATCCAGGCGCCGGCGTAATCGCTGGGCCAAGTACCGTCCAATGGCAGGTCGGGATCGCACAGACCCAACTCGATGACATTGTCACCGCCCACCCAATACACATCGAACTGGAAGTACCATTTCTTCGTGCCCGTGGTCAGATCGAATGCGCCTTTGGCCTTTCCGATCAATTTGTCGGTACCCGTCAACGTCCACCGAAACCCATCCGAGGTAATCGCGCCATTGAACTGTGTCGCCCAGCCCGTCACCGTCGCCGGGTGGATAATCACCGTGCGGGACTGTGATGTACCCAGTCCCTGTAACGTGTAGGTGAATGTATACGTTCCCGGGGTCGTGGGTGTACCCGTCATGGAGATCTGATTTTGACCCGCGCCCTGCCCTGTGATCTGCGAGACGGTCAAACCAGGTGGGACGGCGCCGGAGGTTGTCACGCTGGACCACGAAGCGCCGGCCCAGATGACCGGCGCCGACTGAAACGGTTGCCCCACCTTACCCGGTCGAAAGACCCCGTAATCGCCGTCCTGCGAGATAAACCCAGCGCCCGCATGGTTGTAGGTTAGCGTGACCGTGCCGGTGTAGCCAACCGAGTTGTTGGCTGCAACACAGCCATAGGTCAGGTTGGTTTGCGGGGTATTGCCCAAAATCTGCGGAGCAAGATCGCGCATGGCATGCGCCAGACCAAACTTGGCCTTCTGCAAATTCCACATACTCGTACCGGTCGCGTTGATATCACTCACGGCCGCGATGGCCACGGTGGGATTGATAAATGCCGTAGCCAACGGCACGCGGTTGTAATACACCCACGTACCGCCCTTCATGGTTGGGACCAGTTTCACGATCGTGCGGACAAACGCCTTGGTGTTCGCTCCGCCGTTGGCGTTGGCTTCGGCCGTGGTGGTGGCCTGCACCTGCTCCACCGCCACATCGCGATAGGTAAGGCTGGTGCCGTTGGCCGTGTTGATCTTAAGCAACAGGGCCTCAAGGGTATTAACTTGGGTTGCCATAGTCAGAGGTCCTTAGATGGTAGCTTTCATGTCAGCCAGAACCAGACCCGGCGTGAGGTTCGTCGTTGCGATGGCCGTGGACAGGTCGGTCAAAGCACCGCCGTTGGCAACGAGAGTCTGTACGGGGGAGGTCGCCGTCTGGCCATCATCCGAATCCACCGCAATGGTGAAGCTGAAGTTGGCACCCACGGCATCGGGTGTACCCGAAAGCACGATGTTGTTGCCCGAAATCGCCAGCGTGAGGTAGCTCGGCTTCGAACCACTGGCCACGCGGGGGTTACTGTAGTTACCACTACCGCCTGTGATCGCCAGCGTCGAGCTATACGGCATTGCGCTGGTGAGAGCGTGCGAGAGTGTACCTGCCAGGGTCAGCGTGGCGTAGGAGACCAGGTACTTGACCGTCGCGCCATCGTTGAACAGCGGATGGCCTGCCACCGGATTGAGCACCACGCCCTTGTAGCTGTTGGGCAGCGCGACCACCGCATCGGTCAGCGCGTTACTGATCTCTGAGGCCAGGATCTTGGTGCCGTACCGGGTATTGAAGCTGGCCAGCATATCCGCCACCGTCGCCTGTCCGGTGTTCGGAACCACGTTGCTGGGATTGGCCGAACCGGCAATCAGATCAGCGAAGGTCACACGGTTGTACTTGAAGACTTGCTGATCGCGAATGCCCTTGCCCATGATGCCGGTCAGGGTGATCGAGGTATTCTTGCCCGAGGCGTCGCCTGAGAGCGCCGTCACCGCGCCCGGGGTGATGTTCACCGTCGAAAGCTGACGCGTAAAGGTCGGGTTATCGACGTTGACACGCTGGTAGATCACCTGCAGACCGCTGTAGGTTGAGGCAACGATGTACACTGCCGTCAAACCCGTAAGGGTGGTCGTAGTGATTCCCGTGTTGAGCGACAGATCGCTGGGCACGTAGATGAACGGCGTGCTACCCATGAAGGCCAGGGACGAGGCAGCGGCAGCCAGGGTAAAGTTGATCTGGCCGGTGGCCGGATCGGGACTGCCCAGTGGGCCATCGATGATATCCGCTGCCACCATGTTCACCGCGAAGGTCGCATTGAATGAGGCCAGACAGTCCGAGATCTTGGTCTGGTTGGTGTAGGGGAACGTGTTGGACCCTGCCACCGTGGCGACAATGTCAGCCATGGTCACGCGGTCGTAGTAGGCCGTGGCCAGACCGCTGTAGGTGGTTCCGGCCTTCGCGGTGACCTGAACCATCGAATTCTTGGTGATTGACGAGTCCGTGTTCGTCGTGGGGACGCCCACCGTCACGTTGTCTGGCGACAATGGCGTAAGGAGCTGGGGGTTGGCTTCGTTCAGCTTGTTATAGAACAGCTGCGAGCTGGTAACAACGCCACTCATGTGGGGACTCCTGAGAGGAAAGGCGATAGAGCCCGGAAAGGGTCATAAGTTTAGCCAGTCGCCCCCTTAAGATTTTTACAGCACCCCGCCATGGGATGAAACCGGTGCCTACCATAGCGTATGAGTCACATCACACGCACTCTTGCGAGGAACAGAGTATGGGGATCGGAATGATTAGCACGTGGATCATGAGTAAGGTGAGCCTGAAGGGCTTTCTCATCCTGATCGCGCTGTGTTCGTGCAGTTACCTGGGCTACGAAGGTTACAACTGGATTTACAATCGGGGCGCTGCCCACCAGTTGACGGCCATCGACCAGCCCAAGATCGACACCGCCGTTAAGGCGCAGGCCAAGGCTGAGGCAGACAAAGCGGCCTACGTCCAGACTTACAATGACTGGATCACCACGACCAATGCGAGCAACGCCGCGCTGATCGCGCAGCAGAAAGCCACCATCGACAAACTTCAGACCCAAGCCAATCAGCTCCCGGCTCTGGTCCAAGCCAACGAGAAGCTCAAACATGAAATCACTTCGTACATCTCCGCTCAAGTGGATGCTGCTTGCGTACTGCCTGTCGGCTTTGTCCGCCTGTACAACAGCTCCGTCCAAGCCGACTCCCCCGCCGGGACCGGAACTGACGTTCCCGCAAGCCTTGCCGGAAATGACGCAAGCCCGTCCGGCATTGCGTGCAGTGTCATGGCCAGCGTCCTCCTCGACAACACCAACGAAGCCGTAATCCGTGGCAAGCTCTTGGGGATGTGGCAAACCTGGTACGCGGAGAACTCCGCTAACTTCAACGCAGCAGCCAAAGCCAAAGCCGCGGCCATTCCCAAGGAGTAAGCGATGCTTACCATTGCCAGCCTCGCCTTCTGCCTGCTGGGCGTCCTCTTTGTCATGATCGGCCGCTACCGGCTCAAACGTCAAAGCCGCCTGCATGCCCTGCTGGCCTACCAAATGCTCATGCGGGAGAAAGACCAGGGTGACGCGGTACGTATGGCCAACCTTTTCGCCGATAACCTGGCGGAAATGGAACTGCAGTGCAACATCGACGTCGCTCGAGCAGATTACCTGGAAGAGCAGCTGGGGGAGACCCGACATCGACTCAATCGGGCCCAGGCGGTTCATGAAGCCAATCTGGAAGCGGTCAAGCGCCGTTACCAGCGTCGCTTTGTGGAAGCCGGTCGGGAATGCCTGAACACCAAACTGGCCCAGTACAAGCTGAGTCAGGATCACCTATCCACCATGGCCTCGATGGATACCCTGGTGTCCAACGTGGTGGACCTGTTGCGAGAGGCGAAGATCAAGCCGCCCTCGGAAGTGGACTTCGATTCGATGCGCAAAGCCAAACCGGCCGAACGTGCGATGGGTCTGCTTTATCAGTACCTGGCCGCGCGTGCGACCACCCAGGCACTGACCACGCCCGCAGTACTCCTGCGACAGAAAATCTCCCTCTCCTCGTGAGAGGGGGTTTTTGCCCTAAATTCAGTAAATTCCAATCTGGGGGACGTATCTGTGAAACGCCTCAGCTTTGGGGATCCTGACCAGTCGCTCCTAGCCCTTCCTTTGAGCACAGACGACTTACCATGAGTTGTTGACGACCAAAGAAAAGACTACGAACGCTCCAGACACGAGGCTCCCCCACAAGGGGAGCTCTATGCCGTCAAGGACCTATTGAACGCATTTTCAAACCTATAGTACTCCGGTGAACCTAAGCAATTCACAATCCTTCTGGAGACTATTGTGGCCCTTTCCACGCATCCCTCGTTCGACGATTACATGGCTGATCTCCGTGCACTCCGTCAGGAGCTGGATGAGGCCCGAGTAATACGCACACAGTTGCTAGATGCCCAGGAGAACGGGACCCCGCCGCTGGCTCCGCTCATTGCCCAGCTGTGCCCGATGGTCAAGGCCATCAAGCAGCGGCTGTACCACCTCCGCAAGGAGGCCAACATGCCCGACTGGTTCGACCCGTGCAAGGTCCGCGAGCACCTCGCTCCGATGGAGCAGGACGTGCGTCACCTGGAGCTGGACCTCACGGACGCAGAGATCTGCTGTGATTTCGCTTAAGCACTTCCTCATCCGACTTCATTTAAGAAGGACTTTATCATGAAGCTCTTGCCGTTTCTCCTGGGCTTGGTTGGTGTGCTCTGCGAAGTAGGGTTTAAGGCGGCGACCGCACCACGCGTGGCGCCCCGCCAGTACGGGACCATGCAATACCCCCAAGATATTCACTAGCGAAAGGATTGCTCATGCGCGGATTACTCCTCCTTTACTTCGGTTTAGCTGGAATGGCCCTGTACCACATGCGCGGCAAGCACAAGGCGCAGGCAGAAGCCCGCGCGAATTTGCGTGATGCCGATCGCGGCTGGAAGCGCGTGGACGAATTGAAAGAGCTCTTGGGTCAGTTGTCCACGGCCACACTCAACATGACCGACGACCAATACAGGGTGTTGTCGGCAGTCGCCGAAGACATGGGCCTTACCATTCCCACGGACCTGGACGCACCGTTACCCGCCGATGCGGAGCCGATCCTCAAGCACATTGTCACCCATCACCGTTTGGCGGCGGATTGCCGCGTTCAGATTCTTCTGAACGCGAGTCGACGCGCTGCGTAACCCTTCTCTTACCTACAAGGCCCCACCATGTTCAGCCTGCCCAACATGTTCCAGCGCAAGACGCCCTTGCCTCCCACCGAAGCAAAGGTGTCCTCTTTGGTGACCACCACGGTCTCCAAGGATTCCTTCGACAAGCTGTGGAAGCTGCGTCATAGCCGTAACTTCACCGTGGTTGCCCATGCCTTGGGTATTGCCACCGACGTCGAACAGTTGCAGCTCAAAGAAGGCCAGGTTGCCTTCGAGTTGGATCAGTTCGGTCGTCGCTTCTTGCACATCGGACACAAGGGCTTCGTGCTGACCTTCCACGACCAGTTTGGTCAGAAGGACGCCCGTAAGACCGTGGTCTACAAGGAACCCCGGTTCCCGGAAAGCCCGTTCACTGACATCGGTTCGGCCCGTAACCTGCTGAACCACACCGCCTACCTGTACACGTAAGCCCCGCCTCCGCATTGGCGGTTTTGCCTCTCTTCTCTTTCACCACGTCCTCGGGGGACATCACCATGAACGCAATCAAACTACTCGGCGCTGTTGTATTGGCTGGTATCGGCTATGCCAGCTATCGTTACGCGCAACGCCGTATCGCCAATGCCCTGATCGATGCACTCGATCCGACCATCAACACCCTTTCCAGCACCAACACCCAGGAAACCAGCATGCAGTCCGAGACCACCGCAACCGCCATCGCCGAGAACTTCTCCAACCTCTTCCAGGGTCAGTTCGACGTCCTGTGGAATGCTCGTGCAGACAACGGCATGGCGCTGGCTTACGACCCGCGTTGGGAAGCCGATCCGGCGTTGGCCGTCACGACCAGCCCGCTGGCCGAAGGCGTGTACGGCTGGGTGGAAGGCGCCGACGGCGAGCGCTTCCTGGTCGTGGGCGGTGGGGACATGAACCTCATCGTGTTCGACCTGAACAAGGGCGATGGCGCTGAATACCTGTGGCCCAACACCATCGAGGGCATCGAGTCGGATGCGTACATGCTGATGCTCCTGCAGGGTCTGAATGAGCAGTTCGACGAACTCGAGCTGCAATACGCCAACCAGGCGTAAAAGGCGGTGGGGTCCCTTCGGGGGCCCCACTCTCTCCCACCGGTGTAGTTTTTTTGAAACCTACACTATCCACTTGAAGTCATGCAGAGGACGCGTTTATCGGGGTTAATCTTGGGGAGTACGTAAAGTGAACGATCCAATCAGGTTCAGCACCACGGTGGAAGAAAGTCTGATCCGCGCCGCCCATGCGTGTTTGGTTACGCATGTGCATAAACTCGAACAGTACTATCAAACCCGCGCAATTCCGGATGACCCGTTAGAGATCCCCACTCTAGGGGTCGTTATCGTTACCCGCTTGGACCACGCACGTCGATTACAAGCGAGTATTGCCGGATTGCTGTCCTGTTGCCATGACGGTAACGATTCCCACCACGCGGAGCGTGACCACCTCGAGAAAGTGTTGGCATCCACCACCACACTCCTTGATCACATGGAAAGCCTGGCCACCCGCAGTCAAACGCTGGTGGCTGATCTGGCAACACATCGGCAGGCCGTTAAGGGCTGCTACCATGCCTATTGAGTCGCTGACGGTAATTTCTTACCCCATCAGGCGATGATATAGCAACAGGCCGCGATACCTGTTGAGGACGTGAACTTACGGTGTACACGTTCTAGTTTAGTGCCAGAATGCCTACTGGGGGTACGCTGGTTAAACCGTGTTGGTCGATTGCCGTCCATAGCCGTGGACAGCACCGACCCTGTTGGTCATGGTCGTGGGTGCGCTTTGAGCGCGCTCGCTTACGGGCGAGCCACTGCCGCCATGAGCAGCCTTCAGCATTTGATCCGTGGGGCCATAACCTCGGGCCGAGTGCTGATGGATGTTCAGGGGAGCGTCGTTGCAAGGGGAGCATAGCGCCTAGGGAAAACCCTAGGCGTTTTATGCCGTCATCTTAACTTACCACTTTACGAAGGACCGCGACATGAAGTATTTGCGTTTGATCGCCCAGCAGGACCCGAGCCAGCCGATGGGCAAGGCGCTGTGGGACGTTAACCAGGACTGCGCCGCCCGCTATGCCGATCCGGGCTTTGGTAAAATGGGTCAGAAGACGGGGCAGGAACTCAAGGCGGGCATCCTCGTCATCGACGCGCTCATCGGTGAACGGCCCGCCAATCAGACCCACGGCTTCGTGACCGAGATGGTCTACGTGGCACCGATCTGGGCCATGGGTTACATGCGGGCAGCCTTGCTGACCCTCTTCGACGAGCACGTCAACCGCGCCTGGCGGGGCGAGCCGGTTCCTTCGGCCGGTATGGTATCAGTCGATGATCTCTACTCGGCTGTCCTGCGCACGACCTCCCACCATGTCGTTACCCGCCGTGAACTGCTGATCGACCACGAACGACTCGCCTGCGTGTGGGAGATGTATCGCCAGCTCTATCTCCTGCAGGACATCGTCAAGGACTCGCAGCAGCAGGGCGCTCGCGGCGCCCACGCGAAGCTGATCGACATCCAGATCGGCGTGGAGATCATGGTGGTGAAGGTCAATTACACCGAAGGCACCTTTTAATCACTTTATCGGCAGTTAAGGATTTTAGTAATGACCGATTTTTCTGAGTTCACCATCGGTGCACCCGATCGCTTGTCCATCTCTGCTGAGCGCAGCAAACAGGACCGTATCGACGCCGAACGCTGGCGGGCCCTGATGGCCTCTGCCCGCCTTCGCATGCTTGGGACGGCGGGCTTCAAGAGCGAAGACCCCAACGACAAGTACCGTCACATGGGTCTGGAGCTGTGGACCCAGTACGGCGGTAACCCTGCCGATCACGTCGCCGGTAATGCGGAGGCCTGTGCGAAACTTACAGCGTATGCTGACGTTATGCGGGAGCTTCAGGACACGCCGCCGACTCCGTCCACCTGACCTTCACCTCATTGATTGAGATCCTTCTATGCCCACGCAGCAGCCACCTCAGGAACTGTCGTCCAACCGACCGTATCTGTTTCGTGCGATCTACGAGTGGCTGACTGCCAATCAGCAGACACCGCACATTCGCATCAACGACACCCAAGCCCCGGGTGTGCGTGTACCGCCGCAGTTCCATACTGGCAACCCACTGATCCTGAACATCGCCAAGGTCGCAGTCGCAGACCTGGTCATGGCCAACGAGGGCATCTCCTTCTCGGCACGTTTTAACGGGCGTCAGTTCGAGATCTACGTGCCGATGGACGCCATCGCCATGCTTTACGGTCGCGAGTCCGGTGCTGGCATGCTGTTTCCGGATGAGGACTTCAATCCGGAACCGGAGAAGGTCCCTGAGCTCGCCGATCAGGACGCCGTGGTCGAAGAGACCGTACCGGAACCGCGCGATCCCAATCCGGATCCGCGTCGTGCCCACCTGCGTGTGGTGAAGTAAACCCTCCGCTAGCTCAGAGATCCTGCGGGGTCTCTGGGCGGCCTATGCTTTTACAGGAGTTAGACATGTCCATCAGTGCCGTTTCTGTCTTTCAGGAAATCCACGACCTGATCGTCACGCTGTTCACCCGCAACAGCGTCGCGCGTCTCCAGAGCCTCCACCGTACCGTCGTCATGTCCGCAGAAGAGATCGGCAAGCTCGAAGATAATTGCCGCAAGGCGCTCGATGAGTTGCTGCCCACGGAGTTTTACGGCCGTGACGCCTCAGACGAAGAAGTGGCGCTCTTAGAAGACCTGCGCACTAGCGTGCGTGTTAACAAGCCAGTCAGTCTGCAAGAGCAGGACGCTTACTGGGCTCGCCTGGAAGCACTCCCGCACCTCCACCAACAAGCCGAAGCCGTCGAAGCCGAGGCCGTGAAGGTCAACGAGGTCCTGATCGAGATTCCCGAGGGCCTGCTAAACGAACACGGTCACTTGACCGGGTTCTTGGACTGGTTCCGCTCCACCGGCATGGTGATCCCGCCCAAGACCCGTCTGGTCGGTCTGTATAAGGCCAAGAACGCACGGGGCGAGGACGTCTACTGCCGTGCCGAGATCTTCGAGCCGAAGTGGCTGCGGCAGTACCTTCCGGAGAAGGACGCCACGAACTACATTACCGACGATGTGGTGGTCGAACATATCCAAGGTAACATGATCAAGGCGGAGCACTTCCCGTACATCAAGGCGATCCCTGCGGAAGGGGAAATTCCTGACATCATCTGGCGTAAGGGGTTGCCCGGTTACGAGGAGGGGATCTACCAGTACAGCGTCAACTACATCTACATGTGGATGGACCGGAACCTCTACGCCTGGTGGCATGCCGTGGTCCAGGATAAGAACAATCCCAAGGACAGTGCAGAGTGCCGTCGCCTGTGGAAGGACAAGACCTTCGCCACCCCGCTGTACGATATCAGCTGGCGGGGTAAGGAGTCGCCTTCACGACCCACACGTGAAGAGCTGCAGTTCTTCGAGAGGATCCGTACCCAGCATCGGACCAACGAGAACCCCTCAGTGGAATGGATCGACGCCGTGCTGCGCGATATGCTCACCCTGTCTAACGTGAACTGGTTGGCCGGGTCGGAGTAATCCCTTACGGGAGAGTGGACTGATATGTACTTTCAGCCACTCTCCCAAAAGGACCTCACTGTGACCGAGACTTCGTTCGTCAAGACCTCCCGCATCAACCACATCGCCGGCAATCTGATCGGCGATCCGAACAACCCGGATTGGGCTGCCCTGGAACGTCAGATCAACCTGATCCAGTCCGAACTGGACGAGGCCAAGGACTCCCTGGCCAAGCGCGACATCGAGACCCTGCGTGATGACGTGGGCGATGTGCTCTTCACCGCCTATGGTCTGGGTCACCGTGCCGGCTTCCCGGTGGACGAAGACTTCGGCGAAGTGTGCCGTTCGAACATGACCAAGTTCGACAGCAACGAAGACGACGCGGTCGGGACCGTCCTCAAGTACGAGAAGATCGGTGTCGAAGCCCGCGCCACGCCCAAGGTCGTGATCGTCGATGGCGTGACCAAGACCTTCTACGTCACCCACTCGACCAAGGACCAGACCGGCACCGACGGCCGCTCCTACCCGGGTGGCAAGTGGCTCAAGTCGTTCCGCTTCGAAGAGCCGGTGTATTCCAACCTTTCCACTGCCGAGGCATAATCGCATGGGCGTCCAGGTCGAAGCCGGTCCGTATGAAATCAACACCACGATCGCCGCTCGCCTGGTCAGTCACCTGACCCATCGCTGGTACGACGAAGCACGCGATGCCGTGGGCGATGACCCTGAGTCGGGTCCTCAACAGTTTCGCATCGACGCTTTCGCACTTCAGCGTGCGGATCATGTCGTGCCGAAGACGTACAAGGCGTATCGGCTTCGCCCTGAACCACGGCTACCGCTGTTTGATTTCACCGAAGAAGATTTCGATAGGGCCCGGGAGTTTATCCACCAGGCCGCGGTCGCAGGATTGTCGGCGGATTACAGTTACTGAGTGCATAAAACGAGGGAGCCTCAGGGCTCCCTCTTATGCCGCAAATTTCGTCGATTGAACGGTTTTTCAGACACATAGTACCTTTGGGAATAGCAAGCCTAATCAAGTTAACCGAAGTGTTAAACCCTTCCCTGTGCGAAGGTGGGCGCATGGGGATTACTCCTCCCACCATACTAAAAGGAAATACACACATGTTCAGCAAGATCCGCAACACCCTCGTCGCTGCTGCCCTCGCTCTCGTGGTTTCCGGTACCGCCATCGCTGGTGACGGTTCGGCCGCCGGCCAGATCGGTGCCTACGGTGCGATCGCCGGTGGCGTCACCGCCAGCCAGTACGCCTCGTCCGCGTCCGGCACGGCTTCGTCCGATGCGGCCGGTGGTGGCCAGGCCACGGCCGGCGTCGTCGGTACCGGCAAGAGCGTTCACAGCACGTACGGCAGCGACACCTCGACCGCCACGGCCGCTGGCCAGGTGGGCAAGGGCTATGCGGTCACGCAGACCAGCGGCAGCAACTCGGCCTACGGCGAAGCGGTCGGCAAGAACACCGGTTCGGGTACGGGTTCCTCGGACACCCAGAACGGCGGCGACTATGCTTCGAAAGCCAACAGCGGCTTCATCGTGAACTACGCCGGCACCGATGCTTCGGCCTGGGCCGCTGGCGTCGTCGGCGCGTACGGCTCGTTCCACTACTGATCGGCAACGATCGGCTTAAGTCCCAGCCTGCTTGTGCAGGCTGGGCTTTTCCCTCCTCAACGTACACTGTTTCTACAGGGGTTCCAATAACGTGAAAGTCATTCGTGTAATGGCCGCTTGTGTGGCCATGGCCCTTGCAGGGCAGGCGTTCGCTCAGGACTCGACGTCCAACGCACTCGGCAATGCCAACTCGGTCGCCAATAACCAGGCGGGCGCGTCGGCGCAGAACGCCGGTGTCAATGCCTCCATCTATCAGATCAGCGATGGTCGGATGAGTGGCGGTTACGACATCACCTCCAAGGCCCAGGTGCCGATCTCCACGGTCGGCTACGGTAGCTTCAGCCAGAACAGCTGCATCACCTCCATCGGCGGTGGTGCAACGACGCGTCTGTTCAGCTTCGTGTACAACGGCCCGAAGGCCGACATCAACTGCCAGCATGTGGTGGCCGGTGATGCCTTCGGTCGTGCCGCACAGCTGGCCATGCAGATCAAGCAGCCCCAGAAGGCGCTCGCTTCGCTCAGCATGGTGTTCTTCGCCTACTGCACCGGCGATGAAGACATGAAGACGGCCTGCATCACGATGGGTCTGATCCGCGATACCGGCAAGACCCGCAAGGTCGACGGTAACCAGGTCGCTATCGTGGTGCCGATGCCGGCGGAAGACCTGCCGCCCGCGGCAGTGGCAACGATGCTCCCGAATCTGCCGGCTGACCAGCAGGCGCTTGTGGCCGATGACTCGGCTCACAAGTCCTCGCCGGTGAATCTGCCGCCGATTCCCGAGAACGCAAACGCTGAAGCATGGCGTACGGCCCATTGGGCCAGCGCCAACACGCACTAAGGAAAGAAGGGGCATTTCGCCCCTTCTTTTTTTCTCTCTTTGTCTGCCACCTAAAACAGGGGTGTAACGCGTCATGGGTAAACGGATTCTTTTCTTAGACCTGCACCGCCCTCAGGCTGCTGAGGGACAGACGGCGCAGGCTCGCGCAGCGGAGCTGCACAAGCACTTGAAAATTACAGGCGGTGACTATCTTCTGTGCGATACGTACGTCCAGCGCTGCGAAATCGAACGGGACGATGATCATTGCTCGATCTTTGCCGTGACCACTGCGCCGGACATCGACGATGCCCTGCTGGTGGAGCTGTTCAGCATGCTGGTGTCCGAAAGCGCCTACAGCGACAACCCGGCACACGTGGTGTCCCCTGCCCTCTACCAGGCTGCCTTCAAGCGGCTGGGTCGGGCCGTCCCGGATCTGCGTACCTGCCATGCGCGAGTCGAGCAGCTGCGCGCGCTGTGGTGGGGCTTCCAGGAGTTCAAGCAGCTGTATCGCTTCAACCCCAACGTCCAGCCGGCGCGGATGCGCTTCTACAACGGCATCTGGCACCTGCTGTACGAGATGGACGCTACCCCGGGTGTGGTCCGTTTGGAGCTGGAAGATCTGCGCAAGATCACCAGCCTCAAGAAGGTCTATCCGGTCCAGCAGTACTACAAGCAGCTGGAAGTCACGGCATAAAACTGCTCTCCCTTCACGGGAGAGCAGGCATGCGCTACTTGGCAGCCGGGTGACCCAGCAAGTACTGAATGACGAAAGTCACCAGCGACGCGTAGGTCGATCCGTGAATCAGGGTAACCCACTTGGCCACGGCCATGAAGCTATCCTGACTCGCGATCGGCAGCTTGTGCTTGATCTTTCCGTAACTGACCATCCAACGAAACACACCGTCGGCAACCGCCAGGATTCCCGCGATCTGGTAGTTGGTGTAGAGCAGCAGAATGCCGAACGCGCTCACTGCATGCAAAGCAGCGATCGTATTGACTGCGCCCATCCAGCCCTGCTCGGCGGTACGGGATTTGTAAAAGCTGGTCTTCTCCAGCAGACCAATAGCAATGGCCTTGACCAGGAAGAACGCGGCCAAGGACACGATGACGCCCCAGAAGGGCAAGAGTTTCGGCAACATGGATACACCCTTCTTTTTTGTCGTGAGGCGGCTACCTCATACGAATAACCACGGAGACAGATATGGCAAACGAAACCCTCGGTAACCAGCTGGCTAAGCTGCTGGAGCACAAGCTGTCGAAGATGCCGATGGCGGCCAAACCCCAGCCCAAGCCGCAGCGGACCGATAACGGCCTGGTCCTGACCAAACCGGTCAAACCCACCCCGGTGACGCTCCAGCAGAAGATTGATGCGAACCTGAAGGCCCGTCGCGAGGCCAAGGGTAAGGCCACCCCGAGCGAGATGGCCAAGGCCCAGCAGAACATGGCCCGCGATCTGCATACTACCTACGGTAAAGGAACCTCCAATGGCAATCGTTAACGAGCCGGTCACCTGGATCTACTACAAGGGTGAGCCCGATCCGGACGACACCCCGGAGAAGCGTCAAGCCCGTGCGATTGCCTGGCGGCATCGGCTGTACCGCGGGGTGTTCATCCACCGGCACAAGTGGCGTAAGGCCAAGCGGGGCTTGAGCAAGCGCAACTTCAAGCACGGTGAGCAGTGGGAACGGCATCCCCGTGACAGCGCAAGCACGCGCCGGCACAAGCGGGTCAAGATGGTTCTGGACATCGAGACTGATCTGAGTCGGCCGATTCCCGGCCAGCAGGTGCTGGCTTCGCTCCGTACCGCCGATCAGACCATCTTGCTAACAAAGGAGCAGGTCCTTGGCTGAGCACGAACATCTATCGATGCACGGCCTGAGCCGTGAGCAGTCGGCTCCGGACGAATCCTCCAAGGCGGTGCTCAAAGAGCGCGATAGGACCTTTGCCGCCTTCCGGGAAGCCGGTCTGGAGACCAACGCCGAAATGCGACGGTCGTGGAAGCGGGCCTTTGCGATCGCCCAGGCCAAGGAGCATCGGGCACTGCGTGGTAAGTACGTCCACACCCACAAGGGCCACAAGCCCAAGCACGGTATTTCGTACCGGAGGAAGTGATCATGCCTGACGCGCTGTATAACGAATGGGCGTCCTGGCATCGGGGCGACTTCCTGCATAGCCACAAGGGACGTAGTCCCAAGCGAGGCAACCCGTACCGTCGCGGTAACGTGCATCTGACCAAGTTCCGCCCCTCGGTGCGGTTGTGCGGGGAGGGGGAGTTCCACAGCAAGACGCGTGAGAACTTTCGGAACCGGCGGTCGAGGCGCCTCATTACAAGGATGGACCGTGAATAACTTCAAGCGTTTCTTGCAAACCCCCACGGCACTGGCGGTGTTGTACAGTGTCAACGCGCTGCTTGCGGTGGGGCTGGGGATTGCGGCCGGGACGTATGCGAATGCGGGGATCGATCGGGATCGAGCCAAGATCATTGACGAGGTCGTTCAGGTCCATCCCCACCTTCGTACCATGTGCGAATCGGTGCAGGCCGCGGTACCGCTTGCACTGATCATGGCAGCCGCTGTGATGTTCTTCCTGCTAGCAATCATCTTCCTGGTGATGGCGGTTAACTCCATTCGCTACGGACGCTTCCTCAAAGCGGGCGGAGAACCGGATCTGTGGCATGCGTACTGCACGGACCGGGCCTCGTACAACATCATCGCCGACACGCGCGAATACGCTCGACGGACTTCTGTCAGATCTTAAACACATCGGCTCCCCATCAAGGGGAGCCTTTTATTCGTTAAGGACATCACCATGCCACTAGCAGTTATCAAACTGGAACCCACCCTGTCCGCCGAAGAGCTCGAAGATGAGATCTTCCGCATCGAAAGCGTGCGGGTCGTCATTCGGGTGCGGCGCCCGGACAATGTCAAGGCTCCGTGGAGCAAACCCATTACCATGGACGAGCCGCGGTTCATGAGCTACGCGGCCCGCTTCAAGGAACCGGCCAGAGCCAAGAGCAAGCCGACCATCGGGCGACTGCGGGAACGCATTCTGACCATCATGCACGGCAGCGACAAGGGTTATACCTATCAGTTCGCCATCATCACTCGTGACGGTTATTGCCTGCCTGGCATTCTCTCCTCGCACGTTCGTCAACCGTTCTCCCACGGCGACTCCCTCGACCTGATTCGGTTCCCGCGGTGATCCTGGTCTGAGGTGTATTCCTTTACTGGCGCCCGTTGAGTTATGACTCAATCGCCAGTAAAGGATTTCCATGTACGTCGTGGCTGCGTTTCCCGGGTGTGGTAAGAGCACCTTCACCAAAGCATCCCCCAGCATCAGCGACTCGGACTCCAGTCAGTTCGATAAGAGCGCCTTCCCGCAGAACTACCTGGAACACATCCAGGACCGCGTCAGCCGTCGCCTGTGCACCTTCGTCAGCAGTCACGATGTCGTCCGTAAGGCCATGGTCGCGGCGGGCATCCCGTTCGTCCTGGTTTACCCGGACATCAAGGCCAAGGACGAGTACATCAAGCGCTACATCGATCGCGCCGGTACCGGCGGTCTGATGAACGCTGATGAAACGCCCTTCGCCAACCTCATGGCCAAGAACTGGGACGACTGGGTCGGTCAGTGTATGGAGCAGAAGGACTGCATGCGCATCCAGCTGGCTCCCGGACAGTTCCTCGCCTCGGTGATCGGCTTCGATGGCCGCGAGTTCTTCATCAAGACCGGCGACGTGGTCGGCGGTATCAATCCGTAAGGGTACTTCATGAACAAGGACCAGAAGGTCTTCAAAGACATCGTGCCGGGCGTTTCGCTCGAGCGCATCCCCGAGGGCGTTCCTCTGATGCAAGCCACGGTCCAGCTCCGTGGCGTGGGTGGTATCGATCTGTACTTCGTGATGGTGGTCGATTCGATCCCCAAGTTCGCTGACGACTTCGCCGACGAAGCCTACCGGGATAACTTCCTGGTCAAGCTCAACGAAACGGTCGGCGGCAAAGACCTGACCGAGCGGGTGAGGTACATCAACTTCATCGGCCATGACGACCTGGCTACCGCCGTGCGTCTGCGCCTGGGCACCAACATGTTCGTGGTCTGCCAGTAACCTTTCGACAAGCCCCGCCGTTTGGCGGGGTTTTTGTCCGCAACCGTAAGGAGCACTTCCCTTGCCCAGTATTCTTGACCGTCGGGCTCCTCGCGTCAACCTCAAAGAGTTGGAACAGGAGATCTACGAGATCGAGAGGGTCCGCGTGATCTTCTTGGCCGAACCCGATTATCAACCGTACTACTACGCCCGTTACGCCGAACGCTTTCCGTTACCGCTGGACCTAGCCGTTAAGAGGCCCATGGTTCGCGACTTTATCAACCGGGTCAACGAGCTCACCGCTCCGCACCCATGCAAGTTCCAGATTGTCTACCAAGACAGTACGGGGCAAATCCTGGTTAGCCGGGGTCTGTTCCGATCCAAGGAATCGCGCCTGCGCGGCCTGGATCACCTGGACCTCATTCGTCTTAACCAATCGATCATGCCTTAAGGGGGACAGATCAATGCACGCACAAACCAATGTCAAGTACACTACGGTCCTGGGTGACCGGCTCCAGCGCGCCTGGCGCGGCCTCAGAAGCGATGAAGTCATCAACCTCGTGAAGGCCTTGATGGCCTCCCAGGAAGCCCGTCACGAGCTGTTCGTGGCCACCCAGGGTCGTCGTATCCAGTCCATGGACTACGACTGGAAGGTGGAAGAGCGCCCGCACAACTGGGAGCCGCTCACGGCCGATAAGAACGGCTGGTTCTTCCTGAAGGCCATCGGTGCCTGGCTGGTCGAACACGGTCACGTGACCAAAGCACAGGACGTCGTCGGCGCCCAGGTCTTGTGCAGCGCGATCGACAAGCTCCTGGCTAACCAGATCCCGGTCTACTACACCCCGGCCAAAGACGACCAGCCGCCGAAGTTCTGGTTCAACGTCTACTATACCGCGGACGGCCAAACGGCCTGCGTCACCGTGGCGGTCAAAGCACTTAATCCCGTGGCTACCGAGGAACTGGCATGACCGAGATCACCAAACCGACGATCGTGAGTCCGCCACCGGATCTGGTGGTGCGTTACGTGGCCTCCGAGCAGGACCCCAAGCGCTTCACCTACATCGCCTTGCCCACGGTGGAGGGCGAGTACGGCGCCGAGTTCCTGCAGACGGCACGATTGGTCGAAGTCCTCGAGGACGTGCGCAAGACACTTCGCGCGGCGTATCCGACTCGACAGATCTACGATGTCGAATTCCGCAAGGACAGTGCGTACGGTCAGGCCATGGATAACGTCGGCAAGAGCCGTGTGTTCTCCTACCACGGCGACGGCACGTGGACATCGCCCATTAAGGAATCGCCATGAGCTTGGACTTTCGCATTATCACCCCAAATCCCGATCTCTACGTGACGTTGGAATACACCGACCGCACCAAGCGTAGCGGGATGGGCCCGGATCACACGCTACACCTGAGCCTGCCCGGCGACATGGATCGCATGCGTGAGCTCTTCAAGGATGCACAGGCCACACACGACACCTTGAACAGTCTGCGTGACCAGCTCCTGGAAATCCACCCCGAGGAAGAGATCGCGATCGTCGGGTTTGCGATGAACAGTCGGTTGATCGATCTGGTACCGGATAGGACCATTGCGAACAACGTCTACTTCGTCAACTACGGCAACCGGAGTTGGTCGGCGGAATCGACGACGCACGAGTACCATCTCGAGTTCACCGCGGTGAATGATCTCGTGACGGGTGAAGAATCACAGTAACGTCATAAAGCCCCTCCCACCCCTCTGACGGGTGGGAGGGTGCTATGCCGCACTTTTCGTTTGGCTTGACGAGCTGAAATTAGAAAGCTTGGTCGAAAGACACTTCACCCTGCACGCCGACCTGGTAGGACGACACACGACGTTCGAAGAAGTTGGTCACTTCCTGGACGTCCTGCAGATCCATAAAGTCGAACGGATTCTTGACGCCGTACTTCTTCGGGTACTTCAGACGAGCCAGGCGCTGGTCGGCGCAGTACTGCAGGTACTGACGCATGTCCGGCACCGACATCCCGGCGATACCGCCCGAGAGTACGTCCGAGGCGAACATCGTCTCGCAGTCGATCGCATCGGAAAGCATCTGCTCAACCTGGCCCTGGAGCTCAGCATCGAACAGGTCCGGTTCCTGCTCGCGCACCACGTTGATCACCTCGAAGGCGAACTCCATGTGGCAGGACTCATCACGGAACACCCAGTTGGTACCTGAGGCCAGGCCATGCAGCAGGCCGCGCGAGCGCAGGAAGTACACGTAGGCGAACGCGCCGAAGAAGAACAGACCTTCGATGCACGTGGCAAAGCAGATCAGGTTCAGCAGGAACTGGCGACGCTCGGCCTTGGTGTCCAGCGACTTCAGGCTCTGGATCGAATCGATCCACTTGAAGCAAAACTCGCCCTTGGCATGGATCGAGGGGATGTTGTCGATCGCCGAGAACGCCTTGGTCCGCTCTTCCTCGTCCGGGATATACGTATCCAGCAGGGTGAGGTAGAACTGGATGTGCAGCGCTTCCTCATACAGCTGACGGGACAGGTACATCCGTGCTTCGGGCGAGTTGATGTGCTGATACAGGTTCAACACCAGGTTGTTCGACACGATCGTGTCACCGGTGGCGAAGAACGCAACCAGGCGATGGATCAGGTGACGCTCCGGGGCATTCATCTTCGAATGCAGATCCGTCAGGTCCGGGACGAAATCCACCTCGTCCACCGTCCAGGTGTTCTTGATCGCGTTCTTGTACATGTCGAAGAACTGCGGGTACTGCATCGGACGGAGCGTCAGCTCAAAGCCGGGGTCGAGGATAAGCTTATCAGTCATGGGTTAGGCGTTTTCTGGTATGGGGGTAAAGTCAGGGGAGGTTTCCCTCCCCTGACGCGATGGGTTATTAGGGTGCTAATTTTTGGGACGGCCCGTAATTCCAGGAATCGGAACGACTCCCAGCGCATCGATGGCTATGGCGACCTCGGCTTTGTATGTTTTGCGCTTTATGATCCCTTCAATAACGCCAGGATCAACGCCAAGTTCGCGAGCCATAGGACCGCATCTCTCACCCGCTACATACCGAGTAATGACCAGTTCGACTTGCTCTTGACGGAGCTTTCGGCTTCTCTGGTCTTCACCCGGCACCGGAACGTATCCAAGGTCCGCAGTCGCCCGTTCGAATTCTGCCCGATACTGCGTACCCTTGATGATTCTGGAGATGGCGCTGTCGTCCACGCCATGCTGGCGTCCCAATGAACCACAGTTGTCTCCGGCGACGTATCCCCGAATCACTTCTTTCACTTGTTCTTCGGAGAGTTTTGCGCTGGAATTCAAAACGCCAGGCGCTAATGCCTGGCGTTTCTTCAGCACCTGCCACGAGTGCCGTACGTTGTCCTGATGGCTGATCAACTCAAGATTTTCGAAAGCGGGGTTCCGCGTATCTCCATCCTTGTGGTTGAGCTCCACACCGTCACCACCGGTCCGCTGGTAGGCGGGCAGCGACTCGCCGCTAACGCACTCGTAGACTATACGGTGGGTCTGGTGAAGTCGATTGTCATCACGAATGTATACTTGAGGATAGTCGATGTTACTACCCTTCAACTGCTTTCCGTGTGAGAAGACCTCACCTGTGCGTGTTGCCTCCACTCCAGGAAAGCGTGGGTGTGGATACCGTTCATCAGGCATGGTTACTCCTTAACTGCAGGCCTCACAGGCTTCCGGGTTCTCCAGCGAGCAGAACACGGCCTCTTCGGCGGTGTACTCCTTGACCGGCTCGGCAGCCACCGGCGCAACCACAGCTTCCGTGGCCGAGACCGTCGTCTTGGCAATACGGGTCGCCGGACGGCTACGCAGGTAATAGGTCGTCTTGACCCCTTCCTTCCAGGCGTACATGTACATCGAGGAGAGCTGCCCGTAGTTCGGGTTCTCCATGAACAGGTTGAGCGACTGGGACTGATCGATGAACGCACCACGGCCGACGGCCAGATCGACCAGGACCTTCTGCGACAGTTCCCACACGGTACGGTAGCGCAGACGCACTTCAGCCGGGATGGCCTCGATGCCCTGGACCGAACCTTCGGCCAGCTTGATCTGATCGCGGATTTCCTGCGTCCACAGGCCCAGCGACTTCAGCTCATTGACCAGGTAGCGGTTGATCACCAGGAAGTCACCCGAGAGCGTCTCGCGCTTGAACAGATTCGACACCTGCGGCTCGATGCACTCGTAGCAGCCCACGATCGAGGCAATCGTCGCCGTCGGCGCGATGGCGATCATGAGCGAGTTACGCAGACCGGAGTCCTTGATCGTGGCACGCAGCGCGTTCCAGTCGTCTTCGGCGATCGTGCGGACCGACTTGGGCCAATGATCGAACTGCAGGTCGCCCTGGGCAGCGCGGGTATCGGCGAAGTTCGGATGCGGACCTTCGACCACAGCCAGCTCGTTGGAGGTCTTCAGCGCGTGGAAGTAGATGTTCTCCGAGATCGCATCGGAAAGCTGCTTGGCACGCGGATCATCGAAGCTGTAGCCCAGCTTGAAGAACACGTCCTGTAGACCCATCAGGCCCAGACCCACCGGGCGCCACTTCAGGTTCGAGGACTTGGCCGACTCGATCGGGTAGAAGTTCAGGTCGATCACGCGGTTCAGCTGCCGCACGGCCGTCCGCACCGTGGTGGCGAGCTTGTCGAAGTCGAACGTCCACATGTCCTTGCTCGGATCCTGCTGAGCCGTACCCACACGCACGACATGACGGGACAGGTTAATCGAACCCAGGTTGCACACCGCCGACTCGCCCTCCGAGGTCACTTCCAGGATCTCGGTGCACAGGTTGGACAGGTGGATCACGTTGCCGGGCTTGGCCGTCTGGTTGGAGGTCAGGTTGCAGCGGTCCTTGAAGGTCATCCAGCCGTTGCCGGTTTCGGCCAGCGTCTTCAGTAAACGCATCCACAGCGTGCGGGCCGGGACCTGCTTGACGAACTGACCAGCGGCCTCAGCGGCCAGGTACGCGGCTTCGAACTCCGGACCGAACAGGTCGTTCAGCTGCGGCACGACCTTCGGATCGAAGAGCGACCACACGCCGTCAGCATCGACACGACGCATGAACTCATCCGGCACCCAGTTGGCGAGGTTGAGGTTGTGCGTACGACGGGCGCTGTCACCGGTGTTGTCACGCAGCTCGAGGAACTCCTCGATGTCCGCATGCCAGGTTTCCAGGTAGACCGCTGCCGCGCCTTTGCGCTTGCCGCCCTGGTTCACCGCCTGCACGGAGGAGTCCAGGGTCTTCAGCCAGGGCACGATGCCGTTGGAGTGGCCGTTGGTACCCTTGATGTGCGAACCACGGGCACGGATACGATTGAACGAGACGCCGATGCCGCCGGCAAACTTGGAGAGCTGGGCGATGTCGCCGTACTTGGTGTAGATCGCGCCCAGGTCGTCCTGGGGCGAATCCAGCAAGAAGCACGAGGACAGCTGCTCGTGGGTCGTGCCGGCATTGAAGAGGGTGGGCGAGGACGTGAAATAGTCCAGGTTCGACAGGCGGGTGTAGAGCTCGAGGGTTTCGGCGATATCACCGCCGCCCAGGGCGCAGGCCACGCGCATGCAGAAGTACTGCGGGGTTTCGATGACCGAACGCTTGGTCGGGTGCTTCAGCAGGTAACGATCGTAGACCGTGCGCAGACCGAAGTACTCGAAGAGGTTGTTGCGGGACAGATCGATCGCGGCGTTGAGCTTGCGGTCGTACAGGGTCACAAAGGCGAGGACGCGGTCGTTGACCAGGCCCACGGCGTGGCCCAGCTGGATCGACTGGCTGAACGACTGCACGTTCTGCTGGCTGACTTCCTTTTCGATGAGTTCTGCCAAGAGGCGGGCGGCGAGCATACCGTACTCGGGTTCTTCGGCCGTCAGGGCCGCGGCGGTACGGATGGAGAGCTGGTCGAGCTCGAGGGTGGTGGCGCCACTGTACAGGCCGCCAATCGTCTTCTGTGCCACGCGCATGGCGTCGACGTAGGTCAGACCGCCGGTGCAGCGGGAGATGGCGCGCACGATCTTGTTGACATCAACGACTTCACGGGAACCGTTACGCTTGGTGACATACATCTGGCCGGCGGTGGTGTCGGCCGTGCTCACCGGGCTCTCGTAGGAGGAAACTCCGTCGCCTGCGATCAGTTCATTCGATTCGAGGCTGTCGGTCATCGTGGTGGTCATTGCAAAGGTGTCCTTGAAGAGAAACGTACCCCATCGTCTCGGCAGACGCTAGGGCGGAGAAAGTGGTGTTGGGGCAAAAGCGGTGTCGATATGAAGAGCCCGAGTGTTAGATTTTTCGAGGGCTTGATTTCTCCATTCGCATAGCATTGGCATGATGTGGAAAAGTATTTGGTGACCCCCCTATCTCCACCGGGGTTTTGGGTCAAGGGCATAAAAACCCCGGTAAACACCGGGTTTTTCGTTCCAAACGCAAGAAATTACCGATGAACATAGGGGGTGGCAGGACCCGATAAAAAGTGACACGGGTAGGCTATCTCATGTAAAGGTACATCCGGAAAGGCAAAGGACAATGGCTATTAGTAAGACCAAGCGTTTGGGCCCACTGCTCAACGTGTTCAAGGTCTGTGAGTTGGCAGGGATTAGCATGGACGAGTTACAGGGCCTTCGAATCGCAGGACGATTCCCTTGGCCGGATGTAAGCGTTTGTGGCACCCAATCGAAGTGGTATCGCTCCACGATCGATTTGTGGAAATTCAATCGACGTATGGCTCAACAACAAGTAGAGGTTGAAGTGTGATGGTCGCCTTGGCTGTGAAAGACTGTTTGGTCCCGGGGGCAACGATTGCCCCCTGGCAGGAGAGACTCTTGAGCCGGATGCTGAACCGGGATGTGGTGGGCGAGGATGTCACCACTGTGATGGCCATCCCGCGCACGTACGTCAGGCGCCCGCGCATCTTCCCGCTGCGCCAGATTGTCCAGATGGCCCAGACCTCCAAGGACCTCATGGCCCTGGATCACCTGACCTTGCAGGCCGCGATCATGCAGATCGACCTCGGGCTGGTGCCGCCTCGCGCTTCTGTCACCATCCTTCGACCACGGCGGACGGGCCAGACTTACGCCCTTTTCCTGGAACGAAGCCGCTGCACCCTCCTTCGGGAGAGTCTACAACAGCGCCGCATCGCTGCGCTGCGTGGTAAGTACGTCCAACACCACAAGCACAAACAAAGGAAGTGCCCATGAGTGAGCTGGCCCAGATCCTGGGGTGCCTTGATGCCCAGGACCTTGTAGACACCGTCCTGCGCTTGCAGGAGGAAACCCTGGCCATCCATGCACCACGCGACAAACGGGTCCTGACGATCGATGTAGACGTCGTCCGGGGTCCGTTGTCCGGCCACCGGCTCTCGAAGGTGACCTTGGACTTCCAATACGCAGAGAAGCTGGGTGGCTATCTGCGCACGCATCACCTGGAGGTCCTGGCCAAGTCGGTCGGGGAGGTCACCGGGATGATGGCATGGCTCAATACCCTGGTCAGTAATGGTGTGTCTGTGTACGTGCACAATCGGCCCGGCCAGGCACCGGAACTTCGGTTCCCGATCAAGGATGAAAAGGCGTACCTCGCCTTACGCATGGATCATTCCCCACCCCCTGCTCTCCACTGATCGCCTCAGTTGTCGCAGTAACGCCGGAGGGCGTTATGGTTACCTCCCATTCCCACCTGGATTTTGAGATCCTCCAAAGCGCGTTCTTCGAGCCGGGTCAAGTGATTGCCATGGGCCCTCGGGCTTATATGGAGATCGTGGCCGACATCGAACACGCCGATGGCGTTATCTTCTTAGGTCGGGTCAAGGATGACGGACCGCGTTGCGGTCCGGGTGTCCTGCTCGTGTACTTCACCTACTACCTCCGGCTTCCGACTGTTGACATGGTCGATCACGAGGCCACCATCGCTGCCATTGACGCCATGGATGCGGAGCGGACCCAAGAGATGTCCCGGCTGGTATGCCAGGAGATCCACCGCTCCTCCTTAGCCGCTGGCATTTGTTTCAACCCCAACGTGACGTTCTTCGAACACTAAGGCTATTGCCGTGTCGCAATCTGATCTGGTCTCTCACAGCCAACGGCTGTTGTACGTCCTGGCCCGGGAAACCCCTGAAGTGGCTGGGTTTCGCTTTAGCCTGATGTACAACCACGGTCTACTGATGGCGTCCATGGATCAGAACCTGGTCGAGTTCGAGCTGTACAGTCCACTGGCCAAGACCAAGCAGTTCATGGGCCGGCTCACCCCGCGGACCATTGCCACTACCTCGGAGGACCTTCGCCGTCAAGGCAGTTGGATCTTCCGACTGGATGAGAATGGCGAGATCTACCCGTTGCCGATCCGCGACCTGATTGGCGCGACGCGGTTTATCTTGGACCGTGAGCCACCCCGGCTGAAGCATTTTGCCCGGACCCTTTCCCCCGAGGAGCAAGTCTCCGTGGCCAACCACCTCTACCGTGCCGGTCGACCTGTCGCGGCGACCTAATCCCAAGGACCCAGTAATGACCATCAGCATGATCGTGGCGGCGGATCTTGCCAACGCCATCGGCCACAAGAACACGATTCCCTGGCGCAGTCGTAAGGACATGCGCAACTTCCAGACCCTGACCCTGGGTAAGACCGTGGTGATGGGGCGCAAGACGGCCGAGTCGATCGGTCGGGCCTTGCCGGGTCGGAAGAACGTGGTGCTGACCAGCCGGGATGCCGCGCCCTATCCCGAACAGACGGCCTGCCGCTCGCTGCATCAGGCGGTGCTTGCCCATGATCCCAATGAGGAGCTATGCATCATTGGCGGGGCGGAGGTCTACCGGCAGGCGCTGGAAGCCCACCTGATCGACGTGCTGCACTTTACCCGGATCCAGGGGCTGGTCGATGCCGACGCCTGGCTGCCGGAGGAACTGGGCTTCACGGGCGGTCTGGTGGAGATGATGGCTCTGAAGGCCACCACCGTCATTCACCCGCAGACCAAGGTCAAGTCGGTGGACACCCACGATGCGGTGTATTACCACGTCGATCGTCGGGTCGCCGATGGCGAGCAGGTGACGTTCTAATGCCGTGGCTCGATAGCATCTACATTCCCCCGGGCGAGGTCTCGCCTAACGTTCCCGAGGCCGAGCGTGAACCGCTGAAGCGTAAGCGGGCGGCACAAGCCCTGGAGAACGGGTGCGCCACCGACGAGGACCTTCGGCTGCTGGGCGTGCAACGGATCGAAGGTACACCGCCTCGCAGACGTTCCAGCGGCATCCTGGGTTGACCCATACAGAGCCCCTCCGTGTGGGAGGGGCCTTATGCCGCTTGCCTGTAAATTGTGCCATACCCTCCTGATTCTCTGCACGAGGCATGATTCGCCTCTTACCTCTCTTCAAGGAACGCTTCATGTCCATTTTGTCCGATCGCCAGATACGCACCCTCTGCGTCCCCCCGGCCACCGTCTTTGACCGCGCCGGGTACGATAAGGAAATCCTCGAGGCCGACACCACCGGCCAGCAGTCGATGGATCTGCGCCATCACACCACCTTCGGCGGACACGTTGCCGCCGCGGAGCAGAAGGTGCGGGATCGCATCGCTCGCCACACGCATCCGATTACGGCCGAGCAGAAGGCAGCGTTCCGACCCATGATCTCGCCGTACGCGGGCGAAAGCATCAAGCTGGTCGAATACCCCAATCCCGTCCCGGAAGGCAATCCGATCTACCGGGTCCCGGCCCTGTCGTTTGGTAGCTCCAGCTTCGGCTACGATGTGCGATTGGCTGAGGAGTTCAAGATCTTCAGCAACATCAATTCGGGTATCATCGATCCCAAGCGCTTGGACGAAGTGTGCCTGGTGGACGGAACCATTCACAAAGACTACAGCGGGCACTACGTGCTGCTGCCACCCAACAGCTACCTATTGGGCCGCACGATCGAAACCTTCGACATTCCCAGGGACGTCATGGTGGTCTGTCTTGGTAAGTCGACCTACGCACGGGCCGGTGCGATCGTGAATGTCACGCCGATCGAGCCGGGCTTCAAAGGCACGGTAGTGATAGAGATCAGTAACAGCACGAACCTGCCGTTGAAGATCTACGCCAACGAAGGCATTTCGCAGTTCCTATTCTTCCAGGGGAGTGAGCCCTGCGAAGTCTCCTACGACGACCGTACCGGAAAATACCAACATCAGTCGGGCATCACCCTGCCCAAGGTGTAAAGGACCCACTATGTTTATCGCAGGACAAACCGCCGATGGCACGCCCGTCATGGGCGGGCTGTTCGAGATGCACGACACCCGAGGGCTGCCGTTGTCCCTGTCGCTAATGTACCTGCGCGATAAGGGCATGGTCGGCGATCTCTACGGGTACGCGAAAGATGCACTGCTGCACGGCTGGACACCTAAGTCGATTCGCGTGCGTATCCGAGAAGCCGTGGTGGACATCCACGGGCTGGCCCATTGGCTGGAGATCGAGCCGCTGTTGGATAAAGTGTTCGACTGCTTTGTCCCCCTTACCAGGATCTCGTAATGTTCATCAACGCAAGCAGTATCGAGAACTTCGACCATCGCATTGTCGAGGGTGTTCACGTCACACACAAGTTCGGCGGGCATGTGTTCAAGGTTCTCAAGGCCGACCACTCCAGTGCCGTCTTGACCGTGGAGTGCGTGCATTGCGAGGAAGACTGCTGGATGAAAGTCGGCGAGACCGAGGACAACCTCATCCGCCGTTACAGCTACCTGACCCCACTGGAGGCTGAGATCATGATGGGATTGAAACCTACCTCGAAACCGGAACCGCCGGTGAAGCCCAACACGATCCAGTTCCGCTGGCATCGCGGTACGCTAGACGAATCGATGGCCACGGCCGTCCAGATCGAACCCACGATCGCCGCCCTGATGGCGGTGCTCAACAAGGACGCTCTGGTGCAGACCGTGGTCACGGAACTGCAGATTGAGTTCTACGCCTTCGATGAGCGCATCCAACAACCCCTGTACATGGTCAGCAGTAAGACGCAAGGTGTGTTTGGTTGGCTCGACCATCCGTTGCGCGACTTTGCCACCACGCCGTATGTTCCGGTCGACGAAACCGCGACGATGGCCTCGTCATTTCAGTCGATGCTACGAGACCTCGTTAATCGACAAGCAACCAAGTGACCAGGTAACCGAAACTGTTTCAACCACACATTACCCTTGTACACACCAGAGTCCTAGGGAGCGACTATGAACGACAATGTGATAAACATGGGTGATGCGCGCGCTGCGTTCCAGCACGCCTCTGCTCATCAGCGGTTGAAAGGGTCGGGCATGCCGGACTGGCTGATCGATGCGGTGATCGCCTACGGCAAAGCACACAACTCGGAACTGGCCAAGCATCTCAAGGTCACACCGTCGGATGATCCCCTGGTTGCGTTTAACATCCAATCGGAGGCGGACGACGACCAGACCTGGATGTTTAGCGTGCTGGGCGCGGCCGAGGGCGACGATGACGAACTCAGGGCGTTTACGCTGCGAGTCATCCAAGAAGGAGAGATGGACTTCGTCAACACTGACGTGGTGCATTCGGGTCGACTGACCGACGGGGAAGAGATCATGCAACCCCTTCAGCCGTACTTCGATTGGCTGACGACCGCGGTGGGTGAAGGCGGCGTCCCCTCGTTGTTGGGCACTCTCCCGGCGCTGTTTGCATACATGATGGTTTACAGTCTCGTCATCCGCAAGCGCATGGAATCCAACGGCGAATTCACCATGTTCTTCTGGCGCACAGAGTCCGTCAGTGGCAGGGGCGACTTCTTGGAAGTCCGCGTTCATTTCGACACCATCGAAGCGCTTAATAACCGCACTTAACGATAACCTTTCGGGCCACCTGGCCCATCACTGGGAAGCACCATGCAACACGATACGACTCAAGGGACCACTCGCGTAGAACGGATCAATTACGCGGCGATGGTTGAAGAGCTGAGTGTGAAATCCGCACAATATCGCCAACGGCTGCTCGCCGATGACCCGACTAATTTCGAAATTATCACGCGCCGCGACTCCGATTACCTCAGCATGTACGGTATTGGGGTGACGGGTCCCCGACAGACAGGTAAGACGTTCCTGGCCTACGACATGATGTTGGAAGATTCCGACACCCTCATGGTCGTGGTAAATTCCCTGTTTGCTACGGCGGCGATAGATAACATCGTGCACCTGTCCGCAGACAGTCTTGATCTGGATCGACTGAAGTGGCGGATTGCGACGGGACGAGATGTTCTGCGCGTCAATGCCTTCGCCCAGTCTAACCCGTTGGACCCAGACAACCCGCTACACACGGTCAAGCGCGTGGTGGTGGATGAGGCCTATTACATCCAGGACAAATGCGGCGCTACCTTGCGCGACATCGCCCACTGGGCGCGTCTGGGTGGACAGAGTCCCGAGATCGTTATCATCAACTGATTCGCTTTTAGGAGCACCACCGACACGGTTGTCAAAACCCTTCTGCTGTCTAAACATAAACAAGGAACATGTCACATGCAGGAACTCATTACCGTTCGCACCGGCATCAGCCACGAGCACATCGGCACCGAGCTGGTCGAACTCATCGCCCAGCAGCTGCAGATCGAAGGCGGTAACGCGGACCAGGTCGTCCAGGGCGATTTGCTCTTCGGCATGACGATCCCCTCGATCCGGATCGAGTACGAAGCCTCGTACAACATCGTCAGCAGCGATGGTGCGTACACCTTCGCCCAGACGGTCAACCTCGCCGGCGAAGGCGACGACGAAGACGCCGTACCGCTGCGTCTGATGGAACTGCGTGCCGCTTGGCTCAACCGCAGCTACCGTGACGTCATGCGTGGTATCGCCAACATTGGCGCCGCCATCGAGAATGGCAGTCACGTACTGCCGGCCGGTACCTCGGCTGCGAAGTACCTCAGCGACCTCGCATACGCCGCGGTGGACGCATTTCCCGCGTCGAACTGATCGGGGCATAATGCGCTAGCCCTTCGGGGCTAGCGTTCTCATTCAAGGAAGTTTGTCGTGCAAGTACCTCTGATTCTGTTTTCCGGTGGTCTGGACTCCACCTACCTGCTCAACTTTCGTTTGAAGCATGCGCCCGCCGACACGCTTTATGTCAGTGGTGGCCAGCATCCGTTGAAGATCGAAGCAGAGACCAAAGCATCCGCCAAGATTCTCAAGTTGATCGAAGCCGATCAGCCGTACAAAGTGCGCAACCGTCTGACCCTCGATTCGCTATCCTTCGCCGGCGCTCCTGCAACGGGCTTTACCCAAGCCCCTGCGTGGTTGTTCGCCGCGTTGTACCACGCCGATCCCGAGGTCCATAACGCGGTCGACATTGCCTACGTGATGGGTGATGAGATCACTGGCTGCATCCATCAACTGGAGCGTGCCTGGGAAGCGCTGTGGTCGGTGGGCAAGCAGGGTCCGTTGGTTCCGCTACAGTTCCCGCTCAAGATGCACCGTAAGGCGCAGTTTCTCCAGGAGCTGCCGCAGAAGATCCTCGACGAGGTCTGGGTGTGCGAGGTGCCGACCAAGCCCGGTAAGACCATCAAGGCCTGCGGTCAATGTGCGGCATGCGTTCGCTCGTTCCACGAGTGGAGCCGTTTCAATAACCGCGCCACCATGCGCGCGGTCCCATCAGGCTACCGGAAGTTGGACAAAGATCCGCAAGTCATTGAGAGGTGAGTCATGTTCCTTAAGAAGGTGATCCCTAAGACCGTTCCCAATACCGATCCGCGTGTTCGCGATCAGAACCCCGAACGGATGATGTCGCCGATCGAGCGCGAAGCCGTGGCGATTCGATACTACGGTTGGGCACCGCATCCGCCCTTTGGTGCCCGCCTCGTTATCGCCGACCGCGATATCTTGAAGTCGGTCAACAATCGGGACATTCCCGACGAGGTACCGCATCACCTGATGGACCTGACGCCGGAACAGCGTGCGTGGGTTCTCGCACTGCCCTACGAGATACGGGTCAACTACGACCTTCCCCTCAACGAACAATTACCGCCTTAAGTAACACCCGTTTGGCAGGTCACGGTGTCTGGGAGCGCCCGGACACCTTAAGAGGAAAGACGAAACAATGAAGCTGTTGCTGTTAGCTGTAATTTGGATCGGTGGAAGCTTGACATTGTTTATCGACGGCTATCGAAACCCTAAGCCGGGCACCCTTCCGCAGTTCCTTCCCCTGTTGTTCGCCGCGATCCTCTGGCCACTGCTGTGGCTGACTACGGCGACCATTCTTTTTTTGGCAGGCGTGTGGTCGCTCCTTTACACGCCCTACCTCACCTGGAAGCTTCGCCGCGAAGCACGCCCCAAGCGCCGAAAGCGTAAATAGTTTCAAATATACATTACCCCTTGGTAAGCTCCGCATTGACGCACCCGCGTCTCCTGGCCCTTCCCTTTTCGGGAGGGGCTTTTGTTCGCTAACCCTCCTCACGTAAACCATCCATCAGGAACCCCTCGATGTCCGACCCGGCAATCTATACCCGGCCCTTGCTGCCGATCTATATCAAGAACCATTCGCGCAACACCTTCCTGATGGACAGTCGCGTCCCGGATCGGGTGGTGACGACCGAAGCAGGAACCTTCCGCACCCGTCCCCTGAAGTTAGGTGGCATCGACCTCTTGGGTGCATGCGCCGTGCACGAGATCGGTGTGCGCTATCCCACCTACAGCACCGACTGCCTGGGGGTGGGTACGCTCAAAGTCCGCTCCGTGTTCGTGGTCAACCCGCGCGGTGAGATCATCGAGGTGGAAGTGAACGTTCCTTTCACCAAGTCGACTGAGGGTAACTACATCGATCAGCAGGTGTGGGCCACCGTCGCCCTGCCGGTTAAGTACGGCGAGCCCTGGGTGGCGGATTCCCGCCTGTCGGCGAAGGTGAACCCCGAAACGGGCATCCTTGCCTGGGCCCTGGCGCCCAGTAAACGACACGATGGATGGGCCGCCGTCGGCATCGTCCTGGACGGGGAGATCTGGTCGCATGACCGTTACGAGCAGAAGTACACCTACGCGGGAGACGCGCATGTCTAAGCGCCTGGATCGGGTGGTGTATATCACCCCACGCTATCAGTCCCACGGCAACGGCGGGCTGTTCTTGACGGACACGCGCGTGCCGGACCAGTACATGACCACGCAGGACGGCGAGGTCATTATCACCCGCCCGGTCCGTAACAACGTCAGCCTGATCAATCTGTCCCGTGATGAGAGTTGGCACGCCAAAGACGGCGACAACGTGACCTACGAGCTGTGCATGGATACGTTGCGCATTCAGTCGGTGTATCTGCTGACCCCCAATCAGCAACTCATCCAGGCCTCTTCTCCCTACCCGATGGGGTTCACCCCGACCAGTGAGGACCTCATGAAGGGGTACATCAGGGGCGGTCTCAAAGTGCCGCGTCACTCGCCGCCGACGCGGTACGACGGCTTCGTGTCAGTGGGGGTGGACATGACGGTCGATTGCAACGAGGGGATACTCCACTGGGATCCGGATGTCGGCCATGGCTTCCGTCTGCTGGCTGTGGATGCGATCGGTGAGATCCTGGTGCGCAGTCGCTCGGTGTTTTCCTAAACGAACCTAACAAGGAGTAAGACGGTGGACTCGATAGTAACCGAACCAACCTACGAAGTTATCGAGTCTACCGCTTCCTTGGACTGGAAAGCGTTCTACCGCATGTTGATTGCGAACCGGGTACATGACACCTACTGCGCCCGAGTCCGTAGCTTTCTGTGGCGTGCTTACACCTACGGACGGCGTGGCGAGGTCCCGGTCTTTCTCTACCATCTACTGGCTCGCGTCGATGGGGAGCTCGCAGGTATCGCCTGCGTGGGCGATAACGGTAAAGGGCAGCCTTACGTGAACCTCTACGTGCGCCCTCGGTTTCGCCGTCAAGGCTTGGGTGAGGCATTGCTGTCGAAGGTGATCGCTGCCTGTCCGGACGTGTGCGCGTTTCCTACGCCTACCTCCCGGGCGTTGTACGTAAAGCATCGCCTGGAGCTCATCTCGCTCAAGCAAGCCAGCCGCGCCCTCAAAGGCATCCAGTTCCGCGCTGAGATGCGTGGACGTCCCGATTATTTCTAGGATGAACATGAACGATATCGTCATACCCGCTGAAGGTGAAATGTCACGTCAGCACCGAATCATACTGGGTAGCAACTATTACGGCCTCTACGTACTGGGCATGGCGTCCACCGACTTCGAGCGAACCGATGAAGACTGCGGCATGGACAACATTGGCGTTCCGCGCCGGTACGAGGACCTCACGGAGAAACATCGGGAGAAGCTCCTGAGCGTGTTGGCCAACGAGGCGGAGCTGAAGAAGATGCTGAGCGAAGGCCGGCCCGTCACGGTGGCGCTGGATCCACAGCCACCGATCGATGTTTCCGACTGGACCGGGAAACCCACCCTCAAGCTGTTCGTGTACGAGTCGCCCTATGCAGGGGAGCACCATGCGGCCGTACTTGCCTTTACCAAAGAGCAGGCGTTGGCGTTGATCAACGCGGCGAAGGTGAAACGTTTCAACGAGGACTGGGCGGCGAAAGAGAAAGAACTTCTCGCTCGCACACCCGTCCCGTCGTACACGCCGCCCTCGTACATTTCCGCACGCGATGACGTCAAGCTCGAAGAGATCAATGAAGTCCTCGTAGGTGCGGTGCAACTTTTCGATTCCGGATACGATTAATAGGATCCCTCATGGCAAAGCAAACCATCCGTCGTCGTACGGTATCTGCGACCTCGGCGGCATGGCCGCAGCACGTCCATCCCGTCTTGCAGCGTATCTACGCTGCCCGCGGTATCGAGAACCCTTCCGACATCGAGCATCGCCTGGCCCGCCTGCTAAATCCCAACCTCTTGGGTGGGATGGACGTGGCGGTCGATATCCTGATCAAGTCCATCCAAGCGAACAAGCGCATCACGGTGGCCGGTGATTATGATTGCGATGGGGCCACAGGCGCCGCTGTCGCTGTCAGAGGCCTGCGTCTATTGGGGGCGACCGACGTACACTTTATCGTCCCCGATCGCTTCGTACACGGTTACGGGCTGACTCCCGAGCTGGTCAACGCGATGGACCCCGGCACCGAAGTCATCGTCACCGTCGATAGCGGCACCTCGAGCTTCTCAGGCGTCAAGGCGGCAAAAGAAAAAGGTCTGACCGTGGTCATTACCGACCATCACCTTCCCGGTGAGGGTCTGCCCATTGCCGATGCTATCGTGAACCCGAACTTGGATGGGGAGACTTTCCCTTCGAAGATGTTGGCGGGTGTGGGCGTGATGTTCTACCTGCTGATCGCCATGCGTGGGGAGATGCGTAACCGCGGGATCTTCTTGGATGCCGGTCCGGATCTGTCCACGCTGTTGGATCTGGTCGCGTTGGGTACGGTGGCCGATCTGGTGCCACTGGACTTCAACAACCGGATCTTGGTTGATGCGGGATTGCGCCGGATTCGCAGTGGTCAGGGTAACGCCGGTATCAAGGCGTTGATGGAGATTGCCGAACTCCCCCCGGAACGACTGATTGCCAGTAACATCGCCTTCGGTATCGCCCCACGTCTGAATGCAGCCGGTCGGCTGGAGAACATGTCACTCGGCGTAGAGACCCTCCTGTCTGATGACTTGGGTCAGGCCCGGGTCATGGTCCGTCAGCTCGATGCGATCAACAAAGAACGCAAAGAGATGCAAGCGGAGATGGTCAACGAAGCCGAACGCATGGTCGCCACAGCTGAACACATCGACAGCATCGGCGTGGTGGTGTTCGATCCGTCCTGGCATGCCGGTGTAGTAGGTCTGGTCGCCTCCAAGCTGAAAGAAAACCTGCATCGTCCGGTCATTGCGTTTGCGCCGGCTGGTGAAGGTAGTGATGAGGTGCGTGGTTCGGGTCGTTCGATCTCGGGCTTCCATCTGCGTGATGCCTTGGCCGTGGTCGATGCGAAGAACCCCGGTCTCATGCCGAAGTTCGGTGGGCACGCCATGGCCGCGGGTTTGTCGTTGAAGATGGCTGACGTACCGCGCTTTGCCAAAGCCTTCGATGAAGTCGCCACCAAGATGCTGGATGAGGAGACACTGCAAGCAGTTCTCTTCACCGACGGGGAACTGCCGGCCGGACACATCAACATCCACATGGCCTACTACCTGCGTGAAGCCGGCCCGTTTGGACAGGGCTTTCCCGAGCCGATGTTCGACAACGAGTTCGAGGTAGTGGCCTGGCGTACCCTGGGTGCGAAAGGTATCAGCCTGGCCCTGAAAGATCCCCGCGATGGCGCGGTGGTCTCCGGGACCATGTTCTTCGCCGACGGCAATATCCCTCCACCGACTAAGGTGCGCGCAGCTTTTGAAATTCAGATAAACACCTGGATGGAACGGGACAGTTTAAAACTCCTCATTCGTCACCTCGAACCGATCTAAAGGAAGACCGATGCATTTTGGGCTTATCTACAACGGCAAAACCTACCAGCTGCAATACCCGAACTTGATCCTCGACCCCAACCAGGTCAAGCCAAAGCCAATCACTCCGTCGGATGGGGAAGTTCCCTCCAAGCCACGGCGTCCGCTGGCATGGGAACCGGTGCGTGAAGAGACCACGCACTTCTTCGATTTTATCTTCAACGATTCCAAGTGCCATCCACTCACCCTCGAACTGCAATACGCCGACGATAAGACGGTTGTGCCGGCAACCGCGGAAACGGAAGAACTGAACTTCGCCCGCTTCGTGATTTGGATGGCCCAGTACCTGAACGGCCAGTTGTACGCCACCGGAATCGATCTTCGGATCATGTACGTCGACCAGAACAGCAGCGAAGAGCGCGAGAACGGTGGGTTGGCCACCCACCGGTGCCGCTATCCCGTACCCGCGGAGGCCTTCCAACTTGGCGCAGGCCGGATAAAGGTGACCTTGCCCCTGCAGCCGTATAACCCACCCCGGGGCTGATATGAAAATCATCACTGGTGAAGAACTCCTGACCTATCCGGCAGGGACCGTGTTTTACGTGTACGACCACTACACCTTCGAACGACTGGCCATCAAACGAAGCCCGCCCGAGGCCTTTGATAAGAACGGTTACAACGCGTTCATGCTCCAGTACCTGGGTGACTACATCTCACTCGAAGGCAGCGATCACACGGGCGAGATGATCGAGCAGATCGACAAGGCCATCGAGACGGGCGGGGAACTGCGCGTGGACCGTGAAGTCACCGAGCGTTGGATCCTGGAAAAGATCGAGCTGCAAAAGTTCGCGGTGTTCGACAGCGCCGATACCCTCGCTCTGATCCAAGTGCTCCAGGCCACACTTCCGAAAGAGGTAGAGCATGTCCTCTGAACAACCCCAAGACTGGTGGGCCCTGAACCTACTGATGCTGCACAACCACAGTGGCTTTCGTAAGCTGGGCGATGCCCTGACCGAAGCCGATGCCAACCGACTCATGGGGGAGGACGACCTCCTCCTCGCTCGGGGCTCCATGGTCGATGAAGTGACCCAGATCCTCGCGAGTGAGGATGCCCCGTTCAAAGTTTACCTCTTCGAAGCTGAAGGCGTGGATGAGGGCGAGTACTGCCAGCTATCCGGCCGGTGGCAGTTGACGGCGATCGGCGATACGAGCATGACCGAGAACCAGTTGGTGGCCCAACGGATGAAGCACCGCAAGTTTGAAGAGTCGGCCCTGGTCTGCCTCTACGATGGCGAAACCGCTCGTCGCATCTTCAAGAAAATCACTACTCAGTAAGGATACCCCATGCGCGTCGTTGACCGTGATACGTTCCTGACCTTGCCTCCGGGCACGTTCTACCAGAAGTTCTACTACACTCCCAAGGACACCCCGTACCGCGGTCAGCTGTTCGACGCGCTGCACATCAAGGGCGACACCCTGGTGACGGGCGAGCTGGAGGCAAGTACGTTCCAGACGTTCCCTTTCCCGGGGGTGAATTTCGAAGGGATCACCACCGCTAGCTACGAGGCGGTGCTGGAAGATCTGGCGAACAATCGCAATGCCACGTATTCGCTGGTCTTCGGCGTCTGGTACGCCGATCATACTTACGATCAGCAGCCGCTTCGTAATGAGGACGGTCCGCTTTTTGCTGTGTGGGATCGCCAGGATGTCGTGCGCCTCGTCCTTCGTGCCACGGCGGCTCTGAAAGAAGGCTACGCGCTGGACATCAACGACAACCCGTTCGTCGAGCCGATCGAAGAGCCCAAGCCCGTCCACCCCCAGAAGGTCATCAACGAGCTGATCCTTCCGGAGGTACACTTCGACACCAGCGACCCGAGCTTGTCGGCTGTGGAACGCGCCAACGATCGCGCTCCCCTGCGGCGGTTGCAATGGCGCACCTGCGCACCGCACAACCTGATGTTCTGGTTCGTCTTCAACTACCTTCCGCCCGAGGACCTGACCACGATACATTTCGGCAACGAGATGTCGGGCAGTTTAGCGTTGGAGCTGATCGATCTCATCACCGGTGAGCGGGTGGCGCTCAGCGATAAGCATGACTGGCGTGCCATGACGCAGGAGCTGGCGGCGTACTTCGACGGGCAGTTCGTCAAGCAGGGCTCCAAGCTACGTACCTCGTTCCTGGACGCCAAACCGTTCAGTACGGGAATCGAGCGGGTGTACTTCACCAGCCAGGCCTGGCGTGACGCCCTGGATGGCCGCAAGCCAAGCATCTACCTACGTTAAGGACTCATGATGGCCGACCTCACCGCACTACAGTACCTGATCCAGGTACACACCTACGGCGCAGGTCGGTTCTGGTCGGTGGAGAATCCGAAGAAGGCAGCCAGTAATTCGGAGCTCCGCCGCTGGATCGACCAGAAGAGCCTGTATATCAACGGCCGTCCGGTGACTTGCAATGAAGTCCTGGACTACGACTTCGACAGTGTGATCTTGTTCCCTAAGAATGCTCGTCGTCGCGTCACGCTCGTCTAAAAGGTAACTCCATGTCAAGCGACAATCTCGTTGAATCAGAACCATCCGCCTTGCGCCTGAAGCTGGCGGGTTTGAAGCCCCGTGCGATGGCCGCGTACTTACCACCCTCGCGTAAACCGGAGAGTGCCTCCCGACTGCATCTGGTTCCTTTGCGGGATGGTTGGGAACCGGACGTCGAGATCCACTTTATCCGCGGTAAGCGCGGGGGTGTGCAGGAACGCGAGACCTTGCGGTACTCGCTTCATCGGCAACCGCATGCGTTTTTCAGCACGCACAAACCCAACAGCGCCGGTCACTTCGAACGCAGCCCGGTACCGCGGGATGACGACGATAACATCGCTCCCGAAGCGAAGGTCTTTTTCCGCGACCAGATCAACCGCATGGTGACTCACCTGCGGGGCCAACTTTACGCGATGGACCCTACCATCAAGCTGATGCACGTGGCGCTGTGGACCGTCGCTTATGGCACCGGCTTGCGCACACCGCAACTGCAGAACACCTGGGCGTCGGATTTCGAATCCGGTCTACGTGGGGACGAGCAGTGTGGGCTCTTCTACAACAACTAACTTTCCGCCCGGGAATCCAACATGTCCATTGAAGTACGCATTCAAGTTGAACCGCAGTTGCTTGCCGCCCTGAAAGAGAAGCCTGTCCACCTGGTCGACGTGATCGAGCAGGCTATCGAACGGACGGTGGGACGGGAGAACATGAACCCGTGTCTCATCCGTTGCGAACCGTTCGGTGTCGACATGCTGGGGTCAGACAAAGAAGAACTCACTGATCTCGTCGCGACGAAGACGTGGTTCGATCGGATGGGCATCGACTACGACATCCGCCCAACAGCAACAGGCGGGTGCGACTTGTTGGCTCTCATGCATACCTTCACCTTCGATAGTGCAGGTAAGCTGATCGAAAAGTGCTTTACAGACTAATAACAAAGGAACGCGCACGTGACCATTGAAGTACTTATCACCGTCGATCCTCAGTTGCAGGACAGTCTGCTGGATCGGCAAATCTCTCTCACCAGTGAAGCCTACAAGGCCTTCGAAAAGGTTTTGGCCCCGGAGGAACTGGCGCCCATCCATCTTGGCTGTGAAGCCACGTTGGACGGGAAGATTGAGAAGCCCACCGAAGAGTCCATGATCCGTCAGGCCATGACTCGCATCGGGCAGGTCAATACCGGACAACCGTGGTGGCCGGATTTGTACAGCTTCGCACCCGGGGCGACCTCGTCGCTGGAAGTCTCGATCAGTGGCCTGGCGTCGACGTTCTTCTTCGACGCCAACGGTAAGCTCCTTCACCTCAACCAGGATTACTGACCATGACCATCGTCATCAACATCGTTTCCGACCAGCCGCGCGAAGGTAAGACCTCCGTGGCCGCCGTGATCGCTCGTGCCCTCAAGCAGTCCTTCCCGGATAACGAGATCGTCGTGGATTGTCAGGACGGTGACTTCGACAAGAAGTACAGCATGCGCGACATGGACATGAAGATCTTCAGTCCTATCCATATCAACGACAACAACGGCCACGGCGGTGCGGCGGAGCACAAGGTCGTCCGCACCCGCGTCAACGAGCAGTTCCCCGCGTTGGAGCAGGTCGATGAATCGGTGGGTTGATCAGACCCAGCTCTACCAGGATTCACCCCGGCAGTACGGGAACTGCGTCCAGGCCTCGGTCGCCTCACTATTGTTCCTGCCACTGGAGGCTGTCCCGGCCTTCCACGAAGCCAATGGCAATGCGGGGATGTTCTGGGAGAGCCTCACTCGCTTTCTGAACAGCCAAGGTTACGAACTGCAGTCGAAGTATCCCAGTCACGGCCAACGTCCCGCTCATCCCGATGGCCTGCACTTGGTCTCAGGACCCACCGAGCGATCAGCGTCAGGCTCCGGCGATCACATGGTCATCTACCGGGGTAAGGAGCTGGTCTTTGATCCGCATCCCTCACATGCGGGCTTGACCGACGTGTCGGCCGTGTATTTGCTACTCCCCTTAGATCCGGCGGAGTTCAAGCGCGAACGGATCCTGGCCAGTGAAGATAAGGAACCCGGTGTGGACTGGCCGATCCATGAGACCTATCCCAAAGTCCGACTCCTGGTAGGTCCGGGCTATGCGGGAGTATACGAGATCATCCGGTACCCACGCTTTGGAGTAAAAGAGCATTGGAACCCTGATGGCTGGTCGCTTAGCAGCACTACGCCGCTGGATCGTGAAAGCGCCAACGAAATCTGCGAGACCCTGTGCTTGCAGCTGGGCCAGTCCACGCTGATGGATCTGTAACCCGCAGCACCCCTCGTTCTAAGGCGGACGAGGGTATTCATCCTGTACGTTCGACATCAAGGAATACAAAGATGACCACCGAAAACCAGGCGCTGATCGATGCGTTTGAGCTGCCCACGATCACCGTGAACGAGGGCGCCCCCGCCATGGGTCTGCGCCGCTTGGCACACGATGCGGAAAACCCGCAGCTCGTCGCTCAGTTCAGCGATGGTAGTACTCTGCCCTTTGAGGTGTTTACCGTCGATGACGATACACGCTTCGAAGTCGCAGACAACCCGTACGCCCTGTCCCAGATCCAGATCTCCTGCGCCGGCTATTTCAAAGGCCAGGCGCTGAAGGCGGGCCTGGACATTACCGTCAACCAGGTTGACCACACCTACCAGGTCGAAGGCAACTGGATCACCGCCGCCGCGGTCACCAGCTACTCCTACCTGGAGCGCGGCTACCACGGTGAAGCGGCCGAGATCCCCTACGCGTAACACGGCATACCGCCCCTCCCCGTTTGGGGAGGGGTTAAGCGGCGAGGTTTCTTTTTGCATTCGACCGGGTTTCAAACCTACAACATCCAGGGGTAAGACCCACCACGACAACAACTGGATGTGACATGGCAAACGACTTCAGCAAAGAGCTGCCGACCCATCGGCAGGTCAAGAGCGCGATCGAACAGATCCTGCTGCCCAACAGCGAGTTCCTGACCAAACACCTGGACCCGTTCGACTACGACGATCTGGAGATCACCTCCACCAAGCAGTACCTGATCGTCAAGGCGTACGCACAGGGTACGTTGGCCGCGGAGCTGGTCCTGACGCGAAAGAAGCGCGAAGGATTCACGTTGACGGTCAAGGCCTACCAGAAGGTCCGTGTGACCAAGACCCCCATGAAGACAGGTGCCGCTAAATGACAACGATCACATGGGATGGTACAATACTCGCCGCCGACAGCCGAGGGGCAATCAATGGCACGGATCTCGTCTCAGACAACCGTTTTAAGATCCGCACGCTCAAGCAGCCGATGTATCTGGCTAACATTGAGCGGGACGCCCCGGAAGCAGATAAGAAGGTCCTGATCACGCACATCGCCGGTGCGGGAGCAGGTGGGGCGATCAAAGCCGCGATCGAAGCGATGGAAGCTGCACCGCTGAGCTTTTTGGACTTCCATCGTAAGTTGAAGTCCTCCACCCTGCAAGATCCTCGCCGTAGCTTTACCCTGCTGTTGATTGCTGAAGGGCGCGCATTCACGTTCCGAGCAGGCGAGTCGCACTTCCGCGAATCGCGTACCAGCTTAGAGCGCGACCTGCCCTTGCGCGTGTCGATCGGCAGTGGCTCGGATGTTGCCCAGTGGTTGATGCGCTCCTTCGATGTTCCGCCGCACTTGGCGGTGGCCGGCGCGTCTTTGACCGACCCGCATACCGGCGGCGTGATCCACGTTCGTAAGTTCAAGAAGGGTGCAGTCGTTCGCGAAGAAGAGATCTACTACGGCGACATGAACAAGCTACGGCGGGAGCTGCAACGCTGGATCGCTAAACACCCGGTGGCCAAAGAAGTTCAACTGGCCTCGCAGTACCATCACAAGCGGGAAGACCGCGACAGCCGCCTGTTCCGATTCTGGTTCGAGAAGCCGACCCCCAAGACCGACGACAAGCCCACGGAGACCAAAGCATGACGACGTTGATGTGGCACACGAACGCGGTCTACGCCGACACCCGGATGGTCAAGGGCGATGAGGTCTTCTCCTCCATGACCAAGATCCACGGCCTGAAGAAGCCGATCGACTTTATCAGCGAAAAGCGCGAGATCACTGATCGGATCTTCGGCTGGTACTGCTCCGGTGCGGTGATCTGCGGTCAGGCGCTGTTCGAGTACCTTGAGAACGGCAGTCCCAACGTGGACCTGGCCCTCCAGGCGCTGATCATGGCCGAACGCTTTAACCTCGCCAATTACGACAACTTCTTCGAGCTCATCCTGATCGGTGAGAAGGCGAACTACTCAGTGGGTTGGCAGCCCGGCGGGCATCGACTGGAGGTCTACGAACACGACCGACCCTTCGTGTTGGGTAGCGGGAAGAACATCCTCCTGGACTTGTTGGAGACCACGCCTGACATCCATCCGCTGCGGGCGATGTACGCGACGTTCTATCGGGATCGCATGTCCGGTGGGATGGTCGAGGTCTGGCACCTGGAACCCAAGAGCGAGCATAGTGACACCCGGTTCTATCGCCTGGGTATCGGCGAAGAACGGACCGACGAAGAGATCGCTCCGTTGTTGCTGGATCTGACGGCGCCGATGCCACTGGACTTTATCAAGCCCACCGACCGGATGCGGGCGGTGCTGGAGTTCCTCGAAAAGAAGGACGCTGAAAAAGAAGCGGAAGAGAAAAGTAAAGCGCAAGCGAAGAAGGCACGCAAAGCCGTTCGCCACAAAGTCACCACCGTGATCACTCCGAAGAAGAGGAAGAAGAAACATGAGTAAGCCCAACAGCTTCATCGCGCATCTGACCAAGCTCGTCGATGAAGGCAACAACCGCAAGCTGGTCGGTCAAGCCATCGGCGTCGATGCGCTCTCGGCCGTGATCAACGGTGAGCGCCCGCTCTCGGCCGACCAGGCGGTGAAGATCGCCGGCATCCTGGGCACCACGGCCAAGAAGCTACTGAACAAGCAGACCGAAAGCCAGCTCCAGGAACTGGAGGGCATGGAGACCAAGCCGGACAAGCGCACGGTCAAGGTGACCACCACCGGCGGTGAGGCCTCCAAGAGCCCGATGGGTCCGCGCCCGGTCTACTCCGGTCGACGCCTGCTCGGCTTCAGCACCCCGACCCGCAAGTAAGTCCACGCCAGCTAGACCCGTCGCGGGGTCTAGCTGCTTATTCACCCAACGAGACCAGACTCATGGGCTTTGAAATCCGCCGGATCAAACCCGGTTTTGAACATCCCAAAACGGGTGACGGTCAGTTCCTTTCCCTGTTTCCCTCAGGAAAGAGTGAGTTCGAGTTTCGCGAGCAAGAGGCATGGAGTCGCGGCTGGGCTTGGAACTACGAAGCGTTGCATCGCCTGGATAATCCCAAGCCGGGTTGGCGGCCTCTTAACGAGCGTGAGAGGGCCACAACCTACGCCATAGATAACGATCCGCCGGTGTCGCCCTATTTCTGTATGCCGATGTGGTCACCCCAAGAAGCCACGCACTTCGCCTGGTATGAAACGGTGTCCGAGGGTTCCCCGGTCTCTCCGGTCTTCGCCACGACAGAAGAGATGGCGCGCTACACCCATGCTCATGCGAATCCCACCCGCCATGTGAGTCGGCAGCAGACGCTCGAGGAAGAAATCAAGCAGGCCAATAATCCGCGCAATTACGCGATCGACTACTGGGCCTGGCTGCAAGTACCTATTCCGGAGGTGTCGCGTGGGTAAGCCCAAGTTCGTCTTTCATCGCGAGTTCAGCTGGGCTGCCACACCTCTACCAAACACCCAGGTCATTCGCCCACGCCGATCCTTGGCAGCTAACCTCGACTACATGTGCGGTTTGAATGCGGCCAAGACGTTCATGGCCATGACCGGTTACCCGGATGATGAATCCTTCGCCAAAGCGGCGCCCAACGTTAAGGCCGTACTGACCTATATCCAATACAACACCATTCACCGGTGTGACTTACGCCCCGGGGTTGACATCAATCGATTCCTGCTGCTCTTGGCGGACGGGTTTGGGCATCGCCTGAAATTGGGCATGTTCGCGCCGGAGTTCCCGATCAGTACCATCGCCTACGTGGACCATGGCGTGTCCGAATGGCTGAAGGTAAACCGCAATCCTCCCTTGTCTTCGTAAAGGAAACGTGTTACATGGCCATCCGTCATTGCGGCAGTGCAGGCAACCTCAAGTTGGATGAGGTTGTGCGGATCAATCATCGCGACATGAAAGTGATACTCCACCGAGCGTCCAGTCGCACCAGTATGTTCCGGGTGTTCCTGGCCAAACCCGCCACGCCGCCGGCTACGGCGTTGAGCTGGCTGCATGTGAGCGAACGCGTGCATGGCACTGGTTGGACGTTGACGGCATCCAGCATGCCCGAGGCGATGCGACAAGTGATCCGGGACTTCCTGGCTCATCGAAACGATCACGACACCTACTACATCGAGGAAGCGGACGCCGGCAAGCTGGTGGCCCGTCTACGCGCAACCCAAGACCGTGCTGCCAAGCAGGCAGCCCTTACCAAGGAACTGGCATGAACAACGAACGCAATACCGACGACGAAGAACAGGCCCTGAAGATCCAGCGCATGGTCCGCGCCAATACCGCCGTAGGGGCACAGGGACGCTTTCGTACCCTGTTTACCGCCGAGCAGGCCGCGGAAGCCATTGCTGCACGGGAAGCGGGGAACCTGGACAACGAACAGCTCAAGCGCATCGGCAAGTTGTCGAACTACCCCAATCGGGACATCCTGTACATCCACCAGATGACCCACTCGACGCCGGTACGTGATGCCCCGACACGCACCACGCTTTTCAAGACCGGTGGTCACGACAGGTTGACCAAGGTCTGTCGCGATGCGGTCCGCCAGATCAACAAGCCGTAAGGGGACAGGTCATGTGGTTTAACAAGAAAGCCTCACCCGAGCCGGAACCCGAAGTCGTCAAAGAGCCGGGCACGGAAGTCGTGGTCGATTACGTACACCGGGTCTTTACCGGCGGTCTTCCCTTCACCTTGGATGCGCTACCTCGCACGGGTGTGCACGAGCACGTGCTGCTCGTGACCAAGGAAGAGGCCGAGCAGGTCGAGAACCACGTCGTCCTACAGGTTCGCCATAAGGACGATCACATTCCTGTGGTGCCGATCTACCTGATCAGTCGGCGCACTGAGGATGGCTCGGAGGGTCGGGCCTTCTGGACCTACCGGCCGACCAGTAACACTCTGAGCCACGTTGACAATACCCGCCGCGCTGACTGGCTCAAGCTGCTGGTCGATTACCTGAATGGTCAGTTGGTCCCGCAGAATTGGCGTTGCATGAGTGGTGAGCTCGTGGACCGCTACGCTGCGGACGAAGCCGAAGAGAAGGGTGATAACCATCGCCTCTCCAAACACACAAGCGTGAGCATGCGTTATTTCCGCGAAGACCGATGGCGCTTTGATTTCCCAGCCCGACCCTGGGAAGCCGGCGTGCACAAGGTCGATGGCTTTCTACTGAAGCTCGACGGTTACGACTGACCCCCTCTTACCACTCAACAAGGAAGCTACCCGTTGAAAACCAATCTCTACACCACCCCGCCCTTTGGGCCTCACCTGATCTCGCCGGGTACACCGCCCATTGGTGGGTTGATTTGGATCGATCGGCACATGCCGGTCCCCAAGCCTCCGGGCTCGATGCGGTTTCGCATGGCCTATGTGAACTACCTGCTGACCGGCGATCGCTCCTACCTCAATTCCATCGAACGTTACGAGATGGAGCGGAAGTTGGTCTTTCCCGATCAGAAGACGCTGTCACCGACCGACGCGGCTGAATCGCGTCAGTCGATCTGGCGGCAGAACTTCGATCACATGGAGTTGGAGCTGGTCTTGGATCACGGTCGAGAGATTCGTCTGATCCAGCACAACCTCAAGTACATCAAGCTGATCGTCGGCGTTTGTTTGGAACGCACTGAATAATCCACCACACAAGAAGGAAACCATCCCATGGTCAATCGTGCTATGCCGCCGCATCCGGGTAAGGTGCTGAAAGAAGAGTTCCTGGAGCCGCTGAAGCTCTCCCGCGCCGAAGTCGCTCGTGAGACGGGCATTCCGTATGTGACCCTGACCCGCATCGTGGCGGGCAAGCTGGGTCTGAATGCTGACCAGGCCTTGCGTCTGGGCCGGTACTTCAAGAACGGCGAGCGGTTCTGGTTCGACCTGCAGTGCGAGTACGAGATCCGCCTGGCCAAGCGTGAGAGCTGGCAGGAGATCAAGGGCGAGGTCGCCCCGATCCTTTACTCGGTGGTCAAGAAGGCCGCCCGTGAGAAGGTTCGCCTGGAGGACTAATGGCCATGACTCGTCCCTCCATCCCTGTCATCTTAACACGGAGTTCCGCTGTGGCCACCACCAAGTCCAAGGTCAAGCCTTTCCCGAAAGCCAGCTACACCAAGCGGTACGGCTCCAACGTCCGTCCGGTCCATCCGGGGGAAATCCTCAAAGAGGAATACTTAGGGGAGCTGGGCATCACGACCGACGAGTTGGCTCAGGCCATCGGCATCAGCGTGTTCGCGGTCAAGAGCATCCTGTTGAAGAAGCGCAAGGTCACCACGGAAATCGCGTTCCGTCTGGCCCGCTACTTCGGCACCACGATCGACCTGTGGATCAACCTGCAGGAAGCCTACGACGTGCGACGCTTCGAGCTGAACGCCGACTCGATGCAGGACATCCTGAACATCACTCCACGGAAGTAACCCATGGCCATTTCGCGTGCCAGTATCGAGCAGCTGTACCAGTTGTTTCGAAACACGGTAAACGAGGAGGCCATGCCGACGTTCATGGCGGCTCTGGGGTACGCCCCGGACCGCCAGTTGGCGTTCTTTGATGACCATCCTTCCTGCATCTCCACGTTTTTCTTCGCCAACCTGGCCTGGGACCTCCGGATCCCAAAAGACAAACAGGCGGCGTTCGTCCAGCAGTTCATTGACGGTTTCAAGGCCAAGCGTGCCGAAGGTTTCTTTGTCACCGACGCGCTGACGATCTCCAAGCGAGTGGAGGTGCCGTTGGATACGTTCAACGAGTACCTGTTCGTCATGACCGGGTACGAGCAGCATTACCCGAAGATCTGGCACATCCAGCGCGAGAACCGCGGACTGTTGATGAATCGTATCTTGTCCAGTACCCGTAGCGGTCGCCGTCTTTACCGCCCACCTACCTACTATTAAAAGGGATTTACCATGAGCGAGTCTTTCACGATCTCTGCCGAGGACATGGCGTTGATTCACGATGCGCTGGACGATGCCCACCAGAACGCCGTCAATCGCGTCCTGGCGGTCAAGTTCGGTCCGGAGATGCCTTACCTGCGCTCCCAGGTGCCGAAGATGCGTGAGGCGCTGGAGCGGCTGGAGGCACACCTACCCGAAGAGGGACGTTGGCTCCTCAACGGTCGCAACCGTGAGGAAGCCGGCGTATGAACTACATCGACAAGCGGAACCTGCTCTGGGGACTCTTCTTCTTGGTGTTCTTTTTGATCTTGATCCTGATGCTGACGATCAAGACCAACAGCGTGCGAACGGTCTCTGATCCGGCCATCGCCAAGGAGATCTTCACCGCCTGCTCGGAGGGTGGCCAGAACAAAGACTCCGGGGTCTATGTCTCACGGAACCTGGAAACCTGTGCCGACATCGCCGTGCGGTTAAGTCAACGGCCCTACGATGAAGTGCCAAGGAAAACACCATGAAGGCCGGTAAGTTCTTGCTCAAGTACATGACCGCATTCGTGGCCTTATGCGCGATGGCTTTCGTGGTGGCGGTCTATGGCACGCCTTCCCAGGCGGCGCTGTTGGCCGCCGAACAAGACGCGATGCGTAACCAACACTGGACCCTGGTCATCGTCAGCGGTCGAGCAACGAGCGACAACTCCATGGCGACGGTTCCGGGCTTTTCTACCGGTAAGCAGTGTGCCGCTCAGGTGCCGGTGGTGATGGCGCGCCCACGTACCGCCGACGCGTACTGCGTCTTGGTCCAATAGGAGTACCCATGAGCATTGCTAGCATTCGTCGGTATTTCAAGGCCGGACAAACGTTGGAGCCGCTGCAGTGGTCCTGGTTCCAAGCCAGTGTGGGTCTAGCGGCTGTGTTGATCGTGCTTTCGCACTGCTTTGTGATCATGTCCTCCGCGGCCATATGCCAGGCCTGGGTGGACATGTTCACTCACGTGCCCCAGAACCTGAAGATCACGGACTGGTCGCCCCATGACGGCGTCGTAGCGGGGGCGCTGAAGCTGTTCGCTGTGGTCGTCTACGCGATCGGGATGTTCTGCCTACTGGTCGGTGCCTTTGTCATGATCATCCTGCCCTGGATGTGGTGGACGAACTACCGCAAGCGTTACAAACCACGATAACTCGGCAAATGCCCCTCCCCATTTCGGGGAGGGGCCTGCTATGACTTTTTCCTATTTGGCCTTTCGATGATGCTATGAGATGGAATGTCTCCACTCGCATCAAACCCGGCGTTTCTCGTACGCCAGAGGATCGATAGCCATGCCCAAGCAGTCCACCAAACAGAAGCAACCCTCGTCCGACAAGTCGCGCCGTAGCACGCGCAACGGGCGCAAAGGGAGTGACAATGTTGTCCCGATGGCGGCGTACGCGCCTTCCGAGGCAGCGAACGAGGATCGATCCGGTCCGCCCAAACTGAAGCCGATGAACAAGGCCCAGGGGCAGTACCTGACGACGATCCAAAGCAATCTGTTGACCCTGGGCACGGGCCCGGCGGGTACGGGCAAGACTTACGTGTGCACGGCGTACGCCGCCGAGCAGCTCATCGACCGCAAGATCAGCAAGATCATCGTCACTCGTCCGGCGATCGAGGCCTCCGGTAAAGGTATGGGCTTTCTGCCCGGTTCGATCGAAGAGAAGTTCGCGCCGTATTTCGAACCCTTCCGTCGGATCCTGGTGAGCTACTTCGGCGAATCGAACCTGGAATACATGATCAAGAAGGGGCGCGTCGAGATCGCGCCGCTGGAATACCTTCGTGGTCTGACCTTCGAGAATGCCTTCGTGATCCTGGACGAGGCCCAGAACACCACCCCGGCGCAGATGAAGCTTTTCCTCACGCGCATCGGCGAGTACTCCACGGTGGTGGTCAACGGCGACACCGACCAGAAAGACATCAAGGGCCTGTCGGGCCTGGAAGATGCGATCCAGCGCCTGGGCGATTGCCCTGACGTGGCACAGTTCGAGTTTACCGAACTGGATATCGTGAGAAGCGGTTTGGTCCGCGAGATCCTCAAGCGTTACCGCGTTGCGGCCAAGGCTTGATCGCTGTCACTTAAAAGCCCATCCTTTGGGGTGGGCTTTTTTGACGTCACTGTCTTTTGGTGTGTATGTAACCACTAAGGATGTTTCATGGCAGCGCGCAAACCCTCCGGCTTCATAGTCGGACTGATCTTCCTCCTCCTGGTCATGATCGGCTGTGCCATCTCGATCGGTTGCTCCAACCGGGTGGCGGTAGTTGAACCTGCCTCACCGGTGACGGTGGACGATGGTCCCAGCGACAGCGTGGTGACCTACACCCTGTTCGCCTACACCAATTCGGCCGGCGTCCTGACCTCCGATCCCGGCTACACCAGCAAAGCGCGTTGTCTGGCGGCTGTTCAGGACCTCCAAGGCCAGCTCGACCGCGTTATCTTAACGGCGTGCGTACAACACCGGTAACCCGAGAGCTTGCCCCCTCGTGGGGCAGGCTTTTTTGCCGGTAGCTTTAAACGGTTTACAGACACACATTACCAAGAGTAACCCACTAGGAGAGAATCTGTGTTCGAGATCCATCCGATCCATCCCAACGACATTGTTGAGCAGTGTCCGATCTTGCTGACCTACGAACTCTACGACGCTTCCTACGGCTTTGATGGCGTGGGCCTGAAGCAGGAGTACATGAGGGCTATCGACAGTGGGCAAAGCCCGCTGAACGCGATGTGGGTGGCCTACATGGGCCGTTACCCGGTCGGTGTGGCCACGGTGCAGTACCTGGGGGCCGAACCGGTCTTGAATGTCTATGTCTCGGAAGCCTATCGGCGCCGCGGCTTGGGGAAACAGCTGATTGACCTGGCCAAGGGGTATTTGCCCCAGGTGGCGATGTACTACACCCAGACATCCGCCAACCTGGGCTTCACCTTAGGGGTGCCAATGGCCCAGCAGCAGCTCGAAGAACGTCAAGCCCGGCAAGCAAATCCCCGGTAAACATACCCCCTCGTCTGTAAATTTCCTCCGACGAGGTCAATAGTTTGCCACTATGATCTGGGCGCTTTCCGCGTCCAGCCCCACCGAGGCGCTCTAGCTGACATTGTCGCTGGAGGCCTAACCCCACGTTTGCCCCACCACCCCTGGCAGATAGTGGACACACCTAAAACGTACAAAAGGAGCAATACCCATGCCGACTCCGATTGGTAAGAGAATACCCTTACTGGTTGGATGTTTTGCACGCAAATCCCGAACTGCGAGATGAAGGATAATCATCCCATGAAGCTTTTCTTTGTATCTTTGGCTGCGCTCCTTCTATCAGCGTGTGCACCCGTTCAATCCAAGTCCGTCAGCGATAAGCCGGTTGCCAATACGGTCACCCTGACCCCGACCCTTCCTGCGATTCAGCCCGCCGTTGTCCAGGCTGTCCTAAAGGAGTCCATCACTCCTGTCCTCACGCTCCAACCTCCTCCACCCTCTGCGCTGAATTCGCGCGAAGTGGAGTGTATGGCTCAAGCCATGTACCACGAAGCCCGAGGAGAGGGCGATGTGGGAATGATTGGCGTCGGTTACACCGTCGTCAACCGCATGAAAGACTCCAAGTTTCCCGACACCGCCTGCGGGGTGGTCTACCAAGGGAAGCGCAACAAGGCGGGACGGCTACTCCCCCGACAATGTCAGTTCAATTGGGCCTGTGACTCCAAAACGGATAAGCCCAAAGATCTGGCGACCTACCAACGGTCCACAGAACTTGCCAAACTCGTTCTCCTGGGATACGCGCCGAACCCGATCGGGAAGCTGAAGTATTTCCGCGAAGCGAAACTGAAGTCCCACCCCAAGCAGCGCTATGCGTACCAAAAGCGCCTGGGCAATCATCTCTTCTACGCATTGGCCTCACGATAAGCAGCCCAAGCGGTAAAGAAGACAACGTACCCGAGTCCGTCCCTCCCCAGTTGGGAGGGCGGGCTTTTATACCGTTAGCTGATTATGTGCACCACCACGACCGACCAGCATAGTGCCTGGAGCCGGCGTGTACCTAGCAACACCTGATCCCCAATGAGAGAGCCATGAAGAAGAAACCGAGTTACCTGCATCTGCCTACCCGCTATCTGGCCTACCAGACTGACGCCTGGCATCCGCATCGCTTGATGTACAGCCTCCCTATCCGCGATCGCGGGTATTTGCAAGGTACGGATGTCGATTCCCCGCCAGTGATGATCCTGGACTGGATGGCCTCCGAGATGGAGCCGGGCACCCGAGCTCACGGCTACCGCTATGTCAAGGACCGTGGGGGCATTGACCTTATTCACAACTTCCGTTTGGTCCGCTTTGAGACAGGCGAGTGCGAGGCGGAGTTCGAAACCTTCCAGGAGATGGTCTGGAAGTTCAAGCGCAACATCATGGAACTGCGCGATACACGTAGCAACGTGGTCTTCGCCAAGTGGCTGCGTCGCGAAGATCCCGCGCATGGGCCCATTTGGGTGCTGGAATGGGAGCTGACCAAGCAGACCAATCACCGGCTCGACGAACACCCCTCGACCTTGGCCGGTGAGATCTTCTCGCAGATGCGCTACCTGCTACGTCAAGTGCCGGCGGATAAGTTCGACTATGCCGACACACCCTACAACGGCGCGCAGGTGATCAATAGCTTGCCGCCGGCAGTGCACTTCTTCTGGCGCGATGTCTTCGGCAGCGATCCTCGCTTTTGCCATTGGCAGATCTTCGGCGGTCGCGATCACCAGGTCCCGGCCACGCCGGGTCAGCGCATGGTCTTCGCCTATCTGAAGATCCTCTCCGATCCGTACTGGCGTGCGCGTCACAGCGGTCTGACCCGCGAGGCGATGCAGGAACGCTTCTCTGTCATGATTCCGGTGAAACTGCGTAAGCTCATCGATGACTGCAAGGCCATCATGCAGCTTCATGATCCAGTGCCGGCCAACGCGGAGAGTCTCTTTCCTATCACCGCCAAGCGACCGAACGTGGATCCGTTCAACGGCGTCACCGACGATGCGTTGAGCGGGAGTCTGCCCGACTTCCTGACCCAGAACAATCGCTGGTAACCCATAAAGCCCCTCCCTTTCCGGGAGGGGTCTTTTGCCGTTACGTGAATCTCTACCGCCATCGCAAGATGGTACGACACTACCCAAGGACCGTTTCCATGACCACGCCGTTTTCCACGCATATCGCCCAAGACATGGGTGACGTGCAGATCGATTCCCAGTTCCATGCCCTGGTCGACGCCATGCGCACTCGCGCCGTCGAGCTCCTGGAGAGCAACCACGGTCTCGTGTTCCAGACCCAGCTGCCGGGCCTGACGCTGGACAACGTGGAGTTCCATCCCGATGCCGCGAACCACCTGACGCCGGGTATGGAAGTGATGAGCGGCCGTGAGCGAATCATGGGCGTCTTCCTGGGCGCGCTCGATGAGAGCCTGCGTCAGCAGTACAACTGCAATGCCTGCGCCTCGTTCATGAAGAACTACGGCAACCTGGCCATTGTCGAGTACGGTACCTGCCGCCTGCTCCCGCTGCTGTGGGATGTCGAGACGGCGCCGGAGATCTTCAAGCCCGGCGTACAGGCCGTGATCAACCTGTTCGAAAAGGCCAAGATCGTCCGGGTGTTCTACACCGACGCGGAGTTCCTGGGCGAGCCGGTCAAGGGCGGTCACGAGCACATGGCCATTCCCACCGGGGCCATGCGGGCGAAGCCGCTACGCTCCAAGACGGCCGGGGCGAACATGCAGGACAGCATCCAGACCCGAGAGCTCTTCGCTCGCTCGATCGGTCAGTTCTCCGATGAGCTGCTGGCCTCGGCCCTCAACCTCTTCCAGAACGACAAGCTGCTGATCTGCTACCCGCAGTTCGGTCAGTACCTGTCGACGTTCATCCACTTCAAGGGCATTCTGCAGAAGGCCAAGGCCCCGGACCAGCCGGTGGGTACCTACACCCGTGCGATCTGGGCGGCGGTAGGCATGCTCCCGACCGGCGTGCTGCGGATCAAGAACTCGGTGCTGGGTCGCTTCTTGGAAGACCTCTCCAACGGCAAATCCATGGCCGAGTGCGTGAAGTCGTTCGGTGAAGATGTCCATCCCTCGCAGTACAAGCGTCCGCAGGTGGCCCCTTCAGAAGGTACGATCGAGCAGGCTGAAAAGATCATTGCCGAGCTGGGTCTGACCACGGCCCTGGAACGCCGCTTTGCCACCGAAGCGGATCTGCCCGATAGCGAAATCTTCTGGCGTCCGACGGTGGAAGCGTTCGCCGAAGCTGCACCGGCCCGCGTCTTCGGTCACCTGCAGGCCAAGGATGCGACGCCCAAGCCGGTCGGTGGTGCCCACGTCACCGATGCCGGGAAGATCACCTGGGAGCGGTTCCGTACCGAGATCCTGCCCAAGGCCAAGACCCTCGCGGTGGAACTCAGCCCGATCCGTCCCTACGCCTTCGGTGGCCTGTTCACCGCGGTCCATGCCGATGCCGGCCTGCTGCTCTCCTACGACCGCGACGAGCAGCGTAACCCGGTGAGCATGTACCTGTATGCCAACGGCGTACCGCCGCGGGCCATCGCTCTGGAAAGCTCCGGTGCAGGGATCATCACCGTCCCGGTGCGTGCGATCATGTCCCGTCCGGAAGGCTGGTTCGGTGTGGAGAACCATCGCGAGCAGATGGACTTCCTGCTCCTGGAAGGCGCCCGTGAAACCAACAACGTCGGCTTGGGCCTGTTCCCGGATATCCTGCGTCGGGATCTGCATGGCGTGCGTTCGGTGATCGAGGCCTACTCCAACGGCGGTAAGCCGGACAACGTCGAGGACTCGATTGCGGGGCTGTGGTTGTCCCGCATCGGTGGCGAGATCGGCATTGAGCTGGTGATCACCAACCTGGAAGGCTTCAAGGTCCGTTACACTATCGACCGTTCCGTGTAAGGCTATGTCAGGGAGAGGGTTGTCCTCTCCCTGGTTCACTGGAGAACCATGATGCCCGTTGCATTCAGTTATTACCAGCGCGTGGATCCGAAGGACAAGGCCAAAGCCGTGGCTGAGATCCGCGCCCATTTGATCGGCCGTGGAATCCCGGAGGACTGCAATAAGTTCGAATGGATCCTGCACCGCAAACTTCGCCAGCGCTTTGGCTAAGGAAAAATTACAGGCCAACACCATCGGATGTATTGGCAGATAAAAACGAGGTGACGTGCCCATGAGCGCACCTAGACCCGAACAGGTGCGGCAGGACCTCAATCGGATGAAAGACATCATTGTGGGGCTAACCGGTAGTAACTTACCACCCCACACGCTCAGTGAGTTGGTGAAAATCCGCACGACGTTCAAACGGCTGGCGTTGGCGTATGGCATCGATCTTCTCGGTGAGGACGGTCCCGACCCGCGCGAGGCGCAATGGAAAGCCTTGGCCGACAAAGGCGATTACATCGCCGCGATTAAGTTGTATCGCGAGATCGCCGATTGCGCCATTTTTACCGCCAAGGACGTGGTCGAACAGTACATTGGCCGCAAGCTCCGTTAATACCACCACCAAAAGGACCCTTCCAGAAATGTCCTATACCGCTTCGCGATGGGAACAGTTTGTAGACCTCGCTGTCGTTGTCGTTTTTCTTATGCTGCTATTAGGTGTGGGGTATTTGCTCCTGCCCGATCCGTTTGTGTTCTCCCGCGATGCGAAGATCGTCGGCGCCTTCTTGCTGATCCTGCTCCTGTACTCAGTGGCCTTAAGTGGCACGGTGTACAATCGCACGATTGTCAAGTACCAGCGTCGCCTGCGTAGGCCTCGGTAAGTTATGGCTACTGCCGAGACCTTTCGCATTCCAACACCGGAGTCGGCCCGTGCCCGTCTGTTGGACGAGCTGTCGAACAAGATTGCCAAAAGTACCTACCCGCTGTTTACCGCGAAGGAACTTAAGGACAAAGTGAAGCTGACCGAAGAGGAATGGTTTGTACGGTCTACCGGGTTTGTCGAAGATGCCAAGAACGGGTTCCCGAATACCGGTTTGGTGCGCGATTTGACCCGTGGCCTCCTGACCAAGCTGTTCACGGCCCATTTGGGTCAGCAGACCGTTGCGAAGTTTGCCACGGTGGTCAAAGACGCCCCTCTACCGAAGAAGTACAAGGGACTGGGCACCCCGCGTAACCCTGATGCTGCGAGTTGACCGTCGATGGACTATAAAGCACTGACGCGAACCCCACGCCGCTTGAGCGTGGTTCCTCTTTTTCTGGCCTGCGCGCTGGCCTTTGGTCTGGTGTTCTTTCTGGACCAGCTGAACCTGAGCCTCTTGGCCACCGCTTTGCTGCAAGCAGGGATTGCGTTCTGCTTACTGGGCGTGGCTATCGTGATAACGCGTTACCAGACCGCTTCCAAGCGCGCCTGGCGGCTTCGCCAGTTGCCGGAGCACCAACGTAGCCAAGTAGTGGAGGAACCTCCCTACCGCGGCGTGGAGCGCCGGCGTCGATCGGATCAATCGCAGCCGATCGTGAGCCCGCAACCCCTATGGGAGGAGTAAGAGCGATGGATGATCAGCAATGGGGTACCCGTGTACCACCGGAGCAGCGCTCCCGCGCTCCCTTGCCCGCTCCCAGCACCAAGCTGGTGGAACGGCGCCTGGAAGCCATCGCCGCACGACTGGGCCGCGACGTCATGACCCTGCCGATTCCCACTTTGCAGGATATCTGCACCAAGTTCCACAACGAGAGCAAAGCCAACGCGGATGTCGATGAAGAAGCGTACATCTTTGCCGTGGACCGTCACAACGACTACGCTCTGGCCATCGAACTGCGACAGCGGATCGAACACCTGGCCGTGCCCACTGCCTAAGTACGTTCCCTGAGAGCCTTCGCCGGTTCTCAGGGAATTGTGCCCTTACCCCTGGAGTTTTTGGATGACCTATAACCCCAACGATGAACTTTCCCCAGAAGCTGCTGCCATCTGGCAAGAGACGCTGGCCAAAAAGAAAGCCTTCGAGAAGGAGATGTCCACTGACCCGGTCCTGTTCGAGGAATTCCGTCAGGTCTGGCTCACTACCTTGGAAAAGCTGGAACGGGACAAGGACACCACCTTGGTCGACGCGGACTTGAAACTGTCCCTGATCCTGCTCAACCGTATCCCCGACTTAGTCACGGTCGAGAGCGCCCGCTGCCACCCGGAACATAACCTGGAGGAGAAAGGTAAGCACAAGCCACTATCGATCACCATGGCCTTCCGTTACCCGGCACTGAAGACGTTGCAAATGCTCGTCGGAAGCCTGGTGGCCAGCTGCAACACCACGGTGGGTAAACACATGCCCATGGGCCACGGGGTGCGCCTGGTGACCTCGATGAAACGGCTGCCCCGGGCCATGGATCGAGGCCGTGACGAACGCGTGCTGTACCGGCGGATTAGCCTGCAGGTCCATTTCAGTCACTTCCCCGAAGTGGCGATCAAGCAGCAGGTCGAATTTATCCGCTTGCTCGAAAATACGTTGGTGTCAGTGCTGTTGTATCTGAAAGTGGACATCACCGGCCTGGTCGAACTCATCGCCGATCGCGAAATGTCGACCGATCGCAAGTAAAAGGTAGAAATATACCTGGGCCGGTAATTTAGTGGCAAACCGGCTTAAGTACGACGTCCCAGAAGTCTTAGAAGAAGCGTTATCCCGACCATACCGATCGCGCGATAGCGTCTTTTATAAGCTCCGGACGGCCACCCGCCGTCTAGGAGCGATTATGCCGCCATTCTCTCATTGCAAGGAGTTGCCCATGTCTTCGTTCCCTAAATTCTCCCGTGTCCGCGACTACCAGTTCTGGTTTACCGTGTCGCTGATCCTGGGTCTGTTCCTGCTACTCCTGAGCTTCGCCTTACCCGTCTTGGCCACGATCCCGGTGTGGTATGCCTGGACTCACTGGATCAATCCCCAGGACCTTTACGCCCCTTCTGCGTTCGGACCGCGGATTCCACGTGGCATTCCCACGTTCTTGTTGTTCGGCATGTATTACATGCTGGTGGGATTTGCCAGTTACCAAGCGCAGAAGTGGTCGATGAAGCTCAACGGCTTGTGTCGTGAACTGAATTACCACCGCAAGTACCTGTCGCCCTCAGCGGTTCCGTCGCTGGACATCACCGCCGAAGACGTGGCCGAGATGGTCGACAAGGCCTCCACCCTAAGGACCTAAGATGTCATCACCGTATCGCCGGGACAGTGTTCCCCTCATCGTGGGTCAGTCCTACGCGATCTTGGAGAAGATCGACATCCACTCCTTGGACCAGGTAGGCAAGCTGATGGTGGTGGAGGTGAACATGGTCACCACGGCGGGTAAGTATTTCCCCACCTACCCGGCGCCTCGGGACATGGCCACGTTCGGTAAGTACTACCCCACCCCGGACGCGCTGGATCCGGACCGGAACGCCTTTGTTGGTGGCCTCTTGGGCATTGTCCCAGGCGTACCCGGTGAGTTCTTCGTCAACCTGCAACTGATCTACACCCCGGCGACGGGCCAGCTCGATACCAGCTTCAGCATCGACAGGGAAGACCTGTCGTGGTTGGAACGGATCGAGCTGGTGGTCGGCGCCAAACTCCCCTATCGAGGTAAAGTCTCATGATGTCCAACGATGGTACCCCCGTTAACCAGGACTACGACCAGCCCGTCACACCGGCTCCGGATGACGACAAGCTCACCGACGACGACCTGGCGCGGTTTCGCGAACAAACCCAGATTCACCGTGAATCCACGGTCTCCGGCGTTGCCGGTAAGCTCTGGGACAAGATCAATCCGTTCGGAAGAAAGTAACATGCGCTCGACCGTCAAGGCTTTCACCGCCCCTTTGCGGGAATGTCAGCAACGCTGGTTCCAGCGGACCCGCAAAGGCCTGTTCGCGAACCTGGTGCTGCCGCAAGTCTTCGAAATCCGCGCGCTGGGCGAGATCGACGGCGACAAAGACTACATCCTGATCCAACTTCCGGATCGGATGTCCTTTGGGGATCTTCGTTTCGCACTCCAGGCCATCGCCGAGGTGCCGGGAGAGATCCTCCCCATGGAGCGCATCCTCACCTACGTCGGGTTACGGGTGATGCCACCGCGTCGGGTCAAGCGACCGACGCCCGCCGAGCGCGCAGAGACGGAGTTGTACTTAGAATCCATGCGCAGTTTGCAGTTGTGTTTCGTTACTTTCCGGGAAGCGTTGCGTGAGGGCTTGGTCTACACCCTCACCGCCGAGGAAGGCATCGCTGTTATCACCCTATCTCGACCATAAGAGTCGAGACCAAGAATAAGGCAGGTATTCCCGTGTCCCAAATCAATCTTTTCTCCGGCCGTATTACCCGAGAGTCCCATCCGGACTTCGTTGAGTATCTGAACACGTTCAAAGACGGCGCCTTGCTGCCGATCTCGGCCGTGCGCATGCTCACCGAAAAGCCCCATCCCCATGTCCGCTTCGAAAAGAACGGTGTGTCCGATTACATCGTCTTCGCGGTGGAGAAGCCGCTCGTGGTCGACCACATCTCCTGGCTGTATCGCCGCGTGCTGATCGAGACAGACAAAGAGCCGCCGGATCGCAACGAGTTCTACGAGTACCTGTGGTCGGTACTCTTCCCCAAGACCCCCCGGCATCGGCGTTCCGAAGCTCAGTGGGAAAAGATCAAGGAAGCCCGTCAGCATTTCGAGATCCCGCACCTGGCCTTCAAGCACTACGCGGCAACGCAGAAGGAAGGACGCGGTGAAGAAGTGTTCATCGAGCGTACCCACGGCTTTGTGGTGATCGAATACAACAAAGCGCCCGTCAAGACCCCTGAACCGGCCGACGAGGCTGTTGTCTAAAAAAGGAATGCGCACGTGTCTACCGTACATTTGTTTATCGACAACTACTCAGAACGGCAGCGTGCCCGGATCGCCTCGCATAACGAGGGGGAACTGGCCACGGTACCGCTGATGGTGGGAGCGACAATCGGACGTAATACCCGTATCCTGGATCGACGCGACGATGAGATTATCATCACGGCGGTTCCACGGGGCACCGAGAAGCGAACCATCGCATGGCTCTATCACAACGTCGTGGTCCTGCGCAAGGACCTGCTGTCGTTGGATGAGTATTACCATCACGAGGTGGAAGAGGCCTTCGCTGAGCACTCGGCGACGAACTACGCCACCTCCTCGGGAATGATGATGGAAGTGGATTCCCGGCAGGTCATGAAACGGCTCCGGCAGTTGACGCCCTGCATGCAGGCGTTCAGCAAGTTTGCCTGGACCCTGGCCACCCGTCGGCTGTCGCTACCGGAGAACGAGCGTTTGCTCACTTCGGTGTCGATGGCAGACGATGTAATCATCCTGCGTATCAACCGCACCGTGGACGCGCTGCTACCGGCCTAACGGCATACGACCCCAGGAACCCTTTGCGGGGTTCCTGGGGCACGTGTGTCTTTCTTTTGTTGCTTACGCAGCAACCGTGATCGCGATGATGTCGTCCAGTGTACCGGTCGAACCATTGGCGTCGGTCACGATGAGGTGCAGCGACATCGTCACGCTGGTGGTGATCGGACCGGAGAGCACGCCCGTGGACGCGTTCAGAGCCCAACCCGCGGGGACGTCTTCGGACTGGGGACCCAGGGCCCAGGTCAGCGGCGCCTTACCACCGGTGACCGCGTAACCGTTGTAGGTGTAGGTGTCGCCATTGGTAGCCGCGGCGTTATCCGGCGCGTCACCCGTGACCACGATAGCCGCAGCAACAGTGATGGTCACCGAATCGGCCAGGGTCTTGACCGTACCATTCGCGTCCGTCACCTGGACCGTGTAGTTGTAGGTACCGGCCACGTTGGGCATGGTCACCGTGCCGTCGGAGCCATTGATGGTCCAACCGCTGGGCGCTGCGCCGTTGAAGGCGTAGACCAACGGAGCCTTGCCACCGCCACCGGTGTACTTGTAGGTGGAAGAAGCGCCCGGCTTGGCCAAGGTGAGGTCCGGTGCTGCGCCGGTCAATGTGACCGCAGGCGCCGTGGTGATCACGACTGTCTCGGCCAGTTCCACCACCGTGCCGTTGGCATCGGTCAGCTGCAGGGTATAGTTGAACGTACCCGCTGTCTTGGGCATCGTGACCAGACCCGCGTTGGTGACCGTCCAGCCAGCCGGCGTCGTACCTGCCTTGAAGGCGACCGTGTACGGAGCTTTACCACCGGCCAGCGTGTACTGGTAGGTGGCCGAACCCGTGGGGGCAACCTGCGACAGGTCCGGAGCCGTACCCGTCAGGGTCAGAGCCGGAGCGATCGAGAGCACGACCGAGTCGGTGATGCTGGCAACCGTGCCGTCGTTGTCGGTGACCTTGATGCCGTAGTTGAACGTGCCCGCGGTGTGCGGGATCGTGACCACGCCCGTGGCCCCGTTGATCGTCCAGCCTGCCGGAGCGGCGCCGTCGAACGCGTAGGTGTAGGGAGCCGCACCACCGGAGGCCGTGTAGCCGTAGGTGGAGGTACCGGTCGGACCGACCAGCAAGAAGTCAGGAGCGGAGCCAGCCAGGGCCAGAGCCGGTCCGGAGACCATGGTGATCTGCACGGTATCGGCCAGCTGCGCGGTAGCGCCGACATGGTCGGTCACGATCACGCCGTAGCTGAACTGACCCGGAGCGTTCTGGATGGTCAGCAGACCGGTGTTATCGATCGTCCAGTTGGCCGGACCGCCCAGGCCCGTGAAGTTCACGGTGTACGGCGGGGTACCACCAACCACGGTGTACTGGAACGTCGTGGTGTGATTCGGATGGGCGTCGGTCACGTCCGGCGCATTGCCGGTGATCGCCAGGGCCAGCGGCACCGCCTTGAGCTGCAGGGTGTAGGTGCCGAAGTAGATCAGCGAAGTCGCCTTGGCCGTGATGACCTGGTCGCCACCAGTGGCGAGGGCAGCACTGGCGATGTCGTCGGAGGTCAGCATCAGGCCGTAGGCGGCGTTGATGGCCGGCAGGATATCGATCGTGGTGGTCCAACCCGGCTGCAGCTGCACGGTCAGGCCCGTGGCGCCGAAGAGGACGTTCAGATCCAGGCGGTTGTAATGCAGCAACGCCGAGCCACTCCAGGTGGTCGTGCCGTTGGCAGTGGCCGTGACGTCGGTGTTGAGGTCTTCGACCGTGCCAGCGATGGGCGCACCGAACGACATGTCGCCGAGGGTGAACTCAGTCCCGTTGGCGGCGTTGATAAGGTCAATCAGGATCTTCGGCGCAGGCTGCGCCAAGTTCTGGTTCGTTTCGGCGAGGTTCGGAAGGGACATGGACGTTCCTTAAAAGGCAATGGGCAGCTAAGAAGGAGCCCGATCATCGATCAGGTCCCGCATAGAATGCTGAAGGGCTCACACCGCGGACGGGTGCACGCAGATGAAAGCGATGGCGATGTAGGTGAAGTTGTGCAGCATCTGATCGATGCCCAACGTGACCCAGAAACCTTTGTCAGCGACCGTGTAATGGGTCAGGTGCGCCTTCCAGTAATCGACCAGCAGATGAGCCAGGAAATCGCCCACCGCTACCAGGAGCGCCAGGCGCAGCCCAGAGAAGGGTACGACCACCCAGAAGGTTAGCAGGCCGTGGATGGCGCAGTGCGCGGCCAGTGGCAACAGCCACCCTTCGGCCGCGGTCTTCTTCAGCATGTACTGACTTTGCAGGGGAAAATCAGCCAAGAAGTGCTTGAACATCAGACCAAGCAAGAGCATCAGCAAGGTCAGGAAAGGGTTACTGCTAAATGCAGAGCTCATCATGGGACATCCTTACGTAGTTAACGGGTTCGTTCCTCATAGGAAACGGCAAGATTCCAGCTCATTTCAAACCTATAACACCCCGATGAACCTCCACCACCATTCAAAGGACCTGTCATGCTCGATCAACTTCCGCACCTCACTCCGCCGCAGAAAACGGTTCTCGACCTGGCACTTGCCCGTTTGAATACGTGGGCGCCTAAGATTGCCCTTCTCCACGGCCTCATGCTATTCGCGCCAGAAACCGGCTGGTCGGAAACCCGCTGGCGGATCTATCGCGAAGACACGACGGCCAACCCGCTCTTCGGGTATTTCCGCTTCAACCCCAATCGCCTATGGCACAGCTACGATGTCTCGGCCTTCGGTGCCGAGGAACTGAACGGCGGTCTGACGATGGAGTTCCTCGAAAAGCATACGCGTCGAGCTTTCGAAGATCTCAAGCAAGAATTCTACACCCGCGACTGCGAGACCTTCCTGGAACTGCTGAAGCTCCTCTACGTGCCAGGCCAAATGGTCTTTAACGAGGTGGAGTTCGATAAGAAGCTCACGCGCTTCAGCGGCGACGAGGACGAAGGTGGGCTGACGCTGCATGTCTCGGGGGCGTTTCTGTTTCCCCGTGCGGAAGTACCCACCTACACCGCCTGGCAGGAAGAGGAAGCGGAATCGGCGAGTCCGGCCCCGTACCTCATCCTTCCCTTTGAAATCGAATACTAAGGACTTGCCATGCTCATCCCGACCGATGTACTGAAAGCCCATGCGAGCAAGCGGGGTCGCGAGTTGATCTACCCCCTGTCGTCGATCCCGCAAATCAAGCGGGTAGCAGACATGCAGGGATCGGCATCGCGCCTGAGTATCCACCTGGCGGCGCGTGTGATCAGTTTGCAGATCGTCGACTACGACCTGGACAAGATCGCGGCCACGCCCGATCCGATGAGCAAAGAGGCGATCAACCGCGCGCTGGGTAGTCTCTACGTGGGCGCCCCGCGCTCCTTGGTGGATTTCGCAGCCCTGTTCGGGATCATCGATGTCCTGACCAAGAACGATGCTGGCGAGATCCTTAACATCAAGTGCACTAATCACTTTTTCTCCGACGCAGCGCAAACCAACGTGGAGATCGAGGGGTACCTCAATGTGCGTGAAGGCGATATCCCGGCCAAGTATTTCACCGGTGATGAAGCCAACGAAATGCACGTGGTATTGTTCCACCTGATCTACTAATACCGCCACCTTTACCACTCTTACAAGGAATCGTTAATGAACACCCCGACCATGAACCGCCAGCTCCTCAATCAGTACATGCACGAGCGCTTGACCGCGCTGCGCGCCTCGATCGCCAACCTGCCGTGCGTGGCCAGTGCGGAAGAACTGCGCACGATGCGCGAGGGCCCGCTGGAGTTCAATACCATCGAGCTGAACTTCACCTTGCAGGGTGAAACGATGTGGACGCATTTGGAAGTGTGCCCGTATCGGGTGGAGCCGGCCGAGGATTTCGGCACGCCCATGACGAACGAGCAGTGGGACGCGGCCAACACCGCCGCGTTCGGTGAGGAGCTGGCGACGGCGCCCTACTCGGCGCTGTGTGCAGTGTTGCGCAATGAGGGTCGTGCGCGGGTGTGGACGACGCGTGCCAAGCAGGTCTCCATGGCCGCCGGTCGGACCGTCGAGGTCCAGTTGAGCGGCTACCTCGTGGTCGATGCTTCCGAACTGGAAGGGCCGCTGTGGGAGGGCAAAACGGGCGAGTACGGGATTCCGTTCAAGTTTCGTTATTAAGACTATGACCCGACTGATGTTGGGTCACACAGGGGGTTCACGAAACCGGATAAGGAGTACACCGTGATCGTTGCCCGAATCGTGGCAGTCTCTCTCCTCAGCGTCCTGGTCTATCTTGGTGCCTGCAGCAAGATGCCGGAACCTTCGACGGAACCAGCCCCGGCTGTCTCGGCCACTGTCGCGGTCACCACGCCCTCGGCTGTGCCTCAGGCTACCCCGGCGGAAATCAAAGCGGCTACCGGTCCGGATATCTGTCTCGTGCAGATCTGGGCAGCAACTGCCTTTGAACGCGCTAACAATCGCTCGGATGACAAGGCCCTTCTGGACCGCGTCGCCTGGTACATTGCCGTCGATCGGGTCACCAAGGCACTAACGGCCGACCCGCACGCGGATAAAGAGAGAGTACTTCGCCAGGTCGCTGCTGACCTTCAGGACGTCTACAAGACGCCTAAGCTTGCGGAATGTAAGTCGCCCTAACAGGAGCGGAGCCCTCACCGGCTCCGCTTCTTCTTATGCCGTACCCACCAACACACAAGAAGGAATTTCCCATGTTCACCAATATCGTCGATTACCTGCTGCACCTCATCTTCTACCGCGGTCGCCAGGGCAAGGTCCACTTCGACCTGTTCCAGGATCCCACCGGTCGTCACATGGAGCCGGATGGCTACCTCATGGTCCGTCAGCAGATCTCCCGCAACGATGATCGCGATCAGGCGGAGAAGAGCAAGCTGATCATGCTCTCGTTCACCCTGGAGAACCGCTGGGAGGCGCGCAAGCTGACCCGTGCCTTGGCGTTGCATATCCAGGGCGAGGCGCTCCTGCAGGGACTCAGCCCGGTACGCCTGGTCTGGCACGATGAGCGTGAAGTCACTCCGTTCGATGGCATCGAGCGTGCTCCGCTGATCCAGTCCGACCACCTGGTCAGCATGCCGCGTCCTGGCCTGCCGACGTTTATCTTCGCCGGCTAAGGAACCCTCATGTCGCATGTACGCCGCTTGGAGATCATGACCAACGAACGGATCTCAGGAGCTGACGTGGCTTTGATCAGTCAGCTGACCGACTTCACCCGGATCATGGTGGCTCGTACGCTGCATCCGAAGATCCCGGTGTCCGGTGCGTTGGATACCTACAGCCGGGAGACCTGGAGGTGCGGGGAAAGTCAGACGCCGATGGAGGTCTATGCGTTGAACCACACCAGCTACACCGGGATTGCGCATCACTCGATCGTGTTGCGCCTGACCAAGCTGGGGTTTCACGCTCGACCGGCCATGTTGACACGGACGGCGTTTACCCGCCTGATGGCCATGTGGGTTCAAGGCGAGACCGTCCTGAACCTTTATGGTGATCGGATGCAGGTGTTCCTGACCGCGATGGCGCACGAGGACTACGACTTCACCATGGCCCGTGACGAAACGCTTTCACGGATCATGGATGTCATGGCCGCGATGATTACCCGGATAGGAATGTTTAGCCGGGTAGTGGACATCAAGATCCGGGACGTCCAGGGAAGCACCCTGTTCGTGATCAACTACGTGCCGGAATCGAAGTAACGGCATAGCGCCTCCTCCTTCCCCAGTCGGGAAGGAGGAGGCCTGTGCGGCTTTCTTTTTTTGCTTGCGTGGCTTACGTGAACGGGGACACGATGAAAGCCAGCATCGCGTACACAAGTAGCACAGCCAATTCGGACAGCAGATGGTATTCTATCAGCTTCCGCATCGGCGCTCTTCGCTCCACGAGACAACTGACGATCAGCGCCACGAGCTCAGAGGCGAGCATTAACGAGAGCAGATGACCGGGCATGGGGTGTAGCCATCGGTACAGACCCCCACTAACCAGGGCCTCCACGATAACCTGCCGAGTCAGATACATCCGCCAGCATCGATTGTGGGGGTTGCGGGCTTCGCTATACCCCCAGTCGATGACATGAGCTAATACGCCGTGCTTGAAGAGCAAGAGGCCCAGAAGTACGAAGTACTCCACGGCGTCCTCCTGGAAGCGCGGTGAGCCTTAGGGCAGTTCTACCGAGATCCTTAGGCCGCTGCGGCGAACCAAGGTACCTCGTCGCCACTGCCGATCGCACCACCACCCGCATGCTTGCGAGTCGTATCCTTGCCATGGATGTCGTCCGGAATCGAACCGACGGCGCAGAAGGGCAGTACGATGAAGAGGTCCTTCTCCGGGGTGGGACGCAACTTACGGTGCTTACCACGTTGCATGGTCAGGAACGAGGCGCCGTTGATCTTCACGATGTGGATGTACAGTTCCATGTCCACTTCTTGATCGATCGTCTTGCAGCTGTCGTAGTATCCCTTGTTGGCGATTTCCTGCACGAAGTTCTCCACACCCTGTCGAACGAGACCCTTGGCCTCGGTAGAGAGCTGGTGGGGGGTAATGAACGCAATGGCATGTTCGGATGTGAAATTGCGCATCCGACGGAACAGATCACGGACTTCAAAGCCGGCGGGACCGACCTGGCAGCCTTTCTTGTTGATCATGTTGAGGTAATCCACCACCATCAGGTGAACCTCATATCCTTCCGCTTCCAGACGCAACACGTAATCCTGGATCGTGTGGAAGGACACGTCCGAGGGATTCATGCGGCACATCTTGATGTGGTAGCCGGTCGCGGACAGCCGCTCGTGCACGTAGCGGGTGGCCTCGTTGATATCCACCGCCGACAGATCGCATTCCTGCCCGGTCTCGTTTTCCTTGAGGTTGGCGTACAGCCACATGACGTTTTGGGTGAGGGAGTTCTCCGTGGAGATATGCAGCAGCAGCGGCTTCTTCTTCGGATCCTTCATCCAGGGTTTATTGTAGAGCGCGGCCTGCTTGAACATCGAGAGGGTGCAACCCGTCTTGAAGTTGTGCTGCAGCGCACCGACAACCCAGGACTCCCCACGCACGATCCCGCAGTGCTCACCGGTCATCCGGTTCAAGCCCTGCCAGCCAAACTGAATCACGCCCTCCGGCGAGGCTTCCGCGCGGGCACGTTCCATGAGCGAGGCCATCCCTGCCTGATTAGCTGTATCGATCTCATCGACCATGCCCTCAATCTTGTCGTGGACACCCGACATGGTGAAGGGTTCCAACTGGGAGGCGATATCCCGGACCAGCTCCCGCAAGTTCTGTTCCCCGCCGCCGGTATTGAAGGCGGACTTATGGTAGGCGCGCTTGATAATGTCCTTGATGCGGCCTTCGTCCATGTAGCTGCGCAGTTCGTGACGGGCGTCCAGGATCTGCTTTTTCAGCATGTCCTCTTCGGTCACCTCGTCTAGGCCATACTCCACGGCCAGGTACAGGGCTTCGTCGTCCCCCACGTTCACACGTATTCTTTGAAGCAGTCCCGCCCGGTCGTATTTATGATCGACGGGGTTCTCACACATCCACAGGGCCGTGGCGCGCAGCGATTGCATGTTTTCCCGGGTAGAACCGAAGTCCATTCCACCTTCAGGAAACTTAATCGTATTGATGACCTGTTTTACGAGGTCACTCGACTGCGACGTCGCGTCCATTGACTGACTCTCCTTATAAAGGAGGGTGATAGCTTTCACGAGAAGCAGTTTGGGGTCCATTGCTCTATGTCCAACTACAAGGGTTGAAAACGATGAAGATCATCTACGTTCCCGACTGGATGCGCGCTGCGCTGGCAGCGGCTGACGCTCCGGTCCAGAACCTCTATTCGGTCGATAAACTCTTGGGCACACTATCCCCGGAGGATGTCGCAAATTACATCTTTCTGAACGAAAACCTGCCGAAGTTCCTGCCCGAACCCATCGTGGGCTCCTTCGAGCTGATCAATCTCTCCGGTCAGTTGGAAGGGGACGAGTGTCCGTCCTTCAAGCAGGTTGCGAAAATCCTCGGTGACTACAAGGTCAACGAGATCGGCCCCTCGCTGGATGCGGACGGGAAGCAGCTTACCTGCGATCTTATGGATGAGTATTCCATCCGCTTCACCCATGTCCCCCTCGCCGAGGGCGATGCCACCGACGAGACCGCACGCGGCGAAGCGGGTCTTATGGACCGCGTGATTCGCCAGCTTTACTCCTTCACCCCGTTCCACGAACTGGCCCAGCTTCCCCTCATGGCCGGGTACCTTACGGCAGCCCAGCAGAGCCTGGCCCCCACCTACGTCAGCTAATCCCCGTTTGTAGTGTGCATAATCATTTGGTAATGCTCGCGTTGCCAGGCCATATCCGGTCGCAGACCCCATTCTGCAATGGTATGGGCACTACGTAGCGGCGGTCAGGAAGTTGTCGACACAGCGGTAGCTTGTCCAACCCACGTTAGACCAGCGCGATAGTATGGCGGTGGACGTCAAGGCTACTACTGCTGCCCTCTCAAAACAGTCAAGCAAGGATTTATTTCCATGGCACTTCACAAGAATCACGGCGACCTCCGTCACCGCAAGCTCCTGGACCAGGTCAAGTCGACCATCGACACCCAGGCCGATGATCTCGCGACCGATGCCCAGACCCAGGGTCTGATCTCGCTCGAATCGCTCGATCCGGCGACCTTCAACGCACTCGACCAGCACGTCGAAGGCGTGGAGCGCTCGATCGAAGGCATGCTCACCTCGATCGGTTTCGAGGGCTTCGACGACTCCACCGTCATCGGCAAGCGCGTCAAAGCCAACGCCCTCAAGGCCGGCGCGATCGTCGCCATGGCTCACGGCAACCCGGTCGCCTACGCGCGCCAGGGTTACGAAGGCCAGGCCAAGGCCAATGGCAGCATCAAGATCGGTGAAGTCATCAGCGGCGGCGTCGCCGGCTCGATGGACTACCGCGACGCGATCGGCCTCGAGTCGTTCGACGAGCGCGAACTGCGCGAGTACCTGCCGTACTCCGTCGTCTTCAACGTTTTCGCCAACCGCCAGGACGACTTCTCGGAAACCCTGTTCCCGACGACCGTCGTCACTCCGGACGCTGCAGGCCTCGACGTCTCCGTCAACCGCTCGCTGGTGTTCCAGGAAGTCCGTCACGCCATCACCGGCCAGCCGGCGAACTTCAAGAAGAAGAACCTCATCGACGCCGCGGTGGACTTCACCATCCTCGCCGACGAGACCACCCGCCTGATCCCGGTCCGCCAGACCGACGGTTCGAACGCTTCGTTCTTCGTCGACCCGGCCGTCATCGCTCCGTCGTTCGCCGCCCTCTCGGGCGTGTCGATCCCGACCGCACCGCTGGCCATGGGCCCGACGGTCGACCTGCTCGGTATCTCGCAGTTCCCGGCCCTCATCGGCGCCGGTATCATCGACAACACCGACTCCATCGACGGCCGCATCACCCTCGAGAACGTGTACATGCTCGCCGAAGCTGGCGAAGTGGGTATCAAGTTCCCGACCAAGAACCTGCCGCGCAACAACTTCGTGAAGTCGATCGAAGGCAACGGCCGCGAAATGAACCTCCAGTTCAGCTCGCGCGACCTCGTCCTGAACGCTGCCACGGTTCACGCCGACGGCACGACCCCGACCAACACGGCGCTCGCGCTCATCCGTACCAGCAACTACACGGTTCGCGTGTCGGTTGCTATCAACGGCGTGGCCAACGTCGAGTTCGGTAACGTGCAGGTCTACACCTCGCCGCTGCAGGTGGTCTCGATCACCGACGCGAACGGCGTGGACGTGTCCCTCACGCAGGGTAACGGTCAGACGATCGCTGCTGCCATCGCTGGCATGAAGCTGGTCGGTTACGACCTCCACGTCAACCGCACCAACCTGAACCGTCGTACGCGCGGCCACCTGCTCGACACGACCTGGGAAACCGAGCGTTACCCGATCTCGCTGGGCAGCCCGCTCTCCATCCCGTCGCCGGCAACGGCTACCAAGGATGCCGCCGACCTCAAGACCCTGATCAACGCCGCTCGCGTGCGCAACTCGAACAATGCCGTCACGGCGCTGTTCAACATTGCCGACGCCCTGCGCGCCTACGTCAGCGGTCCGAAGCCGGCCGATGGTTCGATCCCGAACGTCGGTGGCATGGGTCGCTTCCTGGTCCAGCCGTTCTACGAAGAGCGCAACTTCGACCTGCTCCTGGCGATCAACAACGTCAAGTCGCAGGATCGTGCCCAGGACGTGCAGAGCGCCCTCGTCAACGTCTGCCGTGACGTCTCGTACCGCATGTACCGCGACACCCGCATCCAGCCGGCCATCGACGCTCTCAACGGCTCCGCCGGCGAGACCCCGACGCTGTTCGTCGGTTGCGACCAGGTGCTCGAGCGCCACCTCATGGTGACGGGCGACACCCGCACGTTCGGCACGGCCTTCGACAAGTTCGAAGTCAAGTCGACGTTCGACAAGCGCATGCGCAACAAGATCGTGCTGACGTTCATCCGTCCGCAGGTCTCCGGTCCGGATCCGCTCTCGTTCGGTACCCACGCCTGGATCCCGGAGCTCACCTCCTCGATCATGGTCAACCGCAACGGTGCGACCATCAAGGAAGCCATGGTCCAGCCGCGTACGCTGCACGTGAACAACCTCCCGGTTCTCGCGGTCATCAACGTGCTGAACCTGACGGCAGCGCTGTCGCAGAAGATCGACACCGGCCACTTCGCCGATGCGATCGGCCAGGGCAACCTGGGCGGCATCAACTATCCGTAAGGGTAGGCCGGAAGGCAAAAGTCAGTAGTAGCCTACTGCAAACAGGGCAGTCCAGGACCTTCGGGTCCTGGACTGTTTCTTTTGCCGTTACCGAGGATTCTAAAGAATCACAGACATACATTACTAACCTGTAACACCAACCGTGGCCATGGCTTGAAGGGTACGCGCTATGCCATCACTAGAAACTAGCCAAGCGTCAAACTTCGTACCCGATATCATCCTCGTAGGCGGTACACCCACTGTTGAAGGTCTACCCCAGTCAGAACTGGGCTACAGCTTCTACAATGGGTTAGGGTGTACCGTGACCATCGTCACGCGCACCGGAGTACAGCTGCACATCCCCCCTGTTCAGGGGCGTGCACGCGGGTTTGTGATCAGGAGTACGTACCGTGTCGGACACGGAGTAATTGTTAACACCCACGACCTATTGAATGATCAGGGGCTAAAAACCTCCAAGGAAGCCACAGCGATCGAGCAGGCGCTGTATCGGGAAGAGGTACGGATTGGTCGGGGACGCCGGGAGGTGGCCACCGTCGACTACGTACTGAACAAACAGGACTTCGACCGTAATGGCGGGTCCGTCTATCTGACCAATCTGGATTTGACGGTTTCTACGTTGAATCAGAACTATGTCCCGAAACACCCCTATTCCCTCGTTGGTCAGCGCCTAAGGCTGATCGACGGCAATATGGCCCTCAAGGGCGGGGTAGGCCTGGCGTACGAGATACGGATCGTCGACCGGAACAACCGGTTTGGGGATCGGTTCATCAATATCGCTGGGACGGTGTATCGGATCGTGGCCAGTCCCGATGCTGAACTGCAAGATGGCGTGTACTTGACCTCGAACATCCCGGCCAATGGGACCAACGATGTGGATATGCCCCGCTCGCTTTACTACTCCTTCGAGGAGGCTGTAAAGGAGCTGCGCCTGTACAACACGTATAACGAGGCCAAGACGCTCGGGGATCCGGATGCCGAAAGGGATCGGGAGCTGAAGGACTGGGCCCACCGGCTTAAGTCTGAAGAGCACCTCCAGCGGCAAGAGAAGCTCCGACGGGAATCTGAAGCAGACAGTAGCAAGCGAGAACTGGAGCGCGAACGGGAAGCCGTTCGAATCCTCCAGCAAGGGTACGAGGAACGGGCTCGCCTTCACGAGGCAGCAATGCGGGAACGCGGCCACAACCTCGATCGCCAGGAACATGAGTTCAAACTAAAGGAGCTGGAGCTGCGCAAGGAGAACCTCCATCTGAAGGAAGCGCTCGAACGTAAGTCCCAGAACCGCAAGGATCTGGCTGAAACCGTCAAGTACCTGCCCCTCGTCATCACCGGACTCGGTGCGGTGTGGGCGGTTATACAGAAGTTCAAGTAACGACAGGTGATTCGATGGATAACAAACTCTTCGATTTGGTGGCATCGCAAACGCCCAAGTTCAATGACGTCATCGTCAATGGACTGGCGGTCCGCGAAATGAAGTACGTGGAAGGCTATGTCGACCGAATCATGCGTGCTGCTTCGGCCGATTTCCCTCCAGGACTTTCCTACGAGACATATCGCCGCTGCACCCCGCAGGAGGAGCAAGCCATCAACACGGAGCGGTTGTCCGGCCAGTCCACCTTGGAATTGGCCCGATCCGACGTGTACATGGTGAAATACTTCTTCAAGTTCAATGGCGAAGAACTCAGGCCGTGTTACCTGAACCTGCCCTTCGTCAACGATGCGGGTATCATTCATATCCGCGGAAGCGTGTTCTCCATTGCCCCGGTCATGGCCGACAAGGCGATCTCCGTGGGCTCGGACAACATCTTCATCCCGCTCAATCGCGATATGCTGACGTTCAATCGGCAGATCCAGCACTTCTACCGCAACGGGGAACGTGAGAGCGTGTACGTGGTCTGGTCGCCGATCTACCACCTGAAGAAAGTCCCCGGCCGTACGCAGTTGCGTGCGCCGGTCAAGGGGTTCACCACCCTCATCCACTACCTCTTTGCGAAATACGGCCTGCGCCGTACGTTCGCGGAATTCGCCAACGCCACGGTCGAGGTGGGTGAGGGTGATGAGATTAACCCCGAGAAGTTCCCGCCCTCGGAATGGGTCATCTGTACCTCGACCCAACGCAAGCCCTTGGGCGTGCGTGATAAGTACTACGTGGGCACCAACACCCGTCTGGCCATTCGCAAAAGCGACTACAACCTGACGACGATGAACCTGATCGGTGGCTTCTTCTATATCGCCGACCACTTCCCCCAGCGCGTGCAGGCCGAATACGTCGATGAGACGATCCTTTGGCGGGTCTTGCTGGGCCACCTGATCTTTGGCGGTCACGGTGGTGAGGGTAAACTGCAGGTGGATGTGGATAACCACCTCAAATCGCTGGACGGCTATCTCGACAACGAGGCCAAGCTGTACCTGCGCTCGGATGACATCTACGCTGAAGACATCTACATGCTCTTCATGTACATCATCGATAAGTTCAGCCACCTGGTGACCCAGTCCACAGGTGCCGTCTCCTCGATGTACGACAAGCGACTGATGATCCTGCGGTATGTGCTGAAGGATATCACCCGGGGCATTAACAAGTTCATGTACCGGCTGAACTCCAACACCAAGAAGGCCCTGACGGCCAACGACATCCGCAAGACGATGGAACGGTTCCTGAAACCGAACCTGATCATGGGCATCAACAAAGGTCACGGGGAAGTTTCCTCGGTGTCCTCACCCGGCGACAACAAGTACTTCAAGATCACCTCGGCCGGGATTCCCCAGACCGATTCCTCCGGTGGACGCAGCCGTTCCAAGACCTCGCTCGATGACCCGGCGAACCACCTCCACTCCTCCATCGCCGAAGTCGGCAGCTTCCTCACCCCGGGCAAATCCAGTCCCACGGGACGGGGTAAGCTCAACCCGTGCCTTCGGATCGCCTCCGATGGTCTCATCGTCCGTGACCCGGACAAGCAGATCCTCTTGGACAAGGTCCAGCGTCGCATCCAGCGTTAAACCTACCCGCCCAGGTGGTGCGAACCAATAAAACTAATCGCACCGGACTTATCGCCTTTAAGGAGTCTCCCAGATGCATCCCAACAACCAGTCGCTCCCGGTCAATCCGACCCAGATCGACGGCGCCTCGTGGATCCCACAAGGTCTGCCCCATCAGCCCCCGTTCGTCCCTTCGATCAATGCCGGTCAGCTTCAGCCGCTGCTGCCGTTGATTACCGGGATGGCCATTCTGGTCCTGCAGAACAACGCCCAGAAGAACCCGCTGCGTACGTTCAACTACAACCTGTGCGCTCGTAACCAGTTCCAGAACGAGGACTTCCAGTCCTTCCTGGGCGCGGCGATCGAGTACTCGGAGTTCATCATCGCCACCCAGCGGATGCCGCCGGAACAGGCCGTGGAAGTAGCGTGCGAGGAACTGGGTGCGATCTTCGTCGCCCTGAACGCTCGTAAGTACCCGGCCCTGGGCCAGTACATCCATCCGCAGTTGAAGATCGAGCTCGACGGCCTCATGCAGCGCTTCGAAGAGATCCGTCGGAACATCGACGGCTACCAGAAGGGTGCCGCCCCCACGGGTCCGGCTCAGCACTACCAGGCTCACAACCCGCACGCCAACGCGGGCTATCGTGCCGCACCGGCAGCGCCCACCTACGGCTACGGTGGAAGCAATGCCGGTTGGAACAACAACTGGGCTCAGCCCCGTCCGATGAACCCTGCCTATCCGGGCGGGGGTGGACCGGCTTACGGTGGTGGTGCGCCTGGCTATGGTGCCGGGTATCCCGCGCCGGCGGGCTATGGTGCTGGTCCGGCAACGGGCTATCCGGGCATGCCGATGGGTGGTCACGGTTATGGTCAGCCCCGTCCGGGCGTGAACATGAGCGGGAACAACCTGTTTGTCGGTGGTCCGGCGGCAGCCCACAATCCGCTGCCGGGTTCGACGCCGTCCTTTGGCATGGGACGTCGCAAGAACCAGGTCCCGCCGCCGCCCAGCGGTACGATGGAAGAGGTCTCGATGGGCCACAACGAGCCGACCAGCTCGCGTAAGGTCTTCATCCCGCCCGCTCCCAAGGACGACTACGGTCAGCTCCAGCCGGTCCGTTCGGCGTTCAAGAGCGAAGTCGCCTACACCCCGCCCGCACCGGAACCGATGGAACTGCCCGAGGACACGTTCGTCTCGGTCGGCGATGTGAGCGAGTACCCGAAGGTGCGTGATCTGAGCCGTCCCTACGATGCAATCCAGGTCGAAGAGGGCGTCGAACTGCGTCCGGCGTTCAAGTCCGGCTGGAAACTGTCCTTCAACGAGGAGAACCCGTACCCCACCCTGTACGATCCGACCACCCACATTCTCTTCCATCTGCGTAAGGCCGATGGGAAGGTGGTGGAAATCGTCAAAGCGAGGCAACCTGACATGAACTACCTGGACAACGAGATCGATCCGAAGCTCCGTGCCCAGCAGCGTACGTTGGAGAAAGACGGCAAGACGGTGGTGCCCAACCATGCACTGGTGGTGAAGATGCGTCCGCATCCGAAGCTGCCCATTTCCACGGTGGTCGAAAATACTGACGAGGAGGGTATCGAGGACGTCTCCAAGCTGCCCGAACCGGTGGTGGTCGAGAACGCGGTGCAGGGTCACTCCCTGCAGGAAGTGGAAACCAAGGTCTCGCTGCGTCTGCCCGAGGGTGAGCACCTGAAGTCCGGCCGTAACCCGGTGGAGTACTACGCTGACCTGGTCACCCCGGTGGAAGCCAGCCCGAACGAGATCGCTACGATCAAGTCCCTGGCCGGTATCCAGAACTTCGAAGAGTTCAAGATGAAGCTCCTGGCTGCCCAGACCCAGGAACAGATCAGCTTCACCGTGTTCGATACGATCGATAACCGGCTGGCCAATGCCATCAACGTGGCGCTGGCTAAGAACATGAACCTGCCGGGCTGGTCGATCGAAAGCTTCATCGAAGACTTCGTCGAGCTGTGCCAGATGCTCACCGAAACCTACAGCAAGAACCTGGTCGAGACGTTCAAGCGTCATGCGGCCGAGATCATTGCCTCGTCGGTGTCGGTGCTCTCGGGCGACGCGTTTGCTAAGTACCTGAAAGCCATGGGCATCGAGGACCATCAGGCCCCGCCCAAGGTGGTTGTATTCCGTGAACGCTGCTCGGTGACACACGTGCCGTGGGATCTCGAGACCATCATGGCCACCGTGGAAGACGGTGGTATGGTGAAGGAATCGGAGATGCCTAACCTGTACGCGGCGGTCAAGGCCATCATGGTCCGGACCTCCGATCAGACGGTGCCGTTCGCCAAGCGCTTCCTCGCCACCAATAATGGCGAGCAGCTGGAAATCCGCAAGGGTTTCTTCGGCGTTGAAAGCTACCTGCTGTATAAGGTCTCCAATAACTCGTAAAGGCGAGGAGACTCGTGAGGGCATAACGGGAGTCCCCTGACCTTGCGGTCAGGGGACTCCTATGCCGTTTCTCACACGGGAGCTAACACTCCCGTTTTTTTTTTTGTGCCCTTAGCGCTTGGGCGGAGGCGGCACGGCCAGCTTGGGCTTGGTCTTCCCCTGGAGGTGTTCATCCAGATTCAGATCCTCATCCGCCGGAGGCGTCTCCTCTTCCTTCGCAGCCGGCGCAGACGCTTCCAGGTGCTTGTCCAGACTCAGATCCGGGTTATCCCCTTCGGCGGGCTCTTCGGCAGGCGCCGAGGGCTCTTCAGCAGGGGCAGCCGGTTCGTCGGTCTGGATATTCGCCACGTGGTCGTCCAGGTTCAGCTCTGCATCGGCATCCGGGGTCGGTTCCTCAGCCGGTTCGGCGGGGGTCGTCTCCTTGGTCTCGTCCGTATCCGCGGCAGCGACATGATCATCCAGACTCAGGTCCGCCGTGTCTTCGGTCGTATCCGCCGGGAGGTCGGCCGTGGGGCTCTCTTCCGTGGTAGTGCTGGTGTCCGTATCACCCGTGGCCGAAGCCTCGGTATCGGTCGCACCGGCATCGGCCATGTGATCGTCCAAGGACAGATCCGCAGATTCCCCCGTATCAGCACCAGTGTCACCACCGGCGTCCAGACCCGAGGTAGCGTCGTCCAGACTACCGAAGTCGTCCGAACCACCGCCACCGCCTGCATCCAGACCACCCAGGCCATCATCCCCACTACCGCCCATGCCACCGTCACCGCCACCCATGTCGCCCGCACCGCCGGCAGGTGCCGTGGTGCCGTACTTCTCATCAACCTTGGCCAGCCGTTCGTTGCGCTTGGCAGTCATGGCCTTCAGATGGGTGATGTACGACTCGATCGAAGCGCCCAGGGATTCCAGGTGGGCCTCGTTGGTTTCCATGAGGTTGAAGGCGGGAGACCCGTCATCACCCAGCGTGGTCAAGTCATCCAGCTCCGCCAGTACGTTGTTGTTACGCAGCCACTGACGGATGTAGTGGGCTTTGATCGCGGCCTTGGTCGGTTCGATGTACTCGGCCATCTCGCCCATTGCCGAGGCATCCATGAAGGAAGCATCGATATAAGCGGCGATCGCCTTGTCCAGAGCTTCGACGTACTGATCGTAGGCCTTCATCTGGTTTTCGAGCGTGGAGGTATCCGGTGCCGGCAGGGTCACCCGAATGGCAGCGATGAATTCCAGCAGCAGGTGTTCCAGACCCAGTTCGATCGAACCATCGTCTGCTTCGCGACTACCCTCTTCCTGATCCGGGCGACGACGTTCGAGCTTGTCGGAGTGCTTGAAGATGTCGTTGCTGACTTCCGCCTGACGATCCTCCGCACGACGGGCCACGGGACGCTCGCTGCTGCGCTGAACCTGATCCTTCTGCTCGTTGGTGAGCTTCTCCTTGTTCTCCTCCATCACCTCACGCAGCTCGTCCATCAAGTAACCGGAGTTCAGGATGTACTTCTGGATGAAGTCGGACAGGAACGAGACCAGGAGCTGCTGATAGATCAGCACGCGCTTGGTCAGGAGCAGGTTGTTCTGGATGATCGTCGTAGCGAACTCCGCACCGGCACCGGCGGTCACCGTTTCCGGGGACAGGCCCATCGACATCAGGTGACGATCGCGCAGGGAGTTTTCCAGTTCCTGATCCGGCTTGGCACGGTTGGAGGTTTTATCCTCCACGTCCATCTTGGTTTCCGGATAGGCGGTGTTACCCGACACGGCCACATCGATCGAGGCATTCTGCAAGAACGAGACCAAATCGATCGGGCTACTCGCACCCAAGGGGTACGAGGACTGACGGGTCTTGGCATGCTCGTGCATCAGGAACTCGACCGTGGAGGACGGATCCGGATCGTTGGGGTCCAGCTGGATGTTCAACCGCGTGCGACCGACGGAGTTCTTGATGTCGGCCATGGTGTGCGCGAAGAGCAGCATGGCACGCATGCCACCGATGATCTTCGAGTTCTGCAGCAACGAGGTGCCCACGCCGTACTTGTTGTAGTCGAAGGCGATGTAGGTCATGAGTTCGCGCGGGATGTACAGGGCTTGGGTATGCATCCGCGCCGCCGCACGGGCGAACATGATCCGGTAGGCTTCCTGCGGCTTGGCCACGGCCACATTGTCGCCGTAAGCGCCGTGGTGCAGGCGATGCAAGAGCTCTTCTTCGATGAGGTCCGAGTAGATCCGGTTGAGCTCATCGATGTCGTTTTCCTTGTTCGTCTGCCGACCCTGCTCCATGCGCTTGGTGGTGGCCAAGAGCTGGGTAACCATCTCGTTGTTGCCGTTGATGTTTGTCGACAGGTCCGTGTAGTAGTCGGACTCCTGCTGATGCATCAGGGGGTTGCCCTGTTCATCCAGCAGTACGAAGTAACCCAGATGCTCTTCCGGGTTGGACGGCATGTGCACCGGGATGACGCACTCGGACGGTAGCTTCATGACGAGCGGGTGACCGACCGTCTTCTTCTTAAGGTGCGAGGGCGGGGTGATCGCCAGCACCGGCACGGCCTTGTAACGACGGTGACGGTAGAGCGAGCCTTTGTCCCGGGTCTGGCCCTTGTGGCTTTCGATCGAGACCGCGTCCTGCCGGACCTTGATGCCCATGTTGCGCGCGCCGAGAAGATCGGCCACGCGGTCCTGCTGCATCTTCGACCGCAGCATCGGGACCTTCAGGATCGAGGGATTATCGGTGATCGAGAGCATCGGATCGAAGCCGCCCTTGTGGGGGTTGACCTTCGGCTCGTACGAATCCGTCTGGTTGTAAGCACCCCAGAGGGATTCCATACCAGTTTTCTGACCCGGACGGGATTGACCCAGGATCCCCAGGTGCACGGTGCGCCCATCGATACCGACCTGATCAGACACCGACTCCATGGTCACTCGCGCAGGCGAGTTGATCGCATCGTCGATCGAGTTCTCCGGCAGGATCACCAGCGGATAGGAACCCGTATAAAACAGGACGTCCTGCAAGATCTTCGGCAGGATGTCGGTAATTTTATAAGAGTTGTCAAAGTACTCTGTGATCTTTTCCAGCAAGGCACCGACGACGCCACCATCAAAGGCGGTCTGCTCGACGGTGAAGTTCAAGTCAACCTTGACCATGTCCTTGGGCGAGAGAATCACGCTGACCAGGATCTGCATGGCCAGTTCGGTATCGGGCAGCATCTGGAAGATAGCTGCCGCGTCCTGGTTGTTCGCAGCGGCGATCGAGGAGATCTTCTGCAGCAGGCCAATGTCCGGGGCTTTCAGGCCCTTGTTGGTCATCGGCGAAGTGCCCTGACCTTTGTCCTGGCTCTTGACGAGCTTGGCCATGACAGCCGCGACGGCTGGGTCGGCGCGCTTCATGTCCACCCGGGGGAAGGACTTCTGTCCCACCGGCTGGCCGAACGTGCTCGGTAGTCCGTCAGTCGAGCTACTCATAGTGAAAACTCCTCGTTAAGTCGTTCTTTATCTGTTTACTGGAGACGCCCCGTGTCCAAGGCGCAATACGATATCTATATCGACAAGGTCAAAGACCTGGCGAACACATTGGTGGTAAAGAGCGAAGCTGCCGCCGATGCGATCAATGCTGATCGCAAAGAGCTGGGCTATGACGTCAACGCCGGCGATCCAACCACGTGGAAGTATTACCTCAACGTGTCCGGGCAGTACCATAGTTCCGACACACCAATGACGGTGATTTCGCTCGATACGCTTCAAACGATAGACTTCACCAAGGACAATTTGCAGATTCACCTGACTACTGCCCGTGAATACACCTACGGCAGTCGGTACTACAATGATCTGCTCTCCCGTTTCCCTGAGCAGGAGCTGCTCATCCAGGGTATTCTGCACCCGGTGGATCTGACCAAGGCGATCAATGCGCCGGACGCGGCGATCCTCTGGTTCGATACGACGCTGGTGGAAGATAATGAGGAGAACCTCATTGCCGAGCTGCAGGACTGGATCAACCGGTTCATGGTCCGTTGGGATGTCCCAGCTTACCGGCTGGCGGACGACCTCTACGCGGCTTCCCAGCTGGCGATGCTCTACCTGGGCATCGTGCTGGAGATCCTGAACATCCGGCTGGCCAACTGCAAGACCCGCTTTGCGCACAGCTACCACATCCGCGAGTACCTGGCCTCCAACGGCCGGCTGGACGCGTACGTGGACAACCTGACCAAGAAGCAGATGCTCTGGCTGTACCGGAACATCCTGTATATCCAGCGTAACGCCGGCAAGCAGGATACGTTCCAATCGCTGACCAAGAACATCCTGACCGACCGCGGCCTGCCGCTGGTGGGTTGGAACATGCGGCACAACTTGACCCACATGCCAGATAACCTGGTTCCGGATATCGAGTTCGAACGGGCACCGATCAACTACGGGCTGTCCAGTGCCGGTACGGATACGCGGACCGTGGGCCAGTTGCTGGAAGCGGAAGTGGATGTGGCCAAGGGCAACGCCCGGGTCGAGCTCGACGCTGAGACCACGATCACCGAGCAGATGGAACTGTCCTTGAATGACCGGTTGCAGACGAAAGTCTTGGAATCGGCGATTCTGGATCTGACCGACTCCTCGCCGTTCACCCTGTCCGATGCGTTGCTGAACCACTGGATGTACTTTGCCAAGCTGGGCTTCTACAACGCGATCATCACGGTGGACAACCCGCACACCGGTGGCACCTACACCTTTAACATGCTCGATGCGTTTGTGGTCTGGCTCTACGCTTACAACGCCTCCCACGGGATCGTGTTGCAGACGTTGCCAGTCTTGCAGGCCATCCATGTCCGTCGGATTCCGCCGCCGACCAAGGCTGAGCTCCTGGGCATCATCGATCAGAAGTGGGTTGATCCCACCCTGGTGGATGCCGCCTTCCAGAACCTACCGCCGGTAGCCAACCACTATATCTCGACCGAGGGCTTCTACAACGCCGCGCTCGCGATCCATGACGGTGAGCTCTACCATCGGTTCCTCTATGCCACCCAGGAGCATTACATCGCTCGGGGCCAGGTCGAACAGATGACCCAGCGCTTCTACCAGGACTACACGGTGGATCTGGGCGGGCAGACCTACACGGCATGGTTTGCCGAACGGGGTCTGGATATTGCTTCGCTGACGGACCTGGAACAGGACCTGTTGGCTACGCAGGTCCTTTCGGTGGCCACGGGTGCGAACCTTAAGAAGTCGCAGAGCCTGAAAGAAATGCAGGCGGCGATGCTGGCGATCATGACCCAGCTGTCCTCGTACTCGGTGCAGTACCTGCAGTCGATCAACTCCGATCCCATCCGCGTGCCGGACTCCCCGGTCATTCGTCTGGGCGATACCCACGTGCATGCCGGGGACCTGGTCCCAGTGGATGCCTTGGACGTGCGAGTGGTCGACACCGACGGCTCGGCGTCCGCGCTGTACGATCTGGACTTGGCCGAATCGTTGGTGGATTACACCGCCTCGGTCCGCGCGCATCGTCTGGAGCAGGCCGACTTCACGTTGGACTTCACTTACAGTGGCTTGATCGAGCTGCGTGAGACGATCCCGCTGGCGGACTTCCGCATCCTGCGGGTGATCGAATCGACCTACCAAGCTTCCGATGTGACGGTGACCCGGACCAACGACTACGTTCCGCTGACGGTGCAGCCGTTGACCGAGGCGTTCACGTCGCTCCAGTCGCCCAACTACACGCTGACCAGCGCCGAACGGACCACGCTCGCCACCCGTTGGCAGGCGTACCGCGATGCCAGTGGTCCGCTGAAGGAGCCGTTGGACGAAGTGATCGCTGACAAGGACCTGCCGGGTCTGACCTATCCGGAACTGATCACCCTGCGTAACACCGACCTGGGTGGGCTGACCTACCCCGTACCGGTGGAAGGCGATCCGGACTTGGATGGCTTGACTTACCCCTTCACTGACTAAAGGTGCACTATGACCACCAGTTGTCTGGCCCTGTTGGCCCTGCCTCCTGAGGCAGCGTTGACACAAATGGTCCAAGACGCATTGGTGTCGGGAGTGGTAGCGACGGACTTGGCCCTGGGTAGCCCAACGGCTACCCAGGGCCTTTCCATGGCGCTGCCTATTTCGATTCCTGCTGACACGATCTCCAAGCCGGAGTGGGACTACTTCGGCTCAGCCGTTTTGAACTACACCCGTCTGGACTTGGCGGACACCTTCACCGGGATTGACCTGGCGTTCAAGGTGACCCTGCCAACCACCAGCGACATTTTGGCTCAGGAAATGGCCACCGCCTTTGGCATCGTCTTCGAAGAGGGCGATTATGTCCAGGAGGCAGTGAACGTTGCCCCTGGGCAGATCTACCTGTTCCGTGCAGCGTCCACGAGCACCCGTTGGAAGGGGAGCGTCGTGATGACCCTGTACCCGACCTTCGGCCAAGGAGCCTAAGATGGACGAGACCGAAATCTTACTGGGCCTACGTCCAGAGGACGCGATCCTGCGCATGGTCAACCGGGCGAACGATGTCCGGTTCTGGCCGGGGGCGTTCGACTACGGTCAACCCGCGCAGGTCTCCGGACGTGCTACCAGTATCCGCCTGTCGGCTCGCCCGCCGGTGTCCTCGCTGGATGATCAGAAAGTCACCGGTACGATCGACTTCACCTACAACCGTCTGAACCTGGCCACGCACTTTGCCAGCGTGTTGGATGGGCTGACGGTGACGTTGCCGACCAGCACCCAGGTGATCTTGAACATCCTGACCGAGCGCATGGGTCAGGACTTCTACCTGGAGGACATTGTCCTTGAGGAGATCACCCGCGGCAATGCGGCGAACTACCTGATCAAGGCCAAGACCGAGTCCTTGCGCTGGATGGGTCAGCTGGAAGTCAGCCTGATCACCCTGATCGATCTGCCGACCTTGGTGGCCAGTGGCTTGCCCACGGTCTCCCCGCAGTTGGGCACGTTGGCGCAGGACCCGGTGCACTTTGCTCCGGAAGTGGCCATCCCCGCGATCAACGGCACGGCCTACCGTGACGAGCTGAAAGCACTCACGGCAGGTGAACGGGTGCAGGACCATCTGGACATCTTGACCCTGGTCAATGACATCGTCCCGCCGCCCAGCCATCGCATCGAAGAGAACCTCGATCCGTGGGTAGTCAACAACGGACCAGCGGCCTTCAACCTGCAAAACGCCACGGTCCTGGGGGTGAAGGCACAAGCGCCGCTGAGCATCAATAAGGTCAGTCCGCTCCTGAACACCGCGTTGGTGCTGTCGTTGGACCAGAGCCAGATCACCAACTTCGCCGGTGGCAAGCTGACGATCCCGTTCTACAACGGCACGTTCGAGGACTCCGACTTCACCGACAAGCCGCGTTTGACGCAGGTCGGTATCGTCTCCATGACCGACGCCAGTGCGTTCGCTACGTTCATGAACCAGTTCAAGCTGGGCGACATCATCACCGACTTGAATGTGGCCGGTGATTTCGAGATCGAACCGGGCGTGGTCTGGGTGGCCGATCCGGTCACCCCGAGCCGGACCAACCTGTATAACGCGGTCGTCCAGTACAACGGACAAAAGCGTGGTCAGGACATCACGCCTGCACATCAGGGGCTCGACCGGGTGATGGTGGTCTCGTTCAGCGAGTACAACACCGCCTACCGCGGTAATATGGCGATCTTCTACACTTCGCCGATCCAGTTACCCCTGACCATCCCGACAGGCACCGTCGGTTCGGCCTACAGCTTCCAATTCGTTCCCAATGGAGGCGTGGCGCCGTACAGCTTCGCAATCACCAGTGGTGCCGTCGAGGGAGCCACCACGTTGGATCCGGTCACGGGGCTGCTGACGGGTATTCCGGCTACCGGCGGTACGTACCAGTTCACGCTGACGGTCACGGATGCGGCAGGCTTGGTCGTACCGTTCAACTACACCTACACGGTGGGGACGGTGATCAACCAGCTCCAGCTGACGGGTACGTTGGCTGCCGGGCGGGTAGGAGTGGCCTACACGGGCTTCATCAACATCAACGGTGGTCAAGCACCGTACACCAACCCGCGGGTGGTCGGCGGCAGTCTGCCGGATAACATCGCGCTGGCGATTGTGGGGACCAGCCTGCGCTTTAGTGGTAACTGGCCCGCTGCCGATACCTTCAACTTCACCGTCGCGGTGGATTCGGCGGACGGACAGACCGCGCAGAATACCCAGCAGGTGCTGGTCTCGCAAGGACTGCTTCTGACGGGTGCGCCGACCACGGTCACGGCGGGTACGGCGTACACCTACGACTACCAGATCACCGGTGGCGTGCCGCCTTACACCAACCCGCGTCTGAGCGCCGGTAACCTGCCGACAGGCTTCAGCTTGCAGGTGGTAGGCTCGGCGTTGCGACTGACGGGCGATACCACCACGGTAGCAGGCGTCTCCTCCTTTACGGTCGCGGTGTCCTCTTCCGATGGTCAGAGTGCGTCACGGGCCTCCTCCTTGGTGGTCAATGAAGCGCAGATCACGCCGCCGGATCCGGTGGTGCTGATTGGTGCCTTGCCGGCCGGTAAGATCAACACGGCCTACGCCGCGGCACTCTCGGTCACTGGGGGTAACGGGACCTACTCGAACCTGCGTGTCAATCAGGGCATGCTGCCCGATGGCTTGTCAGCCACGCTCTCTGGGGGCACGGTGCACATCGCCGGTGAACCCACGATCGCCTTCAACGGGCAGATCGGTTTGGCGGTGGACTCCGGGACGGTGCAGGGCAGTACGGTGCAGCCGCTGGTGATTGTTGATGCCGCGGTCCAGCAGTACCAGCATTGGAAGTACATGCTGACAAGTCTTTCGGACACGACGGATTGGTCACCGCTGCATGCCGATGACAGCAGCTGGCTGGAGGGTGCAACGCCCTTTGGCAATGCGGATGATTTCGTCGATGGCGTGCTCAGCGAGCCTACGGCGTTCGATCCCCGGTTCCAGGACACGATCGCTACCCGGATCCCCTTGAACCAGCGGCTGTGGATTCGTCGCACCTTCGTTATTGATGAGATGCCCGAAGCAGGCTTCAAGCTCACCGGTTACATGGACAACAGCTTCGTGCTGTACGTCAACGGGGTGCAAGTCGTCACCGGGCAGACCACCAGCGGCGTGGGTACCACGGCAGTGATTCCGGCGCGCTACTTTGTTGTGGGGACGAATATCATCGCGGCACGTTGCGATGACGATGCGTTCTCCGGTCACCCGGATGCGTGCTACTTCGACTTCCTCTTCGACGGTTACACGTTCGATGAAGCGGTCTCGGTGGACATGCCCTTCGACGGCTCCGACGGCTCGACGAGTTTCCTCGATAACAAGGGGACGGTGTGGACGGCGCATGGCAATGCGATGATCTCCAACGGCAAGGCTCTAACCAGCAATGGCGTGGCCGGGTACTTCGATGGTTCGGGCGATTACCTGCAAGCTTCCTCACCGCAGGGTGCCAACTTCGGTAGCACGGACTTCACGGTCGAGACCTACGCCTGGGTGAACAGTGCCTCGGCCGTGGGCATGATCATGGGCGTGTACTCCGATGCCGATGGCCGTTCATGGATGATGGGTGTCAACACCGATCAGGGTCGACCCAACCTGATCACCAGCTGGGCCCTGAACCGCTCCGGCTACGATCCGTCACGCGATCTGTCGATCAACAACAAGTTCCTGTTGAAGACCTGGGTTCACTTGGTCATGCAGCGCTACGGCAGCACGTTGATGGTCTTTGTCAATGGCGTGTTGGTTGCCTCGTACAACATGGGCACGGACACACTGGCCGACACCACCGGTAGCATCTTCAAGATCGGTGGCAACAGTCAGGGACAGTACTTCAACGGGTACCTGAAGAATCTGCGCATCACGCGTGGTGTGGCACGGTACCCGACGAACTTCACCCCGCCGCTCCTGCCGAGCTTGCCTGCACCGGTGGCCAACGTCCCCTTCAGTGGTGCTAACGGCTCGATTCTGTTCCCGGATACCGCAGGTGCTATCTGGACCCGCAACGGTTCGGTAGCGATCACCAACGCGTTCGTAGACGGCAACGGCGATGGCGTGGGTGCGCAGTTTGGTCTGACCGACCAGGACTACTTGACCACTGCCTCCACCGATGCGTGGAACTTTGGCAATGGCGACTTCACCTTGGAGTGCTATCTGCGCCTGACCAGCGCGGTGACCGCCAGCTACGCGGCGATCGTCAGTAAGCATCAAACCAACGATGTGTCGCGCGGCGGGCTCTCGTTCCTGTTCGGACTGGCCAACGGCAAGCTGGACATCACCTTGTACAACCCCTCGACGTCCAAGGAGCTCACGCTCACCACGGCGTTCCCGGTGGGCGTGCGGACCAAGATCGCGGCGCAGCGCTGGGCCGATACGCTGTACCTGCTGGTCAACGATGTGGTCGTGGGTACCCTGGATGTCACGGGATTGACGCTGGGCTTCACCAACGGTAACCCGATTTACTTGGGCCACGTGATGCGCGCAGAAGGTGTGGAGCCTGGGCTGGCCTTGCCGGGTGTGATCGAGAAACTCAAGGTGTACGCCGCCGCCAAGTACGGCGACAACGGTACGCTTCGCTTCTTAACTTAAGAGGAGACCCTCCATGAGCATGAACCTCTTGGGCCAAACGGCGCTCGATTGTGTCACCGCGCAGTTCCGTGCGGTGTTCACCGAAACGATCGATGAGCGGTATGTGAAGTACTCGCTGGATGCCCCGAACAGTCGTCTGCAGATCCAAGCCCTCTTGCAGGGCACGGACGGCTCGACGGGTATCTACGAGAACAACGCCAGTTGCACGTACGCCAAAGCGAACTTGGGCGTGTTGGTTCCTTACCCCGTGGTTTATGACGGGGCGTGGCCGACGACCTACCGGTTGCTGAAAACGTACTTGCAGTCCCGTTACGGCTTCCTCTTGGAAGATGGCGAATTCACCATCGCCAGCAACCTGGTGACCACTCCACTGCAAGCGGACGATGCGGTCAATGCAACACCGAACCCCATGACGGGCGAAGTAGCGTTGACCGCGGTACCCGCCTCGGGACGGTGGAAAACCGGGACGAGCTTGCGCCTGGTGATTGCCGCATCCAACGGACCGACGCGCTTGACGGCGTTGGTGCCCACTTCGGTGACCCCGCAGTTGGCTGCCTTGACTGATGTCGGTGACAGCCACACCGTGTAAGGCATAACACCCCAGAGCCCTGACCGGCTCTGGGGCTTTTTTGCCGGTCATAATGTGACCTACCCGAAACATAGACGTGTCGGGCGTTTTTATCTGTTAATGAGGATTCTGTCGTGGCCGGGACCAAAACCATCTACAACAGCAGCACCCTCGAGTGCGTCCTGGAAGTCGTCTATCGACTACTGGGTGTCACGCTCGATGCTGACTTTGTCAGCTACAGTCTGGATCGCACCAACGCGACCTTGACGATCACGGCGCTGCCGCAAGCCGCCGACGGGCGTAAAGCGCTCTACAGCGGCACTCTGGTGGTGCCCTACACCAAGCAGGACCTAAATGCGGTGCTGCCCCAGGACATCGTCTATGGCGAGACCTACCCGATCTCCTACGACCGCCTGAAGACATACCTGCAATCCTCCTACGACTACCTGGTCGAGGACGGGGAGTTCTACGTGGTGGGCGATACGCTACAGACCCCGTTGATGCCTGGCGCTACCATCGGTGTGCAACCGGACGAAGAGACGGGTTTGATCCAACTGGCGACCACCGGCCATGCCGGCCGTTGGTTGGAAGGCGGTCTGTTTCCTCTGACGATCACCGCGCCGGGCGCTTTGCTGCCGGGTGAGCAGCTGACGATCTCCGGCGATGCGCCGAACGTGATGCTGGGGGTGGGCTACGACTTCACCTATGCCGCTCAGAACGGCACGCCGCCGTTGGCCTGGTCAGTGGTGGACGGCGCCCCGCCGGCGCCTCTGGACCCCGTGACGGGCCGTCTGTTCACCAATGCCACGCAGAGCCCGGGTAACTTCACCTGGACGATTCGCTGCACCGATGCCGCAGGTCGCTTTGCCGAGTTGACGGACAGCTGTGAGGTGGAAGTCCCCGCGATGCAGTTGCCCAACCCGTACTCGGGAACTGTGACCGAAGCCAGCGCGTTGTCGCATCAGTACGCCGCTCAAGGCGGTCTGGCCCCGTACACCTACAACGCCCCGCTGGGCCTGTCCCGTGGTTTGACGTTGACCTCGCAAGGTCTGCTCGCCGGTATGTTGGATGGTGGTTCGTACACCTTCGACATCAAGGCCACGGATGCGCTGGGCAACACGGTCACGATCCATGAAACGTTGGTCGCTACGGGCCGCGCTACCTCGGTGGTGATTGCCAGCCTGTGGAGCAAACTCGGTCACTGGTACGATTGCGACGACGGTCCGTTGGCCGCCGGTGGTGTGGTGGTGGATCGGCATGCGGGTCTGAACCTCATTGCCGATGGCGTAATTGGTTCGTCGCTGTCGAACATGATCGCTGCACATGACTACACGGGCATCTCTGCTGCAGCCGCCTCGGGCGCTGGTCCGGCGTTCACCGACAACTTCGCCATCCTGCTCGGAGTCAAGTCTCCGGGCAGTAGCTTCAACCAAGGCGTGGTCGGTCGGATGGATTCGACCATGGCTGGCTGGATGGTCTCCTCCACCAGCGATGACGGCACGATCTTGCAGTTGCAGTACCAGGTGGGCGATACGGTCTACACGGCTCGGTCCACCGCGCCCTATGCCACCGGGCAGTGGGTCAATGCGTTGGTCCAGCGTGACGGAGCGTATTCGGACTTCTTCTTCAATAACGGTAACCGCCAGTCGACGCCGGGCGGTGTGGGTTCCCTGACACTACCCACCGAAGCCACGCTGACGGTCGGTATGCGTACTGACTTCACCGAAGGCACTGAGTGGACGGGTAGTCTGGAGAACATTGTCCTGTTCACCAACAAGCTCTGGGAAGACGAGCGTACCTGGCTGTGGAATGGCGGCGTCGGCCGCACCTACGCCCAGGTCAAGGCCGCGGCTACCAGCGCCACCCTGACCCCGCTGTCGATCACCGGCACGCCGCCTGCCGCCCTCCAGGGCGTGGCGTATAACTACGCCTTTGCGATCAGTGGCGGTATCGCCCCCTACAGTCGTCCGCGTCTGCTGGCTGGGCTGGTTCCTCCGGGAATGAGTCTGACCTTGACCGGGGCGACGGTGGTGCTCTCGGGTACACCGACCACGACCGGTTCGTTCAGCTTTAGCCTGGCCGTGGATTCGGCCGACGCGCAGGATGCGCTGGTGAGCACGACCGTGGCTGTCGGTGTGCCGTTGACCTCCAACAACCCGGCGTTCAAGGAGCTGATTCAGTTCCTGGCCCCGTCGGTGTATTACCGCTTGGGCGACTACGCGGGTGTCGGTGGCAGTGTGGCCACTGACACGATGGGTAACTGGGATGGTCAGTACGGTCCGGCCGCGCAGCTCTCAACCGTCACCGGCTTGCTGCCTAGCGCAGACACCGACAAGGCGATGCACAACCAGGCAGGCTCGGGCAGTCCGGGGATGAACGTCGCGGCTTCAGCGTTCTTCCAGGCACCGCTGCCTTCGTTCGTCATGCTGGCAGAGTGGGACGGCACCACCTTGTTGCAGACCCTGTTGCATGTGGGCGACCGTACGTCCTTCGATATGCAGGGTTTGGACATCAACGTCAACACCGGGGCGATTGTCTTCAACTGGTGGTCAGGTTCGGTCGGTTACAGCACGGCTACCACCTCGACCAATCCCGTGACAGCTAATACCCCGTTCCTGTTGGGCGTGGATGTCTTGCCCGCTGGTAAGCTCAACGTGTTTATCAACGGCGTGCTGCTGGAAACTGTCGCCGGTGACAACCCCTACAAGGCCCCCACCAGTCCGGCCACCATGTGGTTGGCTCAGTTGCGCGGTGGTAATACCAGCAACGGGTTCCAAGGTACGTTGGATGAGGTATCGTTCTTCCCGACGAACCTGACCGCGGCGCAGCACGCGCTGATCGGTAAGGCCTCGCGGGGTGAGTTGATCATCTTCGGGAAGCCCGCTACGGCCATCCAGAACCAGCCCTACTCCTCCACCTTGCGTGTGGGTGGTGGTTCGGGCGCATATCAGAACCTGCGAATCTCCTCGGGGGCGCTGCCGTCCGGGTTGTCGATGGCGCTCAGTGGTCAGGTCATCTCGATCTCGGGCACTGCGGCAACTACCGGCACCTTTACCTTCTCGGTGTCCATCGATACTGCCGGTGGAGAGACGACCACCTTGGCCGTCACGCTGGTGGTTTCGGTTGACACCACGGGCTTGCTCCTGGCCACCTGGGATACGGCTAACACCAACGCCGACGCGTCGTTGACGACGGATCGTCGCACGGCCTCCTGGAACACCAACAACACCACCCGTAAAGCGGTGGCTTCGGCGTACGGAAAGTCCAGCGGTAAGTGGGCGTTTGAAGTACGCAACGCCAACGCAGTCTCGGGCACACAAACACGCCTGGCCGCAGGCTTGATCAACGACACCTTCGCCGTCAACAGCGTGGCAGGTGCCACCTACGGTATCGGTCAGCAGACCGCGCAAGGCGGTCTGTGTTCGGTGCAGTTGTCGATCGCCGATTCGGGTGTGGTCAGCACGGGCGTGGTGGCTGACTTCTACGCTGCTCTGGTGAGTGGGGACGGTACGGGTCGTCGAGTGAATCCGGCGGCTGTCAACCTGACCAACTTCAAGGTCCTGCGCGTGGAAGTGGATCTGGATGCCGCACCGCAAACCGTCAGCTGGTACGCCGGTAGTACGTTCCTTTACAGTCAGTCGCTTCCTCCGGGACAGACCTGGTATCCGGCGGCATGGTGCAATTCGGATTTCAGTCCGGTGATCAATGCCGGTCAGGATGCGATTGCCTTCGTCAACCCGGGCTTCAATCCCGGTTGGTGGCGGGTGCCGTTGGTGAACTCCCCGTCGATCACCCGGTGGGATGTTACCACCGGCTCCAGTCCGGGCGCCTTCAGCGAGGATGCCCTGACCTACCACAGCATCAACAATGCGGCCATCTGTCGGACGACCAACCCGATTCGCGGGAAGCGCTACTGGGAGCTCACCTGCCCAGGGACCAACACCTACCAGTTCGTCTGCGGTATCACTTACCCTGCCAACAATAACCTCTTCGGCCAGTTCCAAAACGGCTACAAGATCAAAATGACGGCAGGTGTCACCAACTGGTACGCGCTGGGTAGTACCTGGGGCGCTGCCAACGACGTGTTGATGTTTGCCTACGACGCCTCGACGGGTGAGATGTGGATCGGTAAGAATGGCGTATGGTTCTCGGGCAACCCGGCCAACGCGGACACGCCGGCATGGACACCTGCCGACGGTACCTCGATCGGTACGGATGCCTACCCGTTCATCCAAGTCTACGGTACGGGTGAAGCCTGGCTGCGGGCCAACTTCGGCGCGACGCCGTTTGTTTACACGCCACCGGCCGGCTTCAGCAGCTTTGATGCGGGGGTGGACGATCCGATGGCTGTGGCGATCTATCAGCGCCTGGAGGCCTGGTGGCCGCTGAATGAAACCAGTGGTACGCAACTGACGGATGTGCACAACGGACACAACCTGACCTTGCAGGGCAGTCACTACGCTCTGGGTCAGCCAAGCTTGAGTGCGGGCGGCGCTGGGTCATTACAGTGGTTGGGCAACGGGACGGTCTTTGACGCCTACGCCAAGGGCAGTATCACGCCCGGCTCATTGCAGGGGGCCAAGAACCGGTCGGTCTACACCTGGTACAAGCCCACTTCCTTTGGTGTGCAGAACACGCCGGTGGAGATCTTCGCCCCGGGCGAGGATGAAACGGCCAATGTTCAGCTGGAATTGCTCATCAGTCAAACGACGGGTAAGCTGGGCACGTTGTGGGAATACACCGCAGGGAACAATGCGACCACCGCCGGTCCGGCCGTGACCTTGAACGCAGCGTCCTTTATCGGTTACTCGATGGAT